TTATGTGATGTGGATAATCACAACTCTATTCGTGTGGGCGGTATAAAACGGCTGTCATACGATTGGTTGAAAGCGCTAATTTTTTTGATCAAAAAAATTATTTTGAGGTAATCATGACAACTTTAAGCCAAGTTGTACCTGGAAAGGTGAATAACCGGGGCGTGAACGATCGTTCAATTCCTGACTATTCTACCGACCCGGCTACAACCCCGCTTCACATGCCGGTCATTCCGGTAGTGACGCCAAAGGGTGAATTTGGGACGCAGTGGATCAACACCGCTGACTTCCAAAATATTTACGGGAACATCTTCGACCACAAATCGCCTTACTACAACCCTACCGCCGCGCTGATTCAGAACATGATCTCCGGTGGCCAGGCCAGTATCGGTGTCCGTCGTCTGTCAGTGAACAAACAGGTTGCGCGTATCGCGTTGTCTGCGTTTGTCACCAAGAAGAAAGTGACCAACTGGAAACGTAACTATAAAGGCATGTTCGAACTCGACAGCAATGGCGATAAAATCAAAATTGGCGAGCTGGACGGTCTGGAAGTTTACGTGGGTGTGGACGCTGAAGCCGCAAGCAAAGAACCAGGCGAACTGGCGATCCGTACTATTCCGGCTGCCGTGGAAGGCGATAGCGATACCTACGTGTATCCGCTGTTTGAACTCCTGGCCGGCGTGGGTGACGTGTATAACCTGAACGGTGTACATCTGGGCGTGAAAGATTCTGCGCTGAACTGGAAAGGCATTGCTCAGTTCGTGGAAGCCACGGGTGTGTTCCCGTTCTTCATGCGTCAGTTCATTGACTCCGCTACCGGCGGTGCGCGTAACTACGTGAAAGACAAAACCGGTAAAGACACCAGCCAGTTCACGCTGTTTGAAGTTGAGAACGATTCTGTCAAGTACAGTCTGCGTGAATGCATCGGTGGCTACACCGGCGGTAACGTTAACCGTCCGACCACGCTGCGCCCTGCGCCGTTTGGTGACGTGGTAACGTACAACGACAACATCGAAGAGCTGGCTCAGCTGATGTACGCCGTTGAGAAACCGAACAACACGGGTCTGGTTGACGGCTTCCAGCTGAACTACCGCCAGATGAACCCATTCACCTGCACCAACCACCAGGGTGTGCCTTACTTTGCTATCCAGGGTAAAGGTATCTCCATGTGGGACATGTCCTACGCGATCAATGCGCAGTACGGCGTGTCTCCGTTCCTGGACAAAGATGGTAAGCTGCCGAGCTATGCAACGCCGGTAACCGTACGTGACCCGTTCAACGTACTGGCCAACGTTGAGTTCCCGCTGACCACCAAGCAGGGTTGGGAAATCACCAACGGCCTGATGGAAGCTGATATCCAGGAGTTCGTCGACTCTCTCGAGCAGTCTAACTACGTGCGTAACCGTCAGTCTGTGTTCTGGGACGTTGGTTATACCTACGCGGTGAAAGAGAAGATGATGTCTATCCTGGGTGCACGTAAAGACGTTATGGTCTTTGCTTGTGCGACCATCTGGGAACCAGGCAAGATGAACGACGTGGCTTCAGTCTACGGTCGTCTGTCTCAGCTCACCGCTGCGCTGCGCATGTATCCGGAATCCGAATACTGGGGCACCCAGACCATGCGTGCGTCCGTGAACATCATCGAAGGTAAAATCATCGATGAAGCGACCGGTTGGTACTTCTCTGGTAACATCGATCTGGCCTACATGTTCGCCCGCTTTGCAGGTAACGCAGCCGGTACTCTGTCTTCTGCCCGTTCTCCGGACCATGCTGACAACCGCCTGTTCACCACCATGCACAGCCCGAACATCGAATTCGAAGACGACGGTGTGTCTTCCGACAACTTCGACAACGGTGCGATCACCCTGCGTCCGTACGACATCTCTGGCGCGCTGTTCCGTCCGTGTCTCCCGACCGTGTACAAAGCCAGCATCGACTCTGTGCTCAAAGATGCGGTAACGGCCTTTGTGTGCGTGTGCCTGGAGAAGATCGGTCAGGACGAGTGGAACGTTGTGTGTGGTGACACCACCATCACTTCGGAAAACTACGCGGCGCTGGTGAAAGACGGTATCGAACGTAAATCTCGTGATCGTCTGGGTGGTATCGCGAAGTCTGTTCGCGTTGACGCTACCTACAACGAAAACCAGCCGGGTGGCCGTGCGGTGCTGAACACCGTGATTCATGCTTACTTCAACAAAGGTAAGTACATGATGAACCTGGATCTGTTCGCGTATAACGAACAGGACCTGGAAGCTTAATCCAACGATAAGGAAGAAGTAAATGAGCACTAACTATCCTCATCGTGACTCGGAAACCACGTTATCCAATTCCGATGCGTTTGTACAAGCGCTGGACCTGACCCGTCGTCCTGTGATTAACGCACAGAGCGGCGGGATGTACGGCTGGGCCGGTAACATTTTCGAATACGTTACCGCTCAACCGCACGTTCAGCAGCAGAGCTGGTGTATCATGCTTTCCACCCCGGCGTTCTTCAGTCGTCTGCCGGGCGGGACTGCACTGCACTCTCTGTGCAAATCGTTCTTTGAAAACCGTACCCAGAAATTCGAAGGTCTTTCTGACCGTACGGAGATCAACTTCGGTGAGATGAAGTGGACCGGTCACACTCTGTCCGTCCCAACGGGTGCTACCCGTACGCTGGGCCAGATTAGCCACACGGCTTATGATACTGAAGGTGAACCGTTCACCAAGATGTTCAAAATCTGGTCTCAGTGGGGTCTGATGGATTCCGAGCTGATGAACGCCAAGCTGGTAACACTCCCGGATCCGGGTGACATGCTGCTGGACGAAATCTCAGCGTCGGCGATTTACTTCGAACCGACCAAGAACATGAAAGACATCGCGCACGCACAGCTGGCCGTCGGCATCATGCCACGTACTACTGTTCCGATCGAAATGCGTCGTGATAAAGATGAAGAAGGTCAGCTCCGTATTATCAATATGGAATTCACCGGCCTCATCGAGTCTGACACTCTGGCGGTTAAGAACATCGCGCGTGAAATGCTGAAACTTCTGCCGCTGTACAACCCAGATGGTATCGCCGCACCTGCAGGCTTCAAAGATCGCACCAGCACTCTGAAGTCCCTGAACAAGTCCGGCAACATCGAGCGTATGGCTCAGCAGTCGAAAACGGTAACCAATAGCCAGTACATGGGCTAACGATTCCCGGTCATTCACTCCTACTACTACCCCTCGGGTAGTAGTAGGGTGTTTGATGCTATAGCCTTTTAATTTCACCAAAGGAGCCTCATTGTGAACTGCGTCGATTACGCTATTAACATGATTACCGGTTCCGATATCGATGAGTACTTATTGAAGTTGGCGTTTGAGAATCCCAATGCGAACTTTAATGGCAATTGGTACGGAATGTTGAGTAACACCACCGTCGAACAAGGCATACGCGAAAAGGTCATTCACCGCACGGTGTTGCCGGCGTGTCAAGTGGGCGGGGGTAAAACCGAGTACGTTGATTTAACCGGAGCACGTATTCGTGACCTGGGCAACGGGTACGTTGAGGTTAACGTGCCGGACAGTTTAACCGGGGGACGTAAGATCATCACGGTGGAAGAGATTTATCTGGGGAGCATGTCGTCTGCTGCCGGTATGCTGTCCATGGGGATAAACGAAAACACCATGTGTGGTCAAGGTAGCCTGAATGACATGATGCAGGGTCTGGTCGATAACTTGTCCAGTAACCGTACCATGCCACCTACCTACAGTAACGTCCACATGACGGGCAACAACAGCTTCGTGATTGTGGGGATGAACTCTGGAACGTTTTCAATGACAGCGAAGTGCCTGCTGGAGTTTGATGACGGCATGACCAGTATTCACCCAAAAGCGTACGATACGTTTGCTGACCTCTGCCTGCTGGCAACCAAAGCTTATATCTACCGTACCTGTCGTCGTCCGACACAAGAAGCAGTGATTCGTGCTGGGGTAGCGCTGGAGAGTATCCGTGACGATATTGACGAATACCGGGATGCCTGGAAAGACTACCGTGAGTTCTTCGATACCACCTGGAAGAAAACCATGGCATACAGCGATCGTCAAGGCATGTATAACCGCATCGCCATGATGACTCCAACGCGTATGTAAAGGAGTTGACATGAGTCGTATTTTTGACGCTCAAACGTTCATGTTTGAAGAAGCCCAAGGCATGCAAACGTTTTGGGAAGTGGCGGGGTTAGAAGACCTCATCAGCAGCGTGGACTGGGGACGTAATGATTCCATCCTGCAGGTGTGTGATTACTTCGGCAAATACTTGGACGTGACTCCGAAGTGGGCGTTAGCGCTACAGCGTTACGTCTACAACTTCACCACCCGGAAAGTGGGGACCGTGGACTACATGGAGTTCTTTGGGTCGCCGTACCTGGGTCTGCAAAAGATCACCTTTACCAGCGCAGACCGTAACCAGTGGTTCAGTGAAATCTTCGACGTGGATGAAGAAGAGCTCAAAGAGAACCTGCATGCGGTACGGTCGATTAAAACCACCTGGGCAGTTGTGGGGGATGTCTTTAACCTGACCATCCCGTATCTGGTGTATCGCGTGTTCCATTCGAAGTTGGATGCCCGGACGAAACACCAGGCCATGGTGGATTTGATTAGCATGTACCACTACAAGTGTCTGACGAGTATCGTGAACAACGACTACCCGTACATGGCGAAACGGGAAGTGGTGCTGGAAACCTATAACCGCCTGAGCCTGAAGTACGACATCAAACGCTACGGTAGCTGGCGTGAACTGATTCGTGCTCGTGCTGAGTTTATCCTGGACCCTAAAACTGGGATTCACTTTAACACCTTCACCAAAATGAACGATGACAAAAAGATCATCTACATGGTGGGGGATATTCAGGACCGTCTGCGTGGTGTGGTGAATGACATCAACAAAGTGTTCCATGATGTCAAGAACAAAATCAACATCGTGTCGTTAGACGGTAACCGTGTGAAGTTGGAAGACGGGGTGGTCTTAAAGAACGTGGCCAAAGAAGTCACGCAATTTAAAAACTACATCGAGCAGATTCTCACCGGTCAATCTTCTTTCTACAAAGAAGAGCTGTTGCAGTATGCGGTAAAAGATTTGGATAACACACCGGTGGATAAACTGGGGTATGTGATTCAGAACTTCCCGGCGTTGTACAACAGCAAGAAAGGCGAACACTGGCGTGATTTCATTAACGAGATCATAGTCCACCTGTTCGAGTACCTCCATCAGCACGACATCAGCAAAACCAACATGTACGGTGTGCTGGTAAAAATGCGTGGAGCGTACAACAGTCCCCGCAGTCAAAATGACAGCGTGAAGAAATTGCGTAAAGTGGGGGATGACTTAATCCGGGAACAGACCGGCATTAAAACACCTTCAACGATTACGGGTTTGCGTACGGCGTTCTTATTATACGTTGTGCTGCGTGTATTAAGCAAAGACTATTACCAATAGGGTTAAAAACATGGAACTGGGTGAAGAAGAGCTGGGTAGCGGGATTCCGGATGTTGAGCATATCGACACGGTCATGGACGGCATTATCGATACGGTAACGGGGACCGAGGGGTTAACCCATGCTCAACGTTATTTGGCAGGTACGTTGTATGCCAGCGGCATGGTGTCCTATTCGCAGTACCATGGTAGCGAAGGGGTGATGGATACCATCAAAGGGGGATTGAAGAAAGCCTGGGATTACATCGTGAAGATGTTTAAACAAATCTGGGGTTTCTTCTTTAAATCGAAAGGTAAACAGGAAGCGGCTGACGCCAAGGCTGCAGTTAGACAGCTGGAAGAGTTTAGCAATCTGCGTCCTGTTAAATCAGAAGATCGCCGTCGCGCGGTTACTGAAATGGTGAGGGCCGGTGCAAAGCTTGCGCACATGGATTTGGATAAAACCGATCCAAACGCTAAACGCGCCATGATGCAGCATCTCGAAGTAATGAAAGAGAAAAGCAAAGAGATGCAGCAACTGAGCCCGAACGAGAGCAGCAAAGAAGCGGCTATCGTTACCGAGGTTAAAAAGGAATTCCAGGAAATTTGTGTAGAGCACGTTAGCGTGAACCTGAGTAATCTCAAAACCAAAGTAGTGGCGAAACTTACTTCAATTTACGAAAACAACAAAAAGCTGGATGCACTCAAAACCGACACGAGTAAGGATTTGGGTATTACTTGGTTAAAAGGAATTTCGCGTAATATTGATCGGTTCATTAGTGATATGCGAACCTTTTCAACCGTGTTAGAAGAGTTCCGTTCGACTGAACACGCCAGCAGCTTTGCAAGTAAACTCAAGGGTTACATTTCACACATGGAAACCCTCATGGAGAGCTGCGCCAAAACGGAAAATGCGGTTCGTGAATTGATGCGTACTCTTGAGAAAGAGTTAGCAGAAAATCCTAATGATCCACAAGTAGCTGCTTTGTTGAATCATGTAAAGACCGGCTTGAAGCTGTCAGCTGAAGTAGCCGAAACAGTAAGTTGGTTATTGCGTGTCACTACCCAGCTTTGCGATCGCTACTCCGTAAAAGCATAATAAGTCCCCCACTAGTAAATTACCAGGAGCTCTATGCATTGTGAGCTCCTGTTTTACTTTTCGTTCTAAGGAATAAAAATGCCGTACATCGTTATTGAGGGGGTGGACTTTAGCGGTAAGTCTACACTGGCCTCAGCTTTAAAAACACAGCTAAAACTCCAATACGGTGTGGAGTCGGTAATCGTTGAAGAGCCGTCTACCCACAACGATCGTTGTAAAGCCATTCGTCACGAAGTGACCACCAATCCAACCCTGACCAATGAAGAGCGCGCTGCGCTGTTTCTGGAACAACGTCAGCTGGTTATGCAGGACCTGGTTCTGCCTGCCCTGAAAGCCGGTAAACTGGTTATCGGTAGCCGTTCGTTTATCAGCACCATGGTATACCAGACTCCAGAAAACGGTTTCGGTATGCACGGTGTGCTGAATGCCAATTTAGACGGCCTGGAAGCCTTTGGGGACGACGCAATTCCTGACCTGGGGATTCTGTGCGAAATTACGCACGATACGTTCCTGAAGCGTTGTACGGGCCGTAATGGGTATATGGATGAACTGGAAATGCCGTTACTGGATCCGGTGAAGTTCGCCACCCGCTGTGAGAAATATCTCAAGGCCATGGTATATACCAAAACCGCGCTGAAGAAATTCGACAGTGCGATGTATAGCGGTGACCTGGACATGCTGTTAGCAGACCTGGCCCGTAAATTCAAATATGAGAAACTGCCTGAAGAAGGCGAAGTCTCTTCTCTTACTCCACCTCCGGCCAAACCCGAAGTAAAAGGGGTTGCCTCTTACCTGGTACCGTAAACATGGAAAAAGCACAAAACATCGAAAAGGGTCTTTCCTTTGGGCAAGTCATTGAACGCATGAAGCGTTTTAAAGGCGAAGCAGCACTGCGCGCTTGGGGTGACAAAAAGGAATGTGTCTTCCTGGTCACTCATCATGATCTCTGCACGAAACTGGGCTACGGCTACGGTGAAGTTCCCGGGACGGCTTCTTTTGGGGATGCTTTGTGCAAATACCATGAAAGCGGGGAACTGGAAATGGGCTGGCGTCCGAGCTATGCTGAGATGGCGTCAAACGACTGGCAGTTTGTGAATTGCGGGGAACGCGATGACATCTATCGTAAATCCAACGACGCTGGCGAAGCTGGGAAAAGTCGTGACGGCTTTGCCGCCTGAAAGACCGGCTCCGTGTAGTACGGGTGCAAACCTGATTAAAAAGGCTAATCCACCCAAACAGTTTAATTTTGATATTAAACCCAAATAATAAATACTCTCTCAGCCGTGGCTGAGAGAGTATAACGTTATGCGTGGAATTTGTTGTACAGCTGATTAAACAGACTGAGTTGCTTGTTGAACGTGTTGTATTCAAACGTAGCGCACGCAATATCTTTACGCGCCTGGTCGGCTAACTCTTTCATGTTCTGTCGATAATGGTCACTGAGGTCCGTCTGTTTTAACGTTGCCTCAATTTCGCTAAGGTTCTTCTTCTGATCGTCGATTACCTTTTGAACACTCTTTTCATATTCAGACAAGTCTTTCTGCGTCACACGATTAAGTGTGTTTAAGAAAGTCGTAATACCGCCATGATGGAAAATGTTCGGCACAGTCTTATGCAGCTCAGGGAGCGCACTGGTTAAACGTTCCTGCAGACGACGAAGCGGTGACACATACTTAACTTTGTTCTTGCTCGTGTAGTCCGTGTATGCTTTATTCAGCTCACCGAGTTTATTCAGCAGCTGTTCAATCTGATTGTGCTCACCATTGTAAATTGCAGTGCGTCTTTTGCTGCCATCTTTCTTAACGATCAAGACTTCTTTTTCCTGGGCAGCAGCTTCCTGTTCTTTCTTCAGTTCGGCATCTTTAGAGATAGCGGCGTCAGATTCCTTTACCTGCTCAGTGGTTTCTTTTGCGTTCTCTTCTACCTTTGCGCCTTTCTTACCGGTGAAGACTTCTTTCAGCTTAGTCCATAGCGCTTCCATGGCTGTTTTGATTGCCTGGTACACTTTCTGTGCCCCTGACTTGATTGTGTCAAGCACACCCTCATTACCGTGGTAGTTGGAAATCGTTCCGCCGTAGGACCGCACAACAGACTGCAGGTACTGCTGAGCGTACGTTAAGGAGTAACGCTCGGTACCGTCCACCGTATCAATAATACCGGTGAGCAGGGTCTCCGCGTGGTCGCTGTCCATTTCTTCGTAAACACCATCGAGTTGCATGATTTTATCCTGTTAGTTTAGTTCATAAAATTTCGCGCATATCTCCCCCTCCTTGCCCCGTCTTAGGGGGCAAGGAGGTATTACAGTATGGGAGGGACGAGCGAGGAATTACTAAACTGTAATAGGTATAAAACCCAGTTAGTTATTTTTAAGCAACTGTAAGGTTATCTACTCTGTAGGCTCTTAACCATTAACTAAGGTTTAACGTTAAGGCGGTTCAGTTCTTGCAGATTAAGTAATTTTCTACTACGTGGTAATATACATATACCGGCTGTAATGATTTACCACCACGACCATATTATATTTTTATTTTCTATAAGTTTTCAAACCTGTACTATTAGGGTGAATCTGAATCCCATATTTAGGTTCGTAACTTAACTTTGAATAGGACTGAGAAAATGAGTGAAGGTAAAGGCTTGATCGTAGAACACAACCAACTGCACTCCGTCTTCGACATTCTGGAGCGGCAACCAGCCAACACGTTTAACAGCATTATGGCCGTAGGCGGTGGCAGCAAAGGCGGTATCATTCGCAGTAACCTGGAGTGGGACAGCAAGCAACAGCTGTACACGGGTAAGACCTGGATCGCCTCTCCGCTGTTGAAAGGTGTTAAGAACCTGCACCTGCCGACGCTGTCGATTATTCCGTCGACTCGCAAAATCATGCTGACCTTCAACCTTCACGGTCGCATCTTTACGCAGCTGACCAACGATGAAGCTTACAGCTATTTCAAACAGACTCGTGGATTCAGCCGTCATTACCTGGATGTGTTGGGTAAGCGTATTGAGATTGCTATTGAAGACCACAACAAGCAGCAGTTCATTCGTATCCGGTATGAAAGCATGACGCTGGAACATTTGGACGATTTACTGAAGCACGGAGAAGTCATCAAGACCTATCCGGTACGTAAAGAAACCTGGTCAGTGATTCCGGAAGTCCGTAAAGAGGAATTCCCTACCATTGACGAGATCAAACATGACGGCTTGTTAGTTCGTCGTGCCATCAATTACTTTAACGGAGGTCGTCTTAAAGAAGAAACTGAATATTACGTAATCGAAGCCACCGGCATCTTCCACACGTACCGTGGGACCCAGCCTGACTTCCGATTCCACGAACGAGTCGGCTATGTCAACATGACACCATTAGCCTCGATTAAATAAGCCCGTCTTATTTAACGATGATTTAACCAAGGGGAAGAATTCGCTTCCCCGTTTTTAATCTTACTTGAAAGGATAGAAAAATGAGCAACACCACTAATCCAGTAATTGCAATGGGTATCCAGAGCCGTATGGAACTGGTCCAAACCATCAAAGAAGCTGAACAGCGTTTAGCGATGGCACAAGAAACCATTAAGCAGGCCAATGAAGCTATTGCTTCACTCGATGACTTCTTTGGTAAAGATGACGCTTACCGCAAGGTACAAGAGATCTTCTCTGGTACTGCAGAAGAGTTCTATGGTCGTGCTCGTACCTTTACCACCAACCTGTTGTCTGAACTCATTGAACATCATCAAAGCCATGAACGTTCCGCTGTGATGAAGAGCAACTGGCAAGACAACATCCGCCGTCTGGAAGGGATGGAATACTCTGAAGAGATGTTCGAACAGACCGGCGTGTGGCAGAGCCTGGGTGGGTTACTGAATAACCTGATGTCTGTTGTTACACCAGAAGGTGAGAAAAGTCAAGAGCTGCGCATGTTTATCACACGCTGCATGCAGCTGGCCACAACAGTACCGCAGAGCTTCTACGCTGGTGCTACGGACTTCTCTCGTGGTAACCTCAATCCGTTGAACAACCGTAACAATCGCATGATGGGTGGTCGTTACAATAACGGGGTATTAGGTAACGGCATGGCTGCGCCGGGTAACCCAATGCCTGGTGGTCGTCCTACTGACTTTGATCGCTGGTAATCTATAACGCTACTCCTACCCGTTTGGGTAGGAGTAGTTTACTTATATATTTTATGTTTTTTGTAACTGTCTCGTAAGTTTTTACCGACGGATAAATATCCTATGTCTTTCCGTTTCGTCATCTCTCTTTTTCTTACCTAAATTTCCTCCATAAATTACTCTAAAAAGTGGTTTACGGAGGGGGTTTGGGGGAGGACAAGAGAACGGGAGGACAAGAGAACAGTTTCGAACAGTTTTGAAAGTTTTGGGGCCGCTGCCCCAGGTTACATAAGTTAACTAAGAGAATAAGAATAATTATAATAAATACATTAAGAGAATAAGATCAGATCGGATCCGGGAAAACGTTAATTAGCTAACTATCCTTAGGGGTAGTTAGAGAGAAGGATTATGATCAGAGACAGAGAGTAAGCTTAACTATAGTTAAGGGATAGAGAGTAGGGATCAGGAGAAGAGCATACAGGGATCCTGTTATAGGGAATACCAGTAATTCTTCATAGTGAGCTTTATAGTTATAACCAGATAATATGTCTAGGGTAAAGTCCTCTGGATATACATTACTTAATAATCATAATAGTTCATTTAAGATACTGTTATTGTAAGGATATAGCAAGTCAATGAATACATACAGCAAGAAAGAGCTTCAGAAACAATTAGCTGACGTAGAGAATCAGTTAGTGGAGCTGAACAAGAAGAAAGACCAACTGCAGAAACAGTTAAGCCGGAAAGAGCTTATCCTGCCGTTCTGCGTAAAACGGAACGACAGCCAGATTCTGATGCAGGGTGGGGATGAGATGCCTAGCACGCTGTATGCGAATCTGCACTGCGCATTAACCCGGGAAGGGAAACGTATTACCCCGCTGAACTTAACGCGTCTGTGGGGCTTATACGCCATTACCAAGCAGTTTACAGCAGACAAGAAGGACGGAGCCTTTAGCCTGCAGACCAGCATTGGCAAGAAGTGGTACATTAGCGTGTTCTGGGAAGGCAATACCCAGGTAGTACGGTTACTGAAAGAAGGCACCAGTAAACCCATTCACGTTAACCTGAAGTACCGCTTTACCTTGAGCGAGCTGATTCTTTGCTTGGACATCATGAGTCGTTGATACCTCTGGGAAACGGACTTCCCCTTTAACGTTCTATTTTACCAGAAGCAGGACACAAATTAGGACAACCCCCCTCCATGAAAACAGCGGAACTCGATTTAAAACAGTGGATGCGTAAAACGTTGGAGAACCAAATCCAACACAACCAACGCATAGGCACCCAGCTGCAGGACAATACCAGCAAGCTCGAAGCCCAGATAGCCCAACTCGACACCGACACCGAGTTACTGGTGGCTAACCTGAAAGCCGAACTCAACGACAACGAATACACGGCCTTACGGAAAGCCATGAAAGAAGCCGGCGTAAACGACCACTTCTACCTGGCGGTCTGTACCAGTATCCACAGCTATTGCCGATTAGGGGTAGACCTGGAACACGTGGTGAAACTACCGAAGCGCCATTTGATTCTGAATACCAGCCCCAACTATTTCCATTTCTATTTCTTCCCCTACAAGTACCGACTCGAACGGCACCTGATAGAGAGCGAAGATTTAACGGCGTGGTTTGCGTGGCTCCTGAGCATGCTGATTAACGAATTTAAAATGTAATTCTTTTTGGTCCTATATTACTAGGGTGAATACTTCCCTGTTATTAATTTATTTAAAGGATAACTCAATGTCTACTTCCAATGCTAAAATGAAACCGTCTGTTCGCAAACTGTACGAAGACCGTCTGCTGAAAGCCCAGGACCACCTGGCGACGTTAACGATTGCCCGCGATAATCTGCAGGCCGCGATTGAGCAGGCGCAGGACGACGTGGTAAGTCTGGAACGTACCCTGGCTGACGATGAAGTACTGGGTCATCTCACTTTCCTTTCGCCGACCAGTAGAGGTTTAACCCAGCTTTGTCGGAACATCGAACAAGGGGTAGCTGTAATTAAGAAAACCGAACAGGCACAACAGTCCCAATCTGAGCCATGCGGAATGATTGCAGTACCGTTCAGTCATATCTTCCGTATGATCGTCAACGCTTATGATGACTCAGCCACGACACCTGACCAGCCTGAGTCTGAGCAGTTTATGACCATGGCTGCTCATGTTCCGTTTTATCATGAGTGTGCACAGCAGTCTCAGCCCGAGTCTATACTGACCAGCCTGAAACCAACTAAACCCACACCGGATACAGTGTCTCGTGTTGAACAAGCTCAAGCCATCGTGCAACAGCTGAATATCGACGACCTGGTCATTGCAAATCACTTGATTGAATTACTGGACGGTCTGAAATACGATATTCCTCTCATCACACCCGACAGAATCTGTGAACTGGCTGTGCAAAACTTTGAAGGCATACACCGTCGTGAACATTGCACACCGATGCAAGACCACGGGTTCCGTTTCTACGTAATGACCGGCCGTAAATAAATAATTGGGTGGCGGATATTATAACCCAGGAGTCACTGTGCATTATATGCTTAAGTGAGGACTGTGTGTTGCTGGTACTTTCACTACCGGTAACGAATTGCCCGCCACTGCCATTTAAAACCTATTTTGGGTATATGTTATTGTTAGAAGATTTGAGAGTGCTGATCACCTTTTCCGTGGCACTCTCATTTTTATTTTTGTTTATTTTTTTGTATGTGTATCTTATACGGAGAATAATTACCTGAGTAGTTTGACTGCGAAAAGTTTCGGGTTCGCTCTGCAGCTGAATGTCAACAGCCAACACCTCAAACAAAATTTTCGTTATCATCATTTTAAACGGATTTAGTCGCCACCACCGGGGAAGCCTGGGATTATCCGGTTAAACTACTCACATAATTCTTTTTAGTGTATGTTATACACAACCGAACTGAAGCACCATAGCAATCTGGACTCGTCGCCTAGAGCTGCGTTTGACTTTTTCTTTAAACCATGGCCTGGCTTGTTGAGTAACCAACGGCAGACTTTGGGTTGTCTTGTTCAGTCTATTGTGCTTCACCCCTTTACCGTTTTCAGCGCCTGATGTGATTCCAGAGTCGGGTTCCTGCTTTTGTTGAAAACGGTCCTTCTTGCCGGTGCTCTCTGCACTCACGGTGAAATCTCCATTTACCACGCCCCCTGATTAGGGTTTCGGAGAGTACTGGCAAACCTTTCCTCGGTATGTCGTTTACATGTCTGCGCTTAACCTTTGTGAGAGCGCGGGGCGCATGATTCGGCAACCCTGGTTACGAGCACTTTATATCTTTCTGCTCACAATCCCTCCCTCAGGCACATGGCCGGGAAACGGAGGGTCCATCTGATGTGCAACGGAGACGGGTCTGTTGAACTTGCGCGAAAAGATACGGGCTGCCTTTTAATGTGTAATCCCTCAAAGCGAATGTGGGAGATAGCATCCAGACCCAAAGGCGGTCAAGTTGTTAAAACAAGTAGCCCGAGAATGAGAGGGCGAACGGAGTATGCAGCCTGTTGGCTAGCTCGGGAATTGAGTCGACCGATACCCGAATTGGCCAATGGAGTGTTTACTTTCAGACGGTGACACTAGTGGAAGCATCAGTCGGTGATGCAACTGCAGCGGAAAACAGACAAAGCTTATTTTTCTATCCTTTAGTTACTCTTGGCCTAGGCCAAGAGTAACATTTTTCTATGTTTGCTATTTTTATTTTTTCACTGATTGGTTAAGTATATTAGCGGGACCCTAAAGATTTTTACCTCTATATTACCAGGGTGTATAGGCAACTGCAATTAATCCATTTAATCAAGGAGAAGTACATGTCTGAATTACAATACTACCTGTGTGGCGGCGCTGGCATCTCTATCGGTGTGGCTCTGAAACAACAGACCAACACGGCGGCTAACCGCACAGCTAAGATGGTCGGCATCGACAGCTCTGACCGCAACGACTCTGACGGCCTCTTCCCGGTAGTACGTATGGAAGGCACGCGCGGTTCTGGTAAAGTGAAATCCACCAACGCCGAACCGATGAAACCGTTCCTGGCAGAAGTGCTGACCCAACACAAACCGGCCAGCTTCAACATCATCGTCTGTAACGCCGCTGGCGGTACCGGTTCCCTGATGGCAACCTACCTGCTTCAGAAACTCGTCGCTGCAGGTAAAGTGGTATTCCTCTGCCTGGCATCTGACGAGACCAGTCAGAAAGAGTTCGAGAACGTCATCTCCACCAAACGTTCTTTCGCTGCCCAGACTGAGAAAAACCAACTCGACGTGCCGGTTCCGTATCTGGACATTGTTCAGACGCCGGACATGACCCGTGGTGATGCAAACCGCCGTATCGTTAACCAGCTCGATCTGTTGAGCCTGTTCGCAACTGAAACCAATGAAGAAGTGGATTATCAAGACATCTTGTCTATGGTCCGCTACTCCAAAACCTGTAACGTTGCGCCGGCGCTGAGCAAAATCACTTTCCACGATCAGGAAACGGCCCGCTCCTATACCGGTAAAGTTCCGGTAGCAGTGTGCTCGCTGTTTGATAACCGCGACGCGGTAGCGCCGTTGTTTGAAGGTTGCGTATACCGTGCAACCGGTGTGTTCAACAAATCCAACAACCCACCGGCTGATCTGAAAGAGATTCACATGGTCTTTGACCACGGTGAAGCAATCGACGAGCTGAAGGAGCGCATGGAATTGCTGAACGACCGCAAAATCGTAACAGCCAACAAGTACTCTGAAGTTGACAAAGTCAGCGACGGTGCCGACGATTCCGGCGTGTTCTACTAATCATTAAATCTTACTGCCCTCTCTCCTATATAGGAGAGAGGGTAAGTTCACTTAGTTTTAAAAAGGGGTGTTATCGTGTCTAAGCGCTTCTCTATTAATTTAAAATCACTTAGCATACCCCAACCTACAGACGGTACGCAAGTCTTCTCAGAAGACCTCTCAGGCATGAGTATCTTATGTCTTGTTTTGTCACAGTTGGGGTTCCGCATAGTCCCGCTAGCTACCATCGTCGAAGGAGTAGATGAAAGGTACATCAATGAGTTGTATAATTTGATCGTCCCGAACGTAATTGGAATACCGTCTGGTGCAGCCGCTGAGGTTATCCCCATTAATTTTAACAATTATTTAATTCAGTTCACCTACTGAGGACGACTCATGTATCCCGTAGATATAGTCAATTTAGCCAAGATGTTACGTACAGGCTCTGTAGAGGCTTCCCTGGATGCCGTTTGCATTTATGCCGAGCGCGCCATGGAACACGTTGTGGAACTTGTCAACCTGAACGATCCGCTTCAGGAGAACATCTTAATTGACGATTTGATAATGATGTACGAGGTGATTCTCCCCGGCATCGATACTGTCAGCATCATCAAAGATTATGTTACCGACGTCCGCGAAGCGATGAAACGCAATTACTGGGATCCGCGGTGTAAGGTTAAGCTTATCAAACAACGTTTGAACAAGCGGTACTACCGTGTACATATCGTTATGGATTTAGAGTTGACGGCAGCCAATCTGTACAACAGCGTGGTGGACTCATCTGTTCCGGTTCACCTGGAAGACGTCGTCGATGATAATCCGAGTCCGGAGTTATTGGCCCAATATGAACAGAAATATACCGACCACAAATCCGACGAGTGAAGAACAGCCGGTACTGAATCAGTTCATTTTCCCGTTACGTCCTTTGCAACAATATTTGTTAGAAGAACTACCACGGCGCAATATTAATAAAGAGAACATCGGTAACCAAATGGTACCGTTAATGGGGGCCGTCATTCAAGAAACAGTGGATGACTTTGGTGTCCGCGGCATTAGCTTAGATGAAGAACGGTTTACAACCCGTCGGTTATCCGGCATGTATTTAATGTACGATGACCGCATGGACCTTGTTGATGAGTGTCAACGGATGTTACACGCCGGTGTCTATGGCATGTCAGAGTTTACCTACTTTGAATACCCATGGTATTACCGTTTGTTGAACCTCGACTACCTCCTCTTAAAAATAGATAAGCGAGACCTCGTATGCCCACCCCCATCCGAAACCCTAATCAAGCCAACCGATACACCATCACCGTCCAACATTATCTCCAGCAGTGGGACGCTCAACTTATCTCACATGCTGAAAACGTTGGATTAGGCAATGCGTTGCTGGCGGCGTTAGTAGGGTCTGCTATTAATAAACAGGCGTTTGACCTGGAAACTTGGTTGATTGACATTGGTGTCGATGAAGTTGCCCGTACCTATTTTATCTTGACCCATCAATTGACCGTCGAGCAAATCTTCATGGATTTGTCAAACTTTGTTGCTGTTCACGCCGTGGTATCGTGGAACATTGTTTCCGGTACACTTATCATGGAGGTTATATGAATACTGTTCCTCACCGTCTGATGAAAACGCACCACATCAAAATCCCGCCCAGCACCGACGTGCAGAATCTGTTGGGATGTTATAACAACCTCTTTATTGCTCGCGGAATTACATCGTGCATTCCGTTCACGAGCCAGGGGGACTTTACACATCCTATTCCAGAAAGTTACCAGCAATTGCTTAACGACTTCATGCAGATGAACACCACCCTTAACGGTCTGGCGATGTCATTTGAAGCAATTCAAGTAGACGACGTTAAAGTTCATCCCCAGGGCATGATGGCAACTTTCTTTTTCTCGATGCAGGAAAAGCAAGACAATGTCATATTTATTAACCAATAGCCGGCCGCTGGATGTAGCACTTTACCTGCTGTATCGCGACCACCCCGATACGCCGCCAGAGCTGTTGTCAGAAAGCTGGTTATTTGATGCGTTGGACAATCACTTCCAGCGGTTATTTAATCCCTACTACGGCAATGACCCCGACGACGACCACGAACTCACGGCAGACAATATCTTTCAGGATCCGGATGAGACGTTGACAAAGATGCTATTAGGAGAGGTAAACGAAGGCGACGGTAACATTACCTACGCAGAAGTTTCACCGGCTCCTTTTCGTTTCGTTCACATTGAGGCACAAGCCTTTGTGTTTCCGTGTATCTTTGTTGACATCTATGGAGCTTTCCGACCATGATCAATCCGAACATTGGAGATATTGTTGATTTCCAATTGGTTCAGAGTGGGATTTACGGTGACAAGCGCGTGGAGGTTAAAATAACCGGCTTGCTGGATTATAACACCGCGCGCTTAATCGACCCGCAACTGAACAACAAACACACTGCCCTGTTCCCTTACTTCCGTGAGAGTGTAGGTAACGTAAATGACCCTGCTGCGTATCAGTACATGGCAGTCACGAACTCTGCCGGCACCACAGAGATGGTGGGTCTGCCTTGGGTACTGGAAGCGACTTTTAAAGCCGTTACCTCACGTACTGCCACCTATGTCATCCAGAACTTCCGCGAAGAGTTCCGGGCTCCTATTCAGCGTTTCCTCGCTGACCTGGGAGCGGTGTACACCATGGTCACCAACGACAAACAATAAAACCTTACTACTCTTCCTATTAATGTAGGAAGAGTAGCTAACCTCTATTCGCTTTTTATTTTTTCGTAAGGATAACTGACATGAGTACTGTTTCCCCGTTCAGAGAATCCCAATATACTGCTGACCGTGATTTAGAGAAACATTATCATAATCAGGCTGCCTTATTGCTCAGTAAAGTTTATAACGTAGACCAAGAGAAACTTAAACCATTGGTACAGGAAGTGTTTGTACCGAACTACAACGGGTTTAAAGAAGCCAAGATTCAGGTTGTCGAAAAGAACAAATACGGGGACCGTGAACTCACGGTAAAAAGTGCGCGCCAGTTCTTCAAAGAAGTTCAGGACAATAACTACCATTTATCTCCTTCTTTGGTGGCGTACAAACACTCGGACGAAGAACAATCTGTTAACTCAATTGGTACTGAAGAGTTTCTGAAAGCACGTAAGCACTTTAAAGGTAAACGTCAGGAAGCGAAAGCCGCCGGGGACAAAGTTGCGGAACGTGCCTTTAACCAAATTCAGAATGCGTTAAAAATCTTCAACAACGCCCAGTCTGGTGCAATGTCATCAAACGGGACACCGCTGAACAATAAATCGGGTCACACGACACTAACCTCTACCTGTCGTGTATTGACTTCCACAGCCAACATTTGTAATGAACGTTTGTTAACCGGTAACCGGTTGTTCTTGAACTACGAACGAACGATGGAAAACTTCTTGTCGTTGTTAACTGCCACCGACTTGAAGCGCGTACAAGCAGTTATGGATACGTTGGGCATGATCCATGCCACCACCGAGCAGGTGATGGACATGGTACGTCGTTGTGCGCACTATTACTGGAGTGACCGTAAGCGCATGGCCATGCTGCAAGAATTCGTTGATCGTCTCACACCGGTTGAACGTACCGTAATTCTGTGTGTGATGGACCTCAACGGTCTGATGACCACCAACCAGAAAACCCTAACGGCGTTCCTGGATGACTGGTGTCAAGTCCCGACCATTCCAGCAGATGCGAAAGCCGAAGACTTTGTAGCGCCGGCTAACACCGACTACTACATTCTGGCAATTACCAAGCTGGGTGAGAAACCAAGCAAGCTGGCCATTAACCACCTGAACTCGTACCACCTGACGGTTGAAGAGAAATGGAAAGACTTTATTGAAGTGTTCATGAAGTCGAAGATTCCGCCGTCTGGTATCTACAGCATCAAAGAGATGATTCGCGAATCCGTATTGACTTCGGATACTGACTCTTCTATCTATACTGTGGACAACCTGATCGACAAGTACACGCAAGACCTCAACGTTGCACTGCGACTGAACGGGGTACTGACGTACTTTGTGCGTATGATTGCCGTACATCAACACGCGCAGTTTAGTAAGAACATGAACGTGGCTGAGAAGAACCTGTATCGTCTCAACATGAAGAACGAATACCTGTTCGGCTCTTACGTAACCACGCTGATGTCCAAGCACTACTTTGCCACACAGATGATGGTAGAAGGTGTACTGAACAAAGAGATCGAAATGGAAATCAAAGGGGTTCACTTGCGATCGTCGAAAGTGGCACTGGAAATCAAAGAGTTTGCGCACAAGTTAATGCGTGACATCTTGGATGCAGTGTACGAGAAGCGGCAGTTGGATGCACCGGCGATTTTACATCAGGTGGGAAATCTGGAACGTCAAATTATTCAGGATATCGAAAGCGGCAGCCCGGTGTGGTTAACGCGTGCGACTATTAAGGACAAGGCGGTTTACTCCAACCCAGACTCCAGCATCTACTATTACCACGAACTGTGGGAAGCAGTGTTTGCTGAGAAGTACGGGAAGGCTCCTGAGATTCCGTATACGGCGATTAAAATCAACACCAATACGGATTCCAAAAGTCGTTTCAACGAGTACCTGGAAACGATTAAGGACGCTCAGTTGCGTGAACGCATGAAGACCTTTGTGGAAGGCAAAGATAAACTGACCACGTTCTATCTGCCGATGGAAATGGTGAGCAGCATTGGTGGGATACCGAAAGAGATGATTGCGGGTGCAGACATTCGTTCTATCATCAACCAGAACCTCAAGTCTGTGTATGCGGTTTTGGAGACAACAGGTATCTATCTGTTAAACGACAAAATCACGAGGCTGGTATCGGATGAGCACTAATCCTGACCTTACCGTAACGGTGCACCCGGCAGAAATTTGGGGACCACGTTGGCGGGGAGTGGAGGCCATGATCAAGGTCTGGGCAGAAACTTGCCTGCCAGAAAGAACCACAGTTCAGACCCCAGAAACCACTCATTGGGACATGAACATCTACCAGCCGCCTTTCGACAGCGTGGTAGAAAAAGTGCGTCGTCACCCTAATCCACAATACCGTAAATAAGCTATATTCTATGTAAAGAGCCCAGGGGAATTCCCCTGGGTCTCTCTTAAGAGGATCACGTTAGCTCATGTTGATTTTGTTCAATGCCTGCACTTTTAAGGCCAGCTCGGTCAAGTGACCTTTAACCGCCTTGTCGGTTATCCGTTGATAGTTGTTAATCATCTTCGGTACCGCAATGGCAATTTGTGTATTGATGTCCCCAGCCTTATAGGACAGCTCATTGGCAATGGTCAGGTACAAGGCAAACAGCTTTAAGGTTCGTGGTTCGTACACCCAACGGGTTTGAGCAAACATCTTAATACGGTCGCTCTCCCGGAGGAAGTCGAAATACGGTACCGCATAGAGGCTGCTAATCTGTGCCAGCAAATGCCCAAGGTTGTCTAATCGACGTCCTTTAATCGCACGCACCAACCAACCCATGTAGTCAGTTAACCGTTTGCGAACATCCGTGGTAATAAAGGTTACGTCTTCGGGATTCATTAAGTCTCCGTACGGCCTTTCATTTACTACGTGTTCATATAAGGTATTGACCACGTTCATCTGATTGTGAATCAACTGAGCATTGACCAGCGGGTATTTTACCAGATAGGCATGAATACCGGTATCGACCTCACGCAGCTGACGCATGTAGTACCACCATCCTACAGCCAGCTCTACCACATCAATCCCAATAAAGGCAATTCCGCCAGTGCCGTGAAAGGTCTTGTGACCAATACGTTCAATGCTGGGTTTGTAACTGTGAAAGTTTACTGTGCTGTACATCGGTATAACGGGACACAGGTGCTCGATGCGAGTCAGCTCTTCGTCGTAGGTTTTGTTGTTGTCCAGTAAGAACAATACTTCTTTAACGCCGTTGCCGTAGAACACATCGCTCTGTGGTTCACCGAGATGTTGGATGTTGGTAATTTTAAACAGCGTACTTAATGTATATGCGCGGAAACGTGCATAGGTCACCACATACTCCAGTGACCAGTCCGGACTGATTGCTAACTGCTGTAACAACCCCACTAACACATGTTGGTTAGGCAAGTTGTAGTTCACCATCGCAACACGTTGCATCAAAGCGCGTCGGTTGAATTCGGTATCCCTGATTAAATTGTTAAGCGGTCCATAGTTTAATAAAGGATATTTGAATTGGGTGAATGAAGGTAAAGAGAGAGTGTTCATTAATTTTTTACCTGCATCATCTATTATATGTAAATAATCACTCGGGCACAACCCGGGGAATGGGACCAGAACGTTTTTTGGCTTTCTATACGATTGCCGGTCGGCGAAAGTCCGTTGCCTAAAAATTTTCAACCCTGTATTATTAACGTGAATGGATATAAAGAAATCATATCTTTTATCCTCGCTTAAGCTAATAAACGTTTATTACCTAACATCCGTAAATGGAGAATAAGAATGTCTTTAAACAACAGCTCTAACTGGAATGGCGGCAACAAGGAAGAAAACAACCAGTCTGGTCAGAACGCGGGTTCTCAGAACACCAATGCTCAGGGCCTGGTTGGTCTGTTCCAGCAGACGTCCATGACGTCTGATAACCGTAACCTCAAAGACGTCACCGACGTCCGTGAACAAATCATCGAGTTCTACAAAACTCAGAAGTCCTCCACGACCTCTCAGCTGCAGCAGCAAATCATTCCGGAAGTGGAAGCGATGACCGCCACCATTTCTCCGCAGCTGCCGGGCCTGTGTTTCTACCGCGAAATCCAGGGCCAGATGTACGTGATGGGCGTCCTGTTCTCCAACAACAACCTGGCGATCTCTACTGAGCAAATCAACGTTGCCGGTTTCGGTGGCAATGGTTCTCAGCGCGTGTCTATTCCGCTGACGCCGGCTGACTATGCAAACGGTCAGGTTATCGAAGGTATCCGTAACCACTACCGCAGCGTAGCATCAGCACGTCAGATTAACACCGTCAACATCATCAACGTTGTCGTGGCTGATCTGGAAATGTACACCCACGCTGAAATCGTTGACGCGGCTAACCGCATCGACACCATCGCCAACTGGCTGACCCGTGAGTGGGAAGAAGCGATCCTGGTTAAAGCGGCCGAGCAGGCAACTGCTGCGCAGATTTCTCTGCCGTCTCCGTTCAAAGAGAACAAACCGTTCGGCAACAACAACGCCGCAGAAGCGCGCGTCAACGTTGTTAGCGGCCGTCTGAACACGGCGCGTCAGCTGTCTCCGGCGAACATGGAAGTCATCGTGTCTACCATGAACCCGAACAGCAACAGCCAGTCTCAGAACAGCAAAGAAATCGCTCGTATCAAAGCGACGGTTTCCCTGAAAGGCGTCTCCTTCCAGGAGCACCAGCAGGCGCTGATGGCGAACCAGAACGCACAGCAGAACTTCATGCAAATGATGGGTCTGGGTGGTTCGGTTTACCCGAACGGCTACCGTCCGCTGCGTCCGGTTATCACTCTGGACCAGGTCCAGTCTGGTGAGCAGATGAACTACAACGGCGGTCTGGCTCCGTACTTCTTCGGCCTGTTTGCCCTGATGTGCACCAACAACAACTACGTGTTCGCAGAAGCTCTGCGTCGTGTAAGCGTTGGCGCTCGTGGCAACCTGTCTGATCTGGAAGTGCGTATCAACCAACTGCTGCAGGGTTCCGGTGTGCCTAACCCGCAGAACCGTATCCAGCTGACTGACAAAACCATCTCTGACACCGACGTGGTGAACCAGTGGATTCGTCAGAACGTCGCTCCGCACGCAACCTTCCAGACCAACCTGGTACTGCGCGGCGTGAACGGCTCTGTTAACAACTTCCTGCTGCGTCTCGCAGGTGGTGCTGGTCGCGGTGAAGCGATTAACACGGTTGTTAACTGCCTGGATGCAATCTCCAACGGCGCGGCATCTACCCTGATCGCTCGCAACCACACCTCCGGCAAAGGCTGGACCAAAGACAAGCCGATTCTGCACCGTACCGCAGAAATCGCTATCAACGGTCTGGCGACTTACGGCGACAAACAGCTGAACACGCTGGAAATCGACGAAATGCTGCTGGGTCACGTGAAGGGCAAAAATGGTATCAACGCCATTGCTGACTTCCTCCGCGTGCAGTACGGCACCGACAACGAAGAGTTCAAGTCTCGTGCGCAGAAACTGCGTATCCAGCTGAACGAATCGCTGTTCGACGGCGCAGTGCACATCAACAACTTCTCTCAGGTTCACATCTGGGATCCGCTGTTCATGCAGCTGCTGGGTGAGTGCATGGCTGATATCGGCGCAATGAACGTCGCTAACAACCTGGGCTCGTTCCGTACTACTAACCTGGTCTACGCACCGGGCGCTGGTCTGGCAACCTACGCTTCTGCTGGCAGCAACGGTAACGTTGGCGGCATGATGGCGTCTGGTTTCTTTAACGGTGTACCGTTCGCGTAATCGGTTAGCATAAAACCAAATAAGCTAAGGGGGTTTCGACTCCCTTAGCTTTATTTCGCTTTTTAATTTTTTGAGGTACCGCTGTGAACATACCCGACTTAACGCCGTCTAATGAGTTAGCCATTAAAGCGCTCACTAACCCGCGTTTAAATCACTTCGATCCCCTAACCGACTTCATGGGTTTCGCACAACGCTACGGTGGGGATTTAACGGACGACCCTCAATTTTCGAAACCGCTGTATTTTGATTTTGAAGATTACGATTATCTTCATGATACTTCCCGTTTGACGCCGGTGTATCTCAACGACTTCGACTTTAACTTAGAAGAAGACCGTGAACGTCTGGCGACATTAACCCGTATGGATTTCAGCGGTAACACGTTTGAGTCTATTGCGGTGTGCAGTCCCGATTGCGGACATCTGAAAGGCAACTACCTGATCGGCTCAGACCGAACCTGTTCGAAATGCGGTAACAAAGTTGAGCGTTTCTTGAACCGTGGCAGCGACACCAAACTGTGGTTGCGTTTGCCCGAAGGCGTGAAGGCATTTGTGAACATTGGTGTTTACAATACCTTCCTTACCAGTATCACCATCAGTAACAGTGGCTCACCGAAAATCTGTCTGCCGCGTTACTTCATCGATCCGAACTACCGCAAGCACGAAAACAAGCGTCGCATTACCACGCTGAGTGTGCTGCAAAACGTGCTGTCTGATTTGGACATTAAAGAGGTGAACCTCAACACCTTTGTGGACAACTACGACCGCATCATGCAATACCTGTTAATGGGTCCGGGTAAACGCTATACCGGCCTGGGTGAACGTGTCACCGATATGTTGGCGTTGTATCACCAAACCCGCAAGATTGTCTTTAACCACTACCTCAAGGTACCGAACCGTTACAGTACCGTTATTGAGCGTGGCGACAAAGACGTCTACTGTGCAGAAGGGCAATTAGAAACTACCCAGATTTACTACGCCATTGCCGATACCGCGAAGTCTGATGAATATTATCAGCTCAGCGAAAAGGAAATTCTGCGTAACGTAGAAATCGTGGGCAAGAATCTGGTGAAGCTCACTGAGCAGTACGGGAAAGTCAATAACCCGAAGATGATCTTTCACAAGAAAGGTCTGAGTCGTAAACACGTGTGTTCAGGTTCTATCCCAATGACCGGTCGTTCGGTTATTACCAGTCAGACCGGGATTATGGACCCAGGCAACCTGGAGATTCCGTGGAAGATTGCGCTGGCGATTCTGGAATACCACCTGGTGGGGTTCCTGTACCGTCAAGCCAAGACGCCGTGGGAAGCCTATCGCCACATGAACCTGGCGGCACACGAAGTGGATGATCTGATTGACGGATTCTTCCGTCGTATGGAAGACGAGCGTAAGGCGCTGATTCAAGCGGGTCGTAACCCGTCGATTGAATACCTCAGCTTGCGTACCTTCTTCCTGAACGTTAACCGTAACCTGCACGATGAGTCGATTAAGTTACCTATCCTGGCCTGTGCTCCTATGAACGCAGACTTTGATGGCGATAACGAATACCTGCTCTTCCTGCTGGATTTGGAATCCAAAGCCAAAGCGTACGGAGCGTTCGGTCATCACCTGATGTTAGACACCAATCAGCTGTTCAAGGTGAATCGGTATGCGGCACAGGCAGCCACAAACTACATGAACCTGAACATCATGATGCAGAACACACCGGTGGTTGAATGAATAGTGCAAACGCGTTCAGTTATGCAATCTCGGGGGCAATGGGCGAAAAGCAAATTCAGTCCTATGCCAACTTCGTGAATCTGGCACACCAAAACCTCGTTGGGGTGGGTAGCTGGCTTCAGGAACAAGCTGAGCGTACCATGAACCAGTTCAACAATTTCGTGAACTCTCGTGCATGGGAACTCAGTAGCCGCCTGGCGAAAAAGAACGAAGGTGATTATGTAGGGCGTTATGAGATTGGGTATTTGGGGTCGTTAACTGGCCTGCAGAATGCACAAGGCTTCATGCGTAACTACGTGATGGCCAACCCAAATGTTATGCAGATGTACCTTGATGGCGAGATTTCTGGCTATGACGGGGAACTGCATGCGCGCTGTACTGGGCTGGCGGAAGAGAACATCTATTACCGTCGGGCCATGAACGGTGTCCTGGACTTCCGGGAAACCGATAACGGAAAACAGCTGCACCACGCTCATTACTTCGAGCAGGGTAACTCACTGTCCTTCCGTGAACGAGTCGATATCCAACGTACCTGGGCAGCTGCTAATCATCATCTGGCGGCCACCGAGTTTGATATCACGTCATCCAACGGCGATAAGCGGAAATCGTTTATCATGGATGATGAAACCCCTTCTGAATAATTAACCTCTGCGCCAATGCTTCGGTGTTGGCGTAGTCTCTATAGGAGTCCAGGCCATGGGCGAGAAAAAAGAATTTGTAGTACAAGGTGTACACGAATACCAGTATAACGGTGAGACGCACTGTGAAGCCGTGAGCGACGATAAAGCCAAGTTCTGGTCCGTTTATCGGGTTGATCATCAGGGCCTCTCCTCGGCGCTGTGTGACTGCCCTACGCGTGAGAAGGCTGAGTTCATCGCAACCCGCCTGAACTTCGTTAAGGATATCCGCGAAGAGCTGAACGCGATGTTGGCGAAGTAAAGTATATGAGGTGGGGTTTCCCACCTCTGTTTCCTTTGTTCTTTTATTTTTAGTTTGCAGTTGATTTCAGGTCTATATAGTTAAGGTGAATAAAGTAATAGAAACTTTATCATTCTCACATTTAACTATAATGAAAGGAATTGAAATCATGGCTAAATTAACAATTAACTTCGACGCTTCCATCCTGAACGAACTGCACACCAAACGCTGGAACCACTTAATCGGTATGCTGGAAAACGACGCGCTGTTCGTGGACGACCATCGTCACGGCATGGAACCGACCAAGCTGCCATACAAAGCACTGATTGTTCACATGCGTGGCGAAGTTGTAAACATCTGCCCGTTCATTGACAACACGCCGTATTTCTGCATTAACCCGCTGACACCATTTGAAGGTGTTATTCATCTGGACCGTAACAGCTGTGGCCACACCATTATGCGCGAAGGCAGCAAGAAGTGGCAGTTGGACCAACTGGTAGCAAAAGGCGAAATCGCCGGTTACATCGAAATTAATTAATTGAATCAATAAAGGAAACAGTCATGCAAACCCTCGGCATCGCATTCTTTGTAGCAGCGTTCACCCCAGTCGTTATCGGTTTAGCGTATTACTTCATTAAAGACATGCGTGCCGAAAACCAACCCATGGCTGTACGCAACAAGTAAGTCATAGCCCTGCATCTGCAGGGCTTAGCTTTTCATCATTATTTTTTTTTTCGTAAAGGAATTCTCATGTCTACTTTTTGTGTGGCAACCATGTCCACAGAGAACGGATGGGAGACCCAGTCGGTCCCCACGGCTCTGTCGCTCCATTTAATGTATTGGTTCGCTTCCCGTCGTAATCAATCCAAAAACTTGGCTAATGTCCCCAGCTTCTATTATCTGTGGCAAAAGTACGGCACCAACAAAGAGCAACTGATTTCTAACTGTCGTCAAGAACTCATTCAGTATATGTCTGAATTGTTCGATTCCCCTAAGGTGGAAGTGACCGCAGTGGATACGTCAGAAGCCGGTAGTAGCTTCCGTTTGGTGTTCGCAGTACAAGTATTTTCTGACGGGACGAACTATGACTTAGCAAGGTCCGTGTTAATTACAAACGAAATGTATAAAGTTCTGGACGAGGAGAGATTAAATAATGCATGACGATCGCCACTATTCTGATATTGAAATGGAACAAAACGCGCAAGAAGAGAACGCTTCCTACTCTCCTGAACTGGAGCCGGAATTAGAGTTCCTGAAAGACCTGCGTGTTCACACCATCAACGGCAAGCTGGCACTGGGCGATGAAAAGCTGCCGTTTAACGTCGCCAAGATCTATTCTGAAAAGGAGTTCGTGGATGTTTGGCTGATGCAATTTGCATTGGGTAACCATTACGGCATTAACTACTTTAACCATCGCGAGTGGGGCAAAGAAACCAACCTGGGTACGCTGGCCGCCATGGTGGTTGATGAAGAAGGCAAACCTGTGCTGTTCGTTCCGCCGGTTATCAGCACCAACATGACCGACCGGGATTACGAGCTGTTGCGCATGGCCAGCTGGACCGTCAACAACAACATGAACGACAACATGAAGAAGAACGACCCGAACGCCAGTTTGGACGTTGCTCGCAAGATTCATCAGCACATCACCCAAAAGGCGATGACGTTGACGGATTTGATTGTCCCGGAGTTCTACGCCAAGCACAACGTCGTGCCAGAAGTAGAGCAACAGGCTTTCTATCTGCGGGATGTTATTAATAACGGCGCGGTCGATATTAAAGACATGGTTGAAGTTCGTGAAATCCTGTACAAGGTACATCGCAACGAAGAACTCACCAGCGTAGAAAAAGAAAAGATCAATACGCTGTCGCGGGGTCAATTTGAGTTCACTGCACCGGAAGAAAAATCCACCGGCGGTGATGACGATACCGGCACAGATTCGTTTAACCCATTGGAGTGCTAACGGCACTAACAGGGGATTAAAGCAGCATGTTAACAAAAGTAAAGGAAGCGGTCAGCGAAGCACTTCATGGCGACGCACCCGTTTCTAACGGTCCCCTGAAAATTCTTTGGTGTTCGGACCAGCACTGTTTGCACAACAAAACCCCCACGGAACATATCCTGGCTAACCTGAGTCGTTTCTTCTATGTCGACAACGACCTGGCAAAAGTGGACATGATTGTGTTTGGTGGGGACTTCCTTGACCGTTTGGTTGAGGCCACCGACAAAAACCTGATGAAGGTGTTGGGTTGGATTAAAGTCTTTCTAAAGAAGTGCGAGGACCATAACGTCAAGGTCCGGTTCCTGGAAGGCACTAGTTCACATGACTGGGGTCAGCCCAAGCACTTTGAGTTTGCAGTACCGCATGAAGCCGACGTGAAGTACGTAGACACCTTATCGGTAGAAACGTTCCCCGAGTTCAACAACCTCACCATGATGTACGTGCCTGACAACATGGGTAACCGTACGCCGGATGAGATTTGGGAACTGGCGTTGCAGGTACTGAACCAGGCGGAACTGAAGGAAGTCGATTTGATTGCTTTCCACGGTGGCTTTTATTATCAGCTCCCGGAAAAAGCCTGGAAGCATGCTCACATGGAATCCCGTTGGGAATCGATTGTGAAGTACGGTATCTTTGCGGGACACATTCACATTCCGTCACACAAAGGTAAGATTTACTGTTCAGGGTCGTTTGATCGTATTCGCCATGGGGAAGAACATCCTAAGGGTGGGTACATTATCGAATTGGACAACGTTGCCGATACCTTTAAAGCCACGTTCTATGAGAATAAGAAAGCGTTACCTTATCTCACAATGTGGATTAACAAGGAAATGACTGCGGAAGATTTGGTGGAGAAGATTCACCTGTTCATTCGTAATCACAAGCTGCCTCCGCATTCGCAAATCAAAATTCGAAATGGGAACGGAGCAGTGGTCAATCCGGTGGTCAACATTCTATCGACGGAGTACCCGAAGTTGGGCTTCTCGGTGGAAAACGATTCCGAAGATGAAGCCGTTATCGACAAAACGTTGTTTGATCCAAATCTTTATCAGGGAGTGACGCTGGACGAAAACAATTTGTTTGACGCCTTGTACGCAGAAACCCAAGAAAAATTCAACTCTTTATCATTAAGCCGAGAAGAAGTCGAATCGGTCTTAAAGGAGTTTATGTAAATGGGGCGAGATGTCGGAACACTGGGTATGTCCGCCGGGACATCCTTGGCGTTTGAAGCAGAAGGAGCGAGCGCGATAGTGAGCGCAGACTCCTTGCTGTTCAATCTCCGTACACTCATTCGTAATGCTTATGAATCGTTCTCCTCAGTCACCCCAACTGCCAAGCAGGTTATTGCGTCAGTAAAGGATGATATTGTGAAGATCGGTAAGTGGGTAGAAGACCATCGAGGGACACGGCCTATCTCGATGACCATCTACTATCCCACGTACAAAAGCCTTGCACGAGTGTACAACAAAGCTGATTTGTGGGTTCCAACCAAAGACCATCAACTGGCCTATGCCAAACTGGTCGAAGAGGTGGGCAATGCATTGTGTGACCAATACAAGGGATTGATTAAGCAGGTGGATTGTGACTTCCCCAGCTTCTCCGGTCGCGGTATTGTGATGACACACCATGTAGTAGACCTGACGTTCACGACAGGCACTACCCGTCTCTATCTGCTGGAATCCCACACCGGGAGTCTGAAACCGTACACACAGTGGTACACGAAACTCACCGGTGGGTCAGAGTTGTTCTATATGCCCTTTAATCATTTGACCATTCAAATCTTCGGAGATCGTTCTACGAATTTCAAATCATCGAAGATAGGGATTAAGAATGTATTAAAGACAATCGCCAAAGATGCGCGCTGGACATCTGCAACCAGCTACGAACGTGTCAAGTTCACTATCCGTAATTTGCCTGCGGGCACGGATAAAGCTGGACTGCTCATGCTATTATAAATAAATACTGGCGTCCTATCTCTATAGAGTGAATGCCGGCATTTTCAGAATTTAAGAGGAAATATCATGTCAACAGGACAACGTCAGTTTGCGGGTAAGCCGCGTAAAAAGAACATGCTTAACGATTACCGTCAGCCGCTGCCGTGCAGTGATGAGCCGATGCCTGGTTCGAAGTATCCCGCTCAGCTGATGTGGGAACAGAAGGCCAACGGTAACATCGTTCTGAAAATCGCCGATGGCGTGTTCCAGGAAAACGCGAAGGGTAACCATAAAGAAGCAGAGATGGTTGCCGCAGACCGCAACATTCTGTTCCAGGCACTGCTCGATGCCGCGGATAACCCGAACTTCGGTTCCAAGCAGATTGCCGTACGTAAAAAGCAATTCGTCTTCCAGGGCGGTCAGCGTCGCATGTCCGACCAACCGGTGGTGCAGTGCTACCTGACCATCACCCGTAACGAGCGCGGTGTGACCCTGGGTTACTCCAAAGGTGACTACAAAGTCCTGATCCGTTTCCGTGGCCCGAACGACTCTACTGTGTTCGTGAAGAACGAAGCCGGCGAGCGTATGGAAGACCACGGTCTGATGTCACGCTGGGCGGTAAAAGGCTACGTAGGTTTCCATCAGCCAATTCTGGACCAGATGGAACTCACCGGTTGGGAACCACCGAAACCTCGCGGTGAGCAAGGCGGCGGTGGTGACAGTGGTGGCGGTTACGGCGGTGGTAATGGCGGCAATGGCGGTTACTCCGGCGGTGGTTATTCAGGTGGCGGTAACGGCGGACAGTCTGCGCCGGCACCACAGGGTGGCTTCGACGAAGACATCCCGTTCTAACAGGAAGTAGTCTATAACTCTTATATACCAACAACCTTTGGGGGAGACCGCAAGGTCTCCCTCCCTTTTTTACCCTTTCGCAATAATTTTTCAGCACTACATTATTAGTGTGTATAAGAACATGTAATATTCCTCAGGAGAAGAATTTTGCTTATTATCGAATCCACCCGCAGTTCGAAGAAGACCCTTGACGGTGTCGTGGTCTCCTATAACGGACAAACATTACGGTTTAACGGGAAAGCCACCATTAAGCTAGAGCGTTCGTTTAAGAGTGCAGGTGATGACGCTGAAGAAGCGAATCTGTTTGACTGCCAAAACGAATACATCGAAAACACGTTCACCAAAGAACAAAAGATTGCGCTGTTCAACTGTTATCAGCGTGGTTACGATGTGGTTGAAAACGGTAAGTTCTCCGACTACCAATCGGAAATCAGCAAGCTGGTACCGATTATTAACGACATCTTTGAAATCATCAATCCCGACAAGTTCTTCTACTTTATCCAGGTAAGCCGACACCTGGTGGTACCGAAAGAACTCAGCGTCGCGGCCAGCAAAGGGGATTACCCGGAAGAAACCACCCTGCTGGAAAAAGATTACATCGAACTGGCGAAGATGACCTTCCTGGTCCGTACGGTGTATCCGGTACTGTTCTCCTTACTGGCACGCTTTGAAGATCTGATGGGCGGCGGGTACAATGAACTGGTTGCCGGTAAGCTGCTGAAAGATTCACCGCACGTGAAACACACCGCGGGTTGGAATCGTCTGGTGCAGTACGTACAGTTCACCTTCACCAAACACGGCGTGCCGCAACAGTCTGTGAACGTGGCCAGTATGGAACACTTCATGGAACGTGTGGTGTACCGCACTATCTTTAACCGTCTGTGCTGTGCGGTGATTCCGGAAACGGAAGAAGGCAAGAACATTGCTACCGCTATCTCAGCCGAAGTGCGTCAGTGCGAAGCGTCCACTGGAGTCTACAAACGTAAAGAAGCCAGTTACGATGCAGACGACGATAAGCGCTCTCACTACGAGAAGTACCAAATCAGTGAAACCGTGAACTCGGCCAAAGAAGCTGCACAAGCAGAATGGTTCAGTTTCGGTCTCTACGATGAAGAAGACCGCCCACGCTTTAATAACCGCTTTATGCATCAGTGTAAAGCATTGGGGATTAAGCAGGAGCAGTTAGTTGACCAGGTGTTTGATAATCTACCGACTATCTGGGATTTCGAGTTAGGCCAGCACATCGTCAAGATTTTGCAGTTGACGTACATGGGCAAGCTCTCTCCCAATATTTATTACGCCTGTTCCTACGAGCAGCTCATGGCAGCGATTGCCATTGCACAAGTCTGGTTAGCAGAACGTGGGTACTATTACCTGCCATCTGTGTTGGGTGCGATTCCTACCGAAGACGGAGTCCGTACTCTGGCTGACGTGATGAAGCTCAACACCGAAGACCGCGAAGCCCTGGATGCCATTTGTGACGTACAGGCGAAAAACAACGAAGGCCGCTCAAACAATGAAGCGGTGCTCGCAGCTGCTGAGTTCCTCGATAACTTTGGCAACGGTATCTGGAAGACCAACCTCGAGTTGGGTGTGCTTCAAGAACCGGAAGTCTACGGTCGTGTGAAGAAAGGTTCACTCTTCCCGCTGGAAATCACCAAAGAAATCAAAGAAGAATTCATGCGTTTAATCATTGAGTCCAATACTTAATTTAATTGTAATTAGGAGCATAGAAAAATCATGGCAGAGATCCGCTTAGAAGAAGCTATTTTCGGTATGTCGAACAATAACCACGTTCACGTTCACCGTCATAACCAACTGTTGCTTGACCCTCAACAAGTCGACCAACTCAAAATGGAATCCATGGGGGGTGGTGTACGTTCTTCCACCCTTAACGATATTGCATTGAAAGCCGGTAGTCTGAGTACCGTTGCTCAAGGTGCGGTTGATTTAGAAGAAGGCTGGAACCTGCGTCGTGGGTTAGGTATGCTGCGCTTCATGGTTACCCAGAACGGTCTGGTAGAAGAAGAGCTCTGTATTCTGGGCTACCTCAAAGGCGGTTCCGCATCGGTGATGGGTATCGAAGGTCACACCATGTTTGTGCCAGTGCGTTCCTGGAGCAAGGTAACCGAAAACAAACAGAACCCGCTGGACGGCATGGACTATTCCCAGACCACCATCAATGACTCCTCGCAGTTCCTGATGGGTGACCCGGGTCAGACCAAACGTCTGCAATCACTGCGTCCAATTGACATTGCGGATTCCGTGGTGGGCTACGCAGCAGTACAGGCAGAAGACAGTGGTCCGAAAACCTTCGATGGCAACATCGGCAGCGACCTACAGGTAAACGGCATCACCGTCTCCAAAACCCACAACCTCAATCCGGTGTTTCACAGCCGTGAACTGATTAAGATGGCGTCCAATGTGCTGGGCGATACGGCAGCGCAATACGGTACACAGTACGCGTTGACCGACGCCACTGCTGCGCCAGGGTTAGGTGAAATGCACCCGACTGAAAACCCGTTCCTGCGAACCATGCAACACCAAACCGGTATGCATACGTTCCGTGGGTTCGACGGTTTTACCATGGACGAAATTGCCGCGGTGTTTGCTAACCTGGCAGACGTGTTGAACGTTAACCTGCTGGATGAAACATCTTATCCGGGTGTCGATAACACAGCCACCTCCAACGAGTACGGTACTTCTTCACCGTATGAAATCCTGGGGTCTGAACTGGCGTACATTACTGTGCACTCATTGATCCAATGTGGTCTGATGTCAGTAAGCTTCTCGGCGACCAACGACTTCAGCGAAACAGGCGGTCTGGCTAACAACAACGGCACGGTATTCATCCCAGGTGAATCCATGTCCTTGCTGAACCACGATGATGCACTGGCTGCGCGTGTGGAACGTTTCATGAACCTGGTGGACCAGAACTTCTTCACCAAGCTCAATGGCCCGTATCACCACAACCGTACCATCGTCGGGGTAAAAGTGGAATCGTACCTGTTCGGTGAAACCGTCGTGGAAATCTCCCTGAACGGTAACTTCAACGACCAGCGCCGTTACGTAAACGCAACCTTCGCTATTAACCGTCACAGCACCAACATCGGTGCCAACCAGGTTTCGGTCGACCAGGCCACTAACTTCTTCGAAAGCATTCGCAACTATTTACAATAAGGTATCTGAACCAATGAATGAATTAAACAAACTGTATTCCGCCATGTGGAAATCCTGGGGCGGCGTCATCAAGGAAGATGGCCGCATGGTGCTGGAAGTGGAAGGTAGTGAATACCCGGTGCGTATCGACGAGATGGACATGTTCCTGCCGTTGAGCGAAGTGCTGGAAGGTCAGACCATGGGTAAAGTGTTCTTCCACCCGGCCTGTGAAAACATCACCTCCAAAGAAACCGAAGTCTTTAAGGTGATCCGCAAAATTGCACCGATGCGTCTGCTGACCATGTTCCGCGAGTATCCGCTGGTACTGCTGGACGTGGCTACCCGTAAGACCAAGAAAACCTGGCGTCAGGATATTCTGGACTTGCTGGACCCGCTGAGCAACGTTAAGAAGAACGTGCGTGATGAGCTCAAGATGCTGTTCTCTCGCATGCACATTGAAGTGGAAAACGAAGGCGTCGACAACCGCTTCATTCACTTCAAGGTCAGCAAAGGTGGTGGACGTTCTAAAATCACCGGCGAGAAGGTGTACTACAAAACCAAGCCAAGCTTCCCGTTCTATAATGAAATGGTGAAGAAGCTGGCACGCAGTGAAGGGATGGCGGATAACCAAACGGTTGAAGTCAATAACTTTAGCGTGTCTCGTGGCGCACTGAAAGTGGCGGTTGATCTGTTCCAGGGTATCCTGCCGGCGGTAATGGCTCCGGACGACTACGAGTTTGAATCCACTCAACCGGTGGCAGCACGCTTGACGTCGTTCTTGATGTGTTATGCAGAAATGGCCGAACAGCTGAACCGTCTGCAGAACAACTTCCGCGCTGACTTCGATAAGAAGGGTATTTACCCAATCGATGTAAGCTGGGTAGAGCACCTGGAAAACCTGCCGGACATCTATCGTCAGGTACCGCAGATGGATTACAACTCGCACAACACGCAGGAAGAATCCACCAGTGGTGTCAACCAGGGCAACCTGGGCAACATGCTGAGCTTCAACAGCAACAGCAACAATACCCAACAGCAACAGCAGAACCCGCAACAGCAAGTGACCAATCAGATGGCACAGGCGCAGGGCTTTGATACCACCGCTCCGATGATGCAGCCGGGCGATGACTATCAGAACTTTGACATCGACTACAACACCAACTCCGTCATGCACTATGCACGTAACCGTTCTACCGGCATGACTGTATTGTACCGTTGTTCTCGTCGTGGTAACCTGATTGAGCGTCGCGAGCTGTATCCGCAGCAGCAGGGCGGTATGATGGGTGGTATGAACATGGGCATGCAGAACATGATGCCTAACATGATGATGATGATGCCTAACGGCATGATGACCATGATGCCGATGTCAGCACCGACAGCGGGTTCTACCATGAACAGCATCCAGCCGGGCAGCTACGATAACACCCCAGCGGTGTTCTAACTCGCAACATAACCCCTACCCCAGTACCCGTCAAGGTACTGGGGTAAAAGGAGATTGTATTCTTTTTTAACTGCGAACAGTATTCTTACGGGCTATGATGCTTTCCAGCTCAGATTCATTAAGGGTACGGATCTCTTTCAGTCCGCTGATATCCATAAAGGGATCTTCAATACCGTTAATAAAGGCAGTGGCCCAATACAAATGTGGCGGTATGCCTTCGCTGCGAAGTAAACGGTAGAAATCAAACCGATACATCTGCACCGAATAACGATTAATGATCGATTTGGTTCCCGCAGACTTCAGTAGCAGTTCTTTCTCTGACCGCACCAGGGTTTTAAACTCTTCGGTGTAGTAGAAGGCATACAGTTCGTTGTAGCCGGTTTCAATAGGCACGTCTTAATCTCCTATGCAATTTTAGCACTATATTATTAAATTGTAAATGGACAAGTAGTTTCACTAAAGAGGTATAATTAATGGGCCTTAAAATCAACCAACTTCATCCTGATGTCATGGGTGTCTGCATTAACCTTAACGTGTTTCCGTGGAATAACTCCGCCGCACGTTTGTACATGTGCGGTAACATGATTCCAAAGTCAGTGGTGACCGTTGGTCGGACTACCCGTAAGATTATCTCCGGGTTCGAAAAACAGTATGGAGAAACTGCGCGCAAAATCACGGCCCCGGCTAACATGACCGTTGAGCAGGTTTTCTTTATTGAAAGTCTGCAAGGCAATGGATTGGCAACCGACGAATGGAACAGCATTTGGGTGGTGTTCAAGAATGATGAAAAGAACGCCTACGATGTGCTGGAACTTCCTCGGTACAATACCCAGAACACCTACATCGGCTTCGAATACGTTTATGACAAAGAAATGATTAAGCGTCTGTTCGAAGAGAAGAACCCCACCTTCCGTAAAGGTGATGTGTTCGGGTGGTCCCCACGCATCAGTGAAAGTGGTGAGTGGCGGTTCGGGATGGAAACCAAGGTCGCAGCCATGTCTTCTCACCGTACGGAAGAGGACGGCATTGTTATCACCGAGAGCTATGCGCGTAACCGTATGCGCTGTATGTTCAAACATGAACGTGAGTTCAACTGGGATGAAGAAGAGTACGTGCCGGTGTTCCTGTACGGTACTGACGAGAATCCGCGTCCGTTCCCGGAAAGCGGTGAACCGATTCGTCCTGATGGTCTGGTTATGGCTTTCCGCAAGCGCGTCACGGAAAACGCGTTAGTCAGTCTTACCAAGAAAGCATTGCGTACACCGGACTACCTGTATGACATTCTGTTCTATGCACCGGCTGGTGCACGGGTAATGTCAATCGACGTCAGCAGCGACCGTATGAAGAACCAGTCGAATAACCGCAGCACGGAATACATCGACCAGGAACATAATCGGATGCTGACTCAGATGGAACGTGCAGCAAACGAACACTTCATGCGCATCATCTCCTGGTACGAGAACAAGAACTACCATAACGGTAAAGTGGAAATCCCGGTGACCTTTGAGCTGGATACCTTTATCCGTAATGCCTACTACAACTACACCGTGGACTTCCGCGGTCAGACCAAGCAGATTAACCCGTTGTACCGTGCTTTCAAACGTACCCGTAAGAAAGACTGGAACGTGAAGATTCTGCTGAAAGAAGAAGTGGTGGGTCGCAGTAAGTTCAAGCTCTCGGGCATGAACGGTGACAAAGGTGTAGCCGTAACCGTTATTCCTGATGACCATGCACCGATGTACGAAGACGGTACCCGTGCTGAAATCATCATCAACAACACGCCGGCGTTCCGTCGTCAAATCTTCGGGATGTTAATGGAGATGAGTATTAACTTCATCAACATGAACGTTCACCGGGAAATGTGTGCACTGCGTGACCAGGGTAATTATAAGGAGGCGTGGGCGAAGCTGATTGAGTTCTACCATACCGCTAACCCTGAGTTCGGTGAGATGGTGGATTCGGTGTACGTAACGGATGAAGAGCGTTTCGAGCACGTGGATTACGTTGCCCGTGACCAAATCTCCATTCAGTACCGCAGCGACTCAAAAGTAGTTGGGGCCGATATCATTAATGCGTTACGGAAGAAGTATTCTTATAAGCCGCAGAAAGCGTACTTCGTGAATGCCCTGGGTGAACGTATTCTCAGTGAGAACCCGATTCTGATTACGTCCATGTACTACATGCTGTTGGACAAATTCGGAACGGACATGTCATCTCAGGCCATGCCGAAGTCGAACCTGTTTGGTATGCCGGCGAAGCTCAACGAGCAGGATAAACACGGGAACTGGTATCGCGATATCTGGAACCGTAACTCCGGGGAAACGGAATCACGTCTGCGCGTTAGCCAGAGTGGTTCACAGGAAATCGTCAAGAACTTGGCGCTGGCCTACTCTCCTGACCTGCGTCGTGCTGTAGCGTCCCGCATTATCCGTGCTGACGATCCGTTTGAAATCAAGCAGATTGTGAAGCCGGCAGAATACGCCACGAATGCTGCAGTTATCATGGGTGGCTCTATGCTGTCCGATTCGGGGTACACTATCCGTCACGAACGCCCAACCGATCGCTCTTCAAATACCGGGGAATAATAGCGACATGATGAAAATTAATCTTCGAGAGTTTGCTAACCTACCAGAAGAAACTATTCTGCGTTGGCGAGGATTTCGTTTTGCCGCAGAGGTCACGGATGACTTCGGGGAAACCAAAAAGTCAGACACCTATAACCTGATGCTCAGTTGGTATGGACTGATTGTGCATCGACAGTTTAATGAGGAGAAATATCACCTGGATGAAATCGTGGACTGTAAAGTCTATAACGAAGATTCCTTGGCGGAACCGATTAACTGTTTCCTGAACCGTATCATGGTCACGATGTACGACCCGGTTCAGTCTGACCTGATTAAACGCCTCATTTATATCTGGCAGTGCAAGCTCAATAACTTCCTGGTGGCTACTACTGAAGGTCACGCTATCTCTGCGGATGCCGAGTGCGTATCGGAAGTGCAGCAAGACCCAGGCATCATTGAGCTGCGCAATCGGGTACTGGCCGGTAAGATTTCCATTGACGATGGTGAGCAGGAGTTCATCACCTACATGGAAACATCACCGTCGCTGGATTACAACACCTTTGCGCTGCTGGCACGTACTGGTGGTGTGCAGTACAACCAGGCGTATCAGACTATCATCTGTCGTGGTGCGGTGTTTGATTTGAACAACCAAATCTTCCCGAACCCGATTTATGATTCGTACGCTACGGGTATCACCAACCTGGCAGACTCCCTGGCAGAAATTAAGGGTGCGGGTAAATCACTGATTACCAACGGCAAGGCGCTGAAGGACTCAGAATGGTTCCACCGTAAAACGCACCTTTATATGTCTGTGCTGGAATCGATTGACCACTTCCACGACTGTGGTTCACCGTACACAGTTCCACTGAAAGTCACCGGCAAAGACTTTGCTAAATCCCTGCAGGGGAAATACATGGTCACCGAAGACAGTCAGCTGGTATTGATTACGCGTGACGTGTCGAAGAAGCTGGTGATTGGCGACACCGTGAACATCCGTTCACAGGCGTTCTGCTTGTCTCACAATCCAGCGGCTCCGTGTCGTGTCTGTTACGGTATGATGAAAACCGTTGTGCCGTACAACACCATCATGAAGCGGGATGCCAACATCGGGATGTTCTCAGGGACCACGGTCTGTAACCCGATGGGTCAGAAAATGCTGTCCACTAAACACTTCCTGCGTAACACCACCACACAACCGTTTGCCGTAATGCGTGCAGATGCTGACATCATCAATACCAACGGTGATGACATCTTCCTGAACAAAGACCTGTGTCGTGCAGGAACGGAACTGGTATTGCCGGTGGCTGTGGTGCGTGAACTGTCGGACCTGCGTTCTCTGGATACTTTGGAAAACGTAAGCCAGGATAAACTGTCCTTCTTTAACGATGTGACGTTTAAGTACACCATGGAAGATCCAATGATTGGCGGGACCACCACCCATCAGCGTTCTGTAGTGACATCAGTGTCCTCTCGTTCTGCGAAGATGACCACTGACTTCCTGGAGTACGTACTGACCCGTGGTTGGAAAGTGCAGGACAAGAAGTTCATCTCGGTAGAGTTAGGCGGCTGGAACCATAAAGCTCCGCTGTTTGAACTGCCGTACATGCACGAAGACCTGGACGTTCACCGTCGGCGTATCGAATCGTTCTTGACGTTCTCAAACCGCAACATCACCTGGAAGAAGCAGGAGGTGACCCCGCGTCTGTTTGGTGACGTGCTGAGCGAATTCTGGCAGCTCATGGCGCAGAAGTTTAAGGGCAACAACATTATCCATTTAGAGACAATGCTGTATGCCACAACGGCTGCGGACCCGTTCAATGGATGTTATGCACTGGTCAACGGCCGGGGTACTAAGTACTTCACGTCGTTTGTCAATTGCATCAACAACCGTGGTGCAGGAACCATGTTAATATTCGAACGCCAGCAAACGTACTTGAACGACCCTAAATCGTTCTTGATCAAAGACCGCCAGGGTACCCCCCTGGAGTGTTTCTGGAACCTGGCTTGTAGTTAAGGACAGGAGTAGGGTATGCGCCATACGGCCGTTATTAGCACGGCGAATAACTATATCCGTGTTCATGGTTATCACCAGGAGTTCGTCGAGCGTGTGATAATGCCGTTTTGTCGTATGAACCTGTATAAGACGGGGAGGGTCCCAATACCTGGGACCCGTGAAACCAAATACGTGACCACTCATGTGTTTGCCCGGTTTAACTTCGACAAAACAGAATTTCGCATTTGCCGCGAACTGTTTGATAGCTTTATCGATTATGCTGATACTCATGGCTACCACAAGAAACGTATCAAGGTTATCTCCGAAGCCGAACTGAGTGGCGTTAACGTCTCGTTTCAGTTTCAGGACGGTTGGGGGTCACCGCGACCGCATCAGGTGGATTGGTTAGAGTATCAGATGGGTGAAGGTGCGCTCAAGATAAACAACATGACGCCCGGGGGCGGTAAAACGTTTTGTGCGTTATACCAGATGGTGAAGATGGGTGTTCGCACCCTGATTACCATTCAGCCACGGTATATTCCGGTGTGGATTAAAGCACTGGGGGATATTGTACAGCTGGGTCCCCGTGACGTTATCTTGTGTGAGGGTGACCTCTCGCAAATCGTCGAGAACATTGAGAACGGTACGATTAACCCCAAAGTGGTTATTCTGCCGATGACCCGTATTGAACAGCATCTGAAGAAAGAGAAAGAAGACGAGTCCTATCCCGATTTGGACAACATCTTCCGGCGCATGGGTTGTGGGTTCCGTATCCAGGACGAAGCACACGAAGCCATCCACCAAATCTACCTTTCCATGATGTACGGTAACTTTCCTAAAACCCTGGTGCTCTCGGGTACATTGCAAGCCGATGACCCGTTCACCAACAAGATTTACCGCTGGCTGTTCCCGAAGAAGCATTACCTGAAGGCAACAGAACATAAGCAATACCTGGACATCGTTGCTTACCAGTATCAGATTGACATGCGCAAGTATCGCATTAATACCATGTCATTTGGGTCGTACAGTGATGTGACCTTTGAGAAGTCGATTATCCGTAATGGCAAGTTGATGAAGTTTTACTTTGAGCTCGTGAAGAAAGCGTTTGACGAGTTCTACCTTCCTCGAAGGCGTGAGGGTGGCAAGTGTCTGCTCTTCTTTTCGAAGGTGGATATGTGCGAACGCATTTGTTCAATGCTTAAGCACTGCTACCCTGACATGGATATCATCACGTACACCGGTGAGAACAGTAAGAAGGAACGCAAAGACGAGTACCGTAAGCATGAGGTGGTAATCTCTACCCCTGGTAGCTGCGGAACCGGTAAGGACATACCGGGACTCATCAACGTGTTCTGTTGGCACACTGTGTCCTCTATGCAACGTAACGACCAGATACTGATGCGCCTTCGCGATATCAGCAACCTCTGGACGGACATCGACCCGTTGTTCCTTTACGGCGTTTGTCTCGATATACCGAAGCATAAGGAGTATCACCGTAAACGTTATTCTCTGTTTGAACCAAAAGCCAAGCGTCAACGGCTGATTAATTCCGACATGATTCTAATGTAATTGAAGATTACCCTCTCTCCCTTCCCGGGGAGAGAGGGTATTTTCTTAGTGTCGTTCCCATATTACATGGTGTTAACGCGTCGAGAAGGTTGAAATGAGCGACGAGAAAGATTTTGATAAAGAGAATGCGGACCAGCAATTTAGTATCGTGTTTCGCAACCAGCACGGCTATACCGAGGACATCTACGAACTGTTAAAGGGGAGCTTGACTGATGCTTTACTTGCTTATGAAACTGCTGAGACGTGTTCTTATGACAACCTCCAGTGGGACATCACCCAACAGATATACGACCAACGAGGACGATTAAACGTCAGTCCTTTAAACGACAGCTACATGCGCATCCTAAAAGATGACCGCGAGTGGCGAGACGAAATGTATACCGGTACCCAGTTCCTGATTAACCATGTGTTGCAGGAGAACGAGGCCCGACTGTTAAGCATTTATCAATCGTACAACATTCGAGATGTGCAGGTCCCGGTAGTCACACAGAATCGCATTTTGGTGTTGTTGTCAGGGTTAAAGAAATGACAACACAACGCTGGGGATCTCTGTTAGTACCGCTAGAAGGTTTAGTGGACTATGGCTACTATGAAATCATCTGCCACGCAGTATCAGACAGAATCGTCAGTGTGTTAACCGGGGTGGACTTTGTGGACCACCTTGGGGTTTACGCCATGAACTTCATCCAGGTGCCGGACCACTATGTGGAACACGGTAATGAAATGGAATTCTACGCTGAGGTAACGTCTGAACTCCGTACGCAGTTTAACTATAACGAATCCCTGCCAGGCTACCTGAATGCCATGAACATTCTCTCGTTTTACCTGGGACACGATTTCCATGTAGCGGATATGAATGAACGTGGCATCACGGTATTGGTGGAGGCACCTTAACATGAAAAGCGGAACCATAACCTTAACCGACACCATCTTTGGGATGGATGAAATCAAAGCAGACGTGCAGCAGGACTTACTGGTGTTGATTATTGTGGAGGCCATCCGCAATATCCTCTGGCAACGTAAAGACCAGATGATGGTGGGTTACCACGAGGCGTTAACGTTACGTCCGCTTGAACAACAGGACAACACCGTTACCGCTGACGATGTTTATGTAATGTCGTTGAATCACCTCATGGACGTGATTGAGTTAAACGACCCGTTGTTTGACACCGAAGATGCCGACAGTGTGGCAGAAGTCAGTGCAGCATTGAGTGATAAGCTGTCGATGCTCATGGGGTCGATTGACCGATTCAATCATCACGAAGTCTTGCTCCCCTATCAGGAACTGCTGTTTAACTTCTATGAAGAGAACGAGTTCCCGAGTGTCTCCGGTACCTTTGTGGGAAACAAAGTTGTGCTCTGTTTCACTACACCGACTACGTTTGGTATGGCTACTATTTAACCTTTATGGTCTCTGCTCCGCAAGGGGCAGAGGTCAGATACCTATATTGAGGATAGAAAATGACAACGCAGAAAACTACCCCTAAGGCAAAGGCTCCGGGGAAACTGGTATTGGCAACGATTGTGGCTGAGTGTGCTTATAAAGGACAACAGGCCGTTATGCAGGGTAAACACGAACTCGAAGAAAACGGGTTTGAATCCGCTAAGGTATCCCGCTGCTGTAACGGGCGTCGTCGTGAACACAAAGGCTGTGTGTTTGAATACATCTCAGAGAAAGAAGCACAGAACCATGAGCGTGGTTTTTCACCGGAGACCCGAGCATTCCTCACCAACATCATTCATTTCATGACGCCAGTGATTACCGGTGTGAATGAAGAGACCGGTGAAGAGATTGTGATGAACACTGCCTCTGATATGAAGGCCCGTGGTTTCGTGCCGGCTAAGGTACGTGCTATCATTAATAAGGATAAAACCTACAACGGCTGGAAGTTCACCCGCAAAGACCCTGGTACCTTGAAATAAGGTATACCCTACTCCCCAACGGGAGTAGGGTAGTAACCTGGTTTTATTTTTTATTGTTGCAGTGCTGCTTTCAAATCCAACGTGGTGTTACTCAGACCTGCAACGTGTACCGCTTTCATACGGGACAACATCATGTTGGTTGGAACACGTACAACGTCTGCAGACACACGGGTGGTATACATCCCCAGCCCGGTACCTAAACAGGTCTTACAGTAGTTGCCGTCTTTCTCAATACAGAACTGAGGTACGCGTATCTTCAATGGTCTACCCAGCAGGCTGTCGACGTTCTCTTTGGTAATGAGTTCGGCTTGACCTTTGCTGTTGATGTAGTACGACCCTGTCCACCATTTCTTATTGGACTTGGTCAACACCACTTCTTCCCCTACTGGAGATTGACAGTCAGGATTATCTGCACGCACACGCCCTACCAGACGCAGGGTTTCTTTTACCCTGGCTCCGCCTTCACCCGTTGCCTTACCACGGTTATAGGAACCTTCAATCGCGGTGTTGATGTAGTTCGCCATTTCACTGACGTCCCACCCTTCATCCAACGAGTTGGTCAAGGACACAAAGCGACCGGTCTCAGCGTTGTACTCTGCACCAAAGGCAATGAACATACGCTTACGGCTGTTGTCGATAAACTTCTTCTCGATGTAGAAGGTGTTACTTGCCCCCTTCATCTGAATCTCGTAATCGAGCTTCACCACCTGGTCGATAATGCCCGTGAACACAACCGGGTCATCCAGCTTGTCTTTGTTTTCGGCAAAGAGCTTGTCACGCAACGCCAGTACTTCTTTCGGTACGGTTAATGCATCAATGCTGCTACAACGCACAAAGAACAGGCTGAGCCCTTCCAGGAAGTTACAGTGGGCAGAGAACTTGGTGACACAGATGTCAACCGGTGCTTTGCCTTCAGGAACCTCTTGTCCTTCTTCCGGGTTATCCACCATTAACTCACGCAGGGTATCGCACACGAAGTCTTTGGTGAATTCCCCGTTGTGATACGGTACCAGTTCCCCAAACACTTCCCACAACAGCACCACGTTAAACAGGAAGATACCAAACGTGGTTTCCGTGGCCTTTCCGCGTAAGCAAGGGTGGAAGTCACCCGGCAGGCTAATCGGTTCATCGATAAAGAACAGCGGTGCATCTTCGGTGTGTTCTATCTCAACCGGATGGGTACCTTCAAGATACCAATACTTCCCACCTTCTAAATACAACGCATAGGGAATCTTCTTAAACTCCCCAGCACTCTCGATGTCTTCTAACTGAATAGAAATGATAGACTGCAAGAATGCCTTTTCGTTGTACGCCTTTTGTTCAAAGGTGTGCTTTAAGTAGTCAATCTTTTTCATGACCCTTCACCGCCTCCCAGTTGCAGTTCGCTGAGGATTTTATCCAGCTTCATCCGCACAGTGATATCATCAATCACTTCGTCCAAGTACTTCGACGCAGCATCTTTGATTTGACTGTCATTGAGCTCACTGATTAAGAAGAGACAGATGATGTTAATGCCATACGCCAGCGGGTCACCGTTATCTTCTTCCAGGTAACGCTGTAGATCGCACTTAAAGAAGTTCAGCAGGCTCTCTACGGCTCCGCCGAGTTGTCCCTGGTTGACGATGTGGTCCCACGTCAACGTGCCTTTAAACAGCGGCTTATTGGCGATAACACGATCGATGATGTTTTGCGGTGGGTTCACTTCTTCATCGTTGGCTTTTAAACCATCCGACAGGGCCTTCAGCAAAACTTCACTAACGTCCTCTATGATATAAGTAAAGGGTTCTATGTCGAAACCTTCACCGTTCAGCTTTTCCATTACCATCAGGAAACGCTCTTTGGAATCGATGTCTCTCGAATCCAGAATGTTGCTCAACCCCAGGGTATCTTCATAACCCGGTAGTGTGTACACCATGTCAACCAGACGGATGTACAACGGCAGGTGTTTGTTATCGACGTATTCTGGAGAAACGGTAAAACCCATCTTCACCAGAATCTCCATTATATTGTCGACTATGAGCGACCAGATAACTTGCTTTTTGGCTTGTGTCTCCAGTTGTTCATCAACAAACACCTCAGTGATTTGTGTGGGGAGTAAACTGTCCGGATACGTCAGCAAAATGTAGTTCAACCCACGGGTAAGAATTTCATAATGCAGCTCCGGAATATACTCTTTGAATTCCGACCACATATCACCGACGTAGTGAATGGGCAACGTCTCATCACTGTCGTCATATACTTCTTCTATTTCATTAATCATACGAATACCTATACCTTTCGTAAAAAGGAGCTACATAGCATGACCACTAAAAACAACTTCAAAAAGCAGCGTAAAGCCGTACAAAAGCGCAAAGCGCGTGAACAGGCAAATGCTCAGGCGAACCACCGTGCACGCTCTCAGCCCAAGGGCAAGAAGAAGCACCCGAAGTACTCTGAAGAGTTCATCCACCGTTATATTCAGCAGCATGGGTTTGCTCGTGCCGTGGTTGATCTCAAGCTGGAGCCGGAGAACACCGAGTTCACTAACAAAGACATTGCGCAGATGATTGCGGAAAGCATCCCGCCGATCACCCGTACGCACGCTGGCGTTGAAGTGCTTGCTCGTCTTGCGAAAGAAGGCGTGATTGAGCTGACCGAAGAAAACCACGCGCTGATCGTTGAATACGACAAAGTGGTCGTGAAGTTCAACGAAGACGTCGACGCCGTCATCATGCTGATGGAAGCGAAGAAAGAGCCGGAAGAGTTCATGGAGCTGGTCGCGCATCTCACCGACATGCTGATGGACCTCATGACCACGTACCGTGAGCCGGTTATCGAGCTGATTGAATCGCACAGCGAGAAGGTCGAAGAGTACGTTAAAGAGCACCGTGCTGAAGACCAGAGCATGGACGACTACATGACCCTGCTGCACACCCAGCGCGCTGCAGAAATCTATCCTCTTTACCGTACCGGCCTGACTGTGACCGAACACGTCGACGCTGAGTTCGCTAAGTTTGACGAACAGCTTAATGAAGCCGCTGCATCCGAACAGCCGTCTGAAACTCAACCCACTGAATAACGGAACTTATTGACCATGGAACAACAACCTGGATTCGATCCTGATCTGAACAAAGATCTCCTGACTGAAGAAGTTGCTCATGCCCCGCGTCCCAATATCGGGCAAGCAGCTTCTGTACAACCAACTCAGTCTCAGCCGGTTATCCCGCAACCTCAGCCTGTGGTTCAAGAAGCCGCTGCCGCTGTTCCGGTTAAAGAGCCCGTTGCGCCAGCGCGTGCTGACCAAATTCACACGGCTGAAAACACGCCGTTCAAAAACTTCATCCCGCTGTCCAGCATCTTTATTAAGAAGCTGACCGAGAAAGAGAAGGAGCAGGGTTATCTGACCGTGTTCCTGGGTAACCACAAAGACGTTATCGAAGCGAAGAACGAGCTGATTCAGAAATGGCTGGTCTTCCGTGCGTCTATCGGTATGCTGGCTGACGGTGAAATCACCGAGCAGGAAGCGGAAAGCGCCCGTGCTAACTGGACAGAATATCTGCAGGCGAACCACCCAGGCGAAGACCAGGAAGAGATGGAGAAGTATTGTCTTGAGCTGTATCAGTTTATGGACACCATCCAGGACGGGATTAAAATCCGCAGTCGTCTGATGCAGGAAGACCGCGTTACTAACCTCAGTGACCGTGGCAGTAACTTCATCACTGGCGACATCACCGGTAAACAGCCGAAGGCCGTACTGAAGAACACCGCGCTGTCTGAACAGATGCGTCGTTCTGCGCTGAACGCCAATCAGGACCTGTATGAGTTTGATATCCTGCTGCGTAACTCGTTTGCCGGTCTGTCTATCCGTCGTCCTAACCTGCTTTCCCTGGGCAGCCTGGTGCAAGCCATCAGCAATCAGGTAAAAGGCTACGTGCGTCAAATCAACAACCCGTCGGTTACCCTGGCCTACATTGCCGGTATTCGTTGTATGTGGGACTACGTGTCTAAACTGATCCTTACCTGTTCAGTAAAAGACACCCGTGACTTCCGCGAGCTGGCTGACTCTATCCTGTTAACGGATGTGGACCAGCTGGCTGTGGGTCTGTTGAACTCCATCTACACCCGTGGCGTGCATCTCGAACTGCGCTGCATGAACCCGGGCTGTAACTGGTCTGATTTTGGCCTGGCTGATCCGTCAAAGCTGTTGGACATTCGTAAGAAGTTCGAAACGCCGGAAGAAGCTGCGGTATTCGCCAACATCATCAACCGTCGCCAGAAGTATTCTCGCGAAGACATGGAGAAGCTGCAGAAGGCAACCAACTACGGTATTGAAGACACTCGTGTGTTCGGTACTGATGGTCGCCATTACTTCCGTATCTCTCCGCCGACGTTGACTCAGGCATTCGAAACCCTGGAGTTCTTCACGGAAACCATCAACCCGCGTATTCAGGAACTGCGTGCCAACACGTTGGACCCGAAAGAGTTCGAAAACGAACTCACTGCGCTGTTGACCTCTATCTCCTCTGCGGAATACCTGCACTGGATTTCAGAGTACGTGGTACTGCCGGAGCCGGGTAGTGATGCTGAACCAACTGTGTACGCACGTCCTAAGCACGACACGGCTGAGTTTAACCGTGGCCTGATGGCTATCCTGGAGGATGACCCTGAGCTGGGTAATGCCCTGGTGAAATTTGTGTACAACAAATCACCGTTCCTGTCTCGCGTCTTCACTGGGGTTGACCACCACGAGTGCCCGGCCTGTAAAGCACGTTCTGATGAACACGACGGTCGTCAGTTAGGCTTCACTCCGATCAACGCCTTCATGAGTTTTTTTACCCTTACCCAGTTGAAGCTCATGGTGAGAACGGTCCAGGCCGACATAACAAACCGCGAAGCCCTCTCGGATTAATCACCGAGCCTTACTTCTCGGCTGAGTACCTTCGGGTCTCTGGTAACCTGCTTGGGAAAGATATCTCGAACATCTCTCCTGAGCAGCTCCAACGTTATGAAGAGATGCTGTACGACTTCAACATGGGGTATTACCGAACGGAGACCATGACTCCGTTTTCGTCGGTGGCGTACATCAAAGAGGAAAACGAATTCTATCATCCTTTATCGTTTGAGGAGACTGGCAAGCGCTATGGGTTTAACAAACTGCACGACGTTATTCCCATGGAGACGTACCTGAAGCTTCCAGCCTTTATGATAGACGATTTCCTTAACGGCATCACGAAAGGCAAAGAGCAGCGGTTCAAGTTAGATAAGGACAAAGCACCGGCTGACGGTGACGCACCTAATGCTGAAATGCGGAACGTTGCTCTCCAACTCGAAAGTATCCTGAAGACTATGAACAAGTAATCTTCCCGTATCTCCTCCTCTGGCTGCGGCTGGGGGAGGGATATTTTATGCATGCCTCCTTATTCTTTATTTATGAAAGGTGAAATTATGGGTCAGCCTACCAAATCCGCTCCACAGATTGAAGAAGTGAAAGATCTTGCTTCTGAGAAAGAACCAGTCCTGGTACTGGATGAAGCACCTCCGGCTGCGCCGGTAAAAAGCACGGGTGCTGCCAACATCAAACTGAAAGATGTTGAGACCGTGAAGATTGGCGACCAGATTAGCGCCAAAGGGGATTTCGTCAGTGAACTGATGATTACCCGTATCAACCAGCACATGGAATACCTGCGCGGCGAGAAAGGCTTCGCTACCGACGATGTGCGCTTCCGTGAAATGATTACCTTCATGGAAACCATCGGCAACTCCACCACGCTGGGTATTGACCAGTACTGTGTGGTAACCGACTTCCTGATGAAGACCATTCGCGATAACCTGGATGACTTCAAAGAAGGTCGTGCCTTCCGCTTTATGCGTGGTCTGAGCCGTCACTATTCTGACTCTGCGATTGCAGCTTATCAGAACTACATGACCATGCTGATCCGTCTGGCTGGCGCGTACGCTGACCGCAAGCGCGTCTTTAAGAAGATGGACCTGGACTACATCACTGTAGGGATGCCGGTTGCTGCACGCAACAACATCAACACCTACATTCGTCGTCTGTGCGAATAAAAGAAACAACATAAACCCTACCCCTACTCCTTAACGGGAGTAGGGGTAGTTATGTGGTTTATTTAAAACTCTGCAGCTTTCAGTTTATTCAGTACGTCTTCTTTACCCAGCTTAATCAGATGAGACTCAAACACTTCTTGAATCTCACCGGCTTTCGGGAAGCGGAACAATTCATAGCACAAACTGATGGCGTTCGCTTGAGGACTGGAACCGTAGTTCACTCCAATCTCTCGGAACTTCATCATGTCAGCACCTTGAATACGTGTGGCTTCCATCTTGGTAGTTTTGTTCCCTACGTTCAACGCAACGGTCTCGGTAGGATAGGCCCCTTCAACGTCAACGTCATCGGTTAACCCACGTGCCATACTGACCACGTCACTTAACCCTTCGAACAGCACTTTACCCATGGCTGCGTTCTTCTCAGTTTCAAGAAGAGCAATCCAATCGCCCAGTGTAGGTAGAATGTCAGTAAACGGCTTCTCACGACGTGCACCGGTACAACCCCATACGTAACCATACTTCTTGGCAACGAACGACAGGGTGTCACTGATGATGCTTGGTTGAGATGGATAGTTGAAGTACTCGGAATACTTTAACAACATCGGCAGAGACAGAGACAGATCATCCGTCTTATCGTTAATGTCCTCAATAACGATGTTATCTTTGATGTTGTACATGCAGTATTCGTACTTCGCGTTCTTCTGCATCCAGATGTGCCATGGCAGCGTACCGGGTAACAGATGCTCACCTTTATCGGTATAGAGCTTTCCGTCTACCTTCTCACGTTCAGCCGTTGCGTTCAAACCGTAGCTTTCCAGTTTGCCCTGCGGTGCACGTTTAATGGCATACTTACACGCTGCATCAACCCACTGCCATGAAGCCAAGGTACGAACCGTTGGGAATTTCTCTTGCCACTCTAACGGAGTGCGGTCGCCGTTCTCTTTTACCTTGTGAGTACGACCAGGATGAAACTCATAGTTACAATAATGGTTCGGTACACCTGGATCACAATAGATACGAGCAACATCAAACCCATGACGTTTTAATGCGGTTTCGTTTTTCTCCATATCAAACGCGGCGTTCCAACTGGCAATCCAATCTGGACTCCACTGGTGCCACTTTTCAATGTTGGCTTTAACGATTAACGCTTCGTTATCAAAGAGTTCGTATTCAACGTGAGAGATACCACGACGGTTTAACGTTTCACGCAGATAGAGTTCTTCGTACTTACGCAGGTTGGCCAGAATCTCCTCATCGTTCTTTTCATCAAACCAGTTACGGTCTGCCGCAAAGTACGCCACCTTTTCAAAGGTAGTAGACGCCATGATGATCTCTTCATCCGGCGAATGCATGTTGGTTTCAACGTCGTACGCTGCTGTGCGATACGGTTCAGTTTCCTGGTGTTCCGGATACTTCTCATGGAACTTCTGCTTGAACACAACCGGAATCGTCTGTTCACACCCAAACACATACTGACTGCCTTTCATCTGACGAAGCTGTGCAGTGACATCCGGACGACCATACAAAATCTTGCTGATGTTGTACGCTAACCGAGCACGACTGCTGCTGTATTTCTTACACATGCGTTCGTCAATGTAATCTTTGTTCTGTTCGAACTTGCGGTACTTCTCTTTAACAATGTAGAAGTCCTGCTTATAATCTTCAATACAGGTGTATTGATTGCTTCGAGTGCCGTCTTCATGAATGTTTGTTATCTTGGCACCCAAAAGATCTTTCATTGGATCGTATCGGTGTACGCCGTAATTCGCGTGCTTACAAACACGAGCAACAATGGGTGAGGAATTAGGAGTCATTTTCATGTCCTTGGCATTTTATGAAACTCTTAAAAAACTTTCGCTATAGTTATGCCTGCGCAGTGTTAAATAACGAAGGACGTGCCGCCATGATCGATATTAATTTCCTTGCACCATGGAAGGTGGAAGGTTTGGAATTTATGGACTTTCAAAACCGATTGTTTTATCATGAACTCAGAGACCTGTTTGAGTCGTATATTCGTCGGGATGATGGAAAGGTTCTTCTCAAAGGTTCAATTGAAGAAGACCTGTATACAATCATCGAGCGCTTCACTGGATATAAGAACATCAAGCTGAAGCTGGTAGACTGGGGTAACTTTGCAGTAGACACGGCGTACTTCAACCCGAAAAACATTTTGAACAGCCAGGCGGCGGAAGATTACTTCTCACCTACTGACTCAACGTTAGGTAAGTGGTTTGCTAAAAACCGTAACAAGGCGTTCAAAGGCGGTGTTGATCGTAGCACAGGTAAAGTCACCGGTGCGTTCTGTGATCTTCCCGTGGAGCTGTATATCAACCGTTACCTGGACGATACCTTCCCGGAAGAGATGGTCAGGAAGTATAACACCGATTATGCTTCACTGTGTGCCGGTGTGGTTGTGCACGAGTTCGGTCATATCTGGGGCGGTTGCCTTATGATTACCCAGGCGGCAGAAGATAACTTTGTTATCAAAGCAGCCATTGAGGGGATGCGTAAGGTTACGCGAAAAGAAGAAGCAGTGGTTATCTTAAAAGATGCCGCTAAGCTGCTTGAGCTTGATCCGGTGGCCGATAAAGAAATCATCGACCTGATTGACGGTAAAAACAAAGAAGAAGTCACCGTCATGTACTTCACCAAGATGATGACACAGCGTAACACTCGTCGTGCATTGTCCCTGGGTGTCCCGCAAATGACCTCGGAAGTGTTAGCTGATGCCTACGCTATTCGTATGGGTTGTGACCGTGGGTTAATGCCAGCGTTGGCTATTCTTTATAGCACCGGGCGTTCAGGCATTATTAAAACCGGTTTCTACGCCACCCTTATCTTTACCGTAATCATGCAGTTGCTTACGGGTATTCCGATATTGCTGTTGGTTATGGGTGGGTGGTCTGGTTTCCTGCTGTACTTCTTCGGCATGACTTTCATCTATTCACTCATTACCTATTTCGGTATGAGTTATTCCGGTGATTATAACTCGGACTACCGTCGCTATGATGACGCTATCCGTCAGCTGATTGCCCGGTTCAAAGAAGACAAGAACATGTCTTCCCATGACAAGTCCATGGCCATCAAAGAACTGGATAACTACCTGCAAATCGGTAAAACCATGAAGCCGCTGATTGATAACACTGTGGTGCACCGCACTATGGGTTGGTTATTCAACGGCAGTGATTTCAAACGTAACGAATTCGAACACTATTCCCAGGTCCTCGTTAACCACGAGATTAACCTGCTGGGTGACAAACTGGGTAAACTCATTGCCTAAAGGAACTTATCATGTCTCATCTGAAACACATCTCTGAACTGAAGCAGGCACTGGATACCCTGGGTATCACCTGTCCGTTCAAACAGCAGGAACTGACCATGGAAGCGTACTTCCGTGCTATCCTGGTGTCGCACTTCCGTTACAACACGTCGCTGTCTATGACAGAAGACCAAACCCAGCGTTGCTGGAAACAGCTGGACAAGTGGAACTGCGTCTCCCCGATCAAAGCCCAGCTTATCATGACCAAGGTCGCCACCTTCCTGAACAGCCTGCGTAACTCCCTGGGTAACCGCGGCGTGAGTCTGGAAGAAGAACCATCCCTGGAACTGCCGGACGGCACCAAACAGTGCCTGTGCAGTCTGGACACCTTCAACGACCTGGTTCAGTACCTGGCCAAAGAAATGAGGGAAGGCAATGAGTGATACGCCGGTTTCTTCAATGACCCAAATCAACAAAGGGAACACCACCGCTTACCTTCCGGGTGACGATGATGATACCCAGCGTGTTGATCTGGATGAGTACTACGAAGAATGCGAGCAGACTCACGTCACAAAGATGGTTACCGGTGCTGAAGCATTCTTCAGTAAAGGTGTGCTGTCGAAATCCCTGGCGCGTCTGAGCGGTCTTTCCGGGTGCGAAAATTACGACCCTATTCCGTCCCGTATGAATGCAAGACTGGGCGGGGAAGGGTTTGTTAGCGTTATCGTGGATGGCTTTAAGAAGTTCATTGAGAACATCATTAAGTACGTCAAGATGGCGGTGAACTGGATTGTGGATTTGGTGAAAACCCTGCTCGGTTATAAAAAGACCAAGCGTCAGGTTGAACAAGCCACGGCGGAAATGGAAAACATCAAGAAGGAGTTCAAGGAACTGCTGAAAGGACTGGGCTTCCCGTCTGACAAGTGGGACCTGGACAAATTCATTGCGGACCCTGAAGTGTCGTTTGACCGCATGGGTGCTTTCCATATCCTGCGCAACAAGTTCATGGATGATGCAGAAGCCATCAAACGCCTGGGTGAATCTCTGCCTACGTTTGTAACGGCCGTTGAGTTCATGAACCAGTCCAGCAAAAACGTCAAGCGTGCCAGCGATAACTTCCACAAAGTGATTCACAATGTGGCGGGTGAAGTCCGTAAGGGTAAAACCGACGGGCGTGCTGAGCTCGAGTTGATTAAGCAGGCCGGTCATGAAATCAAGTTAGCCACTAACTTCGAAGGCATCACCACCAAGTTGAGCGAACTGTACAACGCCCTGTACACCAACACTGACGGCAAGGTTATCAAAGAGAACAAGTTCTCGAACGAAGCATTGCAGGAAGGGTACATGGAAATCCGTGCACAGCTGCAACAGCTGATTACTACGTCTTCTGTATCCATCCAGTCAGTGCCGGACCGCCAGACGTTGCTCAGCAGCATCGCCGATGCATCAGCCCGTTACGTTGCGCTGAAAGACACGGACATTGATCTGTCGCACATCGACTTCAAACAGTACGGTGACCTCATTAACAAACAGGACGCGGAAATCATTCGTGAGATTGATAAGCTGACCGGTGTTAATGGTGCGTTGATTTCTGCCTACAGCAATACGGCGAAGATGGTGCGCGACTATACCCAGTTCTGTCACAGCATCATCAATGTCCTGAACCAGACCAACAAGCAGTTGGAAAACCTCTGGCTCTGGCATAGCCGTGCGCAGCAGATGATCTTCTTCTACGTGCTGAAAGACTTCGAAGGCATTGTTGAGCTGAACAAGCAATACATCGCCATGGGTATGAATCCGTACGCTAACGGTGAAGGCATTCCTCGCGTGGATGGGTTCATTAAGTATGATGACCGGGTAACGATGTTTGAAAAGATTGCGGGCACTGCCAACGATCTGCTTGAAGAGAACATCAACGGCATCAAAGACAGCATTCGTAACTTAAGCCGTTCTTTGGGGTGGACACCACGATGACCGAGAAAACTGAACTGATGGATTTCGCTGAACTCGAAAACCGTCGTGATGTGGCTGTAGCCGCAGCAGAAGCCATGGCGGAAGAGTTCGCTCGCCTCGAAGAGCTGGCCGACAGTCCTATCAGTGGACAAACGGTTATTGCGATCGTTTCCAAGCTGGCTCCGAACGATCTGATTCGAGTGCAGGAACGTGTGATGTCAGCAGAGTGTCGTGAAAACGGCTACGTACTGAAAGACGCACGCTTCAATGGCCCGGACTCTTACTACCACGGCGTGATTGAAAGCATTAACTCTGTCATGAAGGGTTACCGCGATCATATCGTTGATGTCTTTGCGAAAGCACTGGCGAACCTGTCTTCTGATTCGTCTAAAGCTGGCGACATCTATGCGGACATTGGTCGTGTGGAACAGTTGTCCGTGTGGTTCGGTACAGAAGCCGGTGTGGTCGTTACTGACTGGACTGACATCGTACCGTTTAAACAGGAAGAAGGTAACTATCTGTTAGAGGCTGCTCCGGTTGAACGGTTTACCGAACACCTGGATGCATTCATTGGCTACTCCGCACTGAACTGTGGTAGTGTGTGGGCACTGAATAACGATCTGCCGAAAATCAAAGAGCGTATCAGACTCTTGCAGTTGTTACACAAGCGCGTTCACAGCTATCTGTAATACACATAAGTCCCCTCTGCCCTTTGCGGGGCAGAGGAGGGCTTTATTATGTTTTAGTTTCGAATGCTGACATCATGCTGCAAGAAGCTTACCTCAACGGCTTCCTTCACGCTTAACAATCCGTTGCTGCCTGTTTCCAGAAGCTTACGAACCGAGAAGCCTGACGAGCTGTCCAGGTTACTTACTACATCCAGCGTGGTATCGCCAGCAAAGGCACCAATCTTCACATCCACCACATCACCCCCGGCATCCTTCTTCAACGCCTCAGTGATATCGGACATCCCTAAGGTATTGCTGGACAGAAGTAAGTTGTTGATGATTTGCGGTGTGGTTGTGCGCAACGACTCTTTCAAGTTAGTGTTGTTGAACCCTGACTTGTTAAGGTAGTACACCACCTGGAATGCGAGGTCTTGACGAATCACCGTTTCATAGTTGTTGTTCACCATGACGTTGCGATAGCCAATCTTGCTCTTCGGTTGGTAGTACAATGACGTGCGGTCACGTGCATCGGCGTTAAAGGCTTCCATGTCTTTCGTAATGACCTTGATGAAGTAATCCTTTGTTTCCTGCGCAAAAGCCTGGTCATACGAATCGTTACTGAAGAAGTAAGCACCGTCAAACGCGATGAAGTCCCAATGGTACAGCAAGTCCGCCGGAGCTTTCAAGACCGGTTGTCCGTCTGCCCCAATCACATAGTCCACGTTAGCCCGGTATTTATAAATAGGCGAACCACCGGACGTGTACTTAGGTTCACCGATGTTGTGCTCGATGATAGGACGTTTGTTGACATCCAAGACCAATTTACCTTTATCATCACGCTGATACACAATCTGCTCGTAGGTATCGGGCACATCGTGGTCATAACGCTGATATTGGTCATCACCTTTCAGTGGACGGATACGGCTGTAGATGTTGGTCAACTCAGCACCCAGTTGCACTTTGTAACGGGTTTCAATGATGGCCATCATCTGACGTGTAAACAACGTCTGGTCCAAACGTTCATCCATAGAGGTTGACGGAACCGTGGTGTCCGCTGACACGGTGAAGATAAAGGACAGTTCATCGGTCAGTTGAATGGTCACATCACGCACCACACCAAACTGATGCATGTTCTTAATCACCAGCAGGTTGTTGACGTCCACGTCGAAACTGGACTCCAGCTTAAAGCGCCACACGCGTTCTTGCTGGTCATCGGTACCCATCAGTTCACCGCCAATACAAGCAGGACGTGCACTGTCTTCCGTAGCGAAAGAGAGTTGTACCCCAACGTTGGCATTCTCCAGCTGTTTATACCCTTTACCGGATTTGGTCTTCAACAGAATCTCATAGCCGGTATCGGTGTGATTAATGGTAATTTCACCCACGCCCACTTCCAGTCCTAAGTTCGGGTTCTCACCGATATAGGTCGGAAGCATAAACTTCGGTTCGTCCAGGTGATAGGTCCGCAGTACGGTTTGGTTATTGGTTAAGTCAAACACGTAATAGAACGGAATGTACACCAGGGTGTTGTTCGACACCAGTTCAACCTTGGCATCCGAACTCAGACCCATGTAGGCGTTCTTGGTGAGTTGATTAATCAACACCGTCGTCGGAGTAGAGACATCAAACAGCACACCCGGTGGAATGGTGACACGTTTACCGTTGTCATACACCACACCGCTGTCAATGAGCGTATTCACCGACGTCAAGTGACTGCCCACGAAACAGTTCATGGTAGAGTGGAAGTCTTTGTTAGACTGTACCGGCAACTCTTTGGTCACGGAATAACGACGGGCTGTTAACAGGTCCACTGACCGCACTGAGCCGTAACCGTAGTTGGCTAACTCCCCGCTCAGGTTAGAATCCGTAATTGGAATCCCACGCTGACGACGCCCTGCAATGATGCTCTCCTTTAATACCGTAAACGGAATCGGATTAGACCCGCCGCTAACGATATCCGCAAACTGCCATGCAATCCCACCGCTTGAGGGAAGTTCCATGGAGTACGGTCCCAACGCTTTACCGGGATAACGGAAGTCCAGGTAGTTCGGCTGGTATTTGGAAATCTCAATGGAGGTCAGGTCTTTAACCAGTTCGCCTTTGGTGGTGTAGGTGTACAACGTCACCGTCCCGATACCCATACCGTTAGAGATATAGACATCCGGAATTTCATAACGAATGGTGTTGTTCACCGTATCCAGTTTTAACGCCAGGGTCGGGGTTAACGGATCAAAGGTATCCTGGTCGTAGCTTACCCGCAGTTCAGTGGTTTGGTTGTTCTGGTTGGTTAAGAACGCTCGTACCCCGTACAGGTAATCGGTGTAGGAATACGCACCTGAACACCCGCTGCTTTCGGTGGAGTTGATTTTGTCCGACACGGCACAGCTAAGCTGACGCACCGGAATCTTCACCATCAGGAACTTACGGCCTTCAATCTCACGGAACTCACGCTCCAGCAGGTTGGTAGACAGCACGTTAAACGGGTTGTTGGTCGAGGCATCGTAAACCACCTGATAACCGGTACGTTCGTTGTAACGAATTTCAATCCCGTTCTCAATCAGGAAGTCATACCCCGTCACGGTAATCATGGTGTCTTTCGGAATCAACACCTTCTTGTACCGTGTAGTTACCATGTTGTCCTGGATTTCCGCATCCTTGGCAATGGCCTTGAGGTTCTCGACGTTAATCGCAAACCACATAGAGCTGGTGCTAGGGTTAGCGAACAAACCATACCGTTCTTCATCAGCAATGTTGCGGCTGAGGTCTTCAACGTTACGGGCATGCAGCAGGAAGGTTTTACTGCATGCATCGCTGAGGCGGTTCAGGAAGCCGTGCGTGGTCCCGATAATCAAATCCACGCACAGGATAGCCGGGTGGGCTTTGCTGTTCAGTTGAATGGTGCCGTTGTTCCAGCTCTGTTCAACTTCATTAATAATCAGGTTTACCCCACGGGTAGGGTTGTTACCTAAGTTAAGGAGGTCATCCTGTGATAAGGCCATTAGCGCGGTCCCCAGTATTCCAACTCCATGTTGTTAATGTTGATCCATGGATACACGCGTCCGTACTGTTGGCCGTAGTAGCTTTTGAAATCTAGCTTACGGTAGTAACTTGCACGACGTTGTGGATGCATGTTCTCATTAAAAAACAGAGTGCAACGGTTAAACATATCAGCAACGCGAATGTTCCCGAAGCGGAAACCTTCACTGCTAAAGTTAATTTCGAATTCATCTTGACCCTGACCACGAAGTGTATCCTGGGTGCGGTCAATGGTAGAGAAAGCCCCTGAAGGGAACGTGGTGGGTACACAACCGGCGTTACAGTAGATACCTTCAATGCTACGCATGTTCTTGTTCAGAATCATGTGGTAGATGCGGCAATCGTAATCCGTGTAGTTGGCGTCCAGTGCTTCTGGGTACGGTTCCATACCTTCGTCGCCTAAACTCACCCCGTCAATATAGTGCAACCAGGCTTCAAACAAATACGGTAAGAAGTTAGGTTTCGGGTTGTAGTAAGTTTGGCGCATGTCGAAGTCGTGGTTGTACTTCAGGATGCCGTCAACGAACTGCCTGACCTCCTTGCGGAAGCCCGGCTGTGATTTACCCATATTGAGACTGAGATCAGGAAAACCAGAGCTGACTTTTACAAGGTTAGTGATTGGCGTAATCCACGGCGTATAGGGGTCCAACATGTCGTTTGGGTTGCCGCGGCCCCAAACCGGATCGAGCAGTCCTTTAATGTACGCCATCAAACTGTTGGGGCGAGGTTGATATAAAGGAAGCAGTTGTGGGTGCAACCGAACGTTCTCATCCGAAAGATTACAGAGCGGGCGGCTAACAAACACCAATCCTATGGTGTCATCTGGAACAGGTGCAAGCTGATTGCCCGGACCTATAATTCGAATCCCTTTGAGCATGTTTACCAATGCGGATTGGTATCCAGGACCGCCGTTTTCACTAAAGGCGTAGTCCAAAAAGCTCGGCAAGGTCGTGTTGTCAATGTTGGTGGATTTGGGGGCGTTTAACCCCGGGGTACGCTCTAAATCCCCTATCCCAGGGACAGTAGACATTTCACTCATAATCGTCAAGTTTCCATGATAAAGAGGAATTTATGATCGGTACAGCGCTTAATTTAGGAGCGATGCTCTTAAATCTGGCTAAATTCGCAATGCCAGAAAACAAAGATGTGGATTCTGCGGGTCGTATCATAGACACCGCGAGACACTCATACAATGTCCTCAATACCACCAGTATTTCGCAGAGCGCTAACCGTGCCGTGATTGCCCCGATGGTAGGTGTGGACAGCACGATTCTTCACCAGGAGTACATGAGCGACATCATGCAGGTAGTTCAACTGCGTGACATTATCTCTGTATTGACGCACCTTAATCTGCAGGGTTCTGTGGGGATGGGTGTGAAAATCGAAAACCTGCTGGGAAGCATCCAACCTAACCGCGGTGGGATGATGGCTTACCTGGGTTGTGAAGCGTATGCTGACGGCCCGAAAGCTACCTCCAACAAAAACACCGACGGTACCTTTAAAAACCCAACCCAATCTTCTGATGGCGCATCGAAAGATCTGATGGAATACGGCCCGCTGGCTGTCGGTAAAGTGGTGCAGGCAGAAGTGTACAACGAACACGGTAACAAAGTTACGTTCCCGTTAACCTTCCGTCAGTCTCCGGTCCCCATCAACCTGAAAGACCTGGAACTCATCTTCTCTGCGGCCAAGCCGGAAGACGGTTTCTTTGCTCGCCTCATGATGGTGAAAACCGGCGAAATCACGTTCCCGGAATTCCTAACCGGTCGTGACCTGATCAAAGATCGTTTCAAAATCAAAAACCAGGACATGTCTGGCTATTATAAAGAAGCCGACAAACGTGAACGTGCAAACCGCGCGGCAGCGCTGCGTACTGGTGTGATCTCCATGAACACTATGGCGAACACCTTTATCATGTCTAATGATACTGCTAACCAGGTTGAGCTTCAGATTGGTAAACGTTTTGCCGATCCGCGTAGCCGCGAAAAAATCTTTAAATCGGTGAAAGCCAACACCATCGTTGTGTGTAATGAAGACCGTGGCGTGTTCACGTTCTACACCAATGGCGTCGACATGCCGGAAATCTATACTCGTAAAGACATCGCTGTCAAATCGAAGAAAGATTCAGGCAACACGCTGAACGATCTGGTGAAACTGTTGAACGGAGGGATGTAATGAATATCCTGGATTACGCAAAGCGCGTCAAGTCAGTAAAAGACGTGGAGTTGCTGGGTACACTCAGTACCGTCACGGTGGGTTTGCAGGACCTGAAAGAAAACCTGAAAAAGATGGACCTGGCTAACATCGACATCTCTGCCCTGGGCGAGCGTTGGATTGTAGCCAGTAGCATCATGAAAGGTGTTAAGCAGGATGGTAGCATTCCGGGCAACATGATTCTGACTGAGATGTTGGACATGGGTGCGGATTCGGCTATCTCTACTGCTGCTGAACTGCAGGTGCTGATTAAGAAGTACAATCAGAAGGTCTGGTCTGGTCACACGCTGACGATTCCACAGACCAACATCCTGAACATGATCGAGCACCTCGAGTTCTGGACGAACTATTCGTCTATGCTTGTTGACGTACTGCTGACCCAGTACAACCAGGCGACCGCGCCGGACCGTTACATGACCAAAGCCGATGTGCGTTGGATTAACGGGACCAAAGACTTCTACGTCGACTTCAGCAAACAGTTGATGAAAGGGTCTCGCCACATTATCAGCATCCTGAAATCCATGGATGAGCTGGAAGTGGAAGAAGACGTGGTCGACGTGCTGGAGTCCAGCAAAGGCATTAAGTCGGTATCGGTCGCTACACGCGGTTTCGGTATCCACAACGTGAACCCTCTCTACTGGTACGACAGTATCAAAGAGAAGGTGGACCTGTGGCGTATCGACAACATGCGTCGCAACAACGAAATGTTTGCGATGAAAATCAATCAGGCCATCAACAAAAAGAACGGCCAGAACGATCCGCAGCTGGACCGTCAGATTGAAGTCTACCAGGACGAGATCATCAAGAACCGTGCCAAAATCGAAAGCATCATTGAAAGCTACAATTAAGGGGTTTTCAAATGGCTAATTTTCGACAAGTGAAAAACGGCTTCGTTAACTACGACGTCGGCGACGGCGACCTGATGACCATCATGCGTAACCTGAAGCAGTTTATCTGGTCGGGTTACAGTGATTACAACATCCGTTTGAATCCGCTTATCATCACCGATATTCTGAAACAAACGCGTCTGTTGGTCGGTCAGGACTTCCGGGCATTCTTGATGGCGAACTACAACCGCGGTATCGGTTCCCAAGCGGGTCTGGTGCGTGAAGTAGTGAACTATCTGTCAGGTCAGGTGGGTTATCGTTCGGTGAACACCGCGATTGTGATTGAAGAGAACAAAATCAAGTCCTACGACAAGTTCGAAAACTGGGGCGCGAAAACCATCTCGGCTAATCACATGGATACCGTAGGGTTGAGTCAGTTGGATAAAGTCAACGACTACGACTTCTACCGTCTCTGTGCAGGTCTGTCACCGGAACTGCTGGCCCGTATGTTTTTAGTTATCGGCGGGGAGAACATCGATGTCGGACGTAAATGATTTATCCGCGCAGATGGCCGCTATTAACGTTGTGGCCTCTACCGAGCTGGTAGAAAAGGTAAGCGACACGCACGACCTGGCCCGTCTTCAGAACAAACTGAACGAAAGCCGTAACCGTGCTGAAACCGTTCGTTCGCTGTTGGTGAACACCCAACCGCATGAGCTGACCGTTGAAACCGCGAACTACATCGACAACCAGCTCAGTTCTATTGGGGCGTTACAGGTGGACGGTACTACCGTTCAGGGCGTGGAGTCACTGGGTTACACCCTGATGCCACGTCAGTTCCTGGAAACGCGTCTGGCGGGCTGTGAGGGCTTCCTGTCTAGCTGGGGTGCTAAGACCACCTTTATTGCTAAGCAAATCGCGGCGGCATTTAAAGATGCCTGGGTTCTGCTGCGTGAAAGCAATGACAGCCTGCTGAGCCGTTTGGATGCGCTGGACAAAGATATACAGCAAGCCGGGACTTTCCCGGAAGGAACCTCTGAGATTCTCATCGGGTTCCGTCTGTATAACCTGTTCCAGATTAATCACGAAGTAAAGGAAGACTGGATTAACCAGTTAACCAAAGTCAGCAAAACCATCAACGGTTTGTCGTCTAACTACTACGTGATGTCCAAAAACAACCTCAACACCACGCTGAGCTATTTTGGCGGCTTCCCTAAGTTAGACGAAGCGAAAGCCACTGAACGCTACCTGATGCTGCCTGCGTCGATTCCGAGCGTACGCTTTAAAGAGTGTACTATCGCTGACCGTACGTGGCCGCAGAAAGGTATTGCCGCGTTCCGCAGTGTGGAAATGATGGGCGGGCGTTTCTTTATGGATACCCGTACCCTGGACCGTGATCTGTCGCCGAAGATTCCGGAAGACGTTAACCAGTACCTGGTTGGGTATTTGGAAAACGACCGGACGTTCTTTAACAACAAGCCTGAGAAAGAGTATAACGATCTCAAAGAAACCGTGAAGACCTTGGGGTCTGAACAAATCAAACAGATCGTGAAGCTGGCCCGTACCCTGTTAAAAGACTGGGAAAAGGTGTACATCGACGGCGAGAAGCACAAGCTGGTTGATAAAGACTACGAAGGCATCATGAAAGAGTTGCTGGACGCAGAGTGGAATGACGACCTGCGTTACTACGTGTTCAACGCCTTTAACGGCCTGGTCACGAAGAACCAGCAGGAACTGATTGAGCTGCGGGCGAAGGTGAATACCTACCTGGTGTTCTTAATCAACGGCATCATTGAGATCTGCTACACGTCGATTGAACTCAATCAGGAGTAAGTTATGACGCCGTCTGTGTTGATGTCCTATCGGGCAGGATTAGAAGAACATATCTCGTTACGAGAAAGCCATCAACAACTGATTGAGCTGGGTAAAATCCTGGACATGGACTTAAGCGCTGTGTCCGGGAATGAGGAGTTTGCAGACGACGCCAAAGAAGCGTTAAAAAGCGGTTTCATCTCGTTAGGTCAAGGTGTGCTATCCGCTAGTAAGTGGGTTGGGGGTCAAGCACTCGACCTGTTTACGAAAAGCATCTCCTCTGCCGGTTCTCAGTTGATGAAGGTCTTTGAAAGCAACGAAGGTCTGATTCGGAAAATCCGAAACGCCGCGTCCGAACCGTCTTACTCGTTTAGTCTCTCCGTGGCACAGGTTGGGAACTTGACCTCAACCGGCCACTGGAAAGATTTCGAGCATGACATGGATACGCTGTTGGCTACTCTGGAATCCACGTGGAAACACAGCAAGGATGTAAACGAGTATCTCAATAAACAGTTGGTGTGTGCCCGTAAGCTGAAAGGTGCCAAAAGTAACGACACCTTATTAAAGGTGATGGATGAGTTCGACGACATCACCTATCCCAAATGGAACCTTCCGGAACGCAATGGAAATACTATGTTGCTTTCTGACGTCTTACCGGAAGGTAAAGTCTTTAAATGTAATTACGACGCAAATGCCGGTAAAGTAGAATATTCTATGTCCGGTGATAAACCTGCGGGCGAAAGCAGTGATGTTGAATTGTCTAAATCTGAACTGGGCACTATCCTCAGCAAACTGGACAAGGTCAATGCGTTGCATAAAGCCATGAAGCAAGCCTACGACAGTTATCTGAGCTTTATCAAAGACTGGGGGTCTATGGTTAAATCCGTGGATTCAGGTCTCGGTGAAGCAGAGGGACTGAGTGGACATGTGGTTGGGGAAGCTGAAAAGCTGTTGGGTGGTGATGCCAAGGCATTATCATTCTATAGCGGGTTTTGCCCACGAGTGGTCAACTACACTGACAAGTACATTCATGGTGTGCTTGGTGTACTCGCTAAAGTAATTTAATTAAATTCACTTTTGAAATTTCAAAGGAACAAGAACATGTCTTTAGATCTTCTGAATATGTACAAAGGCGCTGAAGAGCTGGACCTGGAAAACCAGGTTACTGAAACGGCTGAAGACGTTGCTGAAGAAGTGGCTCGCGCTGAAGTGGCTGAAGCGACTGTTGAGATCCAGGAGCAGGGTGAGCAAGTTGCCCAGCTGGTTGAAACTGTTCAAGACCTGGAAGAGCAGGTTGAAGAGCTGGAAGAAACCGTTGAAGGTCTGGAAGGCCTGCTGCGCTCTGGTAACTTCAACGCCGGCGCATTCGCGAACATGTACAACCGTGCTGCAAAACTGTCTGCCAACCTCGGCGGCCGTGCAACTGCGCGTATGGGTGCAGAATCTTTCTCTGACGCAGCGACCGCTCAGGTAATGGCGCGCGACGGCATGGAAGGCTTCATGGATAAAGTCAAGGGTTGGGGTAAAACCGCCATTGAATTCATCAAAAACATCTTCAACGCCGTGATCTCTTTCTTCGTTGGTATCTTCAACAAAGTTGAAGGCCTGCAGCGTCGCCACGATGCGCTGGTTAAGCGTGTTGATGCCGCTGAGAAAGTGAAAGACAAAATCAAGCTGGGCGGCTGGAACGTTTGGATCGACTACGAGAAAAACGGCGCGTCTGAATCTAAAGCTAACAAGCTGGGCGACGCAGTTTCCAAACTGAACTCCTACTGCGAAGTAGCTAAGAAAGTTGAAAGCGCTAACGTCGGTGCATTCAACACTGCGTACACCGGCCTGGTTAACGCGCTGAAAGCTGGCACTTCTGGCGGTAAAGAAGTGAAAGAAGGCAGCAAGAAGAAAGTGATGCAGGAAATCGGCGGTATCCGCGTTCTGTTCACTTACGAAGCTGAATCTGTTGATAAAGCAGAAGACGCTCCGAAAGCTGCTAAAGCGCTGAAACTGATGGTTGGCAAAGCGCCGGAAGCCAAGAAACTGACTACCGGTGAAGTTGCTGCTAAAGCTGACAAATCTGCGCTGAAAACCGCGCTGGGTGAAGTTGCTGGTTCTATCTCTGGTCTGCGTCAGGGCAAAGCCGATCGTGCATTCTCTGCTGCTGAGCGCGACCGCGTGATCGCTTCTCTGAACACCGTGAAAGCGGCTAACGACGAAGAAGCGAAAGAGCGTAAAGGTCAGGTTGCAATCGTGCGTGCCGTTTACTCTTCTGGCGCAAGCATCCTGAAAACTCTGGCTCAGGCCGAAACCAGCGCCGCTGATGCTCTGCTGAGCTGCGTAGCTGCACACGTGTAAGTAATCCCGCCGGGATTGTTACTATAACAGGCCAGGTGAGCGAAAGCTCACCTGGCCTGTTATATGCCTATTTTTATTTCGAGGTTTTTATGTATCCGACAGTGGTGGATGAAAAGCTTGTCCTTAGCCCAACCACAGCACAGTCCTATGAGAGTGCACCGGATGGCTATGATGCGATGTTGTCTGATGAAACCGAGACGGCGTTACGTAAAGAGAAGGAAACCCGTAAGGATGACGTAGACGGGTCTGAGTCTCTCTATCACAGTTTATCACGCTTAGTGTTACCGAAACCTTCTCTGGAGACCGTCGAGGGCTCAGAGGGCGTTCTGGGGACAATTAAAGGTGGTCTGTCTCGTTTGTGGAAATGGCTTAAGGAATTCCTGGGCTGGTTACGCAACATGATCTTTGGTCGTAAGGCACGGGTCAATCGTCAAGTTGAGGATTTGGCACAGCTGATTAAAACCGGTACGCTGAAACCCAAAGCCGTGTACCCGCACTCTATTGTTCCGTTGTGCCCTATTCAACGGGGTAAGCTGGGGGAGGTCCCGGGCAACCTGGAATGGTTGAAAGCGGAACAGAAACGCGTTCACGATTTTGTGAATACCGCTAAGGTCATTGTGAAGACCGCGGCTAAACAACTCAAGGAATGGGAACCGCTCTTCCGTAAAGTAGCTGACGGTAAAGAGGTGGATCTGGCTGCGTTCACGAAACCGGCGGTGTTAGGAGTCGCACTCTGGGGACCCCTTAAGTTACCGATTAAGCAACAGGACCCATACGACGAAATCCTGCATTACGAAGGTGCTATCTTTGGGTCGTATGAAGCCAATATCTCCGTCGTTGGGAATGCGATGGTATTTAGTGTCTCCAAGTATAACGGTTACACGGGTAAACAAGAGTTCTCTACTTCCCCCAGTACAGCAAAAGATATCTTCACGGAAAACGAAAACCTGGGTAGTGCACTGGACAGTTTAAGCAGTGAGTGTGAAGACACCCTGAAGTCGGCTATCAAAGTGCTGGAGCGTGCTATTAACAGTATCCCCATGCAGTCCCGTGTTGGTCAGATAAAAGAAGCGACCCGTTTCATCAATTCTTATATTTCTGTGGTGAGTCGTTTCATGTCTTACTCAACGATTGATGTGCTGAAGATTCAAGAGTATATCAACCGTACCTTGTTGTCTGCTTATAAATAAGGAGGTCACATGCGTGTGGCTATCATGAATACCGCGGCAATCATCAATAACACGTTGAGCGCCGATAAACAGGAAGGGTTTAACCCCAACCTGTTATCACTGATGAACGTCAGTGAGAAGCTGTTCAAAATCGAATCGCCTTCTACTAATACCCATGCGCTGTTGGTAGAGAAGATTGACCTGGGGGAACTGTTCTGTAATACCCCTATCGATTTACGGGGTCTGACTTTTACCGATTCCCCGGCAGTTGATTTGACGGGATGGACCCAGTCTCTGAACGTCGATATCTTCCAAAACCTGCCTAAGTTGGATAACGAAGAGTGGGAGTATATTGCGGATGAAGATGTGTTGGGTAAGCATTTCTTAAACGCAGTTCGTCTTACTGGTTTGGTGACTTTATCCCGCACTGAAGTATCGTTGTCTGTATTGGACAACGTCATGACGATTGAGGCCGACAACGCCATGCTGTACAAGGGAAAGGTAGACGTTCTGCTGCCTGAATAATCTTATGTTTGTTGTATCCTTGGCCAAGGATATTTATCTTTTATCAACAATAAAAAACCACAGGAATTTAAGATGGACGAGACCATTGACAATTTTGATGTAATCGAAGATGCACCCATTGAAGCAGAGTTCGCGGGCGAACACGCCGAAACACTGGTCGATGGAATCCTCGATACCATCCAGGGGAACGAATCTTTCCACGGCGGCCTGACCCGCGCTCAGGAATACCTGAAAGCGGTAATGGAAGTTGACGGCGTAAGCTTCCACTCTGTTCATGGCACTGAAGGTGTGATGGACAAAATCAAATCCGGCGCACACAAAGCGTGGGAAGCGGTGAAGCGTGCGTTCAAGGCCATCTGGTCTTTCTTCTTTGATAAGAAGATTGAGCGCCAGGCTAAGTCTATCTTCGATACGGCGAAAGAGTTTCGTCAGACTGCCGATCAAAAGATCAAAGGCTACAACGGCGAAGTTAATCAGGAATCCCTGAAGAAACGTTTCGCGATGATCGAGAAGGTCGAGAAAGAACTCGACGAGAAAGCAGATGCCGCGACCAAGAAAGCGCTGGACGAACTGCCGAAAAACTTCGAGCTCAATAAGCCGTACGTCAAAATGATGAAAGAAGCGGCAGAAGAAATCCGTAAAACCTACGGGCTGATGGACATCATCAAAGCGATCCATAAGCCGGCCGACCTTTCAACTGCGGTAACTAAGCTGGAAGAAGTAACGAAGAAAATCGTTGCTCACCAGGATAAAGTCCGCGGCGTGAAAAGTAACCTGGACAGCACGCTGAAAGAGATCGAAGCCATCATGGCGGATCCGGTTCAGAAAGGTCTTATCGGTAATGAGCACGTTGAGATGAACCTGAAAGTCGTTAAAACGTGTGCAGCGATCTTCCAGGACTACATCACTGCTATCCAGAAGAAGATGAACCTGGTCAGTAAGCTGATGAGCTCCATCGACCGTCTCTTTGCTAAACCTGCTCAAGCTTAAGGAAAAGACAATGTCTGAGATTGTAGTTGAAACGATTGAAGAAATCGAAGCGGCTCACCCCATGGTAGATGTCTCCCCGGAGCTGGAAGCGGTATCCGATCACGCTGAAACTGTTATTCAGGGTACACTGGATACCCTGGACGGCACCGAAGGTTACGGACTGACCGATGCTCAACGTTATCTGAACTCAGTGCTGTACGCAGCGGGTGAAGTTCCTGCTCACGTTGCCGGCAACGAAGGCGTATTGTCTACCATTAAAGGTTGGGCGACTAAAGCTATCGACGCGATTAAGCGTGCGTTTAAAGCGATCTGGGATTACCTGTTCGGTAAGAAGAACGCAGAAGAAGAAGTTAAACTGCTGCGTAATGAAGTGAAGGCCACCGTTGAAAAGGTTAACACCTTTAAGCAGAAAGCCAAGTCATCTTCTGAAGGTTCTTCCGGTAACGTCGTTATCGCGCTGGCCAACAACTACTCTCGCGCTGCGAGCGAAGTTAAAGCCACTGATCCGGCTTTGGCGAAGCAGTACGAAACCGCTGCCGAACAGCTGAAAGAAAACCCAGTCATCACCAGCATGTCTGACAAGCGTATTGTCCTGGACGAAAAGCTTTATAAGAAAATTAAAGCTATCGCCGCAGCTGCTGATGCCCATGTTAAGAAATGCGAAGATGATTTCCTGGACATGCGTAGTCAACTTCAAGACGAAGCTAACCTGCAAGAAATCAGCGTTTCTTTGTTTGGCCAATCGATGCATAAACTGCTGAAAGCAGTGGACAGCGTTCATGGTGTTGATGACATCACCAAAGCGCTGTCAGCGCTGGACGCTGAAATCTCTGGCTGGGGTCTCAGCAACACGCTGACGTCCATGAAACGTATTCGTAGCAAAGTCGAAGCAAAAATCAAACGCTTCGAAAGCGAGATGAGTTCCCAGGATGCACAGGAGCAGAAAGCCATGCGTAACGACATCAATGATTTCCAGGTGATTGTTCGTATGTGCAAAACTGTGATCAGCCGTATGGAAGCGCAACTCAACGCCGCTAAACGCCTCGCGAAAATGCTGCCGAAGTTACATCGTCTGCCTGCGTAAGGAGGGGCAATGTCCACCGCAAAAGACTTGCACCTGTTAAGTCTTCTGTATGGGGCTCCCGCCGAACAAATCGAAGAAATCCTCACAGGCTCTGGGTGCGTTGCGCTCAGAGCCGCTTTACAGGAACAAGACCTGTTAGATTTGTTAGCGGCTCCCCGTGAAGATTTGTGCAAAGCCATTCGTTCTATTCTCAAGCTTTATCTCCAGCGGTCACAAGACCACCGGTATGAGCAGATGAGTGTGAGCGAACCCGTGGGGGCGTTACTGGAAGAAATCCGTACCGCAACCAATAACGTTAACGACCCACCTTTACCGAGTCTGCAAACAGTTGCCCGTGGCCTCATCGGTCAAGGTAAGCTGCCTAATGATTCTGAAAGCACACGTCCGGTCGAAGAACTGATCGACGTACTGCAGAAATTCATTAACTGGGGATTAGATACCGTAAGTGATGAAGCCGTACAGAGTCCTTACCCGCTTCCTCGGTTAGTGCACGTTATTGTGTTTTTGGATGACGTCATGGTGATGTTGAACACCTATCTTACGTGTAAAGACAATCCTGATTATTCAGAAACCGAACTGATAAAAGAGAGTTTACCCATGAGTGAAACTATTCTGCTGGATCTGCCGGATGATGCATACGGCAACGTAGAAGAACAACTCGACCACGCCACCACCATTGTGGACGGTATGGAAGGCTTCCTGTTAAACGACTCGCCACGCGACCTGAGCTATGCTCAGCAGTACGTACACGGCGTGCTATATGCCAACGGTGCTATTCCGCAAATGCGTGAAGGTAACGAAGGCAAGATCATGGACACCATCAAGAAATCTGCCCAGAAAGTATGGGACACCTTGATGAGCGCCCTGAAAGCCATCAAAGATTTCTTCTTCGGTAAAGCCGATAAAGAAACCCAACAGGCTGCCCTGGCCATCGCTGATAAAAACAAAGCGACAATGGCTGCATCTGACGACAAAAGTGCCGAAATCAAAGACACCGCGAAAGCCGGTCTGTTGAAGCTGGCAGAAGCGTCTGATGAAAGCGGTGAGTTCAAGGCTGCAGCAGAAGGTCTGAACACCGTGTCTGATGCACCGTCTACGCTGGACAAGCTGAAGAACCTGATGAACAAACAGGTCTCTTCCGGCGGTAACCTGCGTAAGCTGTATGAAGCAGCAGAGAAAAAGGTGCAGGACCTGAAAGCCCTTATCTCTAAAGCTGACAGTGTGGCTGACGACGATAAAGAAGGCGCAGCAGCGGCGAAGCAAGAGCTGCAGGCTGGCATGAACGAAGCCAAAGAAGCGCTGACCGAAGCGAAGAAAGAAATGGGCCTCCACAAGAAGTTCATGAACGGTCTTCGCAAAGCCATGATCAACATCACCATGGCTATCTTCATGCACGGCAAGAACGTCGCTGAAGAAGTGAAAGAGGCCAACGCATGAAAAATATCCACCCCCGTGTCGTAGAGCTGTTGTCTAAGCAATTGCCAGCAACCGCACAAATTACGGGGGCAGTTTCGGTATCGGAAACTGAGTCAACTATCCTGGTGAAAAACAGTGGGGTAAAGAATCAGTTTAACTTACCGAAAACGGATATTGGAAATCGCTACCCGCATCGTGCCACTACCCTCACGGTTAGTCGGACGTGTACCTATCGTGACGCTATTCAAAAGCTGAGCGATCGTGACCGTCTTTTCCTGCTTGGGGGTGTGGATTACGACAACGCTACCACACGTTTAGAGTTTGATGAAAACGGCAGGGGTGAAATTGCCCTGGCAATCTTGGACGACAGCATCATCTACACCGGAGCCATTAAGGTTAACCTGGTGTTAGCAGAGAAAGCGCTGACAACCAATGCCGAGCCGTTTACCTTACCATTAAGCTATGAGCGTGTAGCCCTGGCGTTAGTCCGTAAGGTGTTTACGGTAAAAGGCAATGTCTTTACCGGTAATCAACTCACCAAAGCATTTTGTCAAGCAGTTGTGTCGCACCTGACCTCATTCGGCTTTCCTTTATACAAGGATGCGCTTGAACAGATGCAGCAGGGCGAAGTGCTTTCGGTTCACAACGACGGCGTTAGCGATATTCTCACGCTCCGTACTCTGAGTGGGATTTGTTACCTGATACGGTTCAAAACTCACGCTGAGGATGCTCCGGTATTGTAATCCTTCCCCTACTGCCTTTCGGGGCAGTAGGGTGGGAAATTTTATAGTTCGCACAACATAAGGGTTGCTATAATGTTAAAAACATTTGTACAAGCCGGCGAGATTTACCGTAACAGTACCCGACCAGCTATCTACGATTCGCTGAAGAGTATGTTAAAGTTTTACGGTTTGGATTCAGCAGCCGAAGTCTTCTACAACGGGGAGAACGAAATTGCCAAGCTGGTAGGCAGTAACGCTACCGACAATTTACGTACCGATATCTACACAGATGGATTGTTCCGCAACAAAATCTTTATTGTTCCCACGGTGGAGCCCAGTCCGTTTAACAGCGGGTATGCCAACAGTCGTCGTGCCTTAACCGAACGTCCCGTTTGGCAGGACGAAGACCTGGGGATTATGGTTGTTCCGTCCTTTGAGGGCCGTCGTATTACCGTTGAGGTGAATGCCCACTTCAATGACCGTAATAAAGCCCAGGAGTTTGTGAACACCATTAACTACCGTCAGGCTAATCAAATTGCGGACATGGCGTTCAGTGCGTATATTCACCTTCCAGTGAACACCGGCATTCTGGCCTTCCTGGAGCACGCTCACGACTTGCTGGTAAAGAATGACCCTACCGCCGAGCCTGATTGCCCTACGTGGTTTGGAGCACGTTGTAAGGCCCCTATGACCACTGCCACCAACGCTGCAGGCAATAACGCGGAGATGTTGGTACCAATGCGTATTGATAACCTGGGGGTGCAGTTTGAAGAGCCACGTATCCGGCTTGCGCAGAAGGCGCAACTGGTGGGTAAATACGAAGTCGCGTTAACCTACTTCTTTTATTTCCAGGAGTTCATTGGTTGGGACGTTGAGTATCCGTTGAACATCTATCAGGATGAGATTGACGCTCAGTACATCCCGGCTATCAATGAACAGTATGAACGTGGGTTCACTAACCGCAGCAACATTGAGCTGGCGTTTGCCAATCAACTGACGCCGTACAACCGGTCAGAACACTCACCGTATTTCCTGTGTCTGCCTAAACACGACCCGTTCCGGAAAGAATACCAGAACTGGATGGTGCCGGTATTCCAGGTGCGGTTAGCGGTAGCCAATGTTGAGCAACAGGAGCTGGCCGCGTTATCCGACATTCCGGATATTGAGTGGAACGACACGGTAATGAAATACATGCTGCGCCGTCATGCTAAAGCGTTCTCTCACCACGACACACCTTTCTTGTTCTCAGCGTACAGCGGTGACCTTCAGGTCTTGCCGGTTCAGTTAATGATGAACGAAACCGGGTCCACGTTCCTGACACGTCCTCCTACCATGAAGAATACTTACCGACTGATGTTGGATGTCGACATGGCTATCCGTGACTACAGTCAGGACTTCTGGGATGACCTCATGAAACACCCGGAAGACTGGGGTATCCTGCCAGGTATCTTCCCGTGGTATGACTGGACGGACTGGGATAAGAAATTCCCTCAATGCATCGATGACATTAATATCGGTGGTGACTTTATTCCGAAATGGGACCGTCTGATGTCGTGGATGGGTCTTATTGCTTACCGAGGATAGTGCTATGCCATTAGCCATTACTCCTGTAGGACAAATTAAGGACGTCCCTGCAGAAACCCCCAAGATTTACAACGAGCGTTATAAGCACTCTATCGTTGACTCTGCGTACCAACCTGAAACCAGTCTGTTGTCAATGGTGGACGGTGCACCACGTATGGTGGAGTTCTACCATCAGTTCCTGGGACAGACCGAAGAACCGTTACCGTTCCAACCGGAAGGCATGGCGCTCTACCAGTCCTACACCCGTATTAAACGGATGATCATCAAGCAGGAAGGTGACGGGGCTTATAACTACGACCCAGACACCGGGCAGTCAGCTAAAGAGTATAACGGTTACGTTATCTTTGACCTGACCCCTATCCGGGGTGATGTGTTTATTGCGGACATTGGTGACGGGAACGCCGGGCTCTTTGTGTTAACCGAACAGCCAGAGATTCGCAACTTCACCGCCAACAAAGTTTATTACATCACTTACAAGCTGATCAGCTTCTTGACTGAGCAGATGTTTGATGCGCTGAATAAACGCGTAGTAAAAGAACTGGTCTATTCCAAAGACTCGGCGATGAACGGCGGTAACGCGGTTATCTCGGAAGGGGCTTACGACGACCAGAAAAACCTGGTGAAGTGGCTTATCACCATTACCGGTCACCTGTACCGTAACTTTTACTGGAACCCAGAGAAAACCTTTGCGTTGATTACCCAGGGTGAACAGAAAGTTTACGACCAGTATTTGGTGGAGTTCCTGTGTGCGGTAACCCCACCTGAACTACGGCAGGGATATCCGTTCATCAATCGCCTGTCAACGCAGTACGGTGGCCGTGAGGTGGGTTATCACGGGTCTCTGAGTATCTGGGACGTCTTGCTGCGTGGTGACTTCCATTTACTGGGTCAGTGCAGTAACCGTATCGGGATTGTGGACGTTAATCGTCTGTACGCCACCCGAGCCTACGGGACTATCCGCAACAGCAAGTTTGACCAGGTGCTGGTAACTGACCCCGAGAACTACGGCAACATGCAACCGTACTTCAACATGGATGGCTATCCGATTCTGACCTATGACGCTGACCGGTCCACGACCTACATGTTCACGGCAGAATTTTATAAAGGTCAAGCGAGCACGGAAATTGAACACCTGGTGTTGGACATTCTGCGCGACCGCGTGATTGACCGCAAACGACTGTTGAAGTATTGCGATACGTACTTCAACCTTACCCGTTGGGAACAGCTCTATTACGGAGCGATTCTCATCTTACTGATTCAGGCTACACGTAAAGTAGACGTCGGAGTGTAAAATGCTGATAGCTCGCTATAACCACATTCGTGGACGATTAACCGCGCTACACGATATGATTCAACACAAGCAGTTCTCGGTATGGGTTGCGCCTGTTATGTTCATGGATTTGGAAGAGCTACGGCACCGTCCGACTTTCCAGCGTGAAGACCACGTCGCAGACCATCAGTTCTACGAAACCCCTCAGATGCGTTCCATGACCGTATCACAGCTGGTTGAGATTCTACCAAACATGAACACCCCTAATGACATCGGGTACTGTCGTCCTAACGAAGACATCCCGCTGTTATATGAAGGGATTCAGGAATACATCATGCTGTGGTGTGAAATCATCAAGGACGTACCTGAGGTGCCGTTCCCGCCGTTAGACGAACTCTACCTGCTGGAGAGCTTTGCTTACACTCTGTTCCCAGCATACCGTTCGATTAAGCCTTACCTGGACGACAGAGAACGTCAAGAGCAGAACGGCATCAATGCCCGTATGTCTGAAATGGGTCTGGCAAGCTTCATGGGGCTGTTCAAGCAAGAACGCTTCGGGGCCAAGATGGCAGACGGTCAGCTTAGCTTTGTCTCTTATCTTGACATGCTGAAGCAATCCATGAACTGGACGGAGTCAGCGGGACAGACTGGGGTGAAATCTGCTACCGACAGTTTGCTGGCACAAGATAACAACGATACCGGGTTGTCTTCTTGGTTCATGATGAAATAAGGATGATCCATGCAATTTCCTAAACCGATAAGAAACCTACTTGAGCAAGCCAAACGCACCAGTCAAGTGGGTCAGGTTCGGGTGGTGCGGTTAAAGGCTACACTGATTACCCCGACACAGCACATTGACTTGATTATCCCTACGGGGTTCTCCAAGTACAGTAACTTTGTGTCGGCTAACAGTGATGACGCTCGTATCAAAGGGCACCTGCAACCGGGGGCGTACTTTAATAACGTGTTGCCTCACAAAGACAATCTGTTGATTGAAGTGTTGGAACAGGAAGGATTGCGTCAGACAGCCACCACATACCGTTGTGTGCCGTTGGGAGATGGTAACCCCAGTCAAGCAGGTCAGCACAGCTCTATGGCCAATCTGGATGCGTTAAACAACCGTAACGTGATTGAGGTTGAGTTCCAGTTACTGGACCCCGGCTTTGATCTGTTAAAGAACGTGCCGGTTGACCGCATTCTGTTAATGGGGCGACTGGATGATACCCTGCACAGTTTGCTCACGGAGTTTGGTGAGAAGCTGGGACTGACAGGACCCAATGCGTTTCGTGGGGTGAACATTGAAAAGCCTATCGACAACGAACAGGTCATGTCGCAGATTGTCATTCCTCAGGGTACACGATTAATCAAGCTGGCCGAGTTCCTGCAAAACGACGACCAGTACGGCATCTATTCCAAAGGGATGGGAAGCTTCTACCGGAAGGGCATGTGGTACATTTATACCTTGTATCGGTTAGGACGTTATAAGACCGCCTCCAAGGTACTGGACGTATACCGCTTGCCTCAGGACTCCATTCCAACGTTAGACGTTACCTATTACCAGAACGACCGGGTGATTACGGTAATGTCTACAGGAGAAGGTTCTCAGGTCGACCGTCGCGATATCCGTCGTCAGAACAAAGGTACTGGTACCCGTGTGATTAACCCGGATGCCTTAGCAGGGGAAGCCGGTAATTACTACGGTAAAGGAGGCGCACTCACTACCCGTCAGGATAGCTTGTCAGAGTTCCGTACGTCACAGCGTGCTAACGACAATGACTTCGTGCCTCTTAACCCTACCCCGAGTTCTAACATCTGGAAGTACATGTCAGAGAACGCTCGTAACGATGGCATGGTGGTTACGGTGGAATGGCATAACTCCAACACGGACTTAATCACGCCCGGTATGCCGTGTCGGTACTTCTACATGGAAGGGGATGTGGTGAAGTCGAAAGAGGGAACGGTCTTGGAGGTTCGTCGAGACATGATGGCAGATACCTCTAACACCCGAGCTACCTTCAGAGAACGAGGGCAGTTACACCTGTTCTTGTTAGACGATGATGAGATGATCCAATAAGTTTTTATTTTAAAGCTATTATATTAACTTATACTTATTATCCTAGTCTATCGTCAGAGGGTTGACTAAATTAATAGTAATACGAAGTATTACATCCTTATAGGTAATAGCTCATAACAGCTATTACCGGTTGTCTTTACTTCCTTATTCTTTCCCTCCTCTCGTGAGAGAGTGAGGGGAGGTTATTATATTATAACAATTTTCGTCTCTACATTACTTAGGTGATCTGTGTAATAAACAAAACCTTTGTCAGACCGGCTTAGGTTATTTCTTTTTAAGGTTAAGAGGAAAGATACCATGACGATTAGAAAATGGCTCTCAGTAGCGCTGATAGCGTTTATGACGATGTTTTGTATAAATGCGTCTGCTGAACAAAACACTGCGCCTGTAGATGTCCGCTTTGGTCATCAAACCGATCCGATAAGCGGCATGCAATATACAGTCGCTTACGTCACTGCGGTTAGCGATGATGTCGTACTCACCGGCATTCGCGTTAACCGAGGTAACTGCCGAGAAAGCGTCGGCAATCCCGCTGTACCAGTGTCCATCTATTTTGGACAAACCGTCAAGTACCTGTATATGAAGTGTAACCGCATCATAGAAGCCGAATTACGTACGAACCATGGCGACTGGGTATTTAAGTAACACAATCAGTTAAGGAGACACAATGGAGAACCAAGCGTTTTTAGACAAGTTCAATACTGTCGAAGATTTGCTGTCTACGGGTGATATGCTGCTTTACAAGTCTACGGACTGGGATTTAGCAGTAAAGACCCTACACGCCGCTGTCGTTCAACGTGTGGCCGCAGAACCTGATTTTGAAGTATGGGTCCCGTTACGCTATTGGCAATACGCAAAAAGCAAAGACCGGGCCGCTGGGTTATACATTGAAGTGTTTGATGTGTACATCAGCAACAAGGGACGCGTTTATAACCTGAATGGTAACGACGGTAGTGAGCCGCATTTTGGTACCGAAGATAGCAACGGGTATAAAACGTTCTCTGTAACGGTAGATGAGAAGTCGAAGAGTCTGATGGTGGAACGTGCGGTCGCCTGCTGTTTCCTACCGATACCGGATGACTTAGCGACACACAAAATCATCGACCTGGAAGTGGGGCATCGTGATGAGGATCGTGCTAATAACGATGTCATGAACCTGTTCTGGAAATTAACCAAAACCATGTAACCACTACCCTACCTTCCCAATCGGGAAGGTAGGGATTTCTCTTATGTTTATTTTTTATGCAGCTTCTCTGCTAAAATCATCCCAATCCGGAATTGAATTGCCGTTTTCATCAAGTCGGTGTTTCAAGCTCTTACGGTACGCTGGCTTACCGTTTATGTCGTGCACCAATCCCTTCTCTGGATCCAAGTCGTAAATACCAAAGCGGTCTTTCGGATCACACCCTTCCCCACGCTGCTTCCCTATTGAGAATGTCCAATAGTTCTTCAAGTCCGTCTTCGCCACGTGTATGGTGATTTCCACATCCACTTCGTTCGTTAACTTGGTTGAGGTTTCTGTCATGGACTTACCGGCCACTTCACGACCAAAGTACACTTCAGACTCATCATCCGATTCACGCAGAATCTTCTTCGCTTCTGGACTCAACTGGTGAGGCGTCACGAAACAGATACCACGCGCCATGGTGAACGACCGCACCTTACGATAAAGCATCTGTAGCTTATCGCCTTTGGTGTCCCCGGTCATGCCTTCCAGTTCCATCATTGCCAGGTAGTCGTACGCCAGCAGAATGACTTCGTGACCTTTGAGTTCCAGCTTACGGATACGGTCACAGAACTTGTAGAAGTTATCTTTGTTGGGTTCAATCTGGTTGATGATTAAACACCAGCCGTTCTTCTTGAAGCCATTAACGATGGTGTTAATGATTTCTTCGGCGGTACAGGTCATGAAGTCTTTCAACTCACCTGTCTCGGCCACACAGAACAGTTTAAACATACGAACAATGATGAGGTCGAGGCTATCCTCAGCAGAGTCCAATACCACCGTTGGGATTTTAGACTTATCACGCAACAGGGGTTTGTTGTACAGACCCACAGACGCTAACACATGACCCAGGGTAAACGATTTACCACGGTTGGTCAGGGCGTTAAACAGATAGAACTTAGCACGACGTAAACCCCCGTCCGGTTCCAGTGCTTTGTTCAAGCCCTGCATACCTAACTTAAGGATACCGTCCAAACTGGCTTCGGACTTCGCCTGACTGATAACCGACTCAAAGCTTTTCGGATCATCAGAGGTGACTGTCCCCACAACTTCGGTTTGTTTATCTTCGTTGAAGTTGTCGTTAATCTTTTCTTGAATCAGGTCCGACAGTTTAATCCAGTCTTCCTTCTTGAACTTCTTCACATCACCAAAGTGAAACTCTTTGATGGTCTTCTTGAAGTTCTTGCTGAAACTGCTGTCGGTGGCATTACGACGAATTTCTTTGATGTGCTTATAGATAATCTGACGGATACGTTCTTCGGACGCCACGTCTTCTAAGCCCAATTCAATCGATGTTTTCAATTCAGGTGCGTTGGCAGTGAAATCCATCACACGCTGCATTAACATTGATTTTATGATTGGCTCATCATCGGGCTGTTCCAGAATCCAGTCTATCGTCGCACGGATATCTTCCTCGGTCTTTTTATCTTGTATAAAAACTTCTGAACTGGAGATGGGTACGGTTTGTAAGAGATCCAACAGTTCATTTAACAGCGTCTTATCATTGATTCTTTTTACTTGGTAGATTGCTGTTAAGATTTTCACCAAGATGAGAAGATTACTCATTAGTTAACTCCAGGTGTAATAGACATGAAATTCGTTATTAGCCAGAACAATAAGAAGTCGGTATGGTTCTTGACCAAAGGTATGGTCGATGCGCTGAAAAGTGTAAGTATAGAATTTGACCAGTTAGACCAACTTCCGAAATTTACGGAGCATCTCACTCCCAGTGAGATTGCCAACATCCTTAAGCTACAAGATATTATAGCTGGTAAGTTCGGCGTGCCCATTCTGCCGCCAGTGCTCGATAATGTGGACGCTGTCAACAAATTACTTATCGAGAGAGCATTAAATACAGTGAGCAGTGAAGATTTACAACAACACTTCAGTGCACACAACAAATTCTATGTTCATACAACACAAAACGGTTTCGTGCTGTGCTTGGCGAACAAAGATGAAACTGGGAGTATGCCCGGCTGGGAACCATTGGCGGCCGATACACTGGTTCCTGCCCTGCTGGAAGGACTCTATAAGAAATTTGGCTACAATGAGGTTCATTTCAAAGAAGTGACAAAAGCTTCAGTGAACGAGTTCTCATTAGCTAATATCTTTAATCTGATGGCTATTACTAACTAAGCCCGTTAGCAGTAGCGATATCATTTTATGTGCGCAAGCGCGAACAAATATATTTGTTTAAAGGAATTTAAGAAATGGCTAAACTTATTACCGGTAAAGTGAATGGCGGAGCTAACCTCTTCCACGCTATTCGCTCCTCTCTTTCTCAGGGAACTCTGGGCACCATCCAGGGCACTGAAGGTTACGGTAGCTTCGCTTCTGCACTGGATATGGTTTCCGGTCAAGAAGGCGCCGCGCTGAAATCTCAACTGTCCCAACTGAACGCGTCTAACTTCGACGCTTTCGCAGGCGCACTGCGCCGTAAAGGTACTCCGGCGAGTACTGAAGTCGAATTCCGTGATGCAATCGCTAACTTTAGCGCGCTGGCCGGTAACGAAGGCTTCTCTCTGCAGAACGAAAAAGGTTCCGAGCAGGACATCAAAGCTGTCAACCTGACTCTGAACGCCCAATCTCACCGTCAGACTGCCGCCGCTGAAGCGCTGTTCAAAACCATCACCGTTAACTACGAAGACGATGGCGCTGAGCTGGTTGTTCGTGCTGCTGGTCTGGGTAACTACGTTTACGGCGCGTCTGCATGGCAGTCCGCTTCTGAGCTGCGTCCGATCTTCGGTCTGCTGCGTACCGGCGAAATGTTCAAAGATGAAGTCCTGGCTCTGTATCCGGTCTACCCGACTGATGCCAACGACGACAACCGCGAGCTGTTCGCTGAAGCTTCCTTCACTCCGGTGAAAGACGCAACCTATCCGCAGGGTGATGCCTACGGCCGCCAGGGTCACAAAACCCAGCAGCTGAAAGTGCCGGTTGTGGTTCCTAACCTGCTGGGTCTGTGCCAGGCTCCGGGTCAGCGCGCGTGGACTTCCACCGACGAGATCGAATCTAACTCCATCACTGTACGTCAGGTTGGCGTGACTGCGAAAATCGGCGCTGCCGGTAGCACCACCGATGCTAACTTCTTCATCAACACCGGCTCCATGTCCAACAACACCTTCGGTCCGCTGTCCACTGGTCAGTCTTCCGACGATCGTGGTCTGAACGCTCACATCCGTGATCTGCCAGCCTTCTCTGTTGTTGACAAAGACGGTAACCCGGTTGGCGAAACTCTGTTCGCAGACTGGAAAGCTGCTGGGTACGAGCCGATGCTGACTCTGACCCTGGGCGGTAACTTCCAGCGCCAGACCAACGAACTGCGTCTGAACCCGGGTTCTGTGACCATCACCGCTCTGCGTGATATCCCGACCGGTAACGTCATCAGCATCGGTAAAGCCGACGCGACTACCAAGCCGCTGTTCAAACGTCTGACCGCGGGTGTTGTAGCTTCTGCACTCCTGACCTTCAACGTCAGCAACACCTCTAACGGCAACTTCGGTTACCGCATCGAAGTTTACGATGCGCGTAAACACCTGTCCGTTCGCCGTCGCTCTCCGGTATCTGTTAAGTACCCGGTCAGCAAAGATGACGTCAACTCTGAATCCCTGGATTACGCAATCCAGCAGATGTCTGTTGTCATCAACAACCAGTGCTCCAAAGACGCGTTCGATGAAGCTGAAAAGCACCTCGAGTACATCACCAGCATCAACAACACGCCGGTCGTAGGTAACCACCAGGGTTCCAACATCCTGCCTGGCCAGCATTTCGTCACTGCAACTGCCGTTAATCGTAAGCTGAAACTGGCTGACGTAGTTTCTGCTGTTGGCAACAACGAAATCTTCGATGCGGTTTGTGCAGCTATCATCAACGAAGTGGCAGACATCACTGCTGCGCTGAACACCAAATCCGGCCTGGCAGCGATTTCCGAATACGGCAACGTTGACAAACTGGACTGGACCGTGGTCACTCACCAGAACCTGGCTCGTTTCTTCATCCGTTCTGGCGACGCGCGCACCATCGGTGGTTGGGATTCCATCAAAGTTGAAGCGACTAACTTCGACTCCATGATCGGTAAAATCCTGATCGTTCCGCGTAACACCTCCAACGACGATTCCATCAACCCGCTCGGCGGCATTGGTGTGAACATCTCTAAAGAGAACATCGTTGTTCAGGGTAACGTGACTCGTGACCAGCAGGACTTCGGCGTCGTGATGACCATGCCGACCTACCGCCACTGGCCAATCTGCCCGGTAATCGGTTCTCTGATTATCGAAGATGCCGATAAACTGCTGACCGACGAAGGTCTGATTTCTCAGCTGGCTAAACTGCGCGTGCAGGTTGCTAACGCTGCTGACATCGGCACCGGTGCAGGTACTGACCCAAACGCTTAATCCCTTCAACCAACTACGGTCGTCTGGGTTAAACTCAGGTTAGTACCGGTTGAAGGGACTTCCCGCGTTTGATAAGTGATATCCTCTACCCCCTCCCTTAACGGGGAGGTGGGTAGGGTTTATTACGCAACTTTACTTTCCACAATATATTTTTAAACCTACATTATTAGAGAGACTAACCCAATTATTGTTTAGCAATCAGTAGGCCACTGGTTGTTCTTTTGAGGTACCTCTCTATGACATTAGATCATAATGACCACACTAACCCTATTTTCAGTTGGGTGGTGGTAAACAAAACCAATGAAAGCTTGTCGGCAAAATCTCGGGGTGGGTTTGAATACATCATTCCGTCGATTAACCGTGAGCGTGTAGTACACGATGGTGAAGTGAAGCTTATCGTGGAGTACAAGAATGTCTACATTGACCGGATAGCCTTCAACAAGTCTCAAGCATGCACCAAGCTGGACAAAACGTTGATTGACTTACTGGAAGCTCGCCGTCAAGTCATGCTCAATAATGAGTACCTTAACCGCAGCATGGTACAAACCATCAGCGTTGGGGTTATCCTCAAGACGGACCATGTCGAAAACGACGACGGTGTACACAGTGACATCTTGGGTGTAAGCTTCTTCATGGACAACAACCTGTCTCGTCAAACCTCTGTGGGTATTCCGAAAGGCACCCCCACCTCCATCAACAACAAACTGATGTGGGAAGAGAATTACGAGGGTGTGTTGCCGGATGCATCTGAATCAGTACGGGAACGCTGTATGACCGCAGAAACGCGTTTAACAGTGTTATATAACGACCCAACCAATATATTTAGTGGACTGTGGATGAACATACTGGGACAAGCCCGGTTAATCAATCGTACCCGTACCACAGACATCCAGCCAGGGCTGTATATCACCTACCGCTCTGGGTTAAGTAATAATGAACTGATTGAACGATACTATAGTTTCGACCAGCTTAATGACAAAGCTTTGGAAGAAATGGGAATCTTTCTCAGCAAAGAAGAAGCACAGAAAGGGGGTAATACTGAACGGTATTTACAAGCAGAAGCGACAATCAAATCGCTCAGTCAAAACATTGTTGGCTACCGTAAAGAAATCGCACAGCTTAATGATAAAAACAGCAATTTAACAAAAGACCTTAATAAAGAGGAAACCACCAACCTGAGATTAGCAGCTGAAATTGCTTTCCTGAAACAGGATTCTCGATTAAAGGACCGAGAACAGAAAATAGCGATAGAGACTATCAAAGGAGCAAACAAGCCGAACAACACGGCGAGCTTTGTTGATATCTGTAAGGGAGTCGGCCTGTTAACCACAGCGGGGGTAACTGTTTATAAAGTATTCGCTACGTAAAAGTCGGAGATCCCATCGATGGACCCAAAACTCTGGTCTCGTGTTGATACGAGCATGCCGCGATTTAATCCTGTAATCACGTCCGGGTTTCATCAGAAAGAGTGTGAGAATGGTGTGCACTTCTATGATTATTGCTTGCGTTTGATCTTTAAGAACATCGAACGTAAAGGGGTATTCTTTAAAGGGGTAACCCGTGTGCCACCAAAAGAGTTCGTGGAGTACCTGCAACGAACCAGTCACAAAGTCGCGGAAATTCATAAAGAGACACTGTATCCGGTGCGTCTCAACTTTGAATATCGTGACAAAGCCGGTCGTATTGTTCCGCTGAACCCTGTGTACATGATGCTGCCTTATTGTGATATTTACGGGGATACATACCTGCGTAACACACAGTACAGCTTCCAGGTGGTCTTAGCAGAACGCGGCCTGCCCGTTACTAAAGAAGAAGCTATCTTCGTGAAAGTGCTGGGTTTCAAATTCAAAATTGGAACTGAGTACTTCAAGTATGACCGCATCTTCAACGAAACGTCGAACAACATGGCAAGAACGCTGGACATCAACTTACCGTCCAACCGTTTCTACAGTCCGTCTGAAGCACGCAAGATCAAAGACAACAAAACTCCCATTCCTTTATTGGCATGGTACGTATTTGCTGAAATGGGCTTTTCCAAGGCCATGGAGCAGTACGGTGAGTGTGAGTATGAGATCGGTGCACCAGAAGCCATTACGGATGAGTGTAAAGCTGATAGCCGCTGGGAAATTATTACGCGCAGTAGCAGTACTAATACCAAGCGTCTGGGCGAATTCATTCCGCATGACTTAGCCATCGGCGTTCGTAACAAGAATGAACGACGTAAAGAACTTTCCATTATGGGATTACAGTATGCCACCGCGCTGCTGTACGTCATTGACTGCTTGCCGTCGTATTTCGACATTGAGCGCATTGACGATCCTGATTATTGGAAGCTGATTATTGGCCGGTGTTCGGTAAAACCTGGAGACAGCAACGAGTACATCATGCGCTTGATGCATGAGCACTTTGACTCCATGGACGAATACCTCGACGAGGATTCCATTAAGAAGTTTGCTAGTCAGTCTATCGTGGTCTCTAACATGTTCGATTTGTTCAACTACATCATTGCTAACCGCAGTGAGATTGTTCAAACAACTGATAGAGCTTCAATGTTCCATAAGGAAATTGCGAGCCTGGAGTTCGTCCTTGATAAACTGATCACTGCAGCAAACCAATTCAGACACGACATCAAAAATAACTCCGAACTGAGCCTCAATAAGGTTAACCGCCTCCTGACATCCAACTTCCGTATTAAAGAGATCGACAACGCCCGTACAGCGAACTTGATCCAGGAAGCAACGCCGACCGACAATCCATTTGTCGATTACATGTTGGGTTGTATGCCGCAACACAAGGTCTACACCAATGGCATGAAAGGGAAAGGTAATAAAGATTTTGATCCAAACGATTCAGCGACAATTACCCACGCATCACTCGCGTTTGTTAACAGCTTCCAACGTGTAACCAAACCCGGGCCGGATACGAGGGACTTCCTGAATCCGTGCGTGTTTTTGGTGAATGATCGCTTTACCGCTCTGAACCCTGAGCGCCGCGAGCTGTATGAAGCCACAGACAAGCGCCTTAAAAATAGAGAGAGTTAATAATGTCTTCTATGATCACACCACGCAACGTCAGCGTACCCGGCGTGCAAGTTCCAGCCATGGATCCTAATGCCGGGGGACAGCGTATGTTGATGCCCGGTAGTCAGACCCAACAACCTCAAGACCCTCTGTATGCGCTACGCAACATGTTCTCGAGTTCGTCGGGAGCTGGGGCGGTAACTGGTGTAGACTGGGGGCGTTATGACAGTCCGGGTTACGATGATCCCGCTCTCCGTGAAATCATCGCCAGCGGTAGCAGCATTGATGAGAACAGTACGCAGTATTACATCTCCCGTATAGCGCATGCGATGGGTGCATTCGTGCAGCAGGTTTCGATGCGCAACGGGCTGTTTTATCAGTGGTACATGCAAACCGTCGAAACGTTCAAGCTGGACGAGCAGGGCAACCGTTGTCCAATAGCTGAACAGTTCGTTGAGTTCTTCAAGAAGCGCCCAGAAATCACTGTAATCGTTGCTCGCAACGCCGCGGTTATGTTTGGGTACGAAGGTATCTCCCGCATGAAACAACGCAATGTCGATGCTCTGGATGCTCGTGAGTATGGTCAGTGTGTGGAAGTGGGGGTACGGTTTATCCTGTTCTTGGAAATGATCTCGTGGTTAACCAAAACGGCTCAGGGTCAGTCACTGGCTCAGAACCTACCACCTTCTTTCCGGGCCCGTGTTGATAAACTCGATCCGTATAAGGAGTTCGCGCAAACTGTTTTTATGCAGTTCAACTTGCCGTTCCCTTATGAAAACCTGATCTTCGAAGTTAAGACGCCGGTAGCATCAGGCTATCAGTTTGCTCAGGTTCCGGCCATGTATGAATCCGACTACGGGTTCACCACTGCTCCCGCTCCAGCGGCGCAAGTGCGTCAGATTAATGACGGGTACGGTAACAGCATTACCATGGAAGAAACGGCGCGTCTGCAGTCCCTGTGCTACAAACTGCATTTCCGTTCTCACCAGGAAGTCCTGAACTTCGAGAATCAAATCCAACGTCGTATCAACCCACTGAACCCGCAAGACGTTCAGATGGCAATTGCGACCCGTAACCAACATTTATCTCAGGAGGACCAAGTAACGTCTCCGTACGCCTCTGCGCCTCAACGCGATGCATTTACCGACATGTATGCGATTCAGGACCTGCGCTCTGACTTTGCCAATATCACCGTTCAGAACCGTGATGCCTTTGACTGGCGAGCTCAGTTTGTCTTTACGGGACAACCTAATAAATACCTAATTAAGGATGAAGTTTGGCAACACATTAAGCGCGCGTTGCGCAAAGCTGACCCCAAAGAGATTGAAGAATCCATGTGGGGTGCGTACTGTTACCGAGTAGTTGTAGTCGATTTGCAGTATCCCGACAAAGATGGTTACCATTCGTATCTCGTCAGAGATAAGGCACGGAGGTTTACCCAGATGCAAACTTTCACCGACCCGGCGAAGTGCTTACCGGAACTTGAAGCAGATGACAACGGCAACGTTGTTGTAGCAAACACCGTCAAAGTAAACGACATCATTCCGGAGAACGATCTGTCGTCGTTCATTATCCCGGCCAACGAAGTCAAAACCCTGGAAGGCACGGTACCGGTTATCGTGAACACCGATCCAGTGGCCAGTAATAATCACCACAGCATCAAGCAGACTATCGCAGCCATCAACGGCCGTCTGACCAATCCGCTTGAGCAACTCAACGCAACGTCTATGGACGTCGCCGCGCTGGAAGAATTCCACTGCAGCAACGAATCCACCAAGGCCCGCCTGTTAGAGCTGTTGCCGTTCCTGTTTGACGACAACTACTTTGATCTGGTGGCGATGTCTTATGCAGAAGCTATCGAGTATATCGAGAAGACGCTGCGTTACGAAAACATCGAAGAAGAAGTTTCGCGCTTTATCCGTTTCAAGCTGACCCAGGACTTCAACAACTTCCTGGTTAACGGCGTTGGGTTTAACCCGGTCCCGGGCGGAGAGAACCATCTCTCCAGTTCAGATATTCTTTCCGACATCCATGAGGTGCTGGAACTGTTTGAGCGTAATGACAAATCGCTCTACGAGTATCTGACCAACAAGAAATACCGCTCGTCGCTGCTGCGCAAAATGTGCATGTTCACAGTCGACGAAGTGGAGTACGAAGAAGTGGAAGTGATCGAAACCGATGAAGAGTCGGGCAAAGAAGTCAAAGTCATGAAGTCTATGCCGGTCAAACTTCCGCCGGTGGAACAGCTGAAGCTGGATACCACACTCAACGTGTGTAACCGCATTCACTTTACCACCATTAACCGTACGCCGAGCCCAATGTGGCAAGAGCATGCAACGGTGACCATCAAGCGGTCGAACTTCCCGGAAATCTTTGCCATGGTAGAAGATGGCTTTAAGCAGACCTACGGAGACGACGCGGAGTTCCAGGAGCTGGATAAAGTTGTGCGCTTTGCTCACGACGACAACTACTGGTTGTTCACCACGTCGGTTTACGACAAGAACGTTGCACTGCTTCGCCACATGCCACAGGACTCTGACCTGTTCATGCTGGAATTCAATTAATTGAAAACCATTACTCCTACCTCCTTAACGGGAGGTAGGAGTATATTACTTTATTTTTTAAGTTATAGTTCATTTCAAGTCTATATAACTTGGGTGAATAAATGAATAAGAAATTCATTATTCTTAACCTAACATAACCACATTTAAATTAATGAGGAACTATCATGACTACTTCTAACAACAACAACTCTTACAACAACACTGCTGACCGTGACTTCATGAACAGCAACAATTCTGGCTATGCACGTATCGCTGGTTTCGGTGGCGTTGCTCTGGCAGCTGGCCTGGGCATCTATGGCGGTAAAGACGTGGCGAGCGTAGTGATTGGTGCTGGCGTTGGCGGTGCTTATGCTTACCTGGTAGGCGGCATGGCTGATGGTATCGCACCATTTGCAGGTAAAGGCGGTCGCATCTGCCTGGCTACTTTAGTAGCTGCTGGCGGCTTCGCACTGACAGCTGACATGATTCGCATGTGCGAACAACTGACTACTGATGTAGCCGGTAACGAAGGCGTTGCTGCTGACCCGCTGTTCTAATACAGAACTCCTGCTACCCTCATGGGTAGCAGGAGTAATCTGGTTAACTACTTATTTTTTTTTTCACTTAGCCGAACGGGTTGTCTTTATTGTCAGAAGGTTTGTTCGCATCTGGGTCGTTATCAGTTGCGTTGAGATCAAGGTCTTCAGGTTTAACCTCATCATCTTCTGTCTCTTTAGGAACTTCATCCGGATCAGTAACCTCATCATCATCAACGTTCAGTGCACTGATATCACCGGTTTCGTCAGCCCCTGGAGTAAACGGATCGTCATCCACTTCAGTGACTGTTTCGGTACCTGGCTCTGTCAGCGGAGTTTCTTCCTCCTCCTCCTCCACACCAAAGGCTTTGTTGATTTTCTCACCCATGGTCTTGTACTTCTTATCGGCCTTGGCTTGATCCATCATGAACAGAGACAGGAATTCTGCCACGTTACCACGCATGAAGCTCACCGAGTTGACCAGAGAAGCAATACCGCCGTTCTTACCTTCACCCACAATCTCGTCAAACGGCATCGGCAGGTTATAGCGTTTGAAGGCTTCCATGTAGAACACGGATTTAACAATCGCTTTAATCTCGTCTTCATTGTACAATTCAGAATCGATACCCATAACCGCCAACAGGTTCTTCATGATACCCAGGTGACCAGACATCTCTTCCCAACGTTCCACCAGGTCTTTCACAGCGTCCAGGCTGTCACGCAGCTTGTTGGTTGTTTCGGTGCTGGTAGGGCGTGGGAACTCACAGTAGACATTGTTAATGAAGTCCGTAAGGATAAGCTGAATCTTCTGCGCATCGTTAGAACCTGGAATGTCTTCCCCTGAATCAGGTTTCCAGAGTTTCTTGTTATCGGCAATGCCTTTGATTAAGCGCATCATTAACGGTTGGTTAACCTCAGCATGCTTACGCTGGAAGTCAATCAAGCCTTCTGCAAACAGCTCCTGCCAGTTTACAACCTGATTAAGAATCATCTGGTGTTCAGCCAGTGCCTCAATCTGGAAGTTGTTCTGGTCATCACTGACGTCCAACCAGGAACGGGGTAAAGAGAAGTAGTTTGCGATGTCGTTCATTACCTTCTGACGACTCTGGTCATCAACCGGTTTAAAGTTCCCTTTGTCCATCTGCGACATTTCAATATCCGGTGCCGCGATGTTCGGGTTCTCGCCTGGGTTGATTTTCACCGTCAGGGATTGTTCACGCAAGGCATCAACAATCTGAGGAACAGACAACTGTGCTGTGGCCAGGATACCATGCAAACGTGGGTTAGCACGGAAGTAGGTTTGACGTGCCATGGCAATGTGAGACATCGGATCAGTATCTTCTTTCTCGACGTTCACGGTCATTAAGGTATGCGGTTGTGCACCCTCAATGTTGGCCAGGGCATCGGCCAAGTCATACGCTGCCAGACGAGCAATGTGCATCTTCGCCATCTGCGTCAGGGATTGACCAGTGCCTAAACGGTTGTTGGTCTTGAATGTCATGTAGGTCATGCATTCACCCGGAACATAGAGACAGCGCACAGCCTGACGACGGAACATACGAGCCAGGAAGATTTTGTTGGTCTCTTCATCCAAACTGACGCTGATGCTGTCGGCCTTGCCTGAAATAGCAGCACCCAGGAAACGTTTGATGATGCTAGAGCGTGCCATGTCGGCAAATTCACTCATGTCAAAATCACACGCTTTTCCTTCCTGAACTTTACGCAAGCTGGAAATGAGATGGTTATCACTACCAATCTTGTTCTTGTCACCAATAGACCCACCTGATTTCGACGACTGGTAGTATTCGTAATCGTTGGTGTTCTTCAGGAAGTTCCCTTCATCGTCTAACAGTACGATGTAGTCCAGGCGCTCTGCACTGTTACCGTTGTAGTGAATAGGAATCACTGCTTCACTCGGTACATGCCAGGTAATGCCTTGACCGTATGGGGCAACGCTCAACTGGTCCGGAGTTTTGATGTGCTGAACTTGTTGATAAGCCGGGTTACGACGCGGGAAGATATCAGACTGCAATGCTTCTTCCTGGGCCATGGACATGTTCTGGGTCGTGGCTTTTGGATTGGCAGGTTCGCCTTTCTTCGGAGCCTTCTCCTTCTTGTCCTTTTTATCCTTCTTATCTTTCTCGTCCTTGTTATCGTCCTCTTCGCCATCCTCGAGGTTGTCTTTACCACCCAGGGCGCTTTTGATTAAGGAGTCATACCCTTCGGCACCGGTAACCTCATTAATGTCACGCTGACGATTGCTTTCGCTAATCTTCTGCAAGAACAGTACCGCTGGGTTATCCGTGATGGTGATCATGTCAAAGACTTTCTGATCATCAGCATTTTCAAACTGGAACAGCGGGAACTCTTCTTCATTAATAGTCACACCGCGAGAGAACAAACTCTCAATCCCTGTTACCGTTTGAGTGGTAGCTTTCGGGTTACGGATGTATTTACCCAGGTTACGAACCAGGTAACGGTTATCCTTCTTAACGAAGTGTTTACCGATTTCTGTCTGAAGGTTTGACATGAAATCTTCGTTACCGGCAACCGTCTTCATCTGGCTACCGTTAATCAAGTAATCCAGCGTCGGACGCGAAAGGTTAAGCAAAGCGTAACTTCCCGTATTCCACAGGATGTCGTTAAGCATTTTCCTTAACTGGCGCTCGATTTTATAGTCGTTGGTGAAATAACCATCCCAGATTTTGAGCAATTCTGAGTGAAGTTTATCGTTACGCAATTGGCTGTTTTGCGTGTTGTACGTTAGGATTTTGTCCTGCTGGCCATTTGGGTACAACATCAGCGTAGACCAGATAATCTCTGCTTTATCAATGTACGGGGTAATTTGACGCAGGTCAGTCACGGCATTGATATTGTTTGAAATGATGTTACTCAGTCTTTCTAATTTTTGAGTATTAATGACATTATCAGGATTGAGCTCATTTCGTTCTGGACTGGTGCCGTTCTTAGGGACGGCATTACGCAAAGTGTTTGCAACCATCGGATTAACGTTGCTTAATTGACCACGAAGCTTGGTAAAATCAACTTCTTGATTTCCCTTAGTGGTGGCCCTCGAAAATCTTGACATGTTAACCTCGTGAGAATAGCATGGAAAATATTGAATTAAATGCCTATATAGCGAATGTGTTTCGTTTGGCGCGCACGATGGTCATTAAGATTGAGGCCATAGCTAAACGCGATAACAAACTGCTAAAAGCCGCCGGGTACGAGGTTCTCAATGATAAACGCACGTGGCGTTATTACATGAACCTTAACGGCGAGTATCATCCCACTGATGACCAAATGAAGGTAGTCAGTATTGATACCGGCGAAGAAATTGTCTTTAATAAAGCCAATTTAGAAATCCACATGGCGACGTACCGAGAGTATTCGCTGGGTGGTTATTGGTTTAACCGACTCACTGAGCGGTATCCCCACCAAACTGATTTGATTAAAGGCATTCTGTCCCCTATCCCCTATGAGGAGACGATAGCGGCAGACGACTATAAGATTCTGCGTTACAACAGCACCTTGGTGTCCTGGAACGAAGATCAGTTGATTCCTGCCCTGCAGCGCTGGATTGACAGCGAGGTAGCGCAGACCTTTAAGAACGATTACATGATTACGGATAACCTGATGTTACCAACTATGGTAATGAACCTCTATGCAGGGGTGATTCAGGCTATTCACACTATTCGCTTTGAAGCCATTGGCACCCGTTATGCTCACGAGTTCTATATTTGGAGTCACATCGATTCGTTCGGTAACTTCTCCAAGTACAAGGGTTCGTTGAATGCATTCCAAACCATGTGGCTTTACCGTAACATTGGTTGGATACAAAACAACGCCGGCCGGAAGTACACGTTCGATAAGCTGTTGCAAAACCTGTTAACCGAACGCAGTATCCCGTTGGCCAAGTATGACATGGTGCTCAACACCGCACAGCAGATTAAGGATGTCTCTCCTGATCCGCAGTACCGTCATCTGTATCTTAACCTGCACGATGATTACGGCTCAACCCCAACGTACATTACCACCGAGCAGCTTCTTGAAAAGGAACGTGGACTGGCCCGTGATAACGGCGACTTCATGGATACCTATTACGAAGACGCGGTAGATAAAGGTAAGTTCAGTCTCTATTCTGAGCTGCCGACCAAAGTGTTAGAATCAGCCATGCGGGACTTTACCAACCGTCACGCAGACACCTTGATGACCGTGGTGTATAACCACTGGGTGTACCTGGCCGGTAACAACATCTTCAACGCTACTATTCTGCTCACGGACCCCAAGACCAGTAAACAATATCGTGTGTCTTCCGCTGAAGCTTATCAATTGTGGAACTACATGATTGCCAAAGCCAAAGGCAAGGAATTGGTTGAAGTGCCGCTGGTGTATTACCACCGCGTGGCCAAGCTCAACATTCCGTCACAGGATTTACTGTTGTCATTGGGAAGCGATCGGTACCTGGACAAAAAGCTGGTCAATGATATTCGACGGCTGGGTGTAACTTATAGTCGTATCGTGTCTTCCGAAGCGTTACTTAATATCTCGAAAGAGGTGTACTGGAAGATGTGGGAACACAAGAAACTGTATTCCCAGTTCTACGACTTGAACAAACGTGCGCGTGTTAAGAATGCTTGTGACACGATGTACGAAAGCGGTTACATCAAACTAACGAATTATACCAGTTACCGCACGCTGATGGAAAAGTATGAGCTGGACTTCTCCGAGTACAGTGAAGAAGAGCTGCGTAACTTTGCCTGGGATATCTTCCAACGGGTAACAGGCTGGGATTTAAACTCGAACCCGTCCTTGCGTTTGATTCAAAGCGACCTGATTGACTTAATGATGGACTTGTCCTCATACACCATTCAGATTGTGAAGACCATGGACGATGGGGCTGAGGTTATTGAACTCCCTAACGAACCGTTTATCGGAGACAGTCTTGGGGTGGGGTTAGGGAATAACTTGACACCTGATTTCTCGGGATGCATCTTAAACCCAGTGGCGGCTATCTTGCCACGTAACACCCTGACCGCTGAAATGGTGTTACAGGATAAAACTGTACCCAAGATAGCGATGTCCTCAAAGGGTCACATTGTTCTTGAACCAGAACAGCCGTTGAAACGGGTTGACACCGGAACTGATGTCAGTGAAGCGATTCGTCTCTTTACTCCGACATACATAACCCTGTTGCCTGATGAACATCCGCTGCCGGATCCGAATGCATTCCATATTCCGGACACCGACTACGGTTCCCTGTTCACCAACGGAACTAACCCTATCCCTGGCGACACCTCAGTGCTGAGAACCAAAGACCTGGGTGACATTACCAGCAAACAAACTCCATCGGAAATTGTTTTGAGTTCAGCTAACTTAGGGACTCTGCCTTCAACTGACTAGCATTTATATACAGGAATGACGATGAACGGGAACTACATTTCTTTAGATGTTGCAAAGGAAGAATATTGCATGCATCATCAATTGGTTGATCGCCGTGAGATTGACCAAGTTTCTTTACGGTGTATTGGACGTAACGAAAACCATGAGTATGTCTTTTCCGTGAAGTCACCTTTTAAAGGCCGGTTAGTAGACAGCATCTGGAATTTAGAACGACACGACGGTACACGAGTAATGGGACTGCAAGAGCTTACGCTGCCACGCAGTGAACGTCAGCCCACGAAGCATGCTGTGTGTTATCGCTTCCGTCAGGTCACCGGGTTACCCATGCAGGAAAGCGACATTGGGAAACTGGTAATAAAGGAAGACACCATTGAAGTCATCTTCCACCCGGATTCTATGACCTTTAAAAATTACTTAACCATTAAACGTATTTAAGGAGATGTGTCGTGGCCTTATCGACAAGTCAACAACAAGACCAGGACCGTTCGGAAATCCCTACACAGACCACCACCAATACTCTGTTAGGTAACCTCATTAATAAAGCGTGCGTCACCAATCAGAAGATCGATATACCGGAGTTCACCACGTTGAACGAAGTGTATAAGGTGCGTGCGTCTGAATCGATCGGGGAAAAGAACGGTCGTGATTTCGAACTGAAATACTTCACGCTCGGCGTGCGTGGTTCTGACACCATCGGTAAAGATGCCAATGGGGTAGACATCCGTCGGGTTCTGCAACACCAACCTATCGATGGCAACGTATTCGTTCCTATCCCGCTGTGTGTGCGTCCGGTCTCTAACGACCTGGATAACTTGAAGCGTGCTAAGCTGCGCTGCCGTGAAGTGCGTACCATCAACGGCGTACAGTATGCGATCTACTGGGCCGGTCTGATTAAGTTCGACCGCTACGATCCGCAGCTGCTGAAAATCTACAAAGACCCGGTGTCTGGGGCAGAAGATGTGAAGAAATACATCCCAAGCTCCGATAACCTGCGTCCGGTGCCGGTTGAACTGACCAGCTCTAACACAGTGCCTATCAGCAACACCTACGTGAACGGTTCGGCTATTCTGAACTGCACGCTGTCTGCTGACGAAATCGAAGAGGTGAAGAACGCCTGCCGTATCGTGTACAACGATGCCGGTTATGCTGCTCCTAACGAAATCGCCGTGGCTTACGGGATTGACAGCACCACCGACGGTGATATCGGCGGCGGTAAGTTCATTCGCTATACCGAAGCCCTGAGCCTGGTTATCGGTCACTTCATTACCGAACGCTCGGCCCGTGAAGCAAACAACAACCGTGAAATCAGCCTGGTGTTTGATCACGGTGCATCTGAACCGATGCTGCTGCACACGGTTGCGTCTACCACTGCTAATGCGAGCACGAACCCATGACAGAAAAATCAGTGAATCCTTTTTCAGGGTTATCTGACAATCTGCATGTGCCGTTAACCATTGGCATGTCCATGGAAGACGCGGTGAAAATCTTTAGCGCGTTTTATCTCGTGAAGGTAGATACCTCGCGCTTTAAATCATCGCAGGCATTTGTCAGTTCGTCTGGGTACATCACCCTGGAACTGCTTGATAAAACCTCAGGGGAAGTGGTGTACACGTTTGTTAACCGCATGCAGGTTATCAAAGACGAGACGCCAGTTCCTGTTCATAATCCGGCCTTTGAATTTACTAATCCACTTGAGCTCTCGACGCCAGACGTAAACTGGTTGACAGGTCCGGTGACCATTACCCATCTGCAAGAGATGGATTTTCTAAAGGACGCACTCGTAAATCAACCACAGGCTATTGGCAATTTAACCAACCCATTGCCATTCCAGCTCTCGACCCTGTTAAACAACTACGGGGTTGTAGGCCGTTGGGTAAGTGGTACGTTGGGCGAACTTTGCACAGGTGGTTTCACCTTGCTCTATTACGGAGCAGGCAAAGATGCACCCCCAGAGTACCTGGTTGGGGAGACGGTCGACACTGTGGTCCTGATTGCGATTAATCAGGGTAGTCGACAAGGTGTCTTATGTTTACAATACCTCAAGGCTCGGTAGCGCCAAAAGGAGAAGGGGTTGTCCGGGTAATTGGGACGGACCCCTCTACTACCAACATGGGTGTGACGGTCATTGACATCAACGTCATGAAGCGTGAGAAGTTTACCTTACGCTACGTCAACACCATTTTCGGGGACAAGGTTCTGCACAGTATTCCGATGCAGTTTAACGACTTAGCGGATACCGGCGTGTTAGCACGCAGCTACGGGCTCTCACGAGCCTTTAGAGAGCTTGTAGAACTGTATGAACCTGACACTGGCATCTGTGAAGATAACTTCTTAGGTGTCTCTGCAGGGACCTTTAAACAGCTGATACAAGCTGTATCGCTTTACCGAGAAGCAGCGAACGGGCCTAACTTCCCTATCCACTTCTCGTACGTGTTGCCTAACCTCGCCAAAGCCATTGTCGGGGCTAACTTCCGGGGCACCAAAAAGGAAGACGTTATTGAAGGGATTCAAAAGTACGATTGGCTTGATGTCGGTGAGTGGGACTTGACGAAACTCGATGAGCACTCTGCGGACTCAATGGCCATCACGTTATATCGTTGCGAACAAATTGCAATGCATTTTGGGGTTTTTAAAGATGACACAGCAAAGTAATGGGAACGAGGGGAACACCTCACCTGTTACTGAGGAATCAGATGTGTTAAATCATGACCAGGGATTGGAGCGTAACCTATTTGGGAAATGGACCATCCGGTTACGCAATTTGGGTGGGATTGTCGCCACTATTACAGTGTGCGCCATGGCAGTGCTGAACGGTTATACAACTCATGTGTCTGTGAGCTCGAAAATCGGGTGGCCTAGTGAACTCACGATGTTTATCATGAACATCGGTCCGATTGTGGTGGCGTTTACGTTCATGAACGCGAACAAAACCATCTCGACCATCATGCAGTTTAAGTCTGTGGCTGAGAAGCTGCGCACGAAGGCAGCAGACGTGATTCGACCTACCAAAGATGATGCACCACCTCAGTAGCAAAAAAAAGCATAATAATACGCTCTGGAGGGTTTCCTCCAGAGCGTATTAGTTTATGGTGTTACATTTATTTTAAGTCACCAATGCCTTGTACTACAGCATCAATATTGTCGATTAACCCATTGATAGTGACTTGTCCGGCGTAGATTTTATCGTTTGCCTCGTCCAGCATCTTGGATGTACCAATCAATCTTAGTCGGGTCAAATGATAACAATACTTGAAGTCCTCCGCCGTCATGCAATCGTTCTCCAAAAGAAACTTCGCCAACTCGGGCGACAAGCGCGTCGGTGCGACAGGATTGGGGTTCTTAAGAGGAGGGATTACCTGAGTTAATCCTTCTTTGGCATGCAGCAAGCTGTCGCGATAACTATTTATCTTTACTTGCTGCGCCTGCGCCAGTAGGTACGTGTCGGCTTCCTTCATTGACGGTCTGTCGCTGCACGCCGACAGCAGCATCGCCAACAGTAGCGTTACCGTTGTACTTACCATATTTCTGTTCAAGAGCATCGTAATCTTTCTCCCGACTGTCTTTCCGATCACTGAGTTGCTGTTCCAGGAGGGTGTTACGTTTCTCCTGGGCCAAACTTGCACGTTCGATGTTGTTACCTACACGTTCCATTTGATTGGCTACGTTTTGGAGCGTATCCAACGTCTTCTCACTGACCGAACTCTGTTTCGGGAACATCCAGCTAAGCAGCACGATACACAATATGATCATGAGCAGAACCAGTGTAGTGACCCCTCTGAGTTTGTCAGAGAATAATGCGTCCTTGAATTCAGACATAAGCTATGCCTCTTGTATGATACTTCGGATTTTTAACAAATACCCCCGGTGAAGAACACTGGGGCGCTTACGATTGGTAAAGCCATGGTACAGTTGAGCACCGTTGCCTTCACCCGTCGTTTTATTGAGATACAGCCGGTTGACACCGAGGTCTATATCTAATAAACGTCGATTAATAATCTTGCGTGTGTAGTATTTTGGTAATAATCCGTTAGACACCATCAGAGGCAAATTTTGAGTCTCATGGGTGTGGAACGTAAACGGAAAGCGATATGTTTCCAGCGGCACCACTTCAACAGAGAGGTTGGGGTTATCCAACACAATCAAGAAACTACTCGGGTCAGTCAGCAGGGTAGTAAAGAACATTTCAGTGAAGAAGAAATCCTTACCCACAACCTGCCGTTCGAGATCGATCACCGATGACAAATCGATGTAGTTCTTGCTGTCGAAGATGCGGCTAAACCAATCCACATAATCGATACGTATGGCGATGGAGTTTGCGCCCGTGACCTCAATGACGTCACTCATGTAAAGGCGGCCTCCGATACTCATCCACACGGTCTTGTCCGTTAACGGAGTTTGGGTCTTTAAATGTAAGAACCCGTAAGTGTCGTGATCTTCAAACTCAACCTGTTCCTCTTTAATGGGATAAGTGTTGAGCGTACTTATAGTGTTAAAGTTCAAACAGGTAACGTGAATGTTGTCGTACACCCGGAAATGTTTCCCGGCGTTTAACAGAAACAAATCATTGTCTCTGGCGATGGCACGACACAGGTGACCGTTCACGGTCCACAGAGCACGTTCCTGCAGCGCTTGATAGTCGACCAAGGTATTGTCGGTCTTGCGCACACGAATGTCATTAGCACTGCTTGTGGTCAACGTATCTTGACGGTCGTCGCTGATACGAATGTCGCCAGGCAGCAAGCTAAACCACCGGTATTGAATGTCTTCACAGGTAACATACCGGTATTCATTACCTGGAAGGGTATTACTGGTTTTCAGGGGGACGTTAGCTTTGGTGTCTAACCACGCCTGAATGGTAAGTTCATTACTAATCAGCTCGTTACGGTAATCGTTCAGCAAATCGATGCTGACCTGCTGATTGTAAACCCCATCCAGCACCACAATAATGAGTTGGCGGAAGTGAATGGGAATGTTCTTTAGTGCGATGCGACTGATGTCCAGTAGCTGTTGTCCCTCGGGACCAGTGGAGTAGACTCCGACTGCGCGCTGGTAAGTGTACATACTAGACCCTCTGTTGAATTTTATAGAGTTCTAAACTCAAGCTATAACATCTCTGGCCAGAGCTGTTTTTCCACTTCAAAGATATAGGTAAATGCCATGGCACAACCAGCCTATCCCTGGAACCCGTTTCAGGATTTGATCGATTCAAACATTGCCGGGGAAATTATCAAGCCCGCCACTGAAAATAACCGCATGGAATTTGTGCCTCGTGCGGCACCGTTCTTTGCCAAAGACTTTAAGCTCTACAAACAGGGCAGCAACACCCCGCTGGTGTTTGGGCAGGACTACGTGTTTGCTCATCCGTTTGACGCCTTCATTGATACCTACAAGCGCAACGTGTTTGGCTCGGTGGTCTTGCTGAAGAAAGTCACCGGGGCACTGTACGCCGACTACGGCACCATCGGTACGCCGTTTGTGCTGGATGACGTGGCGTTTGCAACCCTGGTTGCCAACATCATGAACAGTCCGCGTCAGGTAGATTGGTCTAACCTGTCCAATGTCCCGACGGAATTCCCGTCTGACCCCCATCCCCATCCGATGATGCAAACCTACGATTACTACGACATGATGGTCATGCTGCGTAGCTTAATCAATGCCATCTCCTACACCAGTAATGGCCAGACCATTCAGGGTCTGTTGGAAGAGCATATCGGTAAGCGCCTGATTGAAGCCCACAAGGCAGACAACAGCGATCTGGGTATGGACCTGGTAGAGAACGCCGGGTTAGCATCGTCGGCTGATCTTAATGGCAACAGTGCCAACAGCATCATGACCGTGGCGACCTTTAAAGAAGGGCTGCGTAAGTTCTCTGCGGGTCAGTTGAATATCGACTAATAGAGGTTGACCATGAATTTCCCCATTGTACAACAATATAAGTTTGATATTGATGGGACCAACCCTGAGAACAAAATCACTGACGAACCCATCAAAACCCCAGCCGGTATTTGGAACCGCATTATTGTTCCGGTAAACGGTCCGTTCTTTGTTGACACCCTGGTGCTGACACTGCCTAACGGTAAACCGCTGGTCGAAGAGGTTGATTATCGCATCTTCCGTATGATGGGGAAACTGTCGGAGTTCTGTGCCAGGGATGTGGCCTGCATCATTGAACTGATTAAGCCGGAAATTACGGACGTCCTTGCTACCTACCATACCGTAGGGGAAACCACTCTGTTTGACCGCAGCATGCTGCTGTTGATTATGGACGCCGTCAATGACGACCGTCCGGTGTGGTGGGAGAACGTCCTGAACAAACCGGTGGCTTTCCCGCCGACTCTGCACGGTCACAGTTTGATTTATGAAATGGTGGCCTTCCAGGACATGGTGTCGATGATCGACGAGTTGTTGGATTTCCTCAACGACGGTCACCGCGATTTGCTGGAACTCAAAATCGACCACCTGAGCACGCTGATTGATTGGTACATCAGTCTGTATACCCAAACCCTGACGAAGTATCTGGAGCGTCATGAGGCGTCGTACAACGCCCATGGGTTAACAGCCGCACAGGCCGGTGCCGATTTAATCGATAACTTCCCAACGGCGACCTTAACCCAGTCGTTGCAGGGTGAACGATCTGACCTGGTGATTAAGCCAGCGGGACTAAAAGCACTGATGCAGGAATACGGTTACAACAGTGACTTCTTCCTGGAAACCAACATCATTCCGCTTTCCCGTTACGGTGCGCGTAGCTTTATCCCACCTTCTATTGATGGTAACTTCGAAGGCCTGGGAGCAGAAGTTGAAACCACCGGTATCTGTATGGAATCCGACGGGTCGCTGAGTATTTTGAGCAACCACTGGGATGGACGTACCGAAGGCTTGTACTTCAGTACCTGTCCAAACTATCAGGTAAAGGTGGAACGTATCTTCACCGGCTTTAAATACACGCACCAGAAAATCATTGCCAACGGTCAGGAAGTCACCCGCGTTATTGGTGGCACTAACCATGAAGTAATTATGGTGGGGCGTCCAGGTACACCGAACTGGTTTGTGGGGTTAAGTAAAGGCACGTTGAACCCGTCGAAACATATTCTCTCTAAAGTGAATATGAAGCCGATTAACGATGCCATCGGTAACCCCAACGGTCAGAACTACAACAGCCACGATAAGCTGTCTGTGCACCTCATGGGGAACTGGGTTTACTTTATCCAGACCTACAGTGGTCCGTTAGGTGAAAACGGCAGCAAGCGGCTTTTCCGGGTTCCTCGTGCATCGGTAGAAGCAGGTCTTGATGTAACGCCTACATCGATTAAGATTACGTACAAGAACTGGGACGGTAAACAGTACAACAGCGTCGATGAGTTCATCTGGGGTTCTCCAACGTTCGACAGTAACAATGCCGCAACGCGTTACCTGTTTAACTTTAACCCGGCTGTTCCGACCGCCACTACCGGTGGACTGTACCGTGCTGCAGTTACCCTTTCCTGTGCCATTCCGAACAAAGCCAACGCCTATGTGCTGAAGTTCATGAGTCACTTCTGGATTCCGTACATCGCTGGCAACGTCTCCACCGCCATCGATTGCTCTCCAGAGCTGGTATACGAATTTAACCCAGACACCGGGGTAATGACGTTAATCAGTAAGAGCGATGAACCCGGTGTTGTGGACATGACGAAAGGCAACGTTTCAGTTAACACCCTTAACGAAAACTCCAACGGGTTAATCGTTGCTAACTGGTCTCGTCAGGCTGCAGTGGTGTTGCCCAATGGTGATGTGGTGTTTGGGGGGAGTTCACTTTATTCGTACCCGCACTACCTCTACATTTACAAAACCGGCCAACGTACACCGTATGAAACCATGAAGCTATGGTGGTCACGTCGTAACTTCCCGGCATCGGGATATGCAAGTGCGACTGAAATACCGGTGTCACCTATTGTGAGCGGCATTCAGCAGATTGGGGTGACGTACGACAATGAAGGTGAGTTCTACACAGCCTATCCGCAAAACGCATTGAATACCAAGTACCTGTACCACCGTACGGTTACCGGTGACTATGCCAAACGCGAAGGGGTCAACAACCTGATCTATCCGAACTATTACTCTCGTCCAGTGGGTGGTGTGGTTAAACGGATCATGGCGATGTGTAACACTCCCCGTATCAATATCACTGGTACGGCTACCCAAATTTCCAAATACGGATTAAACCTGGGATGGACTGGATTTGGTATGGGTCCTGAGGAACGTTTCTGGCGCCGTACGCAGAACTCGAACTGGACACCGGGAACAAACGATAATGATATCATGCTGGTCACGGCACACAACAAGCGTGACAACGGCGACGGTACCATATCGTTGATTCCAACCAAACAGGTGCTCTGGCCTGCGGCCATTGTCAATCAGTTAAAGAACCTGATTCCTGCAGCGTACCGCAGCTCTCCGGATATCGCAGTCAGTATCATTGACTTCAGTGATGGTCCGGAAGGTAAGTTCGGCAGCTTCCCGGCAATCGTCCAGATTTATTATGTGGACGTTTCTCGTGCTATGGCACGTCAGATGTTCTTAACCGTTCGTCCGACGTACAGTGCGCCGTCAGGGATTCGCCGTACGGTAACAGGTTACACCATTCTGGGGTCATTGGACGTTGACGTCATGGGCAGCCAAACCGACGTCTCAACGTGGCAACCGTATTTTGTGGGTGGGGTAAACGGTAGTGTAGCGAAAGCCGATATCTACCTGAATGATGACGGCACCATGGAAGTGGACATTTGTTCAGGGGTCGCGTCACAGCATGCTGGTAACAACAGTATGGCGTGTGCACGTTTCACCATTAACAAGTCCACGGGTCAGTTGGTTGGCGGTATTCCGTATAACTATCAGGAAGCTATGCAGTCTGGTCGTCATGCGGTACCGAAGGTTGGGATTGGACAGAACGTGTTCTGGGGAACCGGCAGTGGCGGGTCTGCGTTGATTAACGGTGCAGGCGGTAACTACTACATGCTGGCATCATGTTATCCAGAATCCGGATGGGTGGTCTACTTCCAGAAAGCTCAGGAAGTGGTGTTTAACGGCACGTCGTATACTCTGCCGCAAGGTACCATTGACTTGCGTGATATTGAGCCGAGCCCTGGGAATAAAACTTTCTACCTTTACTGTGAGGTGAAAGAGAACAAGGCCGCGTATCAAATCAGTACGCAGAAGCTGGAAGACACACCGTTCCACATGTGGATTGGTATTATCCGTACCAACGAGAAACAAATCCTCACCATTGATCGTTTCAACGTCTTTACCTTGAACGGTCAGCGTGTGTCGGAGACACGTCGTGGTTCTGCACTGCCAGCCTCTTCTGGTGCAATTAACAGTCTGGGTCAGATTCCGTGGCTGAAACCTTCTGAGATTATTCAGGGTTAATGTTCACTAATTAAAGTCCGGGGGAGGTCACCCTCCCCTGGCTTTCTAAAAGAGAATAAAGAGATGGATGATTTACGTGTCCTCGATTTCGACGTTTTGGGAACGAATCCTAAAAACTATATCCGAGACGAGACGATACCGTTAACGGACAAAACCTGCCCTTGGGTAATTCCTAACGGTGCGCCGTTCTTCGGAACTGATGTAGAGCTGTATGACGAACGTGGTGCTTTGATCCCACCTCGTTTATACTCTTTTGTGGCTGACTTTATCCCGTTCTCTGAACTCACTGGCAAAGCCGTTTGGTCTTTTATTGAACTGGACGAATCGATTCGCGAGAAGAATGCCTTTATTACGGTAAACTACCGCAGCATCGGGGCGTACTTTGTTCCGCGTAACCAGTTGGAAGATTGGTTAGAGAAAATCAAAACGGGGATTATCCCGGTGGGTTGGGAGAAGGTCTACGGTCTGCCGTTAACCTATAACCCAAGCTGGCACATTCACAGCGCCATCACAGAAATCGGTGACTGGTATGAGCTGACCTGGTTCTTTGAAGCATTAACCAACATCCGGTTAACTCGTGACCCACAGCTGGACATCAACATCAATTCGGTGGTGGACACAGCGTATAAGGACATGTTGCGAATCAAGGACGCACAGCTTCAACGGCTGGTTGACCACGATCACAATTACCATGACCCGCACGGTACCGATAAGTCACACCTGCAACTGGGTAACCGTGACAACTATCGGGTGGCGACCGCAGCGGAAGAAGCCGAAGGTAAACGCAACGATGTGCTGAGTACCCCACGTGGTGCACGCCTCAAAATCCAATCATTGATTCCGGATACTGAGAAGCTGATGCAGAACGGGGTATTGCCTATCAGTCTGCTGGGTGGGGGTGACTTTATCCCTCCAACGATTGACGGGTCCTTTGAGGGCATCGGAAGTGACAGCGAGTCCACTGGGTTCTGTTTAGAGAACAACGGCCGTCTGATGTTGTTAACACGCCATTTCGATGGTCGTAACGCCGGACTGTTCTTCTCGTTCGTGGATAACTACAAAGCCAACCCTAACGCCAACACCATCATCTTTACCGGGTACAAATATGCTAACCAGTATATCTCGGCAGATGGTGTGGAAGCCGACTGCATTATTGCGGGAAGTAACCACAAGGTCTTGATGGTCGGTAAAAAGGGAACAGCGAACTGGTATCTGTGCTTAACCAATGGCACGTTTAACCCGGCATCGCATTCCTTTATTAAGGTTGACATGACCAACGTCAACCTGAAGGCGTTTAATTCCCCGAACAACCCGACTTATTATAACGATGCTTTGGCTAACGTTCACAGAATTGGGGATTGGATTTATCTGATTCAAAGCACAGGCATTAACGGGAACGGGCCGAGTGGGTCGCAGTACTTCTTCCGTATCCGTGTGTCGGATGTATTGGCGGGTAACAATGCCAGCTGGGAACACGTTAAGCTCACCTACATTGATTATGACGGTGTGCAGCGTGTGAGCTTTGATTATTATCAGATGCTGACTCAGCAAACCAACGCCCAGGGAAAAATTACCAAAGCCGGGTATTACTACAACCCACCCATGGACACGTACAGCGGGTTCTACCGTAAGTTTGTGTCCTATAGTGGTGAACACCCCACGGACAAGAACCGCGCCAGTCTCCACATGATTGGCCACACCTACCTGACGGTGCGTCTGAATAACAATACCTACACCACGGGTCCGGATGTGGACATGGCGTATGACTTTAACCCGAATACCGGCAACATGGTACTTCAGGATAAAGCGCCGCTGTGCACCATTGACGAAAACAACGTGGTGCGTGACATGAACGGTAAGGTCATGGGAAGTCCGTGTCCTTTCGGTTCCGACATGACCTTCAGCTCCGGTAACTCTGCGTCTGTGGTATTGCCAAATGGTGATTCACTGAACTCCAACGGTCCGGACTCGGCGAAAACGTACCCGCGTAACTTTGTGGTGATGACGTCGCCTACCCTTACCAATGAGTGGGAAATGACGCGGCGTTCGTTGTACGCAATTGGGAACTTGGCGGCGACCTTCCGTTATCGTCAGCATTCCGTTATTGCGGGTCCGTTAAAGAACAACGTTTACCCAGGCTGTATTTGTTATGCTTCTGACGGTGAGGTCTTTACCGCCCTGAACCAGAACGATAACAGTCGTGGAATGTTCTTTAAGAAAGTCACGGGTCCGTATCAGCTGCGCGACGAAGTCAAGATGAAAAACTATCCGAACGCGGTTTCTCGTCCTCTGACCAACGAAGTGTATAAAGCAAACCTGCCGCCAATGCAGACCAACATCAACATGACCGGCACGGCTGCTCAACTCAGTTCTGCGGGACGTGAGATGGGTGACCATGGGATGAGCGTGGCGAAGTTCATTAACGTAACGTTGCCAGGGAATGACGGGAAGTTTAACGGTAGCTTTGACGGCATTGAAATGTGTTGGCCGAAGACCTTTAGCCGTAAACTGAATCAGGACCTCACCGCAGATTATGCCGTGACCCGCTATTACGGTATTCGTCCGGCAACCCTACAGTCGTTGTACAACAACAACACACCTGGGGCCATTGGTGACAAAGCGTGCAGTATCGCAATGTTCCCTGCCGAGAACGGTCCGATGTTTAATGGTATTGCCATTGGCATGATGGCGTTTGTGTACTACGTCGGTAACTCCACGCTTCGTGTTCGTTTGGTGACCTTTAAAGCCACCATTGAAGCTGCGAACGCTGCACATCCTAACGTTGACCTGATTACCAATTTCCAGGTACTGGCTACGCAGGACGGTATCGGTAAAGAGTCCGTTCTTGATAGCAGCTGGGGGATCGGTATCCAGTATGGTACCATGGTTCCTACGTTACAGTGTTATCGTAATGGTAACTCAATGGACTTCTACTGGTATATTGGTTTCCAGTTTCTGGTTGCAGGTAATACCAACATTGCATGTTGTTCAGGGACAGTTAACCTGACGTCGGGTGCTATCAGCAATTACGAGCCGGCTACCGCTAACTGGTTACCGGACGGCAGTACCCAACAGGCCGTACCAAACGTTGGATTGTGTTTAAACGTATTTGTAGGAAACGGCAGCAGCCCAAGCGCACAGGTAGCACAAACTGTGGATGGAAGTCGCACCTTCGTATTGGCCTCGACCTATCCGTCTCCGTTGTGGTCGGTGTTTTTTAAAGAAGGGACCCGCGCACTGATTAACGGCACGAAGTACATGTTGCCAATTGGGGTTGTGGACCTGCGAGACATTGACCCATCACCTGCCAACAAAACGTTCTACATTTATGTGGGGGTAGATGAGAACGGAGCGAAATACTTGATTACCAAAAACCGCCTACGCCACAACAACTTCTTGTTGCCGGCTGCTACCGTGGTGTGTGGTGAGAAACAGGTGATTCGTATTGATACCCGTCAGCCGTTCTTGATTGGGGATTACATCCTGACGTCAGACCGTGAAGGCGGAACCATTCCTGTGTCTACTGGTCTGCCAATGGATGAAGGTAGCTTCCGTTATATCTACAACTCGGACCTGATTTAACTTTTATGGCCCACGCAGTCAGTGGGCCTGTTTCATGAGGAGTTACGCGTGATTATTATCGAGCGTTGGAAAGAACCTCCCGTTCTCGACACCCCCGAGCCGAAGTTTGGTGAGGTGATACGCAGCCTTAACGATTTGTTGTTTTTAGCCGAACAGCAAACCCAACAGTTTAATGCCAGCACCACCGCTAAGCTCGACACCATTAAAACCAAACTGACCCGTTTCAGTGTGGACCTGCCTGCACGTATTGATGTTCACTTGAACGGTAAAGGTGCGATGCACGGTGAAACCAGAAACACCATCGGGTTAAGTAAAGTCGACAACTTCCGTACGGCGACGCTGACAGAACAACGTGACATGGTCGATGTGGATGCCCTGTGTACTCCAGCCGGTGTGCAGGCCGCTGTAGACAAGAACAACTCGTTCCGTCAAGAAGACTACCAAAAGAACGACCTGTTCCCATTTGGCAGTATTCATACCCCTGACCTGTACCCGCGTGTTTCCACCAACTGGAAGAACGTACCTTACTTCCAAAACGATTACTGTACGTTGGGTTATCAAAACGACCGTGTCATTGTTTCCCCTAAACAAGACGCCAGCAAATACAGTGGGTTCACTGGCTTTGTATCGGACTCCTTGCAAGCAGCCTCGATGATGTTGCTGAACGAGCAGTCGGATATGGCGATGAGTTACCTGGGTGAAGGATGGGGGATGCGTGGAGCTCAGACGTCGGATAACAAGGTTGCTGTGTTTCGTCCGCTGGCTAACCTGAAAAAATTCAACTACCCCAGCCAGATGAACCTGCCGGGCAGTAAAGCCTACATCCTGTGGGATGAATACATCACCGATTTGGTGCAAGGCTTTGCGGTGAGTGTGGATGTGTCCGGTAGCACGATCTCTGTGTACCATGACGTGTTTAAAGCACTCAACCCTACCACTGACCCTACGTTAACTTCCGCGGTCTCCTTGGGGGTCTTAACGTCCTTAACGTGGATTGGTGGGTTGGACTTGGTGCCGGTACGCGGTAGCCACGCCTACAACCTGTACAACTTCATTGATGCGGACCCAGGTGTTACCATTGCGGTAAACCCAGCGGCACGTATTAAAGTCAGCCCGACCTTAATCTGGGCAGTGCAGGACAAAGAGATTTACGTCCATATTGCCGTGCCGGTTATTGTCGCAGCTAACGGTAAATCCAAAGAGTATGTTCTGCGGTTTACGGAAAGCTGGAACGTGGCAGGGATTAACAACGGGTCGCAAATCTCGACTACACAGTTAGGGGTCTTAACCAAAGACTACGTTAACGCCAATCTGGAAATCCGTGACACGCCCAAATGGATGATGCCCTGCGACTGGACTGACGCACTTAACCCTGTAGGGTTACCGGGTGTCTTCCTGAAGTCCGGGTACGTTATTCAGGCGCGTTCAACGAAGTACGGGATTAAGGTCAAGTACTCGACCACGCCACTGAAATCCAGTCTGGAGTGGATTAACGGTTACAAGACCGCGAAGAAACCGTCGTCTGCAGTAACCCGTACCTTCTCTCCGGGTCGTTACCTGTCCTTTGGGGAAATCCCAGAACGTATCCTGCCAATGGATGTGTCTAACGGGGTTACTCGTTACCTGTCCTATCAGGACATTAACAAGAAGCATGGTTACGGTTGGACAGAACACACCTGGTTCAACGACAAGGTGATGAAAGCAGGCAGTCCGGTGAACACCCACAGTGCGTTGTCTCCGGATAACTCCATTGTGTACGAGTTCAGTAATGACTTCAACAAATCCCTGGTAATCAAAGCCGGTAAAAATGGCGGGATTGCGACCAGTGGCATGGCCTTTACCTTCGCCAATGATTTTGTTGGCAAAGACGGGTTCAGCTACCAGAGCGGGATTGTGAAACCAGGAGTTGACGTGGCATTGGGTAAACCCATTATCGCGGCAATGCAGACCCATGGCCTGAAGATACTGAAACGCGCTGCAGCGCAATACGGTACCGGTTACGATGCGCGTAAATCTGAGCTGACTAACCAGGTCTACTGTTTCGACAACAGCAAAATCCTCGTGATTATCAGCGACGGTCTTGCTTACGCCGAAGCCGGCCTCTTTACCTACCGTATTGAAAACGGGGTATTGAACGCAGAGATTCCATTAACGGATGACCAGTTCTTCCGTATTACCGACAGCACCAAGCGACCGAGTTTGTTAAGTCGTACCAGTGCTACCGGTGATGGGGTCAACCACCTGTTTGCGGACCTGCTCATTTATCAGGAAGATGATGACACGTTCCATGTCGGTGTACCGCGTGCCTTCGGTCATGTGTTTGGTGACCTGACGTTCTCTATCACCAACTACCGTACCAAACCGGCCTTCACACCTCGTATCACGAACCCAGCGCGTCTGTACAGCAATGATTCGCCGATTGATGTGGTGGAAGAGCTCTATCCTCAAGTACTGGCTACGACCTTTGGTCTGTTTGCTTTCCAACCGAGCATCACGTCAGCAGTACAAACGCGTCTGCAGCAAGCGGGTGGGTCGTTTACTATGGATCCTTATCTGCCTCCAGATGCGTATTACTGTATCGTGCCGAGCGGGACCCGTTGTATCCTGGGGGGTCGTTCAGTCACTCTGGAACGCAGCTACTACCTGCCGTTTGATGGTACCGACAACACGCACTTCTATCTGACCCGTAACGGTGACGATGTGCTGTTGGAGAAATCCATTGGACTCATGGAACCGAGTAACAGTTCGGTGTTGTACGCTTACTACCATCCTGGTGAGCTGACCATTGTACCGTCGTATATCGTGTTGGATGACCATGTGCTAAGTTATGCTCGTCGTGGTTCGGCTATCCCGGTAACGTTGGATACCGGCACGGCAATCGGTAGCAACGTGTTCTTCCGTCGTGGTGATGTTAACTACGTGGATGTCCCGGTTGCACAGTTCGAGCTGTTAGCGGACTACCATTACCGAGGCGAAGTGTCGTTGTTGAACGGTAACATGACATTACGCTTGAGCTCAACGGTAGATAACGGTACGGGAACTGAGATTGATCTGATTACAGGTCAAACGTGGTCACCGGGTGTACGTTATACTGGACCGGGTGGTAGCGAAGCAGGATGGAACACACTGAATTCCTGGTCGAAGGTGATGCCTGGATTGGCTATTCCGAACATCCAGAACGCGAAGTCCGCAACGGTACGTGTAGTGCCTGTTCGTGGTCGTCAAGGTGACGTAGCAGTATTGCAGCAACCAACCGCAGCAAACAACTGGACGTTCATTACTGGCGGAACTGACTTACCGGGTGGAAGTGACAACTACATCTGGCAGGTTTATTTAACCGTTAACTGGTAACAGACTCTACTACTCTCTCCTTGCGGAGAGAGTAGTAGTTTATTAACGTTATTGAGGTCCGGCAGTTTTGTCGCCACCTTTTTCCACACCGCCGTGAAGGTGTTTATTAAGGCTGACGTTAGAACGCACATCCGAAGCAGAGTAAATCTCTTCTGTGGATTTAATCCCGCCTTTCTGGTCAATATTGCCGGTTAAATCAATATCGCCTTTCCAGGTTGTTTTCGGACAGTCGACATTCCAGGAGCTGGAAATTTGGAACTGGGTGTTCTTAGCCTGCACCTGCCACGTATCACACTGGATGTTTAACTTCTTGGTCAACAGGTTAATCTCTTTATCAGCGTTGAGATTAATCTTGTCCTTAGTGTACGCAGTCAGTACTTGCTTGTTGATGTTGAACACACTGCCGTCGGCGTTGGTATACGTCAGGCTACGTTCAATGTCATCCAGCACCAGATAACTCTTCTCTTTACCCCCCACCATAATTTTCCCGGCCATGGCATCAATCATGACTTCAAAGACGGTCTTCTCCTGGTTCTTCTGCGAGGTACGGAACGAGACCTTACCGGTGTGGGTAGAAATCATGAAGGTGTAGAAGTTATCAATGTTGAAATCTTCTTTATCCGGATCAGTGATGTTCTCATCGGTTGCTGGACTGGCACTCCACCCGTACATAACCGTTTCCAGACGCATGGTCTTGGCGTTCATCCCCCAGGTGGTCCAGTAATACTTCTTCTGACCGGTTACCTGGTAGATGCTTACCTCAGAGCCCTCACGCACATCGGGAGATGACAGGCGGTTCGAGTCACCCATGGACTTCCAGAAAGCCGGCACGGCGTTACTCATTAAAACTTTACTGTTAACTGTATTACCTTGAGCATCCAAACTTTGTTTTTCTTGTTGCTCTGCGGTGGCTTCAACTTTACCATCCGCCATCGGGAACTTGCTGGGCAGGTAGACCATGATTTGGTCAGTGTTGGTGTTTTTGTTAGCCGCCACTATACCTGTCCCTAAGAATTGAATCATACTGCTCATACGAATATCCCTAGGAATAATAAAAATAAACTAGCAAGCCATCTTATCATGGGCCACTAAACTATAAGATTTCGTATCATGATACTGAAACTCATCCTGGAAAACTACGTTCCATTAGCAACAAGCGGCATTAACAAAATCGAGCTTGACGTAAACCACATCGTCAACTTGTTAATCAGTGTCAACGGCTCCGGTAAAACCAGTATTCTCAAAGAGATGAATCCACTGCCTCCGGACAACGCCAACTACAAAACAGGCGGCCGTAAATACATCTCGATAATGCACAACCAAAAACACTTTGTGCTGGATTCATATACCCACAAAGGTAACGGTCACAGCTTCAAGGTTGATAACAAAGAGATGAACGAAGGCGGCACGCTCACCGTTCAAAAGAACCTGGTGTTACAGTTCTTTAATCTCGACAACAACCTGAACAAAGTGTTGAGTGGGTTAAAAGTACCTGACCAACTCAGTGCCATGTCAACGTTACGTCGTAAAGAAGTCTTTATGCGTATCTATCCCAACAACACGGACTATGCGGTTGGGGTGTACAACAAGTTAAAGGATGAACGCAACAGCTTAAAGGGTGCGATTAAGAATCAGGTTACCCGCTACGCCGAAGAGAACCGGAAACTGGAAACCCTGAGCGGGATGACCATCGGGGAACTCGAAGACCAGGTCAAGTACATCGAAGAAGAGCTCAAGCATGCGCTGCTGTTACGTGGTCAGTTAGAGAACGCTGAGATGGACCCGGAGATGCGTAGCAAGTATGACCAGTTCAGTCGCCTGGTTGATAGCTTAACGTTGAACGTGGCGAAAGCCACCTCCATGAGTCACGAAGAGCTGTTACGTGAAGCGGCTCGGTTAGAGAACATGTTGGACTTTAACCTCAAGCACGCTGAGAAGTACACCACGCTGATTAACGAGTATACCAAGAACTTGTCAGGGTTAAGTTTAGAAGAGCAAGACCCGAAGAAGTTCAAGGATCAGCTCGAAATCATCAGTGATGAATTGGTGCGGTTGAATGAGTCAGTTATTCAACACGGTGAGACGCTGAAAGCTTTCCCTATCTTTAATGACGGGGAAATGTACGAAGAGTTGACGGTGATTGCCGAAGACTTTACCAGCTACCTACACCGTATCACGTTAGCCAGCTCGCCCGAGTTAACCAGCGGTCAGTATAAGCAGTGGTTAGCAGAAATCGAACAGATGAGTAACACCATTCGGTTACGTAAACAAGAACGTCAGCAGATTGCGCATCAGTTAAAGCACATGCAGCAGGCCGATGTGATTGAGTGCCCGGAGTGTACGCATAAGTTCAAACAAGGTATTACCCCGCAGGATATTGTTCGTGTAGAGCAGGGATTGATAGCCGCCGATAAGTTCATCGAATCTCAGGAAGCCAAGTTAGTGAGTTTGCAAAAGCAGATTGACAACGACGCCGACTGGTATTACAGCATGAACCAACTCGCTAGCTTTGTGCGGGAAAACCAGCACGTTCGTGTACTGTCTACGTTGATGCGTGAATACAACCTGGGTAAAGATCCAACCGAACGGTTGATTAACGGCCTCAGGATGCATTGTAATCGCGTTAAACTTATCAAACGTAGAAACGCCTTGATGGAAGAGGAGAGCGTCTTAAAAGGGCGCATACAAATCCTCGAAAACAATAATATGAGTCAGGCGCTGGAACAAATCCGGTGGGCCGAAGGGCAATTAGCTGACTTTAATCAGGGTATTCTGTTATACAGAGGGAAGTTGAAGGACGTTAATCGCGAACTTGAACTGATTCGTCGCCACGAAATTGATTTGGAAACGCTGCTGTTCTTACGGGAAGAACTCTACTCAGGTTTTGTTAACCGAGCACGGGCTGAACTCCGTAACACAGTAGACAACATCATTACCACGCTGGGTCCACGTAAAGACCGTCACCTGGCCGACATTATTCGCACACGTTCTTTGAGTTCTGTTGTGGCTTCTATTGATGAAGATATTCAACGCTTAAAGAAACGATTAGTTATCGTTGAAACAGCCATGGATGGGTTGTGTCCGAATAAAGGGTTAATTGGTAAACTGATGTCCGATTTCATTCAGGCCGTCTGTGGTAACATGAACGCCATCATCAAAGACGTTTGGAACGAACGCCTGCTTATTAAACCTTGCACGAAGGAGAATGGAGATTTAACGTATAAGTTCCCGGTGATAAACGGTGAAGATTCGGTTAACTCGGACATTGTTGATTGTTCGGCTGGCGAAAGTGAAATCATTAACTTTGCTTTCCGCTACGTCATGTTGCAATATCACGCTGACTATCCAATGTTCATGGATGAAGTCGGGGTATACTTCGACGAAATTAACCGCGGCCGTTTCTTTAACTTCATCAAGAACTATGCGTTGAGTGGCGACTGCACACAGATGTTTATGATCTCCCACTACGTTAACCAGTACGGCATATTCAAAGACGCAAACATCATTGCGCTGAAGTACGACGGGTTGACGATTAATGGGGAAGTGAACAAGCATTCTGTCATACACTAACAATAGTTTTTCAGACCTACATTATTAGGCTGATAGAGGCAAGATTTAAGTGCAATATCCGAAGCAGTCTTGCCTCTAAAAACAAAATAGAGGAAACACCGTATCATGTTCAAGTCAATTCTTATCACTTTAGGGGTCGTTTTCAGCTTGATGGGCGCGCCAGCACTGGCTAGCACAAGCACGGCACACCCAGCCGAAATTAAAGGGTTCAATAAACTCAAGGACTACATATTCGAGGCAGAACAAAAAACGGGGACGTCAGCCGAGTTGCTTACGGCCTTGTTAAGTGTCGAATCCACCATGGGACACAATACTGTTAACCGTCACAGCAGTGCGCGTGGGGTGATGCAGTATACCAGTAAAACCTGGCGGGCGGATTTAAAGAAGTACCATAAACAGTTGGGGTTATCAGCCAATGCCTCTGTCACTAATCCACGTGCCGCTATTCTGGTCACGGCAGCAGCATTAGCCGATAATAAAGTTTACCTACAACGTAAAACAGGCAGAACCATCTCTAACGGTGATTTATACATGACCCATTTTGTTGGCCTAGGCGGTGCGGAGAAAATCCTACGAGGAGAATCTACCACTCGCGTGTCCAAACTGGTTACTGTACACAGTAAGAATGGAAAGCGTTACCACGTCAAAGGTAAGGTTGCCACGGTCGCTCAATTCCGGGCAAAGATGAATACCTTAATTAAGAACGAGACACGTAAATACGCCGTGGCTCTGGATCAAAGTCGAATGGATAACTTGATGACTGCTTTGAGTAACAACAAATCTTACGCAGTGGCTTCACTGTAATTTGTTACCACGCGGTTTCATAGTTATGAGGATAATGTACTTGAAATAACTAACTGTAGTAGACGATAAAATCAGGGGTCGATTCTACATGAGTTGTTCTAGTCGAATGAGGTTAATTATGACTAAGCAAATTGTTAAAGCAACTGTAGTGGATGACGTTCTGGTTCCCAACCCCAATGGTGAAACTGAAGTCATCGTAGATATTGAACAAAACGCCGGTGATTGCAAGACTGCTACCCTGTCTTTCTGGGGTAACATCCAAGGGGTCGTCAGCTATGACGAAACCGGTGAACGTGTGGTTAGCCATATGGCACTGGGAATGGGCGACACTGCGAATATTGCATCGTCCATTGAAAACATTGCCAATGTAATTTAATCACGTCAGGTACTCTCTAGGGCTTGTCCCTAGAGAGTAACCTTTATTATGCTTTTTTGAAGGATTGCTTTTATGCTGTTACTTAAAGATATCCGCGAATTAGATGAAGTACGTTTCCCGTCGAGCATTAACCACTCGTATAAATGGTGTCTTTTACCTTATCAAAGCGGTAACGACAGCAACGACCTGCTGTTGATGTTAATCCGTGAACCGATTCGTTTACCTTTGCCGCCGAAGTTTGGCTACTACAATAACTGGGATATGCCAGAAGTTGAAACGGAAACCATTGAGTGTATCAGCCTCAGTCGTGCCGGTCAGCTCTGGAGTGCAGAAGTCGGGACCGACGGTACCAAGACCGTGGCGGACTTCGTGACCTGGATTATTGCCATCATGGTGGTGAAGATCAAGAACATGCTGTTGGAAGTCGATATCGAAGACGAGAAGGTTTATCCGTTTGCTCGAGGGTTTGTGGATGCGCATTCACAAGACCAGGGACTCCACGCTATTGCTAACGTGCTGACCAACAACTTTAGTCAGCTGTACTATTTTTCTAATACACACTGAGATTACCGTAATGAGCTTTGTATTAAACTTAGACATGGACGACGTTGTTACCGACACCAACACTTTAATGGTGAGCGACTTAATCACCATTCTCAAAGACTACGATCATCCTGCAGCGGAATACTTATTGCACCATTTAATTATTCACGACGACCTCCATACTCTAGCGTTTCAAGAAAGGTTGCGTAAGCACGCGCCAGAGTTGGGGACGTTGTTGGATACCGTTATCAAAACGGCTATCATGGACAAAGGGTGTTACATGACCCGTGTCAAACCCAACTACGCCGTGGTGGACTACATCCGGACCACTTTAGCCAAAGCGGTAGAGAGTGGTCGCATTGAACTGGCGGTGACAACACACCGTGGGTTCCATGTGGATGCCACGGACCTGACCAAGGCGTGGTTACGGGAACAGAAGGTTGAACATCTGATTAACGATTTCAACGTCCTGGATTACCGCACCATTCCCAACAAGCTGGTTTACCTGCGCGAGCGCTACGGCGATAACTTCCTGCTGGTTGACGACAACCCTATCGCAGGAACAGAACTGCTGCCGCACCACAAAGAGTTGGTGATTTACACCAATGGGCGGAAACACCTCAGTCGGTACACCAATCAAGCCATTGTCAATAACGTTGCTGAACTCCATGCGCACCTTATTGAACTGGGTGTGATTGGTTACTATTAAGGAAACCCATGAAAGCCATTAACCAAGACATACTCGAACAAATGCAAACGTTGCATGAGCAGATTGCTCATTATAACCACCTGCATTTCGTTGAGAACAAGTCCGAAATCAGCGATGAAGAGTTTGATGCGTTAATGCGAGAACTCAACACCCTGAAGGCAACCAACCCCAAAGAAGCCCGGGAGCTGGAAAAGAAGTCGGCGGTGATTCCGTTGTCCGGTGGCGGGACGGAATTAGAACTGGCACGGCTGGAAGAAAAGATGTTGTCACTCAATAAGGTGTATAACCAAGGTGAGTTAGACATCTTCATGAAACAGCAGCCTGAAGGTGCAACGTTTAGCTACGAGTACAAGCTGGACGGCTTGGCATTGGAACTCAACTACGTGAACGGAGTGTTAAAGGAAATCCTGACGCGCTATGACGGTTCTAACGGTGAGTTGGTTACTCATGCGTTGCCGTTGTTCAACAACATCCCGCTGGAAGTACCAGAATGGCGTGATATCCCCACCCGTCGGGTACGGGGAGAAGGATACATCACGTATGCCAACTTTGCCCGTTACAATGAAGTGTCAACGCTGCCGGCAAAGAATACCCGTAACTCGGTAGCCGGTTGGGTTCGTGCTTTACCACAGAACCAGAATCCCCTGGCAAAAGGATTGCTGAGCTTTAACACGTATTGGTGTGACGCTGACTTCGGTAAAACCACGTACGATGAAGTCATGGACGAACTGGTTAAGCTGGGCTTTGAGCGTGCGCCAAAGATTACCGAACTCTACATTGAAAACAATGTACGTAGTACGGTTGTGCCGGTGGATGGAGTGGTCATCAAAGTCAATGAGTTAGCGCTGCAGAAGAAGCAAGGTAACCGAAGCAACAGTCCGCGTTGGGCCATTGCGTATAAGTTCCCTGCTGAAACCGCTGAAACCCGTTTGACCGATGTGGTATGGCAAGTGGGTCGTACCGGAGCCGTAACCCCGGTGATTCAATATTCACCAATCATGCTGATGGGGGCAGAGTGTTCACGTGCTACGATCCATAATTATCGCCGTTTTATTAACCACGGTCTGCGTATCGGTAGCCGTGTGCTTATCTCTCGCAATGGTGACGTGATTCCTCACTTAGCCAAGGTGATTGATAACGGCAACGGGAAAATCATCCATGCCCCTAAAGCCTGTCCGAGTTGCGGAGCCTTACTCTCTTACGAAGGAGAGAATGACGAAGCGATTCACCTGCGCTGTAATAACGTCGCCAGCTGTCCTGCACAGTTAGCCCAGCGTTGTTATAACCTGGTAGATAAGGATGGATTGGATATCGATGGGATTGGCCTGGTAACGATCACCAAATGGATTGAAGAGGGGTTAGTGAAAAACCCGGCTGATATCTTCCGGTTACCGGAGTCCGCTACTAACCCCGGTATCTATGCCCGTATCCATGCCGCCCGCCAGGTGCCGCTGAATAAGTTCATTAAAGCACTGAGTTTGCCGAGCGTGGGTGTAGTGACTGCAATGAACATTGCCAAGGCGGTAGGGGATTATGAATTACCCTACTTTCTGACGCAGGTCGAACTGTTAGCGGCTATCCCTGACATTGGTCCGGGTACGGCTATGGAAATCGCCAACGCTGCCCAAGACCCAGAGTTCGTGAAGCTGCTGACTCGGTTATTGGAAGAGGTGTCGCTGATTCCACCTAAGGTTGAAGTTTACACCTGTAAGGCTGCCATCAGTGGGTCAACGTCGATGCCGCGGTCTGAACTGGAGGATATCTTCCGGGAAAGCGGTATTGAGATTACCAACAAGGTAACCAAGGATTGTAAGGTCATGTTGGTGGGACAACGACCCAGTAATCCGAAAGTTGCCAAAGCCAACAAGTTTGGTTTACCTGTTATCGATGTGGTATCGGTTCCTGATATCCAGGCATTAATTGAGAGGATTTTAGCATGATAATTCGCAATGGTTATATCGTTCACCTGATTAACCAAAAGGGCAGTGCTGCTGAGCTGGAAAAGGTGTTGCCGGACAATGTGAAGGTTAACGTAATAGAGATTGGGGAACGCCGCCTGCAGCTGATGATTCCGGATAGCACTACGTTTACTGAACAGTTGGGTAACAGTCTGGTGGCTACTGGTCCGTTCCTGGTGTCGCAGATGATCTCCGCAAAGGGTGAAATGTATGTCTACTACACCAAAGACGACTTCCGCAGTCAGGTGAAAGAAGATAACCAGCGTCTGGCCGGCGATCTGTTTAACCCTGGACGTCATTAATGGAAAAGACCAATGTGAAGCATGTTGCATTGGTCGGTCCTCCTTTGACCACTACCCTCGTGAGTATGGCACTGGGAGGACAATCCAGTCCGGCGAATTTTGTCTATCAAGCACTGCCCGAAAACCCACCACGTTTTCAAGGGCGGGAAGTTATCATCTCAGCAAAGGGTAACCTGTACCCGGCCGCTAAAACTCGACGCAAATAAGGATAGAAAATGGCAGATAAGAAAAAGAAACTTGCTCCGGTCACCAGTAATTTGAAAGAGGACGTGGATGCAGCAATCAATGAAGCTGCTGCAGAGATCGTCGCCGAGTCGATTACCCAGAAAGCCATCGCGGCGGTAATGGACAAATCTGACAAAGTCATTGCCAACACCGTGACCGACGTACTTGAAATCGTGGAAGAAGATGAAACCACGGGTTCTGTTCGTGGGCGTCTTAAGAAAAAGTACAGTGAACCGAAAGGGCTGGCAAACGGTCGCCTGCAGTTAGACACCGGTTCAGGTGAACTCAGCGTGCAGCGCGACAAAGTAAAAGACGTGCTGGAAACCTACCCGCTGGTATCTATCTACGGTATTGAGCTGAAACCGGTAGGCGAGAAGCTGTCGTTTGGTGAAGTCATTGGTTATGACTCTGTCCTCGGCAACTATACTCGCAACCAGCATCGCATGGTGCGTTATCTCCCAGTAGGTAACGGAAGCGAGTTTCACCATTTCGCCTTTGTGCTGAACGGTACTACCACTCACCTGTTCATTACTGATGGTTCCTCCTACGTCGTTAATGACAAAAACAACACCTACTATTACGCCCGCAATAAGGGTACCATCGCGGCGGCCATCATCGTTAACAGCAAACTCACCAACGTATTGCTGGAAGGCGGTAGCATGACCTACAACGCTATCATTGACGAAACCACACTGAACGACTCTATTGTGGTAACGCTCGATAAAGAAGAGATGGCCCGCAATCACGTGGCCGGCAACGATGGCATGTACCGCCGTGGACATCAGTATTTCGACATCCACGGCACCGACAATCAAATGACCACGGTTGATGAGTGTCACCTGACGCGTACAGATGTGGTTAACTGCCAGATTACTAAGGTGAACGCCACTCAGACCAATATGGCCAACACGGTAATCCGCAATAACAAGCAAACCTGCCTGATCGACACCACCATCGGTAACAGCGTAATTGACGGCGCGTTCTATTTTGAAGCACGTCGTTCGTCGCTGGCCGTTAGCATCAACGCAACCCATCGCGTTGAACTCAGCAATGTGCGTCTCTACGGTGGTAACTTCCACCATATACCGTATGAAATACAGGTTGAGTCGCCGTTTGGTATCACGAAGATCTCCTGGATGGACGATACCAAAGTTCGCATGTTGACCAGCAAAGACGGTGTCGTGCTGGAGATTCCACAGAACAACGTGGAGAGCTACGCCGATCGCTTCCTGTTCATTCCTTACGACCAACCGGAACAACCTGCTATTCATTTACGTGGTTGGCAGCCACCGCATGTTGAGCAGATGATCACTGATCACATGCGCTTCTACCGTAACGGTAAACGTTTGCCGAAACCAGACCTGATTCAGCAAAGCTTCTTAACGTATCTGATCGATACCGTTAACAGTCGCCTTAAAGTGCTGAGCCTGCTGGAAGCGGTGAAACAAAACCGCCACACGGTTGCCCCAGGGTTAAACCGAGGTGACCACGACGACTATCTGCCGTTCTAAACTGCGCTGACCCAGTGGGGGTAATTCCCCACTGGTGAGGTTATCTTTATGATAACCAAGAAGGAATGATTCATGACCTGGCATAAAGGTAAAAACAAGAAACACTGGCACAAGAAACGAAAGCCCTCTCCCAAGCCGGAGTACCCACCGCCTAAACCGGGCGAAGTGTGGTACAACGTACATACGGACGGCAGTTCGTTAGGTAACCCCGGGCCAGGCGGTTACGGTTGTGTTGTGCGACTGGGAGACACCAAGCTCACGTTATCCAAAGGTTACCACCTGACTACCAACAACCGCATGGAAATCATGGCCGTGATAGCAACGTTGGAAGAGTTCGGGCCTAATAAACGGTTTAATATCTTTCTCGATTCTCAATACACAATGGATGGTGCGACAGGGTGGATATTCGGCTGGAAGAAACGTAACTGGATGACTGGACAAGGTGAACCGGTTAAGAACAAGGACTTGTGGGAACAGCTGTATGACCTGCTCAAAGAGAACGAGGTCCGCTGGCACAAAGTCCCTGCTCACTCCGGGGTTCCTGATAACGAAGAAGCTGACCAATTGGCCAAAGCAGCTGCAGGCAGCGCGACGGATACCGATTACGGATACTTAAAGTAATCACCGTCGATACATTCTACAGGGGATATATTCCAATAAAGTCCCCTTTTATTTTTGATTGTACACTTCAATTGTTTTCACAAAGGAAATACCATGCAAACTCCTTCAATGTCTCTCGAGGGGAAAGAACTTGTTTTCAATTGGGAGCATGACGAGAAACCTGTGAGCTTCCGTGTCGAACAGGCTAAGTTCATTCAGCTCGTATGCAAAGCTTGCCGTACGCCGCTGCCGTTGGTGGATGTCTCTAAAGCGTATCAGTGCCAGTGTGGTGCTGAAATCCAACCGGACGGATTGAATCACCGTGCTGAAGATTATGGCCGGTGGGTAAGCTACCTTGGGACATGGCGTTGTAAAGACAACTATCAGATTCTGCTGAAAGACGGACGGGTTATTGACTACGTCTACCCTAACGGCGGAAGTTGGTACCCTAAAACCAAGGCAGCACAAATCGCGTCACAACCTGAAGGCCGTTACCTCGACGAAGACGTCCTGGCGGTTCGCCTGGTACTGGACAATGAACTCGAGTCGCGTTATGAGTTCACCGGTAAACAACGTCTTGAGCGTAATGTTGATTACTTCGGTGACGCATTCCCTACACAAGACCGGGTTATTAACCTGAATGGACAATACGGAATTTTAGTGTGACGCTAGAGCTCGACGTACTCGTCTTTATCTGGGTGTACGGGTGCTTGGGTGCAGCATTGATTAAGAAAGTCAAATACGACCCGGGAACACCGTACTGGAAAATCTTTCTGATGTACGTGTCGTTACCGTTAACCTGCGTAGTGTGGGTTGGGGTACGATTGGTGCGTTGGATATTTTAAGAGGTAGCAGTGGAAAAGTATAAATACCTTTTGGGACAGACCTCGTCCCTGAATCAGGTGTTCGTGGTGTTGTCCTCAGCATCCACGTTCACGCACGCAGAACTGGCGTTTAAGTTGGGCATTACTGACATTGTGTCTCAGGGCGAGTTGCTCTCTACTGATCCAGCGTTTACGCTGCCGGCCAGTGAAGCAGCACACCAGGGCGCAGTTGACGCATTGCCGGACGATCGTTTCTTTACCGCGGATGTTCCTCATTTTAGTTTTGCTCACCACATCTATCTGAACGTGGCTGAAATCGACGAAGATGAGTTCCACTACCGTCTGAGAAACATGAGTTCGGCGACGCTTCCAGAATCTGGCTTTACCTTTGCTTCACCTCTGTAATCTATTACCCTGCCTCCGTAAGGGGGTGGGGTAATGTAAAGTTTTACCTCCTTCTTTATATCTATGCGAAAAACAAGGAATACATCATGAATAACGAAACCACCGCTGTAGACGTTCCTGCTCCATTAACCAAAGGTCAGCTGTTGGCTCGCCTTGACCGCTACGGACCGGAATACTCGTTCCACAAAGACCTGGTCGCAATCGCCGATTTGGCTGACACGCTGTATACCCGCATGGCCATTAGCCGTAGTCGTCAGCACAACATTCAGATTCGTGCGGCGCTCTCAAAATTAAGCGTGGCTGTCGATTGGACAGTTACCGTGTTGAAACAAGATATCGTGAGCTACGAATAAGGACACGTCATGGAAAACGTATACTTGCCTGGATTACGTAATGCCCTGATGCTGGCATTCATTGAAGAAGCCCGCAGTACCGGTAACCAGGTCTACCTGACGTTAAACGCCCGTCGTTTAACTGACCCTGCATTAGCACAGTACATCAAAGACGGCGTCCTGACCATGAACGTGGCCATTCGTGCTACGCCGGGTTATGACGTTGAACCTGAATTCCTGATTCTGCATTCTTCCTTTAATGGAAAGAAAGCCCAGGTCTTTGCGTATTACGATGACGTGATGATGATTGTGGCCTATGATGAAACCCGTCAACCACGCGCCATGTTCCACATCACTGACCATCATCAGGTTTCTATCCAGATGGAGAACATCAACGCCGCAGCCTTTACGGAAACCAATCCGTTAGAAGCTGTAAACGAAGAAACTCCACCGCCAGCTAAAGAGCGTCCCAAACTCTCTGTAGTTAAATAAGGGTGCCGTATGCGTAAATGGTTTTCGGTATTAGGGCGCTACACGGTTGCCCTATGCCAGCTTGGGTTAAAACGTATTCTTCTTGGTCACCATACGCGTCGCCTCATTAAGAAAGAGGACCGTATCATTCAAGAGTTCGAAAGGGCACTGACGGCACAAGGCAAAGCTTTGCGTAACCGGGGGTATTTGTCCCGGCAAAGCCTGAAGCACCTTACACTCCATCTGGCAGACGAATTGCACATGCAGAAGTGTCAGATTCGGAAAGTGACAGTAGAACTCATTGACGGTGATTTCTTTATTGATTTAGAAATCACTACCCATAACCGGACCGTGACCCGTTTGGTCGTTGTGTGAGGACAACATGAAAGTATCCATGATTCTGGCTATGGACCGCAACTGTTTAATCGGGAAAGGCGACCAACTTCCCTGGCGTCACCCGGAAGACCTGTTGTGGTTCAAACAGCAAACCATCGACAAACCGATTCTCATGGGACGTACGACCTATGAAGGATTAGGGCGTCCATTACCAAACCGCCCCAACATCGTGCTGAGTCGTGCTGACACTAACTTAGTGGGTGATGTAGCACGGGTGCAGTCGTATGAAGACGCACACTACCTGGCTAAGCAGTTGGGTTATGATGAGCTGATGATTATCGGCGGCAAGCAGGTGTATGAGTCACTGATTGACCATGCTGACTGTATCTACGTCACGGTCATCGATCACGACTACAACGGTGACGTCCATATGACCCATCCGTTGTTCGAAGCATTGGCTGGTCGGGACCTCTCTGAGAAGAACCCGGCCTTTACCAATCTCGGCTTTGATCGGTTGTTTACTCGCGACGGTGACGTGAGACATGTGTGGGATGTCGAGGTGTTGAACCGTGTCCTTAGCAATGATGTTATGCTCAATTTTGTGAAGCTAACACGTTGCCATTAAGGAAAGGATATGGGTCTGGGTTACATCGACGTTAAGCTCGATTCCAAGCAAGAAGATGACTTGATTCGGGACTTAACAACTTTAGGGATTAAAGCTCTACCAAAAGGGAAGTACCACTGTACTGTCATTTATGACAAACGTGAGGAACTTGATAAGCCGCTGTGCGACATCGACCCTGAGCAAGTCTTTGAAGCACACGTCGTGGAGGTTAAACCACTCGGAGATGCCCTGGTCTTTACTATGACGTCTAAAGATATCTATGATGAATTTAGACGATTGCAGGAAGCCGGATATCAGCACAGTTTCCCTGAGCTGTTGGTTCACATGTCAATTTGCTACGACTTCAGTGCGTACGACAAGTTGAAGGTGGAACAGTTCATGGGCCGATGGATAGGCCGCAACATTCAGTTCTCTCGCGAATCGTTACAACCCGTTAAGTATTGATGCTCCCCTGCCCTCGTCCTACGGGACGGGGGTGGGGTTAATCTATAAGAAATTTCATCTCTAAATTATTATCGTGTATGTAGACCACCTATATACACTTATCCAATCAAGAGGACACAAGTAATGAAAAAGAAAGCGACACATAAATTCTTCCCTAACGGTAAACAAGTGGGTGAAGCCGTTTCTGCGTGTTTAAACAACATGGTGTGGGTTGCCGGGAGTCACGGTGTATTACCGCCGAACATGAATGTCACTGTGCCGTTCATGCTTACCGCCACTGACCGCATGATGGTGAAGAACTCCGTGTGCAATATCTTGATCGACAATGAAGCCAGCTGGCAGTTAATTCTGGTGGCCGCTTTCGACAATGCCAAATCCCGCTCTTACGTAACGGCGGATATCCATTTGAATCAATGGACCTTGGCTGAAGTTGGGCAGAAGATTATGGAAATCTGTGAAGTCACGGTTCGCAAGATGGAAGAAGTGTTCTGTGGTGAAGGCGCAGTTAACCTAAACGATATTCACCACTACGGTTACATGCTGTCGCCTACGCAGGGTCTGAACACTGACGTAATCGAAGAGCGGTTAATCGATGCCTTACAAACGGGTAGCTTCGATCACTACGACTGGCAGTCCCGTCCGGTTATTACTCCCAAAGACTTTATTGACTCTATCGCGGCTGTGAAGATTTAAGATATAGAAATGTTCACGTCTATATAGTTAGGGTGAATAAGTAATACATATTTATTCTTATAATAACGATATTGACAGTTAATCTACTGGAGATAAAAATCATGGCAAAACGTGATATTAATTACGCTGTAGAACGCATCACCAATTCCTTGTCGAATGCAATGAATGGCGGTACGTCGCAAGAACAACTTCTTGCTCTGTATAAGTCTCGACTGTTTGATGAAGAGCTGGTTGACAAAGATCGTCGCAATCAGGTTCTGATGGCAGTCAATAAAGAACTCGGCATGGACATCAAGATGCGTGATGTTAAGCAAGCCGACAACACCTTACTTGAACAAGTTCTGGCTAACAGCGGTGAAACCGGGCCTGAAATTGTACAAGAGCCAAATGACCTTCCTGCTCCTACAGCAGAGTTCATTCTGGCAAACCGGGAAGAGTTCAGTGTGGCTGAAGTTACCAAAGCCGGCATCGACCTCCACTCCCATCAGGGTACTCAAGTAGCAGACGCTACAGGCCCAGTTTCTGAAGTTAAATCCGCAAACACCGTAAACACTAATTCCACTGAGGATACCGACATGACTACCAACGCTTCTAACTCTTACAACACCACTACCTCTACTTCTGCTCAGGCTGACAACAACCACACCGCAGAAGAAGCGCTGAACAAAGGCGCTGAAACCGTTGACGAAACGCTGAAAGCTGGCGCTGAACAGGCGAAAGAAAAAGCGCAGGAAACGGTTGAGAATCTGGCCGATGAGTCCTTCATGGATAAAGTCAATTCCATCCGTCCTGAATACCTGGCTGCAGGCGCTGCTGTAATCGGTGCAGGGGCAACTATCCTGAACGCTGATGCAGTAAACGCTTACAACCTGGCCGGCGGCGCAGCAGGCGTAGCAGCAAGCTACTTCGGTGCTAAACATTTCCTGGGTGGCCGTGAAAACAACATCGTGACCAAATCCATCGCAGTATCTGCGGGTCTGGTTGCTGGTGCTGCACTGGCTCGTGCTGGTGACATGGTGCGTGACTACGTTATCGCTGGCGATGCCAACCAGGCTGCTGATGGCGAAACCGTGGTTACCATCAAACCGGTTCCGGCTCCGGCACCTGTAGTAACTGTTGAACAGCCACTGTTCTAACAGGCGAGGGGGAACTTCGGTTCCCCCTTAGTTTTACCCCGACTATTTAAAATTTATTAGATTGACGTTTTTCTTTAAAGGGTTGAATCATGAAAAAGTTTATCGCTCCACTTGTTGCTGTTCTGCTGTCTGCTTGCGCTACCCAACCGAAGCCTGCGGTAGAAGTTACCTATGAGTGTTCCAACTTCACCATGGGTCGTATTACTTCCCTGACTGAAGCGCCGGCACCGTCAAAGATTATTCCGGTCAAGCAGGTTGTCGTTCAGAACGATGAAGGTTACTTCATTCCGAAAGGTGGTGCGTTCGAACGTGACCGCTACTACTTCTGGCTCAATGAAGATGCCAGCACACAGAAAGCCGTCAGTGGCAAATTGGCCATGACTGAAAAAGATAGCAACTTTGTTATCTATGCTTTCCGTACTCCGTACAACGGCACCAACCCGCAGGACGTTGTGGGTTACATGGCGCTGTTGGACTGCGTGAAGAAATAACGTAGCGGGCTGGGTATCCAGCCCCTATAGAAAAGTGAAAACCATTGCCATGGTTTTAACCCAACCGGTAAGAGTCCTTTGGACCGCCTCCTGTTCGAGGCCATTTTTCTATAGTCACCTCGTTAATGCCAACACATCTGATACGTAGATGCCTTAGGAATCCTTTCTGATTCCGGGAGAAAAAGGAATTTCTCCTTCTTTTTATTCCGTGGCCTTCCCGTAGTTATCTACGGGAGGGTCCATACTACAACAATCATTTTTATTTTTTGTAAGGAAACCGTTTCATGTCTACTCCTGCCGTTACGTCCATTGCCGAAGCCATCAGTGACGTTCTGTGGCCGGACAGTATTCTGATTGACTTTGAATCGTGCAGCCTCCAGCCTGACAGTGCACTACTCAGCTTTGGGGCATTGGCCTTTAACCGCCATCAGGTTGCCAGTGTGTCGCATTACGCCAACATCCCTGAGATGATGATTAACATCAACCTCGACCTTACTACCCAGTTCCTGCAAGGGTTTGATTTTGATAAAGACACCGCTAAATGGTGGCGGGAAAAGAACGGACACAACATCAAAGGGTTGTACATTGATCGTGTGGAACTGATCGACATGGTGACCCAACTGAATACGCTGTTAGCGACGGTGAAGAAGAACTGCAAAGACGTGGCCTTCTTCTGTCGTCATCCGCATGCTGACTACGTGTGGTTACGTACCGTGTGTGAGCGCTTAGGGGTTCGCAATCCCATCAGCTACAACCGCATCTATGATGTGGCGACCTATGTGTTCAGCCGTACTGATAACCTGCGTGGGGTTTATGAACTGGATACGCCGCGCAGCAGTTTCCACCATGCGTTCAATGACTGCTACCGGGATGCATTACAGGTTGCTACTGTTAACGAAAGGAAGATACTCGATGTCTAAGATTGCATACATGACCTATCTGGTGAATGAGATACCGATTGTGTTTCATTCTGCGCTTATGTCGCTGGCTAAGGAGCTCGTAGCATATGAGCAACAGCTTACGATGGATGTGCTGGGAAAACAGCGTCACATGGTTCCTGTGGACTCTGTGAAGGACTTCTTTATTGAAGACAGCGTGGTTGTGGTGGCCTTTAATGAGCGGGAAGAGTTACCGGTGGGGTTCTGTAGCTATTGGGCAGAACCGACCCAGGGTCGGCTGATTATCGACACGGTTTACGTTGCTCCTGCTTACCGTCAACAAGGCATTGCCAGGGCCATGTTAGCAGGACCCCTGGACATGGGGTTCTCACTTATTGACATTCACGCCATGGCGAATAACCCCGCAGCGTTAAAACTGTATGCGTCATTAGGATTTAAACCCTATATTACTACGATGACGAAAGTAAATTAATCTTTTCATTTAAGGAGACATTCCACATGTCAAGCTTAGAACAAATGTTTGATAAAGCCATGAACGAACATACTGCTTCGTTTAATTCAAACCTAAAAACCATTAATGCCAAAGGGTGGGTAAACGATTGGGTTAACCGCCACAACGGCAAAGTTCCAATTAACTTTATCCCTTACGAAGAATTTCGTGCTCACCTAACTTCATTCTTTAAACCCGGCCACGGTCACGATGAAGCCGGTGCTGATGTTGTTGGGTTAACACTGTTTCAACATTTGATGTACAACTTGACCAAAGTGGATATCCATGTCGAAGAAACCGTTATTGTGGAGTTAATGAATGACACCACCTTCGATAAAGATGAAGCAAAAATACCCACAGAAGTATTAAAGCGGCTCCCCTACTGGTCGGTGCACATTCCTATCACCAGAAGCTTTAATGAAGAGGTAGACGATCCGAACGCCAATTATTATAAGTTTCTCGAGGTGTACGTCAGCCGCATTAACATCGATAATGACGACGCGTTATTAATTGACATCAATGCGATGTACAAAGATAAAATTCTGCAACACACCAGAGTGATATCATTAAATTCCCCTACTATACGGGAGGGGTTAGAACGTCACGCCGACATGAATGACCGGCTGGATATAAACAAACACGGTGATATTTTTGACTTTACCTTACGTCAAGTGTTTCCGGTTATTTTGTATGTGTGTTCTCAGCAAAAACAAAAGGACATTGGTAGTTCCCCCCTGACCGGGTACAGTATCAAACGAAAAGGGAAGAACTTTGTTTTAAAAGCAGCCCCTAAAGTCAAAGTGATTGAATATGGACAAGAGCTAAAAGAACAGCTTGAACGTTTCCATCAATTGCTAAAACAAGAGCGTGACTTTAAAGGCCGTATTCCCCATATTCGTAAAGCGCACTGGCACGGTTACTGGATAGGACCTCGTGTTGGTGAACGTGATTACATCTATCATTGGATTCCGCCAGTCATTGTGTCGGGTTCTGAAGCAGAAATTAAGTAACCTTATTTGGAGAGTGTTATGGCAACACGTATTTTTGCAGGTAGCATTGATTTAGTCACGGTGTCGTTAAACGAACGTCTGCAGCCCATGTTAAAGGGTCAGGTTATTGACTGGTTTAGCTACACCAAAGAATCAGGCTCTCAAGTTGAGTACGTCTGGGATGGCCCGGCTGTGGTGACCATTTGGGATTTGATTGTTTCAGCCAAACCCAACATTGGTAGTGGTGACGATGATGACGGGTTTATTCTCACCGAAGAAGAGGTAAAGGGATTCATTGCGGATGGTCTGGAGCAAACCACCGGGTTTGTTCGTAATAAGTTCATCAAGCTGGAATCGTTGGTGGGTCGCTTTGATTTTGACAAGCACTGCCTGGTCTTCTTCTTTTCTTAATAGTAGGTAACAAAATGAAAACGAATGTTACAACAAACACCGACCCGTTTATTGGTCGTCAGGTCCCTGACAGTGAGCCGGTCGTGATGTCTAAAACTAAACTGCTGGTGATTGCCTTGGTGGCTTTCCTGACAGGGATGTGCTTTGGTGCAGCTTTCATGTTGGAATACATCCCATGGTTATGATGAAAAGCGCTCTGTCGATATCAGTGTCGTTACATCTGAGCGGAACATTGGGATTAAAACCCATCACGCATAATCCTTACCTGTATGGTGGTTGGCGTTTGCTGCCCGACGTGGAAACCACAACGATATATCAGAAACCCGATTCGGTTTATGAAAACGTTGTGCATGCCCATCTAACAGCGAACATGACACCGAAGGAAAACATCCCTAGAGTGAGAATTGTGAAATAAGTTATCCTGTTACTTTTTACAAAACAATATATACTTTGTTCACTTACAACTTTTTAGGGAATCCTTGTGGGAACTTTTTCTGTTTATTTTGCGGCCAGCCCAATTAAGTTTCTGATTGGGTTGGTGCTGTTGTTGATATTCCTCATCTCCTTTATCCGGGGTAATCAAGTAGCTTGGAAAAGAATGGGGTTGAAGCGGGATACCCGTTTCTATATCTCAGCAGCACTGGTTCTACTGTACTTTGCTTTGGGGTTTAACATCGGACACCGACAAACCGATTTACACCGCGAGCAATTTGACACACCGATGGCTACCACAGCACCGGAATTACCTGCAGAAAGGTCGATTGAAAAACCTGATGCAAAAGCACTCTTTAAAACTGAATTAGAAAACATTAAAAAGGAAAACGCACAGTGAAACGTGTTATCGCACTTATTGGTTTAATCTTCGCTTCTATTCTTCTCTCTGGCTGCGGTGAGGTTGTTGAACCCGGCTTCAAAGCCAAGTTCCTCAGCCGCGACGGGTATTCTCCGGAAATCAAAGAGTCCGGTCGTTACAACGTCTTCTGGTGGGAAGAGCTGGTCTTCCTGGAAACGTCCACCAAAACTGTTTCTGTTCCGCTGAAAGTGAAAATGGCCGACGGCCTTGATCTGAAGTTCAATATCAACTTCCGTACCCGCATCGGTGGGAACGACAAAGTTCTGAACGCCATGTTCAACGATGTTAAAGTTGATGTCGATGAACAAGATCGTAAGGTCATCACGCTGGACAAAGTATTTAACATCTACGGCAGTGACGTGGTCAGTAACGTTGGCCGGTCGGTGCTGGGCAAATACAAAGTGGAAGAGGTCGCCAAGAAGTACGACGACATCAACAAACAGCTTCAGGTTAAGCTTAGTGAAGCCATGAAGAACAACCCGCTGGAAGTTTCTAACGTCACCCTGGCTGATGTAGACTGGCCGAAAGTTATCACCGACGCGATTGAGAAACAATCCGAACGCGAACTGGCGATTAAGACCGAAGAGAACCAGCAGGCAATCGAAATGGTGAAACGCACCAATGAGCTGGCACTGGCTCAAGCGGACCGCGAAATTGAACTGACCAAAGCCCGTACGTTGCGTGATCAAAACGCCATTACCAACGAAGGCTTGAGCGACAAACTCCTGGCTTACAAAGCACTGGACGTTCAAGCGAAAATGGCAGAAAACAAAGCCGCCATCTTTGTTCCGTACGAAGCGTTGAATGCCCCAGGGTTATCCAACCGCGTCTTTAACAACAAGTAATTCGGTGTCCTCCTGTTTCGGCAGGAGGATTCTTTTCTTTGAGGTTGAATAATCGAAAACAAAGAAAAGCATAACCGCACTTATTAAGGATAAGCAATGCACCACATCACTGACTTATTAACACAACACCAACTCAACACTATTTGCGACAACAACGTATTGTTCGCAGAACTTGCACGACTGACTCAGGAAGACCCGGTGTTTATCGCCTGTCAGGGTTATCCTGGCGGTACCGTAATTGCCAACAAGAAAGGCAGTGTGCGTCTGGACGGTATTCATATCCGTTTAGGTGAGCGTTTTCTGACGGCAACCAAAGTCTCTGCACCGGCGGCAGTTTCTTCAGTAACCGTGCAACAAAAAGAAGCGGCTGTAGCGAAAAAGAAAAAACCACTGGTTCGCAAAGCCAAAAAGGGAAAACGTAAATGAAACCAATCTTTAATCGTAAGGGTTAATCCATGAGCCACTCGCTTTCTATTTCTACTGACGGAACAGTCATTACGCTGACCCGCAACGGTCAGAAGTTCGAACTCATCCTCGAAAAACAAAAAATCATGATCGCCGATAAACCGGTGCGTGCTACGCTTACTCATAACGACAAAATCATGTGTCGTATGCCGTGCGTAACCGAAGACCCGATTAAAACGCTGGTCATGGCCTACCGTATGATGAAGTGCGGCGTTATCGGTTATGACCGTAACGGTTCCTGGGATCCGCTGGCCGATTTCCGGATGGCTGTTAATCAATTCACCAAACACGATATTCAAATGAGTGCGTGGATTGAAGACGAAGACGAAAACTCCAACCGTAACTTCTACAAGCTGCCGTTCTCTAATGGCCTGCTGGCAGTAGAAACCGTGCTGGATGGTCGTAAGTACAGCGTTCGCCAGGAATGTTCACCCACATCTAACCAGATGTACTGTGTGAAGCTGGTGTTCTGCCCGCACAGCGTTTATCCGTTACAACCGGGTTATGTTGAGCAAACCATTGAAGCGCGCATGTGGTACTCTGACAGTCGTATTCTGCCGGACGCAGAAGCTATGATTGCCCAGTACGTCAAAGCCCGTAAATACCCTCACCCTGAATACGAAGCAGAACCCGCATAAGGCCCACCATGAGCATCTTTTGGATTGTTGTTCTCTATACTGTTTTGGTAATGATTCTTTGTGCGCTGGAGTATAAGGCGTATATCCGTAACGGTAAGTTCAAGAAGCGGGCCTTCGCTAAAGACTTCGTGCGGTTGTGGACGGTGGGGATGTGTATCATCCTGGCGGCCATTTGGGAAGCCTTGAAGTTTATCTTCGTCTGGGCAGGTAAAATCATTGACTGGGTCTGGGCGTTGATGAAGTTCATCGTTGCCAAAGCTCGACAAGACTAATCTCCTATTCCTCTGCCTCACAGCAGAGGAATATCCTTAAGCTAATTTAAGAGGTAATTATGCAACCTATTCATGTGTTATACCAAGAGTTCATTGAGAAGCTGCGGGCACTGATTGATTCACAAAGCAACTTCGCCAAGGTGGAATTCAAAACCGACAGCCGTTGGTTAACCGTGTGGTGTATGGTGGGTCAAAACGAAAACCTGGAACGTGAATGTGTGTACCGGGTAGAGTACGGTCACCTCGACCGCAGTAACAAGGTCAGAATGCACTTTAAAGAGATTGCAGACCTGCATGCATTCATTCGTACCGCCATCTGGAAAAATCCTCGCTACGCGACGCTGAGGGCGGATTTCAAGCACAAGGATTTCTTTCGCCAAGGCACCTTGCGTATGTTGCGGGCAATGAAAGCCATGCACGAACCCAAAACGGCGACCACCACCGATTTCTTTAAGGGATGTAAAGGCACGGAAGATAACGGCCCGACAACGGAGTTAGTGTTGCACGTAAAGAAGGATCACGGCGGTAACGTTTTTGTTGTAGAACACTAATTTACTCTGAGAGGTCCCCTGCGGGCCTCTCAGGGATATTCTTATTTTTTTTTTGATGCTATGGACTCAACCAAAAGGAACTTAAAATGGAAACCAGCATCAAGTTTAGTGAAATGCCGAAACTCGACTCTATCACTGCGGATACCCTTATCCCAGTTGTAGGAACAGGGGAAGATGGCCAGCCTGCTAACTTCAGTATTAAGGGGTCAACCCTGTTGGCGTTTGTGGGAGAACTCGCGACGCCTGTTGGGTCAGCTAATCAACGTCCTTTCCAGGAGTGGCTGTCTCAGCTAGAACGTCGTACTACCTATGACTTCCGTCCCGTTCCAGTAATGACCAATCCTCCAGTGACGTCTCTGGTGAAATCCCAAGGGGTATCGGGTGTGTCAGTCGTTAACGGTGGCGCGGGTTATAAAGTCGGCGACAACTTGACCGTGGATGGCGGTGAGTTCGGCGTAGCTGCACGTCTGCGTGTAACGTCTGTGGATGGCGACGGTAAGATTTTGGCAGTCGCGGTACAGCTGACCGGCACGTATATTACCAAACCTGTTAACCCAGTTTCAACAACGGATGATTCTACCGGCACAGGGGCAACCTTTAACCTGACGTGGAACCCAGGCGTAGGGTCTACTATCTATAACGGTAAGACCTGGAACCGTACTGATGAAACCCTGTTTAAGTATCTGGGTTACAACATCAAGGACACCTCTTCAGGTTATCGCGGTAACGGTATCGGTAATGGTACGCAGTGTGTAATTGAATTCTTCTGTGATGCCGACGCCATTGACTTCCGCTTCATTGGCGGTAATGCTCAGTACGACCTTTACGTCGACGGACAGCGTATCAGTGATAAACCAATTCAAACGGATTCATCCGGTGCGCCCTACATCTATAATGTCACTTGGCCGACTTCTGTGCCACGTCATTATAAACTGATGGGTATTAACACCGGGTTTGGTGGTATCATCACTGCCCAACAGTATACTGTATGGCATCCAGGTCCACGTCGTCGTCCATTAATTTGGCAGATGGGTGACTCTTACACCTACGGTACTGGTGCAACCCAAATCTCATTCAACGATCTCAAAGTGATGGCAGACATTCTGGGGTTTGATTCCATTGCGGACGGGATTGGAGGTAAGGGGTGGACGTCAACCGATTCCACTATTCCTCAACAGCGTGTGGCTGACAAGCTCGCTATCCTCAACGATACGCCAGAGTATGTCTTCCTCTCCCTGGGCTATAACGACGCCGCAGCGGGCCGTTTAGAAGTACTGGAGACCAACTTCCGGGCAACGATTGCGAAGCTCAATGAAGTGGTGCCTAATGCCAAGGTTGTGGTAATTGGTCCGGCAACTCCAATGGGATCAACCAGCAAGATTACCGACATCCGTGCATCCCTTATCAAACTCAGTGCTGAATTCAACCTGATGTTTGTGGATGTGGATAACTGGGTTAGTGCGGCGAATGCCAAGCTGTATACCCTGAGTGATAACACCCACCCTAACGACGCCGGGTATATCTACCGTGGTGTACGTTTAGCTCAAGCATTGGCGAGTCGTATCTAGCGTACATGCTATGCTCTATACAACCTCACTCTGGTGTCACTATGGATAATACGTTTTCGGTCGAGTCTCGTGACATTGATTGTCAGCTTGACCACGCGTCACGCATCGCACAAGGAATGTGCGATACTGTCAATGGCAGTGAAGGGCTCACGGATGCCCAACTGTACCTGCACGGTATTCTGTTTGCTCATGGCATTTTACCGAACCGGGTAGAGGGCAACGAAAGTTTAATCGTGGGCTCTCTGCTCAATGAGTTCAGTAAGTTCTTTGACATGATCTCCGATATCTCTAACGGGCTGGGCAAGTTCTTCTCAGGCGATGCGTTAACCAATGAGTTGCTGAAATCATCAAAAGCCATTGAAAGCGCCGTGACCGGTATCAAGAAGTTAGAAGGTCAACAGCAACTTAAGTCTTCGCATCAAAGTGATTTGAATAAACTGTTTCGTCGTTTCATTAATGACATGGAAGGCAACATCAAGAAACAGGCGAAGATTTGTGTGTCCATGGAAAAGGTCGATAAAAACGTCACGGGTAACTGGAAGTACCACGCGATGGTCATGAAGCAAAGTTCCTACCATGAAGAACTGTTGGATTGGGCAGAGAACCTGGGAACGGTATCGTCAGTGTCCGAAGCCAGTCGTATCCTTAGCAGACTCCAGTCGGTTATTAAAAACATGACGGGACAAATTCGGGATGCAAATAAAGCGGCACAAGACCTGGAACATAACCGTCGTCTCTTTCTGCAAGGGAAGCGGATTGAGAACAACAAAGAGAACAAAAAGAACTTAGCACTGGCTCACACCATGACCGTTTACATGATTGACTTAATCAAGTTAACGAAGCAGGACATTGAGCTTAAGATGAAATTCATCAGTGCTTGTACCTCGCACTTAAAACCAGGTTGCTTCCAGAAGGCATAACGGATATATGTTATGCTTTATAACAAAGTAGCTTGACTTCTTATTTTGCAAAAGGAACTCACATGTTTGGACTCAACTCCCTCTGGGTCTTCCTGGTGCTGGCTGCTGTGATGGTGGTAGGTTACTACCGTTTCAGCGCTAAGGCCAAGAAGCCTTTCGAGATCATTACCGGGATTACCGGTTTCTTCGATGACATTCACCGTAAAGTCGAAGAAGTAATCGCTTATATTAAAACCCTGTCCAAGTACCACCTCGACCTGCATGAGCGAATATCCGGCATTCTGGATTTGTTCAGCAGTGCGCAAACCGAAAGGGCTGCCGTTGAGCAACGCTTGAAACAACACCTTACTGATCTGGTCGACCAGCGCTTCGCCGAACTTAAGGAGGGGCTGGATAAACAGACGGAACGAATATTCCACGGTCTGGACATGCATCGCAAGGTTCTGGTTACTGAAGTGACAAGTGCGCTTACCCCGCCGGAACCCGTGGTGCAACAGCTGACTCCTGAGCCGTCGAAAGACACCGAAGCGACGCCGTTTAAAGCGGCAACTGAGCTGGCGGAAGCTCCGAAAGTTGATCTGACCCAAAGCGGTCAAGCCGGGTTTGTACCCGAACCGGAAGTAAAAGCGGTGAAAGGCCGTGGGCGTAGCAAAAAGTAAGTGATCCCCTGTACTACTCCCCGCAATGCGGGGAGTAGTAGTTCCTGTAGTTATTTTTTATTCTTCGTACAAATGTTATGCACAGCAACCCCGTCCATCATTTTGATGTTTAATAAGGAAGTATCGCATGACTAAACGTATTAATGCGAAACGTATCGCTCGCCAGTCACGTCGTGAAGATAAACGCGCTAAACTCCAACTGGTGTCCGACCAAACGCAACAAGAGCGTGTACACGAGCCTGCACCGGCGAAGCGTCTCAATGCTCCTCTGGCTGCTCGTAATCCTAATCAGGAACTGTACATCAATGCGCTGCAATCCAAGCGTTTGATTTTCAGCACGGGCAGTGCCGGGGTAGGTAAAACGTATCTGGCCACTTCTCACGCTTGCCGTGAACTGCTGGCAAAAGATATCGACCGCATCATTGTAACCCGTCCGGTGTTACAAGCAGACGAAGACCTGGGCTTCCTTCCGGGTGACGTCAATGAAAAGTTTGCACCGTATTTCCGTCCGGTATACGACGTGCTGCTGGAGCAGCTCGGTGGCTCATTCCTGGAGTACTGCTTGAAACCAGGCATCGAGAAAGTTGAAATTGCACCCTTTGCGTTTATGCGTGGCCGTACCTTCAAGAACGCCGTGGTGATTCTTGACGAAGCGCAAAACGTGACGGTAAACCAGATGAAGCTTTTCCTGACACGTATCGGGGAAAACTGCACGGTGATTGTGAACGGCGATATCACCCAGTGTGACCTGCCGCATCACAAACAAAGCGGGTTGCAGGATGCACTTAACCGCTTCCAGGACAACGAGCTGGTTGGCGTTGTTCACTTTACTGACGACGATTGTGTTCGTTCAGACATTTGTGCGCTCGCATTAGACGCATACAGCAAATAAAAAAAGCAATACCATAACCGCACGGGGGAAACCCTGTGCGGTTAAATGGAACTCAGTCCTATATTACTAAGGTGAATATAACTGAAGAAAGGCTGTATCATGAGCGACATCTTTAAGCAAGATAGCCAAGGTCGTTTAATCGGTTATCACGTTGAATGTATTTCTGAGTGCAAGGAAGATGCCCGACCCCAACTGTCGACGTCAACCCTGCAGGATGATAAGCCGTTGTTCTTGTGTGCACGCAAGAATGATTGGTATCCGTTTCATTTAAAGGAAGCCGATAACTACCGTATCCTGAAAGTAACGTTTTGGTCACCCGGTCAGTCGGTCACCTTTAATGAGGAGAAAGATTATAAGCAACTGTTTAACATGTTGCGTGATAAAGACAATCCCGACAAGTACCACTTCATGCTAACCCCGTTCGGTAAGACCTATATCGAAAAGGGGTATCACCTCATCAACCTTCACACCAAACATGAGCTGCAGGAATCCTTCCTTTGGACGCCGTCAACCTATGTGGATGAGATTGAAGAGATTGAAGTCAAACCCATGCCGTTGAAGATTGCTGGCATGCCGGATATCGTTAACGTTGTTTATCAAGAGGAACCCCCTGAATGAGTAATAGTCTAACCCAAGTTTGGAAGTCCCTGAAAGCAGAACATGGCGTACCGGTGGCGTCTGAATTGTTGGTGGGGTATTACGAAGAGCAAGGCGTGAAGTTTGCAGAGAACTGGGACATGATGCAAAAGAGTCAAGTCATCGCTACGTTCTTTGAAAGCATCCGCACTGTGAAAGGTGGGGTGGTGTTTGATGTCAAGGTGGGTGGTGAGACATTAAAGGAAACCGTGGACGCAGTATTCCATGCGTTAGCGCAATCCCAACCGGTTACCGTACCCGAAGATTTCCTGGTGTACCCGTTCAGCAAACAAGAAAAGAAACAACTCCGCAAAGACCGTTACCGTCGCTAACTCTCTACCCTGGGCTCACGCCTGGGGTAGGTAGTCTGCTTTATTTTTAAGTGTTTTTTCACGGTGCGTTTAATCTATTGTATTAACTGTTCTGATGAGGATAACTTATAATTATTTTCATCCCTACATCATTAAGGTGAGTAGGACACCTGATCTGGGCAGTTTAATACGTAGGGATTCGACACAAGATGAACCATGTTAAAGTAATAACGGCACTGCCCCAAACCAACGAAGCAATTCGTCAGTTGAAGGAGCTAGTGAATGAGTTAATCGCTTTGATTTTGAGAACTAAGGATAGAGAATTACAAGAACAGCTTGACCGTCGCATATTGCAACTTCGGTTGTATATTGCTGAGCTTGAATCTGACGTCGACGTAGGTAGGGATAGATTCGATACTGTGCGGTTTAACCAAGCAGTAAAGGAACAATTTGTACTCAAGCGTAAAGTGAAAAACGCTATCCACGAACAGCGGGAGCTAGAGCAGATGAGAATACCCGCCGGTATACTGTTCTTGATTTTCTTACTCCTCGTACTGTCAGCTGCAGTCGCAGGATTTGTTATTTAACTTACCGGACAAATCGTAAAACAATTTGCCCTTAACCCCAGTAACCCGTAAAAAGGAAGCGACATGTCTACACAAACTGTATTAAATAAGTTCGGCACCACCACCATTCATGACCGCATTGTTAAGCTCACCTCTATGCAACCCATGGTTATCATGGAGATGCGTTTCAGTGAAACGGTCTATGACGACGGGGGCGTCTTCCGTGGCAATAGCCTGATGTTTATTTGTCCTGAGCTGAAAACCTCGCTCTACATTCAACCTAGCGGTTACGGTGCGCTAATTAAGGCACTGGGAAATGTGGTGTCGGAGGGTCATCAGAAGTTCAAGGATAACCAAATCCCTAACCGGTTTAGCAATACGGTGGGTGAGGTTACGGTCAGTGTCACCCAACGGGGTGTCAGTGTCTCTTATAAAGGCCAGGCAAACATGATGGTGTATCGCAGTCCACACGCCAAGGTTACCAGCGAATTTGGAGGACTCAGCAGTCAGAAATTGCTGTCCCGTCATATCCAATGTGCTGACGATATCTTGACCGCGTTGATACCTACCGTCGCTGCGGGTGATGCCTGGATTACTAAACGGGCGTTGCCAGAGAACAACGACCACGGTGAGATTGTTCAACCTCACATGTTGTACCGTCAAGTTCCAAGCAGTGAAGCAGGACGTGGGTTAACCACCATGTCTATCCTGGTTCACAAATGCCTGAACTTCACGGAGTCAGTTTACCGTGTTCAGCTTTCTACCTCGAACACCATCCTGAGTTTGTATGATGAGCCCAGTGACCATAACCCGCGTCCAAAGTGGGTATTGATTCAGCTGCGGAAAGCCCTCATCACGCTGAAACACCTGATGGAAGATAATCCTGACGTTCCCCAGCGCGTTGACCTGTTTGACTGTACTGCGCAGTATGACATGTTCAAAGTGTACAACGGGTACGTGGCGTCGGTTCCCTCTAAACGGGGAATGCGCATTGTCATTAACTACGACTACGTTCCGGCGTATTCTAAGTTAAGCTGGTTGGACAGTGAGATAGATATGGACGATGTCCTTGCAGCATTTGACCACATCATTGAACACTATCCTGTCGATAATTGAGACTCAGTCTCTTGTGGCAGCAAGGGTAACAGCTTGCTGCTTTTTTCAATCCCAATAGAAGGATTTTAATATGTTTACTAAAGTTGATATGCATCGTGTCGAACGTGTCGTCTGTGATAACCCACTGGTGACCTGTTCATTCGTTATGTCTGTAGCGGACGATAATGGAAAATTGAACAACGTTTCTCGTTTTGAATTCCACAACTACAACACCGGTCAGGTTCTACGAATCATTGGCGGTAAAAAGAAAGACCTGGTGAAAGATTTGAAAACCATGTTGGAAAACAGAAACACTAATCAACAGGTTGGCGATACCAACAAACGGTTGTTGATTAATGCGTTGGGTGAACGCAAGACGGAAATCAGTTACTCGTTCCGGGGGTATCGTCATGTGTTGACTCATGGCACCACGGAATACGTCACCACTGAGCATCTGAAACGGTTGATCGCGATTCTGGACTGGTACATGGAGATGCGTCTTCCATGGATTCACGACGGGTTCTTTGACAACCGGGTTAAGGTTTCTCCGGACCAAACAGCCGAAGACCTTACCGTACGTATTATCCGTAAGAAAGATTCCAAGAACCCACCGATGGCCATTGCATTAGAGAATGACATCAACAACGGTCAACGCACGGTTCGGTTCTTAAACGGAATGTCGTCACTGGTGCTGGTTGATTATACTGCTGGGCTGAAAGACACCACCATTAAGAAAGTGCTGGAAAAAATAAGTAATACTTTACTGCACGTTCTAAACTATGACCAGAAATGCCACAACATCGATTTGTTTCATCATTCCGATGACATCTCTCCGGAGATTTTAACCTACAAAGGTTATGTGGCACTTTCTCAGGATGCCAAGCATCGCCGTGTGGTGATTAATTTCGACCAGAATATAATGTGTTCAAAAGCACACTGGGTTCACGAACGTTTCTTTACCAAAGCAGTACAAGAAGCTCTATCTGATATTATCGCGGTTTATTAAGCAGGACCTGGAGCCTCCGCAAGGGGGCTCCAGTAGTAGTACGTAGTACCTATAACTAAAATCAAAAATATTTTCATTTACAAAGGAGAATTATAATGAAAAAGAAAGACACAATTACTACCATAGAAGCAGAAGTATTACACAGCATGGCAAACAAATTAATTGCACGTTGTCACGTACAGAATCAAAAACAGTATTCCGCAGAATTAAACGGTATCTGTATCGACCTGAGTGCACGTTCCAGTAACTACCTGGCGATTTCACAGGGTCGCATGTCTTCCCCGATTTATAACAACGACGCGTTAGAAGTCGAGTTAGAGGTTTTGAACAGTTACGAAGTTATCATCAAAGGGTTTGAAGTTCCTAGACCCCGTGTATTATCCGGCATTTATGACGTGGAAGATACCGGTGATGAAGATGCACCGTGGAACAGTAAGTCAGAATGGATTGTGTTTGGTGGTCTGCTGGTACTGACCGCAATATCCTTCTGCTGGGTCTACTTCTAAAAACAATAGGTGACCTCGTGTCACCTATTTTATTTTTTATGTGAGGGCGTAATTTATGACGCAACAAGAAGTCTTACAGGCGATTTACGTCAGAGCAGAACTGATTCATAAACTGATGGTGTTTGCTAACCTGGCCGTACAACGCTTTCCAAAACCCATGATAATTCGGTTATCGCCGTTCATGGAAAACTGTACCGAATGGGTGGAGTATTTTACTCGGCTCATTCATTCTGTTCAACACGACTGGGATGACTCAGTAGATATGTCTGCTGAGTTTCATTCCCTGTTCGGTAAAGCCGACCTGTTCCTGCAACGGTCAGCGGAAGAATTGTTGGCGGTGGTAGAGGTTGCTTATAAATGGCGACGCAAGATACTTACGCGATTCTACCTGACCATCGTATTGTTTATCGTGGCGATTGCTTTCGCCGTTATCACCACTTAATAAGGATAACCCATGCCACATTTCTTAGGGGCGGATTTTCATCTGTGTGACCCCAGTTCCCTCAAATACCGAAAACAGTTTCCCTCTCTGGGGTATCACGACGAATACGTCTGCGATGTGGTCTTGGCCAAACTTCGCCCTAATGACCTGCTCACCATGGTAGGAGACTGCCTGGTGGGAAAGGGAGCCATTGAGCTGATTAAAAAGTTTCCCTGCCGTAAGCGCCTGATTGCAGGCAACCATGAATTTGAGAAAGGCATTAACTTCGCCGATTTAGTAGGAGTCGTGGATGAGATTCACTCATCGTACAAATGGCGAGGCCGTTTCAATATTGTCCATATTCCGCCGCATCCTGCCCATCTTCGTGGTAAGACTATTATTCATGGGCATCTTCACGAAGTCATTATACCTGATCCTCGTTTCATTAACGTCTCGTTAGAAGCGACAGGGTATCGTCTGGTACAGGCCGAAGAGATTATTACCGGCGAGTATCGTTCTTATCGTATTCCGGAGGTTTGCACGTGATCTTTGTTAATGGATATGCTAAAACCCACATCAACATCGCTAAGCCTGATGAACTGGTAGAGCGCATCGAAGTGATGCCCGTCACGGGATTACAAGTTAAAGCCGATATCCGCAAGCAAGTGGATGATTTGGTGCGTGACCAAAAGCTGTGGGTGCTAACGAGCGACCCCGCCAGCTTGAATCCCATTGACCCGAGCAGTCGTTGGTGTCGTGGCTACGTGACACACATCGATTGGATTGATGACACCGAGGTCAAGGTCACCATGCAGGTCATGAAGCACACCCGTGGTGCCGAGTTTAACCGGTGGCAGCTTACTGCTAAACAAACCCGGAGTCGGGAAGACGGGCTTTATATTGAGCCCTACGTTCTACTGTTCTAAAAATTAATCTGGAGTTGTTCTCAGGTCTATATAGTTAAGGTGAATAAACAACATAGTTTATCACTTTAATTCACCTGCCTGAGGATAACCCAAATGAAACGTCGCATCTATAGCAACCCTGAAAAACTGTTTTCTGCTCTTACAAAACGTCACGCTGTGAAAGGTGACTGGTTAGGTCGTATGGCTGTCAAATTCGAAGAACTGGGCGTCGCCTTCCCTACTACGTGGTCTAAAGAAAAACGTGATGACTTCATCATGACTTTCCTGAACACTGCAACAGTAGAAGATTGTGGCACCAAACTGTCTTTAATGACAGCGAAAGAAATTGGCAACGACGAGGCTCTGACCATTTTGTACGATATCATAAAAGCAGTATCAATAACCTAGCGGAGGAGCCTATGCTCGCTCCGCTAGAGTTTATTTTTTTTTTGTCTCTTTTTTTTTTCGTGTAATTTTATGACCCGTCACTTTACATAAGGAATCGGTAAATGAAAATCGGCATTGAGCAGACCCTTATCAATGCGCTTGTTAGGACACACACGCCTTTGGTTACTCCAGAGTTGGCTACGCGTTTATTCACTGATTTAGCCACATCTGAAATAATCGTAGTGCCGACTGCCGGGGATGTGACTTCCATGAAGTTTACTGCAGACATCACCTGTGAACGTCGACGATTCCGAGCACCGGACCAAACGTGGCAAGGATCCCCACTACAGGACATCATTAAGCCAGAGCTGCTCTATTCAGGAACACTGGATGAATTCTTGGCTGAAGGTGATAATGCATTGATATTGGTAGACGACGGTAAGCTGTATGTCCCGTATTCTCCCGACGACACCTACATGACCGAAGCAGAAGCTCTTGAGTTATTAAGCTTCGCCACGGGATTTGATTTTGGTGACATCGGTGAGATTAAAGGCATTCACGCCACCAACTTCTTTACCAAAGAAACGATTACCACTCCCCCTGCAAATCTAACGAACAGATTAGAGGCTGTTTGGACCATCACAGGCGGGATTATCAGTGGTACCGTGTTTTTCATTAATGATGGTTATTTCTCGTTTGCGGAAGACGTTGACCTTGGAACATTGCCTACTCAGTTAAACGGTGTTCTGGCGGAAAACGGTAACAGCTTCGTAACGGAACAAGGAACTTCTATTGTTACGGAGTAGCAAACCCATACGCTATTATAAGGAAAGTTGCAATGAAGATAGAACAAAGTTTGCTCGATCGTTTTATTGCCGTGCGTAGTTCGGAGTTAACGGCCGAACAGATAACCCAGTATTTTGACGGTCTTACCCTCGAAGACCTTCAGCTTACCGCCATCAAGTGGGACGGTAATAACAACCGAGCCGTTCGTGGCGTAATGGTGTGTAAGAGCCGTAAATGGCGAGCGATTCGTGTAGCATGGACCAACACCGCCATGTCCAGCATGATCAAACCGGATTTCCTGGATGACCGTACGTTGGCAGAATTCTTGACAGAGGTTGTACCGGGTAAGTTGCATGTCATCCCCAGTGACAACCGCGGTCAGATGGGTCATATCTGTATCCCGTCTGCTGCTGGACAGAGTTACGATCAAGAAACCCTGATGTCCTTGCTGGGTGCATTAACCGGGTATGACTTCACTGACATGGGGACATTGAAAGATGAGTACGGTAAACCGTGCCACGTTATTGAAACGTTCCCTAACCCAACGATAGAAGACAGTGTCATACCGGACATCAGCATGAATGGGCGTGTTGATTACGCGTACCGCATCTCTGGTCCGATTGCCGAAGGTATCGTGCTGTTTGTGAATGACGGTTACCACCAGTTCCAGAATGACGTGGACATTGGTGTACTGCCGGGTGAGTTACCTACCACGTAATAATAAACTCCTGGGGCTTCGGTCCTGGGAGTTATTGTCATTATTTTTTCACACCTACATTATCTATATGTAAGACAACCGGTTTCTTACTCATTTAACTCAAAAGGATAGATCATGTCTAAGAGCATCAAAATCGCAGAATCGCAGCTGGGCTTTGTTGGAGAAACCAAAGAGTTCGTAGTCACCGGTGTGAAAGCTGGTTCTTTCACCATCGCCAAAGACGAGCAGGTGCTGTCTGTGGAAGGTAGCCTCGACGGCCTGAAGGTTGCCGATCTGGTTGTGGTGAAAGACGGTTCGCTGTGGAAGAAAGGCACCGAAACCAGTCAGAAAAAGCACAACCCGTCGCCGGCCACCATGGCTGAATACGGTTTCTAATCTTCGATCATGCTGGCGCGCTCCGTACCCTTCGGGGTACGGAGTTCAATAACTACAATATCAGAGTTTTTCGTGAACCATGAAAAGAACAAAAAACATTAACCGAGCACGGTTTCGTAAGAAGTTAGTTGTGACTCACGCTTCTTTGTTTTACGGCGGGATATTAGGTGCTGCACTTTTCTTAACGGGGTGTGATGATACCACGACCCGAACTGAATACCTCAACCGTCCTTATACTGATGCGGTTGATTGTTACAAACACAGTGACTTAAGTTATGATGACTGTGTGCGTGGGCAGAAACAGGCCGTTGAAGAGGCCATGGCGACGAAACGCTTTTCCTCCAGAGAAGAGTGTCTTCGGGACAACCCCAATAACGATTGTCAACAGAACGGTAGCGGGTCCCATGCAACGTACTACCCCTATCCCCACTATTACGGTTACAACACCGCCACGGGAACGGGACAAGCCTTTTACCAGGGAAGAAGCAGCAACAGTTTTTCCTCCTCTCAAGGTAAATCGTTTAACGCCAAAACGTCCAGTGTACCCAGAACGTACACAACCACACGTGGTGGTTTCGGTTCGTCTTTCGGATCTTCGTCTCATTCATCTTTCTCGTCTTCTTCCTCCCGGAGCAGTTTTGGGGGATAACCATTAAGGTAACAATTATGAGCATCATTGTTTACTCACCGTCTGAGATGTGTATTATTGCAGATACCTTTACTCTGCATACGGATGATTTCAACGGGGCTATCAGTCAGGCATCGTTTCGTAACGAAAGCAAGATTGTTACCACAGACGATCAACATTTCGCCTACTGCTTTGAAGAGACCCAGGCTCCGGCATTTATTCCGGTACTGACGGCGTACCTTAAACGGTATGAACTTGGGTTGCTGAAGAAAGACGACAAGCTTCCCCTCTATGAACCCATTCAGTTCTCGCTGGGTATCATGAGTAAACGTTACATGTACCGGGTCATCAACCGGAAAGACAAGATCACCATCAGTCGTCGAGTGATGACGTTCTGTAATCATTGTGACAATGCGTCGTTAATGTATGCGGCTAAATTGCCAGCAATGGAAGTGTGGGAAGAGCTAACGAAGATGGATGATGTCTATCATGGGTTAGTGCCAGACGTGGTCACCAACAAGCATCTCAAGCTGATTAAGAAGCAAAAGAAAACCACCGTCCAGCCTGACCAGATTACGACCGAGGTGTAACCCATGTTTATTACCGACAATAAGTATGCTGCCTTCAGCGATTGCAAAGACGACATGAAATGTGGTCCGTATGAAGTTATGCCGTATGTGGTAGAGTATAAAGAACAACACTACCTGTTGTGGCAGGGCGAGATTAAAAACGCAAAAGGTACCGACCGTTATACACTGGGTTTGTTAATGAACAAGCACGGTGTGTTCTTCCATTGCCAAATCGATCAGGTCACCCTGTCCGTAATGCAAACTGTACCGGCGATTAAGAACCGTGTACTGAGCCTCTGTAGTGTGGACTCCGAGAACGGGCGTTTCCAGGTGGGAATTATGGAACGGGCTATGCGTTATCACGGTTGGTCGGTGAAAGAGCTGTTTGATAACTTCCGCAACTGCGGGACCTCTTACCTGACGCAGTGTGTCAGCATTGATGATTTGAAGAAACGCCTGGAGAAAGTAAATGAAAGTGACATCAACTACCACCTCAATTAAGAGCGTGGAGATTACTGGCACCATGATTGCAGGACCACACAAGTTAACCCGCAGTGTGCGTCGTGAATTGTTGGAAAGCATTAAGCGGGAAGAACTGAAAGTATACCAGCGCATCTTAAGCTACGGAGCCAAGACCTATGCCGAACTTGAGTTGGCACAGTGCGGTGAAGTTACCTCCCTGCATTTCCACGACAAAAAGAAAACCAACAAGGTTACCGTTGTCCTGGATAAAGCCACCTGGGAAAACCGCAGCTGGGCCAGTTCGTTTGACTTGGTACGTTTATACGTGGTCGATAAAGTCCTCGGCCCTCACTACATTTATGGTTTACGTTTCCTGTAAGGATAGAACAATGTCTGATTCCGTTAAGCACACACCGCACAACCGTCATCCTGAAGGTGACGATCCGTTTGAAAAATACATTCGCTTAGAGCGCCACCAGTTGGCCATGGGCGATTTAACCGACGATGCATTAGCCAATGCCGTTTACCTGCACGGTAACGTAACACCGAAGATTGAAGACGTGTTAAGCGGTGAAGCAAAAATGCCGATCATTTATCTTACCGCGGCCAAAGAACGTATTCGTTGGTTAAGCCGTCGCAACATGAAGCTGGAGCAACAGCTGGCAGAAGCGCAGGCTGCCTTGGCGGAGAAGAACCGTTATGTTCAAATTGACGGGGCGGTCAGTGAACACGGTTCGGCAAACGGCGAACTTAAGAACATCATATTGAAACAGCTTTCCCACACTCCGGCCAAAGAGATCTCTATCTCCAAGCCATTACAAGACGCTATCAAGAACGGCGGTGGAATTCCTCGCGGAAGTTTTTATATGATTGCTGCAATTACTCCGCCTGAAAAGTCACGCCTTCTGATTATAGAAGGTTCCTATGACACTACTGAAAAAGCTCCCGATGGGGGAGAAGGCCAGGGAAGTTGATACCCTGGCTTTAAGTGAACTCATTGAAGATGGCCTGCACGAAACTGAAACGTCAGGCTACTTCAAATCCAAACGCGGTGGTTACGTTTATTTAAGTGCTGCCGCGGCGGCTGTTATCCGGCTTTTTGTTGCTGACATTAAGGCCCACGCTAAAGAACACAAATACGAGTTCGCAAATGCAACCAAACAAGGTTGCTTTATGTTGTGGAAGCATTCCAACGAGAAAGCCCGCAACCGTGAACTTTATTATCGTTATGCGTTTCATCCACCGGTTGAAAGACACATCCCGGTGGTGGACCTGCAAATTCCGTAGGGAACCCCCATGAAAAACCATGGCATTATCCGTCGTACTCCTGAAAACAGTCTCCATACGTTCCTGGTGAAGTTGGACGCGGACTGTGTCCCTGAAGGTGATAACCGTCAAATCTTTGCGGTAATCGACCGTCAGTTTCAAACGCTTGGGACAGCGCGTATTAAAGAACGTCGACACGGTCAATATGTGTTTGAGATGGTTATCCCCAATAAAGCCACAGCCGCCGCGTTGTATTCGTTAACCGATAAAGAAAACCAATCTGCGGGGAACATTTGGGGGCACAGCAACCGACGTTGCCAGGATATCTTCTGTATTGAATTGGGTATCATGAGCCAGGCTAACAATCCGGAAAGTTTTGGTTATCGGGAGTATAATCCGATTTACCGTAACCTGCACTAAGTAAAGTTTCTCTGGTGGTTTATTATATTACGTAAACCACCTCACTCCCTTTAAAAGGAAACCTCATGTTTAACGTCACCATTTTTGATAAAATCATCAGCTGGTCTAAAGCCCGCAACATTATTGGTGCTGGCACTACCATCGGTCAGGTTGGTAAATTCAACGAAGAAGTTGGGGAAATCCAAACCGGTCTGGTACGGACTAACGTTGCTGATATCAAAGATGCGGTTGGGGATGCGCTGGTTATTATGACCAACGTGCTGACAATGGAGCAGTACGCGGTGAAGCAAACCATCAACCTGTTGGTGGAGCCGACGCCGCGTTTTAAAGACCTGCACGACAACCACATCATTTGTGGCATCAACTACAAGTGGTGTAAATACTTCTGGGAAGAAGGTTTCCTGGGGATGTGCATGACCGACCTGGATGACCTGGCAAGCGACGTGGTAGAGCTGCTGGCTGAGTTGGCGCGTCGTCACGGTTTCACCTTGACCGAAGCTATTGAACATTCCTACGCGCAGATTGAGCACCGCGTGGGTATCTTCTACAACAACGTCTTTATCAAGCAACAAGACTTCACCGTTGACCTGTTGCAGAACATCATCGCCGACAGTGAAATCACTGATGCTGTCCGTGTCTTTGCTGACGAACAACTTCACCTGCTGCGAGAGAAACTGTAATGTCCGAAATCAAAATTGAACAAAAGCTCAGCAAACAACACAGCGCGGATATGCAAGCCCAGTATAAAAACGGGGTGGTGTATATCCTGAGCAAGCGTCCAGACGACAACAAGTGTGCGGCAGACCTGATTGCCGGTAAAGCCAAACGCATCATGTTCCTGCACTCTAAGTTGGTCGTTCACGCTGAGGTTCTGAACAATGCCGATATTGACCTGAAAGGCAAATTCAAGGTCAGTAAGCTCGACGACGGTTTCGCTATTCATCCACTGTAACAGTTGCCTCCTTACCCTAGGGTAAGGAGGTAGGAGTTTATTATGGGTCTCTTATTTATTCCCGGTTTCTTTTTCCTTTTGGGTGTCATGGTATTGTTCCCTAAGAAAGACCGCAGTAAGAACCGGGTGACTTTCTTTAAGGTAATGACGGGTATCGCTGTGTTCTTTACGGTACAAGTCCTTACCATGAATTACGTGTACAATCGCGTAGGGGACAAGTATTATGTCGAAGGCACCATAACCCATACCGGTCCCGCTAAAGAAGGCGGGTTCTTTGAACAGGCAGGATGTTATGCCAGTGTTCGCACCGAGAGTGGTAATATTGTCACTCCTTGGATACCCAACTGCGGGGTCGTGGGAATGAAAGTGTATAAAGCTTGCGAAGGCACTAGCTGTTATGGTTCATGGGTTAGTTATAATGAGTTGTCCCCAGGACATCGTCTCTCCCGCAGTTAACCTACTCCTACTCCCTTCTGGGGAGTAGGAGTAAACCCTGGCTTATTTATTGTTTGTTATCTTGGATGTCGTAATACTTCGTATTACTCCGCTATTAACTGTCGATCCCTGGACAGTATAGGTAGGATGATATTAATAAGTTAATATAATAGTACCAAAATAAAACTTTATGGGTTTAATGTTATGCAACACCCGAAGTCGTATTATTTGAAAAGGATACCATCATGGCTCTTATTAATTTCGAAACCGCGTTTCTGGACAAGTTCAAAGCAGCTCACGTTGCCGAGCATGACCTGAGCGCCCTCCTGCCGCAGCACCTGTCTGTTGCCGCAGCAGCTATCGCCGACGTGGGTGGTACTGCTAAGTTCAAAGGCAACGTCGTGTCTGTTGTGGGTTCTCCGATCAAGTTCTCTGCTGTTGATCAGCTGTGGAACCCGACCAAGCTGTCTGCGCTGGTCATGGACGGTTACATCACTGAAACCGATCCGGCTGTGTTCACCTCGAACACCACCAAAGAAGTGTACACCGAAGTAGGTACCATCGTTCTGCGTCTGGAAACCCTGACCGGTGACGGCGCGTCTGACCTCGACCTGATCAAAGATCGTCTGGGCGTCCTGACCAACTATGACTTCGCCACTGCGGGTAAAATCGTAACGGCTGACGGCGTAACCGGTCTGGTGCAGGTAACAGCAACTGACGGTTCTACCGAACTGAACGGTTCTGACCTGAAGTCCGAAGATTTCGACCACGTGTACAAAATCGCCCTGGGCGGTAAACTGTTCGATAACGAACTGGTGTTCGTGGTTGGCGGTAACGGTACTGTTGAACTGGCGTCGAAAGACCTCGGTGACGTAGCTACCCAGCAGACTGTTTAAGTCTCTCGTTAAATAAGCAACCTTCTACCCTACCCCGCAAAGGGTAGGGTAGGGGTTTATACTGTTTATTTGTACATCAGTAATTCCGTAACTGATTGGCGTGTGTCACCTTTACAACTGATGAGCCGCATAATGTCCAGCTCAACTAAAGAGAATTCGCTATAGAGTTCTTTTACAACATCATTGTTAGAGTTCGTGGCAATAACCTTTACACCTTTACTGGCTAATTCATTCAGGCGATATTTTAATTCTACCTGGTGAGTCATATTAAAGGGTTCTTTATTGTAGTTTGTAAAGTTGCTTGTGTAATTGAGGGGTACATAGGGTGGGTCGCAAAACACCACATCGTCTTTGTCTACCGATGCTAACGTCTCTTCAAAGGACTGATGGAGAAACACGGCATTCTGACTGCGTCTATGAAAATCCAGTAACTCTTCTTCCGGGAAGTACACCGTTTTGTATTTTCCGTATGCGGCGTTAAACACCCCCTTCAGATTATACCGCACCAATCCATTAAAACTGTGGCGGTTTAAATACAACAGCAGCACGGCACGTTCATAAGCGTCCTCAGAGTTGTTGTACTCGTCTCGGAACTTAAGGTACTGTTCTGGATTGTTGTGTTTAAACAACGCCTGTGTGTCCTTTATAACGCGTTTAACGTTATCCCTGACGGCAGTATGAAGACTGATTAAATCTTTGTTGTTATCTGAGAGAATATACTCGTCAAACTGGGTATTGAGAAAAACAGCACCGCTTCCCACAAACGGTTCTATTAATCGCTTTCCAGAACCGACGTAGGGTAACAGTTGGTCGAGTACACGGGTTTTTCCGCCTACCCATTTCAAATACGGACGTATCATGGAGTGCCCTTAACATACAGTAATTTTTACGTCTACATTATTAACATGAATAACGTATAGTATTTTTACTTGGAGTGTAACGAATGAAAAAGGTAATTGCAGGTCTGGTTGCAGGTTTAGTTTTAGTATCCGGTTCAGCGTTCGCCGATACCGTGTTTTATTGTAAAAGTGATACTACTATGGTAACCGTCGTAGAGAAAAACAATATCTTTACGTTTAGCCAGTTTGAGAAAGGTCGTACCAAACCTGTGTTGTCTATTTCCAAACCCCGTGACAGCCTGGGGATGGACATCAGTACCGAGAACGGCCGCGACTTTGCCATCTCGCTGATGTTCGTAGAAGGCGACATTGTTTATCAAGCTGCCAACGATAAACAAGGCGGTAAGAACTACGGCAGCTTTGAAGTGCTGCGCATGGGAACGTCCGTGGGATTTGGCAAGTGTGAGCCTGACAGTTACATCCAGAAACTCACCGATGCGAAAACCATGAAAGACATCACGGTCGTTGATTAACGTTATCAGTTATTCCACATAACAAAGGAAGGCAATATGTTTAGCAAGAACCTTGACTGGTTTACTCGGTCATCCTATTTTGGTACCTGGAGTCGTGTGTTGCTGCGAATGGGCGGTGACTACCCGAAGCAGGTTGAAATCTCGCTCAATACCCCCAACAATTGGGATTTGGAATGGCGGGATATGCTGCAGTGTCGGGTGCGTGTTCATCAGACACCGAAAGCAGAACGGGATGTGTATATTCATAACCTTCCCGACAGCGTGTACGACACCCTGGTAGATCATTTCGATACAGAGACGGCGGACTTCTTTGTTCATACCGACCTTTATAAAATGATTGACTGGGAAAACTTCGACGAAGTTGAAGCTGACTGGGTCGGCGGTGGCGGAGTACCTATCGCACTGGTGATTAAGTCCCAGGCGTGGTTACCAAACCAGATGCGGGACTACTGGGAAACCAACCGTGCTACCTTGTGTGAAAGCTTCTACATTCACCGTGATGCCCGCATGCAAGCCAAGCTGCGTTTACTGGCCAACAAGTTCAATCCTGAAGATGCCGGTGACTTCGGTAGGTTCATGAACTACGTGACCACGGCCGATAACGTGTGGAACCCTGAGAAGTATCAGAACTCACGGGTTATGTCTGGCAACAGCTTCGGTAAAGAATCCTGGTTCCGTTACCAGTACGTGTTAGGTAACGCCTTTGCCGAAGGTTACATCGATACTTTCCAGTTCCGAATCTTTAAGAACCACTCGAACTTCCAGCTGTATATGAAGACCCGCGACGGCAAGTGGCCTGAGAACTGTACCTACAGTGTCACGGTCGATAAGAAGAACGACATGATTGCGTTCATTGCTGACAAACTTAACCATTAATCTATTTGAAGGGGAGCCCATCTCCCCGTAAGGAAATAACATGACTCTGAACTTAGTAGAAACCCACGAAGAAAATACCACCCCGGCTTTCAGCATCATTACCGTTGACCGCTTTGGTGAAGAAACGCTGTGCTATGTTGACCAGGACGAATTCCTGGGTGAAGCACTGCTTTCCTTTGACGAGGATGGCAGCAGTCGTTTCGGTGTGCTGTACGACAACAATGAAACTCACTCTCAGATTATGATGGTGAACTATTTCAGCGGCGATCTGGAAATGCTGAAACTGGTTGCGTACCGTAATGATTCCGAGCTGGTGCTGACCTGCTGTATCGAAAACGAAGACGGAGCCGATAAGCGTCTTAATGACGTTGTTGACTTCCTGAACAGTTCAGAGAAACTTCTGATGATTAATGGCGATGTTTGGACGGAGATTCTGAGCGCATACGGGAACTGCATGGATCGCTTCCAACAGGAGGCGTGATATGGTTACTCGTCGCTTGACCTCACGGAACCGGGTTAACTCAGCACACTATGTGGTTAACCATGTTCATTATGCCCGTAACGGCATTTACGAAATTAAACTGGCAGAGTTTCCCGCTGACCGCATTCTTAACTCCGACGAATCATTAGAGCGTCTGGCCCGAGCAATGCAGCGCGAAGCCTTTATTGTGGAATACTATCCCAGCTTAGCCCACAACCCGAACAAAGACAAGCAGTGTGCGAAAGTCCTCAAAGCTTGGTACGACGCCAAAGAACGTGTTATTCGCGGCATGGTTCAACTTGAGGGACATTATGCACGTCACCTTGACCAACTGATTCGGTATTCGGGTGAATTGACGTTGGCCATTCGTGGGAAGTATCTGCCGGGTGGTCTCAACAAGAATGAATCTACTACCTTTACCTACACGGAAATCACCGGTTTCCGTTTAATGATCCCTAACGTTCGCTCTTGGTAATCCAATTACTTAATAAGGACAGTACAATGAACAAGCATTCTTTCTTCTCCTCACTCGCTTCTTTCCGTAACCCTGAGTTCAAACAAATCGCCTTTCAAAGAAAATGTGTTACCGCTATTCGCGAGCACCTGAAATGGTTGGTAACGGATTTTGAACTCACTGACGATCTTTATCAGGAAGGCCGTCCTATTTTGCTGGAGCCCAGCAAAACCAAAGTGGACGATAATCTGGAACTGGTGATTGCAACAGAGATTGATTTACGCGGTCACATTCTGACATACATTGCTTTCCACAGCTATAAAGAGAAACAACCTAAAGCCAAAGAAGGCAAAGTGGATGACACGTCTAAAGTGAACCAACCCACTGGATTTGGTTTCAGTCGCCAGTCATCTGATCGTGACTCTCGTACTCCGTGGCCGACTTCAATGGATCCGAAAGACACAGAAACCCACACTGTTTCAATTAAGCGTCTCAGTGATCACATCTCAACTTTCTCAGTGCCGCGTTCTCAGGTACGACATGAAACTGTTCGTGGGCCGGAACTGTCGTTGATCGATACATTGACACAAGACCACCAATTACGTGAAGCGCTGTGGAAAGCTGAGTTCCGTATGTTCTATTCTGAAGAAGAAGCCATCTTTACTGTTGCGATAATCTAATGATACGCGAGCTGGAAAACGGCAAGCGGTACTTAAGTTACTCCGGTCGACCCTTTCAGGTCACCGGGGTAATGCAGTATGCGCTGAACTGTTCAGTCAGGGCAGTTCGATATATCAACCTTCTTCCAACCGACGATGCCGCAGCAGGTACTGAGTGGTATCTGGAAGAGTCTGTGTTTTTAAGAACGTTCCGGTACGACGATACCGAGACGTATGTCACGAGGGTAGAATAATGGAACCAATTGTCAACAACCGTGTAGTAGAACCGTCACATACTGTCAGTGAAGACATCTACCTGTTATCGATGTCTGCGGTCGGTGATATCGCAAAAGCGATTTACGTCAGTATCTTTGCGTTGGTGAATGAACCCCACCAGGTAAAGAACGTTAAAGTTCACCGTGCCCGTATCGTTACCGATGATCGTCGTCGCTCTATGCAAAAAGACTTTATCGGTAAAGTTCGTTTCCTGGAAGCCCGCTGCGGGAATCACCTGTTGGAAAACTACTGCACGGATAAAGTAACGGGTATCAATAACTTCGTGTTTTACCCCACCGCCTTTATCAACGAATATTGTGCAAACAAAGTCAACAGCGCGAAAGCGTTAGCTGAAACCTTTGAACAGCATGGTGTTGCTACGTCCTACATGGAACTGGGAATGGCGCTTAACTTGATTGCACATCAATACCAATCCAGCGCCATGGCCGGTGAGTTCCACCAACATCGCATGGAACTGTTGGACAACATCAAACAACAGGTACAAGACAATTTCCCGGAGTTAATGATTGAAGAACATCGGATGATTGTTGACGGTCCGATTTTCTACAAGCTGCGTAAATGCCCCGGCAATGTGGAGAAAGACAATGTCTCAGTTGAAGACGAGGATGAATGATGCCTTCCTCGACCACCTGCTCAAAACCTCGGCCCCAGCTACCGCGCCGAAAGCTAAACCCGATTTTACTCCGCCGCAACCCGCAACGTTTCGGCAAATCTTTTCCACTACTTTAGAGAAAGCTAAAAATGAACGATAAACAGATTGATGCGATTATTGACGATATCATGAACCTGGACAAAAAAGCCGAGTTTCTTCCTATCGTCACGCCGGATGGAAAAGAAACCCTTGTCAGTGTCGACACGGTAATGAAGGCTATCGGCCTGGCTAAACTGCACGAAGGTGAAATCTCGCCGGTTATTCTCGGAGAGCAGGTTATCTTCGATCACAAAGATCGCATCTCCGGTAACCGTTATGTGTTCTACACTCATGACCGGGTAGTAACGGCGTTCGACTTAACGGTTTGTGTCATGAACAAAGACAACAAACTGATTAAGCGTGGGGTGGTTGCAGAGCTGTGCGGTGAGAGTTTCTTGTTTGCTCGCTTCATGGAAAACCTGTACCAGGAATTCAGCTTTGCGTTTGCGTACCCGGCAACCACTACCATTCTCAATATGGCCAAAGCTGGATTGGTCGGTAACGAAGTTGACGAAGGGAACTGGGAACCGCTGTTGAACGGTAACAAAATTACTGATAACGGCGAAGTTATTCCTCCCGGCTTTAAACTGACCGAAGGTGACCAAAGTAAAGGGGTCATTGTTCAGGTTCTGGAAGACCACGATCTTCCGCACAATGAAAAGGGTGAGATTGCTGAAGTAGCACGATACACCACCCCCACTTTCCCAAACAAATCAAAAATTGGCTTTGACCCAAAGGATAAGAACTAATATGTTACACGTTAATTTAAGCATGCCCCAGCAGACTCGTTTCGGCCACGCTCTCCTGCACTTCTGGTACGGTTCTAAATCAGAAGAGATGCGTGGGTTGGTTATCTCCATGACCGGTTACCCTCATAACGGCGGCGAACATTCACTGACCATCGGCGCTAACCCGAAAGATGTCATTGCCTGGGTGCAGCTGTTCCGTGATGAGTTCCCGTATGTGGACGAGGAAATCCAGCTGCTGCTCAAAGAGTTGGAAGGCAAGACCACGGGCAAGGTTAACTTGATTCAGGTAATTCGTGACAACAAAGAAAGCCTGTTATGGCAGTGGGTGCGTTGTCAGGACCGTTTCATTAACCCTGTTGATGGGAACGTGGATAAGAAGCAATTCATTCGCAAACATGTTGCTGGTCAACAACAACCGTTTGTGGGTCGTCCGGTCCGTACCGAAGAAGCACCTGATGAAATCCACTGCCGTAAAGAAGACGCACCGGCAGTCATCGAACATATCAAACAACACGGGCGGGTACATTAATGTCTCGACTGAAAGAGTTTGCGGTGGTCTCTGAAACCACCGGTAAGGTCCTGGGACGCTACTTAGAAGATAAAGTGACCGGATGTATCAAGAAGTTCCGTCACCTCTCCTACGGCGTTTTGAAGGACGGTGAAGTGGTATCCCACGATACCGTGATGCTCACGTCTACCCAAAAATACATCCACGCAGTAAAAGAAGTAGGTAACGACAAGTTCGTGGTGGATGGCAAAGCGTTTGGTCACGATGTTGAAATTTTGATGGTGCTCCAAGACTGGGAAGTTGAACCGGTTCAAGCTGCTGTCATTTAATCTGCAGAAGTATTCGTCTCTACATCATTAACGTGAATCTAACCAGGGGGTAGTTATGGAACCTAAAAATGAAGTAGTAAAAATTATTGTCGACACCTTGATTGAATTCGTTGAAGGCAAAGAAGGAGACGATAAGTTTACCATTAAAGAGTTAGTCCAAGGGTATTGTAAATCCGACTCCCCGACTCACATGAATATGGCAGCGGTTTATAAACAAACATATGAGCAATTGCTGATTCGTGACCTGGCTTATGTTGGTGGAATGCCGGAAGGTGCGGGACTAGAAGATGTGGTATGGTATCGCAAGTTTGACAACGGTGTGTATGAACTTTATAAGGCATGTAAGTAATGACTTCTAAAGATTTCAACAAACAGTGGGAACAACGTAATAAAGAACGTTGGCCTGGGTTGACGTGCCCTGTCATACACGTTACTGAAAATGTGGATGTTGACAAATTGCTTAAAGAAGCAAAGCAACCAATTATGGTTTGTCAGCTAACTATCAAAAACATGGGTTTTGTATCAAAGTAAAAGGAGAATGGCAATGGGTATGTTTGACAGTATCAAAGTGGAAGAGAACAACGTTTGCAATATCGTTATCCCGGTAGACGAGTATCAAACCTACAGTCTGGATAATCAGTGCTGGACGTACCGCATTACTCAAGATGGTAAGTTGGTTGTTGACAACAAACCCAGCGACTACGCAAAGCCTTACGACGAGCAATTCCGTCGTTGCTTGAGTGACGGGGCGTTCGCTTTGGGCAGAATTAACGCCGGTCTGTTTGAAGGTGTTATTCAAATGGGTGGGGACGTCAAAGAGACTGGCGAATGGAAAGATTACACACTGTTAATTCACGGTAGTGAAATCCAGTTTGTCACCGCTTACGACGAAGTCATTTACAGTCGCGATCCTGAAAGCAACGATAGCTTTAAAGAAGCCATTGAGCGAGAATGGAATCAGTCACCGACTTCAGCAACACAAAATATCATGTTTCAGCAGATGATGTCGACTAAGCATCTTCTCATGAAGCCGGCCACAACGGAAGGTGTGCGTGCAGCCAATGGCATACTTACAGAAACCATGGCAAAGATGGGGTTCAATATAGACGGCACCCCTAAAGAAGACGCTGTTGTTGATCCCGAGCAAAAAGAGTTTGTGGAAAGGTTAGCGGCACAACTTCCTGGAGTCATTCGTCCCGATGGCAGTATTGATATCTATCAACTCATCCGGGGCCAAACAGGTGATCTGAATGTTGAGATGATTAAGCAACTCAACGAAGCACCTTTCATGGACCATTATGCTGATGGGATTGTTAACCTGGGTTCAAACCTGGAATCTCGTTGTGCGTCTCGTTCTTTGCTAACCAAAGAAGAAGCAGAGAAAGGGTTTAAGCTCGAAACAGAAGCTCGCAGAGAAAAACTGATAGAAGCAATAAAGAAAGGAGGGGATGATGGAAGTAAAATTTGATGTTACTCCGGCGCAGCTTAAACGTTTAATGGGTAACAGCCAGACCGATAAAGAAGTGGTTGCTCGGCTTATCAGCGCGATAAACCAGTCGGAATTCTTTAAGTCGATTGATGATCTGGCTAGCGATATTGTTGCTCATATTTTGAACACCGTTACCGTTAAAGCCAATGAACGTGGTTTCTCTATTGCCGGGACGGCAATGTTTTATATCACTAACGTTAACCCCCAGAAATTCGACAAAGAAGTATTTGATACGCTGGTAGAAATGGTTAGAAATCGTTTATTGAAAATGGGACTAATCTACAAGCATCCTGAATGCGATAAAGTAACTGACGGTGACCTGTGGAAGTTCGGTGAGAATCAACCGGCCATATTCAGGGACTCTGCTGCGTTTCACTTCGCCCACACATTCTCTCAGTTTAAATAAGGCACAACATGGAAAAGGTCAAACGTCTGTACGTCATGGTTAACAACACCCGTGTGGGTTCCGGTTATACAGACTATAACCGCGCAGTAAAGAAGTTCAATCAGGCAGTTAAAAGCAACAGCGGCAACAATAAAGTAAGCCTTGTTATTCTTACCGACAAGAATAACAAAGTTGAGCTGCTGTCTAACCAATCACAAGAGCAGTTCGCTGCTTAATTAGTATTACTCTATAACTACAATATCCTAAGGAACCATTATGTCCCGTAAATTAAAATCCGTAGAGTCTGTAACTCGTTTCGCCTTAACCCGTCTGTCTTCTATGCTGTACCGTCTGCATAAAGAAAAGACCATGAAAGAAATTGCTGAACGTGCTGGCGTATCAGCGAGTGTTCTGTCGAGCATCAAAAACGACACTATTAAAAGCATTGCGCTCCCGCGTGTACTTCGCATCATTGAGAACCTCAACGTTGAGTACACAATGAACATTAGCAACCGCGCCGGCATCAAATACTACTCCTTTGAAATGGAAGGCTACGGTCACTTTGGGCGGTCTGATAAAGACACTGTCGAAGTTCGTGAGCCGGGTAAGAAATTGCCCAAACACATTCCGTCTACTGTCCGCTATAACTGAGGTTACCATGCGTAAATTTGGATCTCGTTTACTCAAGAACATCATCAGCGCCGTCATCCAACCTACCTTTGAGAAATCTCAGGCGTTGGAACCTATTCCTCCCCTCACTAGCGCGGACTTGTCTCTAAAGCACATGCCAGTAGAAGAGGTGGCAGAGTTCAGAGCGTTGAATGGTCGATACCCTGTGAGACATATACCTTTCGCGGTATTGTCAGTGCATCCGTGTGTTCGGGGTTTCCTCGCTATCTTTGAATCACAATCAACCAGGGCTCCTCATGCTTGAGAACTTACAGTACGTCGTATTCATCAACCCACAAATGCAGATCATGCCACGCTTCTCTCCTAATACTCATGTTGAGGTAGGTGAAGATAAAAAGCGGGTTCCGGTGTTGTTTGATGAGGCTATCATTCGTGGTGTCTTACCGGCAAAGGTTATGGTGGTGGTACTCAACCCCAAAACCATGACGCCAGTAAAATCCACTGTGATTGAAAAGTGTGAAGTCTGGCCGCCGTTAATTGAAGAGATCGCGTAACCTACTACTCCTACCCAAAAGGTAGGAGTAGTTTTTCACTGCCTTTTTATTTGTATGTTTGCTATTGGGTTTGAAACCTATATTACTATTATGAGAAAAAGTGAAAAGGTTCTTTTATCATGGCTAAATTTAATAAATTTGGACGGGAGTTTCTTTTAAATAAAGCAGCATGCCCAGACATGGTTTACTGGGCTTTACGATTTAGTGATGAGGGATTTTGGAATGCCGACAAAGATTCATGGATGGGGGCGTTTAATATACGGATTGACAAAACCACAATCCTCCTGCACACCAGTAATGAAAACGACGACACCAATTTCCAGAAGTTCTTGTGGAAGCTGCATAAGCTGGAAACAGCAATAAAGCAGTTCATGGAAACAGCCAAGAAAGGTCCCAAAGGGTTTAAGAGCGTAAGGACCTGGCTTAACCCCGAAAACACCAAAGGCGAGCATTACTTTAACGGCTACGTGGTTCAGTCGTTTGAAGAATCGTCGTTCTCACGTATCTCTATTGCCGACTGCAACCGATCTATCATCATGTCGTTTGCTGATGAGACCATTGGCGGTCGGTGGGCAAAACGGGAGAACAGAGACAACTACCGCCGACTCGAAAGCATAATCAAACAGATTGGCGCTATTCGAGAAGCAGCTAAACAAATCAATGAAAAAGTGGCAGCCCGTCCACCCGAAAAAGAAGATCGGGTTCCGGTGTCCACCATGAAAATTACAGTACGTTAATAAGGATAGAACCCTATGGGACGTTTTACCCGTAATGTGGGTTATCGTAGCAAGCACAACAAACGTTGCCAGGAACTCAAAGAAGCTATCCTGAGAACGGCGGCAAATTATCGACGAGTATGTGAACTGGGACGCAACAAGAAACAGTTGTTGAGTTACATGCTTCGTCAATACAGTCGCAATAAAGTGGCTGCGGATTTACACACCATCAAAACCCTGCGGATAACCTTGGCGAAGCTGGCAAGGGAATCCAGACTGTATGAGCTGCAGCTGACTGAATTAAAAGCGCAGTACCATACCGCATACCAAAACCTTTTAACACGTATTACCAACAATAGAGGAACGAAAGATGCCGAATCAATCTCAAGCTCCAGCAGTTGTTACTAATCGTATCGCCCTGGTTTTAAAGGTCAATCACCTGGAAGCCATCGAAGGCGGGTTTGAATCCGGTGCGCCGTTTGTACTGGAGTACGAGAACAAGCAGGTCTTCCCGAATGAAGAAGCCCGCACGCTGTTCCTGAAGTCCATGCAGCTTATTCAAACCATCGAGTACGGCTGGGACTATGCGGTGTATCGTGTAATTCCAGAAAACCGTGAAGTTCTCGTTGGACCAGGCGACTACCTCGTGGTCTTTGAAGACCGTAGTTTCGCTGCCTATGTAGGTGCCGGCGGTCTTAACATCATCAACCATCCAGAACTGGGTGACATCATTACGGTGAGCCGCGATTAATCATGACCACGGAGAAACCTAAAATGACCAGCACGCCCTTAGAGCTCTTCGAAGCTTTTGAAGAGTTACAGTCTGACATCTTTGCCAAACACGAAGGTGAGAGTATTACACCTGAGTTATTAGGTCGGGTTGAAGCTGATTTCTTCGATGCAATTAACCTGTGGCGTTACCGTCCCTCGTTGATTCCTCGTACTAAGGGCCGTCTGTTGTCCGTAAAGGTAACAGTAAATGAAGCGGGTAATGGCCTTACTGTTACTCCCAGCGATGATCTGAAAACAATCCTGGAAGATCTCATTCGTGAGGCCCTCCGTGATAAGAACTCGTTTCACTCAAGGAATCACCCGATGCTTGAATCTGGACATTTCCGCTCACAGCTTAACCTGTTTGTAAAATACGACGGTCGACTGCTTAATCCGTTCTTGTCAACCATAGAACGGCCTGATGCAGAGAACCAGCACGTTGAACACCTGTTCATCGGATTCAGAAAATCTTTCGATCGGTTATTCCATACCGATGGGTTTGAGAAAGAGTTCCCTGACCTCATCCGTCGGGCAGAACAATCCGGTAAAGCGACTCTGGCTAAATCCCATGTCGAGATTATCGTTATCAAGAGCGCGATGGGAATAAACCCTGAAACCTTGGTTAACGAACATAATCTGGGCGAGTACACCGGTCCTAAGCTGGTGTTAAGTGGGGGAGCGATAGATGTACTGCACAAGCTGTTTTGGTTCGGCCCGCAAAACGTTGGCGACTTGCCTTCAAAAGCAGGTGAAAGCGAATTGCGAGAACTGGGCTATTGTCAGCGTATGCTTGTAAAGAACGCACCCAAAGACAGAGACCAGTGTGTCATCATGTTAACCGCCCCAGGGCTGCTGTACGCAATTAAGCAGTACCAAGCAGCCAAAAACTTACCACCGTCTGATTCAGCAAAACTGTAACGTATCAGGTGAGGGCTGATGCCCTCACCTGTGATTAGTTTTTACTGTCGGTATTATGGTATTAGTCAAGCACATTTACTGACTTTACGGAATAGGATAATAAGCAATGAAACAATATTTAGATATGGCGCGTCATGTACTGGAAACCGGCGTTGAAAAGAAAGACCGTACCGGCACAGGGACCCTGTCTGTATTTGGTTACCAAATGCGTTTTGACCTGGGTGAGGGTTTCCCGCTGGTGACCACGAAGAAGTGCCATATGCGTTCTATTATCCATGAACTGCTGTGGTTCCTTAAAGGCGACACCAACATTCAATACCTCACTGACAACGGTGTCACCATTTGGGATGAGTGGGCGCTGAAAGAAGACGAAATCGTCGAATACCCAATGTCCAATTCTGACCGTGTGGGTTATGCAGTAACCAACGGTCTATGGTCTGATGGGGGTTCTCGCTTAATTGCCAAACTTAACAAGCTGGGTGAGGAAGAAGGAAACCTCTACCTGGATACGCTGGGCGTGCCGCGCAGTGAGAAATATGTTAATCGTAAAAAGGGCGACCTGGGTCCAGTTTACGGCAAGCAGTGGCGTAACTGGGACGCAACCTCCCGTCGTGGTATGATTGCCGGTCAGGCCGAAAGTATCGACCAAATTGCAGTGGTCATGGATCAGCTGAGAAAAGACCCTGATAGTCGCCGTATCATCGTGTCAGCCTGGAACGTTGCAGAGCTGTCGCAAATGGCCTTGGCTCCGTGTCATGCCTTCTTCCAGTTCTATACTCGTGAACTGAGTTTTGAAGAGCGTGAGAAATGGGTCATTATGAACGATGAAGATGAGAAGCTGGAAAACTATCTTAACGAGAGAATGGTTGACAAAGAGCTTAACGAGATGTGGATGAACGATCGTAACGTTCCAACTCGAGCGCTGTCTTGTCAACTCTATCAGCGTAAACAACACTGCGCCTTCTAGTGGTGACACTAGTCGAAGAACACTCCCTAAAACGGGAAGAACTCCAATTGGAGAGAATCCGTTACTAAGTAATCCATTTCCAGGCATACTTCTTTTTTAAAAAGGAGGTTGTTATGGAAGCTGTGTGTTATATCCTCTCTTTTAAGAAAGAAGGAAAAGTGAAAACGTACATTGGTCATACGGTTGAGTTTGATAAACGTTTAGCTCGTCATCTCAGAGAGCTTAAGCAAGGTAACCACCACAACAGTGAGTTACAAGCTTTATATAACGAAGGCTGGGAATTTGACAGCCACAAGCTCATTCCTGTTAAGAATAAAGTTTTGGCTCACAAGTTAGAGCAGGAACATATTCTCAATAGCCAAAATAATCCTGACGTCGTCAATATTGAATGTGGTAATGACACTTACACCAACAATCCTCGTAAAGAGGAAATACGGGTGAAACTGATTACTCATTTAAAGAACTTCATGGACAGTCTTTCTGAGGAAGAAAAGAAAGAAGTCTATGGACGGGTTGGCGAAGAAAATGGAATGTACGGTTCTACTCACTCCGAAGAAGCACGCAAAATAATCAGTGAAAAAGTTAAGGCTTATTACGAGACACATGACGCACCTGCTAAAGGTAGAAAGCTTACCGATGAGCAACGTGCTCTTTTGTCCATTCTTGCATCCAATCGTACCGGTGAGTCTAATCCCTTCTATGGTAAGACTCATAGTGACGAAACCCGCAAGAAAATAGCCGAAGCTAAAAAGGGTAACCTCCCTGTTAACTCGAAGCAGGTATCGATTAACGGTGTGGTTTATAAAAGTATGTCAGAAGGTGCGAGAGATGTTGGTGTTAATCCAACCGTTGCTCTTTGGCGTATTAAAAGCGTTAACCCGAAGTATGCTGATTGGAAATGGGTTTAAATGTCCAACGACCAGAACGTGATTGTTCGTAGGGTTCAAGTGAACTCGAAATGGGAGAGCTTCTGCATATGCAGAAGGTGATATGGTCTGATCTGCATGGTGACATGCAGCTGCAAGTAATGTTGCGGGGTGGGAGTAACGAACCCACCTGAACATATTGAGTGCTGACGTCTTCCTCGGCGTGCCGTTTAACATCGCCAGCTACGCGCTGCTGATTCACATGGTTGCTCAACAGGTTAACATGGTGCCTGAAGAGTTCGTGTGGACAGGCGGTGATGTGCATCTGTACTCTAACCACCTGGAACAGATTAAAGAACAGCTGACCCGTGAACCACGTCCGCTGCCAAAACTGGTTATCAAACATAAGCCGGCCTCTATCTTTGAATATAACTTCATTGACTTTGAGCTGCAGGATTATGATTCACATCCGACCATCAAAGCACCGGTCGCGATTTAAAACCATTTAATCTATACTCCTACTCCCGTTGGGGAGTAGGAGTATTTATATTGCTTATTTTTTGCTTGCAATAAATTCAGAGAGTTTATTACATTCGGTGACGATAGCCAGGTTCAATTTGGTTACCTTAGCCACAGCGGTAATCCAAATCTTAAGCATCTCCATTACTTGACGAACGGTAACACCCTTTTCCCGTTCCGGCGCTTGTGAGTCATCGGTAGTCAAGCCCAGAGATTTTAGATGCTCAAACGATTCGTAATACTTCTTGTAGAACGATTCGCTGCCTTGCAGGGATTTGAACTCTAGGTCCGCGTGCTCAACATAATACTCACATGTGCTGAGCGTTTGGGAGAAGTCTGTGGATGAAAAGGTTTTCTCATCCCCACCGGCGCTGATTAACTTCTTGGCGTAACCTTCCAGATCGTTGTAGAGTTTCGGCTCAACGTCTTTGCGTTTTTCCAGCTCGGTTAACGCATGGTCAAGGACGTTCTTACGCTCTTCAGCAATCTTGATGATTTTGTCACCGCGTGCTTTAACGTCGTCTTCGATATCGATGATTTTCATCTTCTCTTTGAACTCGACGGTGTTCACTACCTTCTTGCATTCCAGCAAGCTGGCTTTGGTTTCTTTCACAGCGGTTTCAGCGGTCTTCTTCTTAAAGAAGAAATCCCAGATACCACGGAAGATCTTCTGGATATACTCCAGCGCTTTACCGAAGGTTTTCTTGATGGTATCCATCGCCCCTTCGTTACCGTCACGCATCATCGGTACAATGCCTTGAGCGTACAGTGCGCCATGCAGGTATTCCTGTGCGTGGGTCAGTCCTTCCACACCAGTTACCGGTGAGATGGTGTCAATCACGCCGTCCATTACCTGCTCGATGTGCTCTGGCAGACCGTCAAAGTCTTCAGCCTGAATATCAACACCTGGAGTTTCAGGAGCAAGGCCTTTGATTTCCAGGAAATCTTCGTAGTACGTCATAATGTTCTATCCTGTCTGAATAAGGGTTAAAGTCATAACATTCTTATTAATTTTCACACCTACATTATCTATATGTATTAGCAACCCTTGATGAATAAAGGATAGAGAAATGACCGACATGTTTACTCCATGTAATAGCAACGACATCGATTTCAACAAGCTGGCACCGCAGACGTTCTATAAAGGTGATGAAGTTCGAGTGATTGTTGACCATGTGGTTAAAGAAGTGGAAGCGATGGTAACATCGACCATGGGCCCGAACGGTCGTCTGGCGGTAATCAGTTACGGTACCGAACCCAAGACCACCAAAGACGGCGTCACTGTAGCGCGCAGCATTAAGTTCACCAACGAAGCTGCCGAGTACATCAACCGTATCATCACTGAGCCGGCTCTGAAAACCGACGAAGAGTGTGGCGATGGTACCACGACAACAATCTTCTTAACCAAGCTGTTGTACGATCTGATGATTGAACACAACACCTTCCTGAAACATAAACGCATTGAAGAAATCGTGCAGTTTATGATTCTTAAACTCAAAGAGATGGCTATTCTGCCGGACGTGAACAGCGAAGAGCTAGCAGCGTTGGCGTTAACCAGTAGTAACAACGACCAGGCCATTGCGACCACGGTAGTACAAACGTACCGTGATTCTGAAACCGGGTTCCCACACATTGAGTTGCGTTCTGGTAGCCAGCCGCATGACGTGGTAGAACCTATTGCTGGTTTACCGCTGCGCATGAAGTTCGCTAACGCCGCGTTCAGTCGTTACGGTAACGGCGAGAACACCACGCTGACAGATTACGTGGCTGTGGGTGTGGATGCATTGTTGAGCGTTCCTAATGACGACGTTGGCAAGGTGTATCTCGAAGCGCTGAAAGAGCTGGCTGATAAATACCCGAACCGTCCTATTCTGTTAATTGGTCGCAGCATTGAAATCGATCTGTGCAACCTGGTGATGCAAGTTAACCGCCACAAGAACTCCTGGATTATTCCGGTAACCACTGGGCTGGGCGGTACGCTGGCAACCTTGCTGTTGGGCGATATCTTAACGGTGCTGGGTGGTAAGCTGGTGACCTCGGTTAGCGAAGTGGCGTCTGTGGAATTAATCCCGTCGTCAGATGAGCTGGTGTTGGGTTCTGACCGTGGGTTGGTAACTAAGCTGACCGCTGAATCTCAAGAGCGTGTGAATGCACGTATTGCAGAAGTTCAGGAAACCTTAAACCAGCTACAACAGGCTGACCGTTTCAGCTTACGTTCTCGTTTCACTGAAAGTCGTATCCGTGATTTGAAAGGCGAACTGATTGTTATCTATGTAGGTGGCGAAACCCAGTCCGAAGTCAAAGAGCGCATCGACCGTTTCGAAGACGTAAACAAAGCGGTACGCAGTGCACTGGATAACGGCATCCTGCCGGGGTCGGGCTATGCCATGCGTGAACTGGGAACGGAAGTTATGCGTAACTTCGATAACGAAGAAGATCTCGAACTGGTGGGGGATATCTTCAATATCTGTTATCAACAATACTTCCGTCTATTTGGTTCGTTGGGTCTCTTTGATGCCCATCGTTATCTTGAACTGGTGGACCAAATGGATGTGGATACTCTGGGCAGTGAGTTCAGTCGTTACATTAACCTGGCAACGGGTGAAGAAGGTCTGCCGCATGAAATCGGTGTCTTCGATACTGCGTATGCTTCTATCACCGCATTGCGTGGTGGTCTGAAGACGGCGAAGATTCTGGCGCAAACCAGCACCATTCTGCTGGGTAGCAAACTGGGCTCTCGTCAATTCTAAATAATACAAGGGGGCTTCGGCTCCCTTTATTTTTTGTAGGTAAATCATGTTAACCAAACATATGCGCTTGTTGTTAAAACCTGGGTTTCTGCTGTACCTGTTTGTAGCGCTGGTTATGGAACGGTTCTCTTTCACCGAATTGGGCCGTACCTTTATTCAACTTCACCTGCTATCCACCATCACCATTATTCTGCTGCACGGATTGCCTTTACGGGAAGCGTTTAAGATTAAGTACATGCTGTTGATAATGGTTAGCTCATTAGGATTTTACTGCTTGTTCCATATTGTGTTAGCTTCTCTTTATTAAAAGGATAATTCGCGATGTCCGCAAAACTGTATTTCTATTATGGTGCCATGAATGGGGCAAAGACCACACAGCTCATTCAGAACGCATATAACTATCAAGAGCGCAAGATGCTGCCGGTGGTGATTAAGCCTAGCATGGATACCCGTGAAGGTGAAAAGCCGCGTGTGATTAGCCGTATTGGCTTAGAGTACCCTGCCATGATTGTGGAGTCCTACAACACCGACGCCATGATTGCGGCCTGCAAAGACATTCTGGCTACCGGTGTGAACGTGGTCATGGTAGACGAGTCGCAGTTCTTTAGCGTAGAACAGATTCGTGTACTGGAAGACCTGGTTGACGAACACAACATTCCGGTGGTGTGCTACGGTCTGCGTAACAGCTTTAATAATGCCGGTTTCGAATCCATTGACTGGCTGTTGCGTAATGCCGACAAAATGGTTGAAGTCAAAAACATCTGCTTCTGCGGCGCGAAAGCCACTCACAACCTCATGGTCGTAGAAGGCAAGCCGGTAAAAGAAGCGGACAGTCCGGTTTGTGTGGGTGGGAACACCCTGTACCATGCGGTTTGCCGACGTCACTTTAAACGCGGGCAGTTCGAATAAGAATTCTATGGTAGGTCTTTACTCTAACCTCCCCTCACCGGGAGGTTAGGGTGTTATCCATGGTTTTTATTTTTTTCGGAACTCCGCCATGAAAGAAATCACTGAAGTGAAGGAATTCACTCCAATTGTCCCCTTGCTTGAACCGGGAGACAAAGTTGAAGGTGGCGACTCTGGTCCCAGTAACGCACAAGCAAAAGCGTTAGCAAACCGTACCGCCTTTTTGAAAGACGAGCAGGAAAAGCTCGATCAAAAGGTCGATAATCTTGGTCCAACGGATGTGGGCGCAGAACCAACGGGTGCTGTACAGCAAGGTGTCGATGCTCACAAACAGGAGGCCGATCCCCATACGCAGTACGTGCGTAAGGATACCGCTAACAAACCCAATGGCTATTTGCAACTTGATGATACAGGTAAGTTACCTGCTGGAGTTATCAGTACCCTTTCTGCTCGCTATCTTACTCTGGCTACTGAAGCGGAAAGGCTAGCGCTGACGAAAGCCCCTGACCTGACGATTTGTGCTCAAGTCGATAACAACACGATGTACTACCTCAATGCGAATCTAGACCCGTCTGTGAAGACGAACTGGATCACAGGGCAGTCAGCTGTTGTATCAGGTCTTATCTCCTTCCACGGCCGTACAGGCGTCGTAGAACCCGAAGCAGGCGACTATGATGCAGACGACATCACCGAAACCCCTACCCGTGAATTTGTTACCCCACAACAGAAGCAGTCGTGGTCCGGTAAACAAGATACACTGGTGTCGGGTGTTAACATTGCTACCTTTAATGGTAAAAGTATTCTGGGTAAGCAGGATTTAAAACCTGCTGATATTGGGTGTGCTGAAACAGGCCACAAACACGTTCCTGATGACATCACAGGATTGAACACCCGTATCCAAACTGTAACCGGTAATGCTTTGGTGGCAGGCTCTGGCGCACAAGTGGTGTTTGACCCAGAAACCGGGAAAACCACGATCGGTATCAGTGGGAGTTCAAACGGCAGCGGATTGACCGTGATAACCCGTAACGGGTCCACTGCAGGACAGACACACTCTTTCCTGTTGGATAAACCCAGCGACTACAGTTTGATGGCTCAGGTATTAAAAGAAGAGATCGGCACCACGAACCAATCATACCCGGTAGATTCTTTTGATGCAGCGTCGGCTCAGTATTACGACATGACATCGGCTTTGACCTTCAACGGGGTTATGCAACCGTACAGCGGTGAACTATATACCCTTGCCCTGAATAACGGGTACTACCAGTCAGTTATTGCTGCAGATGGCGTCTCTCTCAGTATTGATGCGACAGCCGGCGACCTGTTGATTCCTACGATGACATCGGATAGTGTACCCTCTGGTTATGTCATTACCCAAAGTTCATCATACAACTCCTCGTACATGGGATGGAAAGCCTTTAACGGTAACCCTACTGACCCGGCGAACCGATGGTCTACTACAGCGGGTGCGCCGCAATGGCTGCAGATGCAGTTACCTGTCGCCACGGATGTAGCAGCATATGTCATGCAGACCCGACCAGATACTCAATTTGGTGGGATTCCAGCAGCCTGGACGTTGGCAGGGTCTAACGACGGCACTACCTGGACACCGGTAGACAGTCGCTCTGGTATTACCTGGACCAACAGCGAGAAGAAAACTTTTACCCTTGCCAACAAAGTCAACTACCGTTATTTCCGTTTGACCATCACAGCGGTAACAGGTAACCAAGACCTGGTCACGGTGTCGTTGTTCAACCTGATGGGCCCGCAAGGCAAAGCGATTCTGAAAGCCAGTGACGGTCATAACTACACTGCCGCTAACGGCACATTAACTCAGGTGAGTGATGATCTGTCTCTGATTGATTTCGACACCTCGGGTTTCTCTCAGTCCGGTACTATACTGGCATCAACCTTAGTAGGTAAGTTACCGATTACACTGGTCTCAAAGAACCCCATTAAAGCGCAAACTCGTTACCTGGCCAAAAACCAGATTGCGAAGATGAAGGTGGCCTTAAATGGATACCAATGGGCAAAGGTCAACAGTGCGGCCGTTGTGTCGACCCAAACCGGGAACGGTAAAGTTCGTATTGCGGTAAGTCGAGACAACAAAAACTTCTTTGCCTGGAGTGGGTCTGCTTGGGTGAGCTTGGGTATCTTAACCAATGACGACACCAGTGCAATCACGCTCATTAACCAAGGTATGAGTCCGGCTACAATTGCAGGATTAACGTCTACGCAATGGATGGCATTGTTCGGTGGGGATACCAGTGAACCCGATGTACTTGCTTTTGCTTACGGGTTGCAGGTTTCCTCAACAACAGATGTGGCAAGTTTGGACTCTATCACACTGAACGTAAACAACGCCAGTTTGTGGAAAGTTCAAACGCCAACAGAAGTAGAAATTCGTTGGAACCGTAAGTCAGTAAGTTTCAAAACGGTTACCGCGGGTAACTACAAATTTATTTACCAAACTCCTCGATAAGGTGTAATCATGCGCTATTGGATTCGTCGTGACACGTTAAGTTATGAACTTAGCGAAGATGACATGTCGTTCATGGGCTATGTGGAAGTAACCAAACGTCCCGATGTCTATTCGGAAGTTTACTCGTGGTCCTTTGCAGAAGGCCGCTGGGTAGCTGACCGTGAAGCATTGCGTGTTGCTATTGCTCAGCGTCGTTTTGATGTTGAAACCGCCGGGGTGTATGTGGGTGAATACCGCATCGACACCACTGACCGCGGTAAGTTGATGTTAATGATGGCGGCAAGCCGTGCAGAGTCTCTGCCGGAAGGCACGTTGGTGTCGTGGAAAGTCTCCAATGATTCCTACACCTCGTTCACCCCTGCTCAAATCATTGCATTAAAGAACGAAGTGTGTGACTACATCGGTCAGTGTTTTGAATACGAACGTTTGTTAGCGGACCGCATTATCCGCCAGGATTTTGATGTTGCTGAAATCACCGTTGGGTGGCCAAGTAACGTCATTACTCTGCCTGGGGTAGCGGCGTAATTTGTTGTCCGGTTCTGTTGGGAGAGCCGGGCAATTTCTTTTTATTGGTGATGGCATGAAACCGATCAATGAATTGGATGTATTTGTACCAGAGGTTCCTCTCTTAGAAGAATCAGATTTGGTAAAGGGCGGGGAACAAGGCCCGAGTAATGCTCAAGCACTGGCATTGGCTAGCCGTACCCATTTTCTCAATGAACGTCGTAAAGAACTCGAAACCGAACTCGACCGCATTGATACCGCACTCAGTGGTTTAGATGCTGATAAAGTTGGGGCCGATGCTAAAGGCACGGCAACCGGTTTGGTTGATGCGCACGTAAAAGATGCTGACCCACACACCCAGTATTTAACCGATGCCCGTGGTAAACTGTTGTTTGTGGACAAAACCACCGCCAACAAACCGAATGGGTATCTGCAGTTAGATGCCAACGGGAAACTGCCGGCCGGTGTTGTAACCAGCTTATCGGCACGCTACGTTATTGTGGCTGACGAAACAGAGCGACTGAAGTTAACAACCACAAATGACCTTACCATTGCAGCGCAGCAATCTGACGATACCCTGTATTACTTAAACGCCGGGACTGACCCTTCTGTCAAGGGTAATTGGATTAAGGGTCAATCGGCTACGGTATCGGGCGTCGTATCTTTCTTTGGTCGTACCGGGGTAATTACTGCTGAAAGCGGTGACTATACGGCTGACCAGATTAATGAAACGTTAACGCGGTTATTTGTTTCCCCTCAAGAGAAACAGACCTGGAACCAGAAACAGGATAAGCTAGTTTCCGGTACCAACATTAAAACCTTTAAAGGACAGTCTTTGGTTGGGGCGGGCGACCTTTCATTCAACTATGCTGACTTTGGTGCGGCAGCTGAAATACACAAGCATGTGGCTTCGGATATCACTGACTTTAATGATAAGGTAGACGGGCGTGCTTCTTCTTTATTAAAGGCAGGCCAAAACATACAGCTCGTGGTTGATCCTACAACCAAAGCCGTTACCATTAATGCGGCACCACCTAATGCGGCTTCATTGTTTGCTTCGGTTGACCGAATGGGTTCGTCTGCAAACCAGATGCACGTGATAAACTTCAACCAGGATATAACGTACAACCTGGAAGCGTATGCTTTGAAGTTAGAGAAGGGGTCGACTAACCAGGTGTATACCTTGGAAACGTTTGATCCAACTTCTGCACCGTTCTTTAACTCTACCCAATATCTGACCTTTAACGGTGTTTTGGGTGTGGCGTATAACTGGACACCGACGCTGCGTCAAAACAAAACGCGTTATGAAATGGAATTCGATCCGAACGTTAATGCTTTATCACTGTTCTCTACAGCCGGTAAAAACATTATCCCGGTGATGGCAGGCAATGGTGGGATTAACGGTTATGTGCCGTTTGCATCTTCGGAGTACAGTGCGGACTATACAGCATATCGTGCGTTCTCCAACCTCCAGGCTGCTAATGGTGCATCAGACTGTTGGGCATCAGGTAAAGGCCAAGTTCCGTCTGCTGCTAACCCACAATGGATAGGTATCTCTTTGCCTGCGGGCGTTAAGATAACAGCGTACAGTTTTGTGAACCGTAGTGCAGGTGCGGTATCCACACCGTCTAAATATAAACTCCAGGGCAGTAACGATAAAACCACCTGGGATGACATTGAAGCGGTACGCTCTAACACTAACGATGCAGCGGCGTTTGAGTTCTTCCATTCAGCGAGACCTACCAAAGCCTATCAGCATTATCGTCTCTACATTACTGAACGTTATCCTAACAATCCCGACTATGACTTTGTCGTGGTTTGGCGTTTACGGTTGTATGTAGAGAAACCGGTGGTGTTCCAGGGTGAGACCAGTGATGCTTTATACACACTGGACAGTAATAACGTATTGGTTCCGTTAACTGACATCTCTGACGCGGGTATTGAAGCACAGGGTATTTCGGTGGCTAAAAATATTCCACCGGCAAACCTGTTGGCTTATCCGTTGAAAAAGATTGTGGGACTGGAACCCTCTACCCTGAACGTCAAGCTTGTCCCGATGGAACAGATCGCCATCATGAAAGACCCGTTGGTGACGAAGCCGTTTAGTAAAATAAACGCCATGAACTACACCGCGGTCCTGTTGGAAAAGACCCGGTACGCTATCTCCCCTGACGGTGTTACCTTCTATACTTACAACGGCGGTACGTGGACGTCATTAGGGGCGTTGAAGAACGACCTGGCGTCAGCGAAGAAATTGGCGGCTCAAGGTATGATGAACGGCTTGGCAACAGGGACTATCATGACCTTGTACACCCAGCTGGGGATTAGATTCACGGCGTTCAGTTTGGCCTACGGGATTTTCCCAACGGTAGCCAACGAAGTTATCTCGGTCGACCAAACGTTGTTGAGTGTGGATTTCGCGGATACGTGGAAGAAACAAACACCGGCTGAGGTAGAGATTCGTTACAGCTCCGGGAATATCTCCTTTAAAACGGTGGCAGCGGGAGACTACAAGCTAGTTTACCAAGTCGCCTAATTTTATGGTAGGTTCAATATTGCTCAGCCTCCCTTTCGGAGGCTGAGTACTTTCTATTTTTACAAGGCGATTCGTATGGGCTTAAATCTTCGTTTTATGCCTTACACTGATGGGGATTCTGACGGGGTGGATATTTACCGAGCCACATCCAAGACCGGTGAGCGTCAGCTCATGAAGAGTCTGGCCGCTGGGATTCATGAGTTTAGCGACCACAGTGTGGAAGCCAATAAAGTGTATTGGTACTGGATACTGAACAAATCTGCCGCCAACGGAGACCGACTCAGCCAACCCATGAGTGCACCAACGTTCATTGATTTGGGCCCTGGCCCGAAGAAACTGCTACGTGGGGATTGGGATTTCGGTTACCTGGGGTATGTCCCGGTCGCGGATATGTTCACCTATGCTCAAGCACAGAGCGCAGCAGCCATTCAAGCAGCACCGGATGGCGGCACACTGAACGGATTCCATAAGTGTGTAGTACGGGGACGGATTATTTACTTTGGGGATGTCATTTATTCTCGTACAGTAAACCGTACCACGGTAGGGAATGCTCTGTTAGCACAGGACAGCAATCCGTTAACCACAGCACCTCGTCTGGCGGTAAATGATTATGAGTACATCGTACGGTGCCCTTACTCTTCTACTTTATCTACTACTGCGGTTGTGGGTACGGGTGACGGGTTGGATGGTACCATCAAACTCAGTGAAGTCGGCATGCTAGCGTCGCTTATTCTGGATGCAGATACTGCTGGTAAGCTTAGTGGGAATAAGCTGGGTGATCTCGCTAACAATGGGTTATCAACCTTTTATTTCTCTAATACGTACGCTGCTAACAATGTTGTGAACGTGTTCAGTCTGGTTGCTGATGCGTCTATCGGACCTGCCAGTGACATGACAGGGAACCGTCCATTCTGGCCTGTCTTCGAGTTAGTGCTACACGAATAAGGCTGTTAAACATACAGGTGGATTAAATGAGTTTACCGAGTCGGCAACTCTTTTTAGACCGTTTTATGGAAGTAAACCGTATACGGTATAAAAACGATCCTGAAGTTTTGGACCGGTTGAACAAGCTCACTGTAAAAGACATTGTCTTTGAGGGGCTGACCGAAGACCCAAACCGACCTGGGGGGATGATTTCCAACTTCTCGGTACCTGCCAAAGCCATTGAAGCCTATGCGCAACGATGGATTCCGGTAGACATCAAGAGCAAACACATCATCAATCCAGCAAACGTTACCAATGTCCCGACATTGAATGACGTCATTGCTGCGCAAGCCCGCGGGTTGTTTACCTATCAGGATAATGGGTCAACCAAACTAGCGATCGTTATGGCCTTCCGTCAAGATATCCCTGTGGAGAACTTGGCGAAAGAAGTTACCAAAACCTTAAACCGCACAACCAGTTACGTCATTAAAGACGGTGACCTGCAAATAAACTTCAACGACTCCACGGATGATTATAGATTATTTGATGTTCGTAATGAGACCATCAGCGGTGAAGTAGCAGTGATTCGTCTCCCCAGTAACCTGTTAAAAGGAACCTGGTGGTTAGGCTATCTGGGTGAGTGGACACCTGATGAAGTTATCCGTCCCAGTATTCTGGCCGAAATGGTTGGGGTGCCGAATGGGATTAACCCAGACGTGGAATGGTTAAAGTTCTCAGTAGAGGGCCGCATCATTTATGTTGCCAAACGACCCATTAGCAAAATGGTCAGTTATGGTAGCCTGTCGGGGTTAAACCTGGTAGACGGTAACCGTATTGTTGATATCGATCATGAACAGTACAAGATTCGACTGTTAACCGCAGAAGACTCTGACACGTCCGACTGGAACCGGGTGATGTACCGTGTTTCTGAAGATGACCCCACAGGAACTTTCTGGGAAGAGTTCACCGACCAAGAGTTAGGTATCAATAACTCTGATAACGGTGGGATTACCCTGTCTCGTTCTGAAAGTGGTGGGTCGGTCTACGGTCGTGGTCGTTACAGCATCACGTCTCTGCAATCTGTTATTAAAACCGCTTCTTCTCCGGCAACGGGCTGGCGTCCTGTTCTGGAACTTATCGGTGTTGACAATATTGAATACGCACCGACAGCACACTTAACCGGCGTGATTCCTGTTGAACCTGAGATGTCAGGCGGAGCATCGGGTGACTTTGTTTATGCCGTAGGTCCTGTGGCTTCACGCATGACGGAACACACCGACTTTAACGGTTACCGTTATGATGATGTCGTCTTTGCGGTGCAGGGTGTTGAGGTCTATCAGAACCAGTTAGTGCCGGCAACGGAAATTGTTGACTACAGCTACGTCGCGGTCTTCAACGTTATGTCGGTAGAGGTTAAACCTGACACGGTCGTGAAACCCACGGAAATTACAGGGTCGAGAATTCAGGACGTTGTAATTGTACCAAATACCGTTAAGTCAACGGTTGACCCTGACTGGCTGGAGTCTGACAATAACACCGCCGTGTCGAACGGAATCATTTCAGCCGTTGCAAAACGCGGTGTTATCACTTTGTTACCAACTTCGGGTTACGCTAATACCGCTGACTCAAACAGCGTGGTTGGGGCCGTAACGAAGAAAGGTAGCTATGTCATTGCCGCTGATTTTGTAATTGAAGAGATTACGTTTAACGGCATCGACAACTGGATTCCAGAAACAGACTACGGCGATCTGTTTGAAGAAGAAGTGTATAATCCTGACACGACATTTATGTCTTTCTAAAAGAGAGTAAATCATGGGCATTCGTCTCGAAATTACTAACAAAAACACCGTACCGGTAACGATTAACGTTTACCGTGGTGATCAAGAACTGGACCGTGCTAATCTCCCGCCGGCAATTGGTCAGATTGCCAACACCACCGATAACCCGGCTATCTTTAATGATAACACGGTGGTGCAAGGCAAAACGTATTTCTACGTGTTTGAAACCGTGGGACCGAAAGATCGTGCCTACACCCGTAACTTCAAAATCCAGGCGCTGGAAACCCGCGGTCCGGGTGATAACGATCTCAAAATCGGCAACCGCAACCTGGGGTATTACGGCAACCTGTCAGCCGGTGCGATTACTGATGCCGCGTCTCTGTGCTCTGCGATCGGTTTGACCGGCCACACCGTTAACTCCTTTGCGACCTGGTACAAATTTGCGCGTAAAGGCAAAGTGCTGTTTGTGCCGAACGCACACATTGCTCGCGGTGGGATGTCGTTCAACAAACTGAAGACGCTCGGTCTGGTGGACGGCAAAACCATCACCATCGGTGCCTTTAAATATAAAGTGCGTCTGATGAGCGGTTGGGATGACAGCAAAGCGCTGGATGCGAACATGGTGGTAGGTACTAACTACAGCATGGAAGATTACCTGGACAACTCTTGCGAATTCAACGACCTGGTATATCCGCTGGTGAAGTGGACACCTAACGGTCAGCATTTGCCAGGTCTGTTCCAGCAGACAGTTACGGCGGTAACGTCTAACACGCTGCCGCTGTGCAAGGATAACGACGGTACAAAATTTGTGCGCCGCACTATGGCGGCTGATACCCGTGCCGCTGTTTCCACCATTGCTATCGATAATACACCAGACGCTGTAAACGCTTCTTACAGCCTGCTGCCGGTTCTGGAACTCATCGAGGGGTAATCTCATGTCATTAGTGGTGCAATGGGAAGATATCCCAGATGCCGCTGGTTACGAAATCTATCGGTCTAAGACGAAGTTCTCTTTGAGCACGTTGCCGACCGATAAGGTTAGTGTGCCGGCTGGTGCAACGGAATACGAATACACCGACGTGGATCGCCAAACCGTTTACTGGTTTGCTATTCGTACCCTCGACGCTAACGGAGCAGGAACCTTTGGTCAAGTCTTCCCGTTAGGTTATTTCCCGGACACCGGTCCTGGTCCTTCTACATTGTTACGTGGGGACTGGGCGTTTGGTTTCTTTGGGGAAGTTAGCCCGAGTCTGGTAGGGACATCGGACGAAGTGTATGCTCAACTGACGCAGACAACGGCGGATAACCCCATCAAGCCTACGGTAAAAGATTTTGTTTACCTGAAATGCATTGTGAACGGGAAGATTGTCTTTATTCCTTCGTCTCCGTTTGCAACCTATGCGGTGATGGGAACGACGGCGCATTACATCTCAATAGGTGCAACGGGCGATGCTGGGTTAGATGACAACACCGCACCGGTTATCAAACTCAAGGGACGGGATTACCGTCACCGCTTACCAAGAGCAAGCAACAGCAAATCCACAGCGGGAACTGTTAATCTGGATGTGGTATCAGACGATGTGTTAATGTCTGAGGTCGGTATGTTAGCGGCGCTCCTGTTATCGACCGCTGAAACAGACGTGTCGAAGAACCCAGACAACCGTAATGCCGCACCGTTGCATTATCGTCTCGGTGACTATACCGATCTTGCCAACGTCATTACGCTTCATCGTTTCGCTAACTACGGTGGCAACAACAACTCGCTGTACAGTTACGTTGTTACGCCAAGCACGGGCGCTATTGCAAACAAGGTCTGGTATTACACCGACCCGAAAGCCTACCTGCCGGTATTAGAACTGCTCTTCTAAGGAGAACATAATGGGTGTGAAGATTCAGTGGATTGACCCCAATATCGATCCATTAGATACAGTAGAAATCTGGCGTTCTCCCACAAAAGCCGGTGCGCCGGTTAAGATTGGGAGTGTGGCTGGCGACGTGCGTGAGTATCAGGACGATACAGCTGAACGAAACAAAGTTAGTTGGTACACACTGACTTCAGTGCGTGGTCAAGGCAAAGCCATCAGTACACCGTTTCCGGTAGGTAACTATCCTGATACGGGTCCAGGCCCTAAAACCATCATGCGTGGTACGTGGGAGTTTGGTGTGTTCGGTGAAGTGGATGCTAACCTGCTTCCGGGTTTCAGTGAAATCCAGGAGAAGGTGGGTATCGCTCCGAACAATTCCGTGGTCCGATTCTACAAATGGATTGTTAACGGCCGCATCATCTTTATTCCATGGGGACCGTACAGCAGTGCGTTTGGTACTACTATCACTGCTGCCGGTATCATGGTGCCTCAGGGTAAAACGAATGAGGCGGGTTTGGTGATTGATCGTGAGGGGTACGGCTACAACATTCGTCCTCCTTACGCGACCAACAACTTCACCAGTGAACTAACGACCATTGCTGACGGTGGGGATGAAACCCTGAAGCTTTCAGAGTTGGCTGCAATTATGACCAGTCTGGTTGGGATGGACACGAAGTTAATGTACGGTGACATGAAGTGGGGTGATATTTCTCCTGCTGCAGCGGGCGGTAACTATTACCTGACCAACACCTACATTAACGCCAACAACTCCACCCTGGTAGCAAACATCGCAGCGTCACCGGCGTTAGTGAGATCAGGTAGTACATCTTCTGCTCGTGGCTTGTGGCCCGTGTACGAACTGCTGTTAACATAATGGGGACACCTCCTCCCTTCACTGGGAGGAGGGTCTTATATAACTGATGGCAAAATGTTATGTTCCTGATTTCTTTATCCCTTATTATCCGTAAACGGAGAGGTACATGACGTGAGTATAAACAGGCGTCAGCTCTTCCTGGACAGGTTCCTTGCCTATAACAGGTCGCGCTATAAAGATAACCCTGACGCACTCAAACGACTGGACAGACTCACCTTCGAGGACATGGTTTTCGATGGCATTGCTATTGATACCAGCAAAGCCGGTGAGCTTCGTCGTCGCGTCGCTAACTTCCATGCCGATGCGCAAATGATGGAAGGTGTTGATCAACGCTGGACGTGCACCAGTCTGTTGCATCGCAAAGTCATCCCCACTGAAAACTATATCAACAGCACGCCGTTTGCCTCTCTGGAAGATTTTAAGAAAGTTAACCTGCAAGGTGTGTATCAGTATTTAGATGACGGTGTTCCGGTATTGGGTGTGGTACTTGCTACCGACTCGTCTAAAACCGAAGACGTTACCCCGGAGTTGATTACACTCCTGAACACGGTATCTCGTTACCAACTGTTAACCACCGAGCTGTCAATTGAAGCTGCTGACCGTGACCACTTCCCAATGCACTTCACCTACATGGGTGATACCATTGTGGGTCGCATTACTGTCATCCGTCAAGCTGCAGACCGACCTGCGGTAGGTAACGAAATTCTTGGTTATTACGGTGAGTTCCCGTCCGACTACTTAATCTCCAGCGGTGTATTGGCTGAGATGTTAGGGTTGGCTGGTGATAAACTGATTACCGGTGCAGAGACAGTGCCGTGGTTGAAGTTTGCTTACTTCGGTAAACTCCTGCATGTGTCAAAGCGTCCTATCAGTAAAAACATGACGTGGACGGCGCTGAACGACATGGGGTTAGTTGACGGCTCCCGTATTATTCAGTTAGGTAATAAGCGTTATCGGGTACGTTTATTACACGGAGCAGCAAATGACTTCGGTAATGAATGGAACGACCTCATCTATCGCGTTCATTATCAAGATCCAACTAATACGTTCTGGGAGCGATTCACAGACGAAGAGATGGGGCTTGGTTGGGATGCAGTTACCAACAAATGGTATCGTGATGGGTCCATTGCCTTTACCCAGGATGCAGTCGATGCTACTACGGTGGTAACACGTGGTGGCGGGCAGGATGGTGCGTCACTGACCGTGACCGGTACCGTAGCGAAAACCACGACCAGCAAGTATTACGGTTGGCGACCGGTGTTGGAATACATTGGAACAAGCGGAATAGATACACCGTACATTGCGGATATCAGTTCTCCACTGTCGTTGGATTTCTCATCTGAAATCAACACCGACTTTACTGGGGTCTTGCGTCCGTTTGGGTTTGACGTGGAAATGGTGCCGGATGCGAAGATTGTACCTAGCGCTGTTAACAACGTTACCCTGTTTGCGGTGAAGTTGGATTCTGCTTCGCTGGTAGGTAGTGCAGAAGCTCCGGTTGTCACCAAAATCGAAAACAACTCGGTGAAATTCCCACGTGATGTCAGACTGGATAAAATGGTCCCGTTAACGTGTGACATCTATTCACTGGAAGAGCCGGACGATACAGTTAGACTGGCTACGGTCGACATGGGTGACATCACTCCACGTCAAATTCGACCAACCATTCCATTAGCGGCACAGGACCTCGGTGACATTGCAACCAAACAAGTCAACCCAGATGCTGATGGGAAATACAACGGTCTGTTTACCCATAACGGCACGCTACATTATTAATTCATAGGAACAGTCATGGCTATTCTGATTAAATTCAACAACCCCAATGCTGATGACATTACCCTGAATGTCTATCGAGCAGATGCTGAAATGGACCGCAGCAAACTTCCGGCTCCGCTGGCTACCTTAACCGGTCGCCCAACTGAGTTCCTGGACAAAACTGCTGTGCAGGGCAAAACCTACTTCTATATCTTCGAAGCTATCGGTAACAACGACCGTGACATCTCTCGCAACATTAAACTGATTGCAGCAGAAACACGCGGTCCAGGCAACAACATTCTGAAAGAAGGCACTCGTGAGCTAGGCCACTATGACGTGATGCCGGCGTCTGACCTGCTGGATTACCAACAGCTGTTTGCTAAGATGGGTAACCCTGCTGGCTTTACAGCGAGTAACTTCACGAACTGGGTTAAGTTTGCACGCAAAGGGAAAGTCTTCTTTGTGCCTTCATCACCTATTGGGGTAGCTATGCCTCAGGCAATGAAAGATGCCGGCTTTATGGGTGACGGTAAGATTATTGAACAGAACGGGTTCAAATACCGTGTTCGTTTAGCACGCGGTTGCAGTGAAACCGATGCCGAAGCGACGACGTTCCTGGCGGATAAAGTCGCGTTGACTAACTACGACATGGATACATTTGATATCAGTTGTGAATTCAACGATCTGGTGTACCCGCTGTTAAACGTTACGCCGTTAAAACAACGGTTGTCAAATAAACTCAATGGCAGCATCAAAACGATAACAGGTAGTCGCTTTGTTCCTGTAAAGGAAGCATTGGCTGATTCGTCTCCGGTGTCCCGTACCTATTACGACGCAACCGATCGTACCCAGGCGACGTGTCTTCGTGCTATTGCTCTTAACGTGGCTTGTGCGTTCTGGCCGGTATTAGAACTGATTGAGGGCTAATTATGGCAGTCATTATTAGTTGGAAGCCCATAGCCAACGCCGACAAGATTCGCGTGTATCAATCAACTACTCCGTTCACGTTTGCAGACATTGCCGGGAACCCCGCTATTACCATGGTAGAAGTGCCCGGGACTGATGTTAGCAAAGCTGTGACCATCCCACGTAATAACGTGCACTGGTTCGCGTTGTCAGCGGTTGATGCAGACGGTCTGGAGTTGTTCTGTGAAGTGTTCCCAATGGGTAACTTCCCTAACACCGGACCTGGGCCGGATACCATTCTTCGTGGTAACTGGGATTTCGGTTTGTTTGGTGAGCTTTCTACCGAACAGCTGTTTACTAATGCTGAACTAGGTGCAGGAATTGTTGCAGCAGGTGCGACCGTTGATAACGTTACCAGCGGCAACCGTATCACCAAGTGGTTTAAGTGTATCGTTAACGGGAAGATTCTGTTTATCCCAAATAACTACGTTTATCTCATGCCTGAAGGTGGCGATAAACCGACCCTGTTAGCCCAGCGTAAGTTGAGCATGACCGCCGGGTTTCCGGGTGCAGCTGTTCTAAGCAAGAACGGCAATGATTTCATGTATCGTTTACCGTCCTATACCCGAAGTGTGCCTGCTGGGCAAATCACGCAGCCAGCCTCTGACGATATCTTGAGTTCTGAAGCCGGGATGATTGCGGCATTAGAAACAGGGGCATTGAAAATTGGGCGAAACAGCGTGGGGGTTGGGCGCACTCCGTATAACGTGTGGGATAACCTCGGTGATATGGTCTTGGGTTCAACTGGTAACACCCCGCTGGCAACGGCGAACTATTATTCAGTAAGTTCGAACATGCAATGGGGTGTGCACTGCATGATTCCTCGTGATGGGTCGTACATGACCTACGGGATTCAGCAGTGGTTCCAGAACAGTAGCGTCTCCTACGGTAACTTCTACGTCATGCCGATTCTTGAATTGGTCTTCTAAGGATATCCAATGAGCATTACTATTAACTTTCGTAACCGCAACATTGATGCCCTGGATGAGATTCGTATTTACCGTACGGAGAACCGGGGTGTTGCACCAACCCTGATTGCGACCATTACCAACGACAAGGTCTTTTACAAGGACACAACAGCCCAGTACAACCAACTGTACTTCTATCAGACCGGTGCGGTGTATCAAGGTATCGAAAACCGCAGCGAACTGTTCCCGGCTATTGCGTTCCGTAATAATGACAACGGTCCGGGTCCACAAAAGCTCATTCGCGGTAACTTTGAGTTTGGGCTGTTTGGTCCGGTGGACATGAACGACCTGCCGTCGTTTGATGCGGTGTCGGTATCAGCAGGCGTTACTCGTAACGTTACTGGTAACCCCACGGCGGCGCTGAAGTGGTGTATTAATGGTAAAATCATTTACACCTTTAATGCGGCGTTCCACACGGGTATCTCCAAAGACAACCTGAAGAAGCTGTTCATTGCTGCAAACAAAGAGTCGGACTTCTTCAGTATCGACTTAGCGGGGAAAACCTTTAAGGTACGTCCGCCGTTTGCCACTACGCTGCGTGGGGCCATCGTAGGGACCGGGGAAACCTATCCCCTGACGTGGTCAACGGATGTTCAGCAAAGTGAAGCAGGCGCGATTATGCGCAGCTATTTGGGGTCTGCTGCTGTCAAGGCCGGCGATCGGATGTATGACCTGGCTCCGTTACCGGCGGGTGGTTTCTGGACTAACACCTACTACGATCTGAACACGTACTACATGTTCTATCTGGACGGCAACACAAGCGCTTATCGTGCATCCTCTGGTACGGGTCCTTTCTATCCGGTGTATGAGTTGATGCTTGATTAATAAACTGGAGACTTAATGAAAATTCCAAACATGCAGTTGTTTTTGGACAGGTTCATTAGCGTTAACAGAGTCAGGTATCGGCAACAGCCGAGCGTTTTGGCTATCCTCGACACATTGACATTAAAGAACGTTATCTTCTCGAAGGTGCGTTCTGATATTGATGCGTTCGGGGAACTGGTGCGTACCGTGGACATGTATGTGCCAAAAGTCATGAAGGCCATGGACCAAAGTTGGTTACCTGCCTACTACACCACCCCGCGTATCACCAACATGGTGACCACCGATGTGCAGGATGAAAATGACCTCATCACGCTCGAGGTACCGGGGTTCTACTTTTACAAGGACCGTAACAGTAAAGTGCAGGGATGTGTGGTGGTGCCTGCCCAGATTAATTCGGAAGACATTGCGGATTACGTCAAGGACATGGTGAAGAATGCAAATGCTTACCAAATCAATGACGACCAAATCTCGGTAGCCAGTAACTTCTCTGAAGTTATTGTAGACACCCCCGCCATCTACCAACGACTCAAGCTTGTCCTTTCTCTGCGTGATTTCTCATTTAATATCCCCGACACGGACTACGGGGATTTGGGGGTCTGAATTTTATGGACCGATTATTATAACACCGAGGTAATTTATTATGGGAATGCTTGACCAACGTCAGCTATTTCTGGATAAGTTCGTTGCGTATAACAAACAACGTTATGCCTCCGAACCTAACAAAGTTGCGGCGTTCGATAACTTATCGTTGAGCGACGTCCAGTTCGGTACCATCACCAAGACGGAAGATAACGGCGTCTACAAACGCTCTTACGACCACGTTAACTCAACGTCTCGTAACTTCACGTCTGACCCGCAGCGTTTCAATGCAGCTAACCTGGCCAGCCAGTGGGTAACCACAGCCAGCCAGATGGCGGACATTGCCGATGTGCGTGCCGCACCGCCGGGCATCTATTTCTACCTGGATGCTCTGAACAACAATGCCCGTACCCTGTGCGTGGTATATCCGTACGACTTCGATACCAGTGACGATGTCGCGTTCAAAGATCAAATCTTCACCATGATCAACGGCGCGTGTAAATATGCACTGGACAAATCGATCTTCGATATCCAGCCGTGGACTCAGTCTGACCCGACGGACAAAATGACTTACGTTCAAGACGAAGTCATCGCGGGTTGGGTGCTGACCATCAAAGGTACTCAGGATACGCTGGTTATTCCGGATACCGACTACGGCGATCTGATTAACGAACAAAACGGTGGCGTTGCGCCGTAATAACGTTTGTTACTGACTAGGTTAACCCCGCGATGGGGTTAACCTTTTCTCTTTTCTGTTAAGGACATTTGATATGGACGCAAACCTGCAACTCTTCCTTGACAAGTTCATTGAGGTGAATAAGCAGAAGTATGCTGATGAACCTGAAGTGCTTGCTCTTCTGGAAGGATTGACACTGGCGGATGTTGTTTTCGACAGCATCGAAATCGATGAGAGTTTAGGCGAAGGCGGTCGTATTGCCAGCTTCCATTCTCCTTCCCGTAAATTCAATGCCCCGCAACAACAGTGGCTTTGTTCAACCCTCCAGGGTAAGAACGTCGTTACCTTTACTGATGCAAAAGTGTTTGATGACAAAGCATCGGTAAAAGCACTGACGGCACCAGGTATCTACCTGCACAAAGCAGGCGACGCCACAGCGGTATCGGTATTGACAGCTGAAGACGTTGCTGATGTTGACACTGCAACGCAAAACATTATTGCTGCCTTAACCGGTGCGGTAAATTATGAACTAAAGGTTGAAGACCTGTTGATTCCAACCTTTACCCTCGGAACAGATTTCGAAGGTCTGGTCAGTTCACACTGCATCGAAGACACGTTTAACGTGTACTTTATCCCGAAAGCGGTAGCTCCGTCTGAACCGGGTGAAGGTGGTGAAATTGATCCAGGTACTGGGGGCGGTGAAACAGGCGGTGGTGAGACCGGTGGTGAACCTGAAGTGGATCCCAACGAACCGGTAATCACTCCAGAAATGGAAGCCGAAGATAAAGCCCTGGCCGACCCAACTGCCGGCGGCATTTATTCTGACGTAGGCGACAAAGGGTTTGGTGTATTAACTGTACCGCGTGAAATCTCTGAAGAGACAGCCAACATTGCTACCATCACTGGTATGACGTTTGGTCTGGTAGGCGCTGGTTCTCTGACGGTGGAGACTTTAAATGAAAACGCGTAAGCATATTAACGAAATCTTCCTGGAAGCCACGGCGGATTGGCTGCGTAAACAAGGCCGCGAAGCTGACGCGAAAATCATTGACGGTATCGACCCGGCCACGTTTGTCCGTAGCGGATACAAATCCAACAACATCTACGGCAGCAGCGGTAACCCGAACAAAGGTAACGGTGGCAAAGTCACCATTAACCAACTGGGGTACACGGCGCAGGTCACTAAACGTACCGGCGAAGTCATGAACGCCAGAAGTTTAACGCTCGCTGACTTCATTGCCCAAATCCCACCGGAAATCCGTCCTAAGTTCATTGGTGACCTCGGTTCCAGTTCCAGTACCGTATGGGACCCGGCGTCTGTGGGGCTGAACGTAGCACGCCCTGGGTGTCGTTGCTTTGGCCAGATGGGTGCTAACGGTCAGGCATTCATTGTGATTGTGGGTTCTGATGAAGATGCCACTGATCCGGCTGTGATTGAGAAGTACCTGCCGTTTACGTTTGGGTTCACCAAATCAGATATCTATCCGGGCAGTGCTTACGGTGCGGAAACTTATTTCCGTAATAACACCAACCTGTTTAACTCAACGTTCAGTGCCCTGGTGTGGAAATCTACCCAGCCAGCTCCTGAACAGAAACCGGTTAACCAGGACCTGCCGATTCTGACGTACTCAACTCCGACCAACAAAGCACCGAGCGCACGTTATCGTTCCGTTCCGCCGTTGAACCTGACGGTTGACTGGGAAGTGCTGCGCGGTAAGTACACCTCGAAGGTCCATTATAACCAACTGTGGATTGACCTGGTTGAAGCGGCGCTGCGTAAAGCCGGTGATAACTACAACGCTGATCTGATTAAACGTATTAATCCGGAAACCTTTGTTCCGTTCCAGATTAAGAACGACACAGCGAACAAGAAGTACACCTACCTGGGCGCACAGTGCAGTACGTCGAAGCTGTATTTCGAAAGCATCACCTTCAACATCTATCAGGCTACAGCGGATTCTACCCGTATGTTCCTGGCAGACTTTGGTTGGGTGTATGCACCGGAAGCGGGTGTCACCTGGAATCTGTTGGCAAACCAAGCAGCAGCGAACGCCTATACCGGTACGGATATGGTGGGGGAGAATGAATACCATTACTTCTTCCAGCATGTACCGAAAGGCACGAAGCTGACCAAAGCGATGGTGTTGGATGCATTCCCGTTCCATGCAACCGGTGTGGATTACCTCTACCCGCTGTTCACGGACACCATGACCAAAGCCTCGGTCAACTTCTACAACGAGCTGCAGGAGAACATGTGGACCGGTTCTTCTACTATCGGTGTTAACGTTATCGCTGATTTAGTGTAAACCCCTATCACTCCTGCCTCCGTAAGGGGGTGGGGGTGGTATAACAATAATTTTTCAGATCTACATTATTAATATGTAAGTTTAGCTGATATCTTTTTATGAGGTGTAAATGAGGTAACCATTATGCCGCAAGTTGAATTTTTATACCGGGGAATTGTAAAGCTAAAAGGCAATACACTGCACTGGGATAATGTCCAGAACAGCATTTCTCCTAAACGAACCCCCAACACTATACCGGTGCGCGTTACGTTAGAACACCCGCCTAATTACGTATCTGTTACGCGATTAGGACGAGACTGTGTGGGAATCCAAATTAGCGACGGCATGCAAACCGTTATTACCTTTATCAAAGAAGGAGTAAAATCCCGCTGCACGATTAACCGCGGCATCCGTGACCCGCTTGAGGGGTGGAGAGAATTTCAAGTGGTGTTGCTGTCTGAACATTGTAAGGCCATAAACAAACTCTATAAGCCCATGAGCGGCTTTCTTAGTTTATTGATGTCTCAGTCACCTGAATTAAGAAAGTCCTTTAGAAGCTGGTTTAAGAGCGGAAATGAGGTATTTATCTTTGACTGCGAATTTTCTACACACCGTGACAAAGTTTATCACTTTCACGTTCTAATAGAGAACGAACGACACCCGGCCTTAATTGGGTTGCCGCTTCGTAGACTCTTTAAAAAGATTAAATCTATAAAAGATAAAGGGTTAACACATGAACCGTTGCACAGTTAATCACATTGTACTTCGTCCAGTTTCAGTACGTTCCATCACGCCTGTCTGTGGGGTTAGGACAGGGACCTTACGTTTCGAAATCAACAGCCAACAAGAGAGTGACGACAAACTCACATTTAGCTTTGATGAAGATGTTATCGGTGTTGAGCTTTTCACCTTTAAGAACACCGGTATGATTGTTATCTTTCGTAAAGAGACTATCGCCTGTTATTTATGCCACACGGACCATGTCACCATGAAACCGGTGGGAAAGCTGGAAACCTTTCCAGTGTTAGAACCCTATGACACACCCCGAGAAGTGTACAGCTGGTTGGTTGGCAACATCTTAACCGACACTGAGAAGAAACTGTGGTTCTTTCATCAAGGCAGTGGTATTCGTAGTAAGCTAGGTACCATGCTGAACTTCATGATGATCAATGGTGACATCAAGCCTTTCACCGGCCCTTTTGGTGACAACACCCTGAGCTTTAAAGATCGGTTTGTACAAATTTCTAAACCGGACGGCCAAACGATTTATCAGTCCCGTGTGTCGTGTCTGCAAAAGACACTGCTGAAGAACTAATTGTCACGAGACAACCCCTACCCGTCCTAGGACGGGTAGGGTAGTTGTGATTTATTTAAATAATGTTAATACGCTATTAGACGAGCTCAGCGCCACGCAGGGAGCTTCTTCACTGATGTCGAGGATTTCATTGCCTGAAACATCACCCAGCGAGATATGGCCTTCCTGCTTGCTTAAAAGCTGGTTAACCTGCTCACGGCTCCATTCCAGAATATCAATCGACCGGGACGTAATGTTCGGGTCCCTGCCGGTATCCAAATCCACCATCCAGAAGAAACAATTAGAGTCTTGACCTTGACGCCAGGTACGGGCTACCGCCTGTGTCAGTTCGTAATCACGGAACGGGGCATTCATGAAGATGGTTTGGTTTGCCATCAACATCGGGTAGCCTTCTTTCAGTGAATCAAACGACGCAATACAGACTTCAATGCTGGGGTCTTCCTCGAACTGCTTAATCAAAGTGTCACGGTTCTTGTTGTTCTCCCCGTGAATGGTTACTGACTTAATGCCCTGGGTTTCCAGATACCGTTCGGTTTCTTTTACCACGTCAACGTAACTGGTGAAGATAATGGTCTTCTTCTCCACGTTACGAATCAGCTCGGGCAATCCAGCATGAGCAATGGTATCCCGAATGGCGTTCATACGGGCTTTACCCAAGACGTTGCCTAAGGCTTCCCCCTGGAGTTTCAGGTTAAGGTATTTCACTGCCGACTTAATGCTGCGGAAGTCATGCAGGTCTTTGCCCTTAAGCTGTGCTTCAACCTTCTCTTCTACCCGCTTACAGAATTTGTTGTCTTCAACATCTTCTTTGTTCCAGGTAGTGAACCCTTCCCGACGGAACCGGTTAACAATCTGACGGTACTCTTTGAGTTCATTCTCAGCCCGCTCATTTCCTTTGATGATGCTGTGGTAGTTCTCCAAGGTTTCCTGGAAGAACGCAATGTACTCAGGCATCATATTGTTGTAGAACCGTACCCGGTCAATGATGTACAACTGCATCTCATGACGAATGGCGTTCAGAGTATAACGATCCGACCCTGGGAACGAAACCTTAATCGGTTCTACCGGTGGTGCTTCGGCCATGTTGTTCAATGACGAGATGGTGAACTTCGACCGACCAATACGGTGGTTGAGCAGCTCGTTAAGTTTATCTCGACTCCGTCCATAGGCTTCGAGGAACTTATCACGTACACGTCCTTTGAAGTATGGGTCAATCAAACAGAACACCGTGTAGGCTTCACGACCCAGTGCTTTCAACGGCGTACCGGACATGGGCAATGCATGCGCAAAGATATCTTCATCGTGCATCTCAATCAGGCGTTGGGTACGACCGGTTTTGAATTCGTTGAAGTTATGGCACTCGTCCACAATCAGCTTGAGCTTACCACGGCATTTACGCTGTACGGCTTTCAGCTGTTTGATTACGCTGTTGTAGTTATTCCCAAACGCGTAGTCATAGTGAATGATGTAGAAGTCCGCATCATCCGGCATCGGTTCACCACTGATTGACGTCCAGTACTTGGGTGTTTCCTTAAACACCTGGTGCATGTGCTTAACCCACACCGAGTCCACAATACTTAACGGACAGAGTACCACGGTGGGGTTCTTATCAATACAGCGACTCCAGATTAAGCTCAAGAAGGTTTTCCCTGACCCTGCCTTGGCATCCAACAGCAAACCGGTTAAATGGTAGCTCTGGGTAATCACCGGGTACTGGGTCAGGAATAAACGCTGAGGGTCGTAGGGTTTAAACGTAAACTCCTGTTCAACCTTCTTGATATCAAACGGTTTACCGTGCGGGTTAAAGGTTCCCTCTAACCAGGTTTCCGTTTCAATCTTTTCTTTTAGTTGCGATAACCGTTTGCGGTTACTGCGAATATTTCTTAACTGGAGTAGCTTACTTATGCAGAAATGTAATTCTACTAAGAAGAAAGTGTTGGTACGAATCGTATCCCACTTCTCTCTCACGAACATGTAGTTACCGATTGTCGACGTTCCATACAGCTTCTGTAGGTCTTTCTCGAAACTGTGGAATGACAAGCCGGTAATATGTACGCTTTGTCCTTCTATCGCAATATTCGGCTCAAGTGAAAAGTACATAAGAGTCCCTTTGAAAACGGAGTAATAAATGTCTGTTGCTAATTTCTTAATCAACAATCCCACCGAACTGGCATTGCTGAAAAAATTCTTTGCACGCCGCTGGCCTAATAAAGGGGAGCCGGTAAAGGTCTATGTTTATCCGAGCTTTAAACGCCCGGTAGACATGAAGGTTGTCCGTTATGTGCTGGCTGACGACACTGCTATCTCATACAATCTTCCGGCGGGTCTGTATGAAATCTTCAAGAACAAAATCCGCGAAGAGCGCTGGGATTGGATGATTCGTCCGAACGGTATCAAAGAGCTGCAGAACTTCACCGTGGGTCGCGAAGAGCGTTATCAGTCTTTCCACAACCCTAACCTCATCAACCACTATCTGATGAACGTTAACCTGGCACCGTATACACTGCCGGAAGCGGCGTTCATTGCAGAGTCTAAATTAGCGGCGGCGTTTGAGGGGCTGAACAGCGGTGACATTCATCACATCGATCTGCGCTTTAAGAAAGTGGCGAACATCACCACCGACGTCATCCGTCAAATTCGTGCTAACCTGGCGCTGATCAGCAACGACCTGAACACGGTCAAAGACCACGACCTGTACTTTGGTTTCTTTATTAACAAAGACACCTTTGAGCTGGCCCCGTCCCTGAGCCGTATCGAACCGATGCTGCCGGAAGGTGGTACGTTCGTTCTGGAACAGCAACCGCTGAATCCTGCAGACTTTGCTTACCTCGGCGCGCTGGGTCAAACCGGTATCAGCACCATCATCAATGCGGTAGACCGTCTGAACCAGGCCATTAAAGGTTTCCTGGTTGAAGCCGATCGTCACCCCATGCTGCTGAAGCATGCGGAAGACCTCATCACTCAAACCTTCGTGATGCTGACGCAGGCAGGTCATATGGTCTACACCTTTACCTATGAAGGCGGTAAAGAGAAGATCGATAACCTGGCCAACGATATCCTGGGGCGTCTTGCTGAGCTGCCGGGTGTGGTCGGTCTGGACATCAACAGCTGGCGTGTGTGGGATTACACTAACATCAACGAACCGGTACGTTTAACCGAGCCGGATTTCGAAGGTGAAATCTTTAACCGTTATACCGACAGCTTCGTCACTGCGCTGTACAACTACCTCATCACGCTGCAGACGCCGCTCCTGCGTCCGTACTCTCGTCGTGAAGCGGTAGCCCCAGAGAAAGTTGGCGAGCACGCCGTAGGCAGTATCCGCATGGGCTAAGCCCCTGTTACTATTCCTCCTACCCATGTGGGTAGGAGGAATATACTTACTTTTATTTTTGCGCTGTTAAGGCGGCTTCCAGTTCCAGGATTTGCTGTTGCAATGCTGACACTGTGGTTTCCAGTTCACGTACTCGAGCCACGTTATTAGTGTTGTCTTTGATTTTGTTCTTGCGAGCATTCTCAAACACATCGGCCTGTGACTTGCTAACGTACCCGGTAGTGGGGATTACCCCCAACCGAATCTGGCTGGTAATCCCGACAGCGTTCTCCACGTAGTCCCGGATGTCATCCTGAGCTTGCGTCAATACATCTTTCAAGCCAGGATGACACGGACCCAGGTCAACAATCAGTGCCATGCGTTCATACCGCACACCGTCCACCATAGGGAACGACTTAAAGTACGAACTGACCACGTAGACCGTTTGAGCATTGCGGCTGGTTAAAGCTACAATGACCGCATTCATCCCAATAGCTCGGTCGAGCACGGTTTGGTAATCTGCTTCGGCTAAACCAATCGGTTTGAACACCAACTCATACAGGTTCAGCTTCATGGCCTGCATTTCAGGAATGGTGCGCACAGCTTCCACGGTGTAATACTTCGTGGGGTCTACCACTTTGTCAAACGGGTTGATGGCTTCAAAGCTACCCGCTGAGTAAATGGCAGGAATCAGGTTTTGTTCGCTCACCGTTTATTACTCCTTGATGCGACCGTCTTGCAGCATCTGCCAACGGGTCATAACCACGAAGCGCACTTTACCTACACGGCGTGATACCCACAGCTTGTTAAAGCGGGTCACACGAGTAATGCCTGCCGGGGTTAAGTTGTTCGGGGTGGTGGTTTCCGCTGCAGAAATCAGGTTTTCCATTTCCTTGATGAAGGTCATGGTGGCACCTGACATGATGTCAAAGTCCGGGTCGTCTGACGGAATCAGCTGATAATCCGGGTAGAGCTGCGACAGTTTGGTGTTCTCTGGGCGGTTGTTCAGCTTGCCTACGAAGGCACACTGGAACGACTTGTAGAGGAACGCCACTGATTGCAGGGATTTTATGACATGATCTGCAGACATATTGGGGGTCAGATAAAAATCCACATGATCACGGACAGTTTCGTAATCTACAATTGGAGACAGTGTGGATGTACCGTTCACCTTATTCTTCACGCCCAGACGGTCGTAATAAGGAATGACGTAGAACTCCGTGGGGTTAAAGAGATCAGGAATCTTCTCTTCCCACTCTTCCCGAGTATATTGACTATTCTCGAGAATCTCGTCTTGAATCTGCTGGTACAACTGATCGTCAGCGTCATCGCCGTTCCCGTTTACCAATGTCCGCCACCACCCCGTGTTGTAGTTAGGGGTGTTGATCAGGTCAACGATAGAAAACCCGTCCACTCGACGATAACTCGCAGGATGCTGCTCGTTGTTGGTCAGTTTGTCAATGCGGTCTTCCACGACGTTTGGAGTTTCTTTTTCCAGACGCTCAGCAATCTGCCGATAGTTCATGGTCATCAGCGTATCCATTTCCTCAATGGGAAGCGGGTGACACACCGTGAAACTAACGCGCGGGTATTGCTTCAGGAAATACTCGTTGGCGAACCACAGATAAAAACTTTGATCTTCACCATTCACTTTATGATTCCCGCGAATAAAACTGGGGAAGAAGATGGTGCTGTTTGTCACCATGTCCCCGACTTCGAGGATTTCGATGTTGTTGGTGAACTGCTGTTTAAGTTGATTTAAACAGTTAACACTGCTGGCGGTTAAATTACCCTTGTTGGCTTGATCGTAGAGCCAGTTCGCAATGGTGATTTGTTTCTCCGCCAAGTCTTGTGGCATGACAATTGGGGAATTGTCTTTTTCAGCCAAGAAGTTGTACAAAATGGTTTCGCTACTTCCCGTAATTGAAAACACCCCAGGGTCTTTTGTATACGTCCGGGCTTTGGTGGAAAGCTCTCCCATCGGAGAGGTCACAAGATTGCTATTGTTGTGGAGCTTTGCGATACTCCCGAAAGATAAATAAGAGGTGCTCATGGCATTTTCCCTTTAAGGACGTAGAATATGTTTAAAATCATCGAGGAGTTGATGAATAGGTTCATAGAATTTATTTTGCAGTACGTCAAAGGCGAATCTGCAGAAGAGCGACTCACGTCGGCACTACGAACCTCTATTTATACAACGACCGCTTTATTTTGGTTGCTTGTTAGTTTGCTGGTAAGCAGTGTACTAATGAAAATAGAAATCGCGAACCTGCAAGCGGGGATTCAGCGAATTAATGTCCTTTTTGATTCATCTGCGCAGAACAGCCCATTTTCTGAATTCATCAAGCTTAATAATTCACTGGTTCAACGCCTTGAACTTTCCACACAAGAGAAAGAATTCTTGATTCGTGAGAACGTAAAATTAACCAACATTAACGAAGGATTGCACACAGACGTACAGCATTATCAAGACGAAAATAAAACACTCACCATAGAGCTTGGGATTTGCCGGGAGGGAGACCGACTCGACCCTGCCGAACATCGCTATTCCAAACGCTCTAAAAATCACTGAGTAAAAAAATACCCTATTGTCTATTCAATAGGGTATTACCATAATAAAGGATCTGTTAAATGAAAAATGACGCTGTCGCACAACCGACGCTCAACATGGTAATCTATCTGACACTTAAAGAATGCCAGATCAAGAAAAACACCCTTTACCCACTGGGTGGCCATGGTTATACGTACGACGTTGCGGTAGAGGGAAAGCGTAAGCTGCAGAAAGATGCACCGACCACTGCGGGGTATTACACGGGGAATCCGCAACGCCCTGGTAATATAGTGGACATCGCCGACATTGTGAGTTTAACGGTTCCCAACTCAGCCGGTAAATCGGAAGCATTGCTGAAAGCGATGATTGAGTTGTTGACGTATTTCGGAGCACATCCTGAATACAAGAACCTGTGTGTGGTTACCCTTCACAAGGAAATTGCACAGCTGACAACGTATCGTGACAAAGTAAAAGACGCAGGGTACAAGGTCGGTCGACTTGAACTGACTCCTGAAGAAATTACGTTGTTCGAGCAATATTCTGCTTTATTGAAAGAGTGGGAAGCAAACGACCACAAAATCATTTTCGATTTGGACGCATCGGTTGAAGGCGGGCGTGGTAATAAAGCAGCAGACCAGCAACAGGGGTTAGCTGAAGTTATCACGGTATGGAGCACGGAAAACCATCCTACCCTTAACTTAACCGGTCGTAAAGAATACGAAAACCCGGAAAGTGATTTCAACAAACTTGTGAGCGCGACCCGCTGGTATTTCACCACCGGCGAAGACACCGATTTCTACGAGCCCTACGGTGACTATCGTGCTTACAACTTTGGTAAGGTTGAACCGGATAAAAAGTATTACGGTAAACTGACCCCTGACGTTACCTACAGTAAGCTTTACACCAAGACCCCCATCCAGTTGTTGGATAAACTCTTTGAGTTCACGAATAAAACCGTGAGTAACCCAGATGGCTTAATGTCAGCCGGGAACTTAACCAACATCAAGAGCAAGGACCTGGTGCGTCTGATTGACACCTACCCTGCGGTTAAGGATAAGGACAACCTTATCATGCCGTACACGGTGGGTGGTCAGGAAGAGCCGCTGTTGGTTGAGTTGATTAACCCGCCGATGCTGTCGTACCGGATTAAAGAATCCTTCTACAACATCGATGTGATTTTCAATGCCTTCCGCAATCGGGATAGCAACAACGAGTTTAAGAACTCGAAGTTCTATGACATCACCGATGAGATTTATGCGCAGGAAGTCAACAAGAAGGGCGACACGAAGTTAAAGATCGCTCCGACGTTTGGCATGAACACAGCGGTTATCAAAGTCAAAGTCAATCACCGGAATGCAGTAAAACCGGTTCAGTTGATTCTCGGTGTCGGGTATGACTTGCCAGAACGTAATGCGTTCAACGCGGTCACAGACCCGAATGTAAAAGTGTGGTGTGCCGTGGATGCACAAAACGAAAAAGGATTGCGCTACTGCACGATTACAGAAACCGACGACTTCATCTACATTCACACCAGTGGGATTGCAAACCTGCGGGTACTGAGTTTGGATGAGTTAGGGCGGAAAGCATAATACTAGGGTTAGGAGGTGTCACCCTCCTAACCTTGTTATGCCGCTATGCCGCTTATTTCATTTTTCGGAACTCTTCCAACTGACGCTGGAAAACGGCAGTCAGTTCGTTCAGCAGACCGGTCACTACACCTGCCACGTTAACCAGGCCGACGTAGTTATTGATAATCAGCTGGATGTCCACCAACGCTTCTTTAGACAGCAGAATGTCGTTAGCTTCAATCTTGGTGACCAGCAGAGACCCGATGTCGTAAACCGCCGTGATGTCACGGGTCAGGATTTCGATGTCGCGTGCCTTGATGGCTTTGATGGCCTGATTATATTGGTTCATCAACATAAACGCATCGTTGAACTGCAGGTACACCTGGTCCAGCGGGAACTTCGCTTTGTTGTTGCTGTCGAGTTCTTTAATGAAGACCTCGGTTTGCTCCAGGCACTGATCAAAGTCGCTTACGGACCAGCTAAAGGATTTGTCCATGCGGCCTTTCTTAACGATGCTTTTCATCCAATCATATAACCGAGTCGTTTCCGTTTTCAGGTTATTGAGGATAAAGATACCGTTAATCAGGTGACGGGTGTAGGTTTCCATTTCACCCATGGCACCTGAGAAGTATTCAGGTACAGTGATCTCTTGACCGGCATTGCGAACGAACAGGACGTCTTTGTCAACGAGGTAACGCTGCGTGGAGCGATAGTCGACTTCATGCAGACTGCCTTTCAGCGCAGCCAGCTTACGGTCAACTGAGCGATTAAACTCGTTGAAGAATAAACTCATGCTCTCTCGTAAGCCAAGGCTTTCGATGCCGGAAATAGCGAGGAGCTGAGGTTGTTTAACTTCGTTAATCATATCAAACATTACTGACCTCTTTATATGTATAGTTAAAAACCCCTTCTTCACCAAACCGGAAAATTGGAAGAGGGTATATCAACCGTAGTTCATAAAATCAAACGGAGCAGAGAGAATATGAGTTCTCCTTTTAGTTTTGTCGCCGGTATTAAGTCATCTAATATCGTCAATGCCTGCTTTAACTTCTCGCCGATTTTCGACATGATTAACGGTGAGTATGTATTGGGCACTGACGGGGTGACTTATCTCAACGGTGGGATTTGCGCAAACAATGCGATTACTGGTGGTAACAACACACAGAAAACCGGTATGACCGTATTGGCAATGGCCCGCCTGCTGGTGCGTATCCCGACCTCCGTGGTTGTGTTCTTTGATATCGAGGCCACGTTCAGCGTGCTGCGTCTGGCGAAGATGGTGGACCAGGAGATTGGCGAGCAGGGTTACTTCTTCCGTCAAGTTCTCAACAAACGCTTCTTCTACTTCTCGCGTAACGACGGCCATGATGGTAGCTTTGTTCACAACTGGTTCAAAGATACTTATCAGCAGATTAAGAAAGACATCAAAGAGAAGAAAGATGTCTACATTACGCTGCCGTATCCGGATAACGACGGTAACGCAATGAAAGTCATTACGCCGGTGATGCCGGTTGTTGACTCCATCTCTGAAATGCATTTCAGTAAAACCTCTGCGCACTTCCAGGAAGGCGACGTCGACGAAGGCGGTGAAAAGAAAACCCGTGACATGGTCATTGGTAACCAACGCCGTATCGTATACGAAGACTGCGACGTGTTAGGGGGTGAAGTGGGCTTCCTGCAAATCTGGACAGCTCAGGTAACTGACATCATTAACATGACCGGTAAGCCGCTGGAAAAAGAGTCGGTGTTTATTCGTCAGGGTAAGAAGCTCAAAGGGCCAAAATCTCTGATGCGTATTCCACAGACCGGCTACGAAATCATTCGTGGTTCCGCGCTGAAATCTGGTCAGGAGTGGTTGTATCCCGACCCGTACGGGAAAGACATCTTTATCGACCGTGATGCAAAAGAGAACCCCGATTTGCTGATCTACTCCATCTCTCCATACCGTAACAAGTCTGGTGGGTCCGGCGGTAGCTTCTTCTTTATCGGTTCTCAGGCATTGGGCATTCAGGAAGGTCTGTCCATGTATCACACCATCAAGACGGCCAACAAGTGGGGTCTGGAAGGCAGTGACATTTCGCATGCTTGTGTGCTCTACCCGGAGTGCAAGGTAGGTCGTACCACCATCCGTAAAAAATTGCTGGACGACAAAAAGCTCTACCGTGCATTGACGATCTGTTACCAGATGTGGTTCATGCAAACATTTAACCTGGCGCTCGATGCGAAGTATCGTATGACGCCGGAAGAGCTGTTTGAGAAAATCAAAGCTCAGGGCTATGACTGGGACGACATGTTAAACACCGTCGACTACATTCATTTTAATCCGGACATTAAGCAGCCCACCCTTTCAACAATGGAATTGTTAAAGATCGCTATCGGGGAACGTAAACCCCATTGGCATAAGCAATAACCTTTAGGACGAGGGGGAGATATTATAAACTCCCTCCGTCTTTCTTCGCTCTCAGGTGTGAACCATGGTTTTACCAACAACTCTTCCGACCTCACTTTTGGTCATCGCAGACAGCAACTTCGTTAACATTTGCCAAAACCCCGACGAGTATTTTGAAAAACTGAAATCCGTTGTGGGTAAACATGCTGAGAACGGCGTGGTGCTTTATACCGTTCCTGGCAAATACGGGATTAACAGCCTCGACAAAGAAATCGAAGCTATCCCGGTTGTGGACCGTAACAAAACTGTCTTTATGCAGACGCTGGAAAACAGTGCATCGATGTACGACGAGTTGCTGATCGTCAGCATCGCAGAAGAAGACAACTTTATCAATGGCGCGATTGAAGTGATGACCAACCTCAATAAGTCCATCACCCACTATCGTTATAACCGCAAATAAGAGTAGGGGGTTATTATGCCAGGGAACCGTAAAGCCTTTGAAACATTTGTTTTTGAGTTCATGGGCTCACTCACTAAAGGCGGTGGTAACCGAAAGATTTACGAACGCCTTTTTAGCCAGATGAACGACAAGCAGATGGACATGTTTGTGGATAAACTGGAACAGGGTATGCCGTTAAGTGTCTGGGCGAGCAACTTCGAAAAAGCAGAGATGTTTAATTACGAAGGGTTGCTCAAGATCTGCGACAAATACGGCTTGCCAATGGAACAGCAGTTGGTGGTGTATGACCAGGACACTGGGATTAAATCACTGACACCGATTAAGTACGTGGTCGGCACTGCTGAGATCCGTAAACAGCGTCAGATGCAGGTGAAAAAGTTTGGTGTCTCGAAAGACGACTCCAAAGTAGAAGACTTGACCGGGCAGGTAATGGGGGAAAGCCGTGCTGCAGGTTTGAGTATTCCGGAAGTTCAGGTATTGGATAACTTGGGACTCCCGACGTTGGCCAACGAACTGTATAACGTCAAGGGTGGGGACCTGGACGCGCTGAAGGTATTCCGTAACGAACTGATTACCACGGGTAAAGCCACCACCAATGCGGCACTTAAACAGGGAACCGGTGCCAAGGTGTTGAAGACGGCGCACTTTATCTTACTGGGTCGCCATATCCAATCCAATATTCATGAGAGGGACTAATGAAGTCTTTACAAACCCTACGGGATATTGTCATCGATAACTTCGAACGCAGCTTGGCAATTCCGCAGTTAGCCAACATGCACAACATCATGATGCTATCGATGTTAAAACAACCCATCCTCAGTTTTGAAGAAGGGTACAAGTCTTTCTGTTCGCAGATTGCAGAGAGCGCCGACGCCTACGATGCCTGGATGGTTACCATCTATGACATCAGCGCCGCCTTGGGTGATTTCAAGATGGTGATTGAGGAGTTGAATACTTATAATAACAACTTCAAAACCAGCCTGAACGCCGGGTCCCAAATCAGCTATGAGTTTTCTGATAAAGACCTACCGTTTGTTATCGCCTTCGCCTACCGCATCACGTTGCCGATGTTAACGGCCGCTGCGCCAGTACCTGAAAAAGGTAATGCCGCATGAGTGGGTTAAATCGAGTTTTAAAAATCTACACCGAGCTGGACGCGTTGTTTGATTATCGACGTGGATTGGTACAGCATCTGTTGACCAGTCACAAGTCGTACCCGTCAGACGATGTGCGTAAAGCCGACGGTGATAAACAGTGGGAGCTTTACCTGGAAGGGCGTTATCGGAAACGTCGTTTAGACAACTTCGATATCCCTGAGCTGAAGTTATCCACCGCTGACTACCAGGCGTTGTACAAAGAGCGTCGTTTGGAACACTTCCTGATGTACTATCCCAGTGCATTAGAGAAGCACATGTTCAAGATGGTAATGGATATGGAAATGCTCGATACCATGACACCCAGCATCAAGGGTGCGACATTGTACGTGAATACCTTTCCTTATCAGCTCGACACTGAATTGAATGCGCTACTGCTGGACACCGTGAACCGTCGGTTTGGAGGACGCTATGACGTCCAACTGGTACACGCTGATCCCCGAAGCTTTACTGCCCATACCTTTGGTCAGTATGATTACGTGTTCAAGTACGACATCCTGCTGGGGGATTACGAGTGGTTCGTGAAGAGCCTACTGGAAACCCAGATTCCCGCTACCACGTTCTTTGTGCCTTCCCTGTTCCTTGCTGAGAATGACATGATTGTCGGTGGGCCGGAAGACATGATTTATGCGCTAGCGGCGACGCTTTCACCGGCTATTAAGTTGGTGCCGTGTAATGCTGTGATTTACGATTACGCGTGAGCATAAACACTATAACCTGCCTGGGACATCCCAGGCAGGTTATAATTATGTGTGTTACATCGGGTTACCGTCCAAGTCAACAAGCTGGTTACCCATTTCCAGTTCCTCAGTATTAATCGGTTTAATGCCCTCTCGAATCGAGAGCAAGGATTGTGACGGGTCCAACATAAACGAATCCATGGTAAAGGTCGGGATATTGATTTCGCCGTTGGAGATTTTCTTCATGGCGTCCAACATCTGGTTGAAGCTGACCTTGTTGTCTTCGTTCTCTTTCTTCTTCAGACGCTCTTTGCGGTCGTCACGTACGGCTTTCTCTAACTGAGCCACCAACGTGGTTACAGCCTCCAACATTTTGGGGTTGTTCGGCTTCTTAACAAACTGCAGCGTCGCGTAGTTGAGGATCATGGACCGGTGTTGTTGAAGCGCGTCTACCAGAAACGTTTGGTCTACGTCTTCGTCATTACGGGCCAGCTGTTGTTGGATATTGAGTAGGACTTTGGTGACCTCCTCAGTGTCGACCTTGTTGTCGACAGCGTTATCTTCATAGTCCATAATTTTTTAAACCTATATTACTAAGGTGCAATGGTAAACTTTATTGAAGGGTTCTACCCATGAAAATACTAAAAAAGCTGGTGCATGTCTTACCATGGGGGTTTTTACAGAAACGCCTGTATAAGAAAATGTTGGTGGAATTAGAACAGATCGACCAGCGCTTCCTTTCTCCTCGTAAACGCTACGTTGACGTTCTCCGTGACCTATACGATTGCGTGAATGGCGTGGATATCCCGCTGATAGAGGACTTTAAACGTTTTAAACAGCAAACCGTATCAATAAACTTTAAAAGCTCTCAGAGCGCTTCTGAGTTAGTTCTAGAGTTGTTAGAAGAAAAGCGTCCCAACTGGGAGCCGTTCTTTGAACAACTCACACCGGACAGAGAAGAACGGTTGATTGATTGGTACAGTAATCAAAGCAGTGTTAATGCCTTTATGTTGGGTGGCTTAACAGTAATTTCTTACTATTCCAATTATATTACCTATAAGGACGTTCGCCTCTCAACACCGGATGTTGACATAGAAGCACCTTTCTTACCTGAGTTGGTAAGTTTTTTCGAAAGTAAGCACTTTAAGTTGTTGGTATCAGATCTCATTACTGTGTACTGGTTAGCACTGGACAGTAATGTAAGCAGATAGGAGTTTTTATGACTTCACCCTTAAGAAGGAAATCTCAGGCTCAGGGCATGAGCGGAATCTCGGCCAAGTACGTTGAGGACAATCAATTACGCGATACTCCGGCGCGCTTGTTCCGAAAGATTCTGAATGCTATGGGCATGAATCCACCAATGTGGTCGAAGCTGTTACGAGAGTACTTAGGTTGGGTGGTAACCACGAAAGACCGTGAGAAAGCCAAGAATGAACGTATCCATCAGACGGGAAATATTAAAAGCAGTTATTTCCAAAGCCCGACGCTTACGTTCAACAAACTCCTGGCCGGCCTTTCTATCTTACAGATGAAAGAATGTGAGATTATCATTCGGGTTAAGGACAAAGAAGGTCAGATTATTGAAGTGAGTGAGACGCTCCGCGTTATGGGCCCGCCTACTAAAAGACCTGACGACAAAACTTCTTCGGAACAGTAACCACCTAATTGCTGTGACTTCCTTCGGGGAGTCACAGCGCATTGTTTCCTTCTTTTTATTTTTGGGGTCTTTATGAGCTCACTCTTTGATAACCTGGATTTAGGCAGCAGCTTAGATACGTTCAAGAAGAACACCAGTAATGCCATGAACACCGTGAAGTCGAGTATTCTGACCCCGGTAAACGCAGTCACTGAAAAGGTCAACGACGGCATTGCGTTGATTAAAAGCACAGACAGTAAACTGCAGTCGGTGATTTCAGAATACCGTTCAGCCGCAGTAGAACAGTTAGACGGTATTATCGGTGCACTGTCAGGCGGGATGTTAAACACCTCTGACCTCACCAAGATGGTAAAGATTGGTCCGGACGGTGTTACGTTCAGTCCTGATGATTTGGTACGGGATGTTGGTAACAAAATTGGACTGGACATCGGCGGTGACGGCAACGGCTTTATGCGTCAGATTGCAGGTGGTATCAACAGCCAGTTCAACTCTATTACCAGCGGGTATTTTGGGGACCTGGTCAGTACCGACGGCAAGACATTTAAAATCAGCAAGAACTGGCGTGGGCAAGGTGGCGCTGCCATGCTGGATATGCTGCGTCGTTACGGTGGGGTGGATGATCTGATTGACGTTAGCGTCACCAACAGCTTCTACAATACCCTGTTGTACAACTCTGCTCAGTTCGGGATGTCCGACAGCTATGCATCTATCATTGCCAAGTATCAGTTTAAGAAAGATGCTCAGGCCGCGTTACTGGAAGCCATTCAGTATATGTTGGCCAACGGCGACGTAGATTCGTTGCAGAAGGTGTTGGAGATTATGGACAAGGACGGGGTAATGAGTGTGAATGCCAAATACCCGGAATTTGTTGAGAACCTGCTCAGCAAGTTTACCTTTGCCGCTAACACTTATCCTGAAGAGTATCCGGCGATTCGTGAAAAGCTGATTAACGTTCTGAATAAATTCGCGGGTCCGTCATGGTATCTGCGGGTAACCCAATTTGGGTCAGCGTACAACTTGGCCTTGACGTCACAAATCAGTGCCGATGTGGTAACCCTGTTCATGGAAGACAATGAGTACGCACCTCTGCTGTATACCAGCGGCATGTTCCAGGACGACAACGCCATTACGGTTCTGAAGAATCAATTCCCTTCAGCACCTATTATGTCTGCGAACCTATAAGTCTACTCCTACTCCCGTTGGGGAGTAGGAGTAGTAACCTTATTTTTTATCGTGCGATTGGTTTAATAAAGATACGCGCCACGTCACTGATTAATGAGTCGGTGACTTTCGATGCAATGTTGGATGCACGGAAAGACTGTTTCATGTCCAGTGATGCCGTGGTAAGCATACGGTTCAAACGGCTGTACTTCAATACCGTGTCCAGGTAATCCATCCCGGTTAAACGTGCCAGGTAGTTGTTGTACCCTGTATCGTCGCTCATCATACGTTTGACAGCAGCGGCTGGGTTCGTCATATCCAACAACGTCATACCACGTTTAATAGGTACTGTTACCATTGGGTCCAGGTCAACGAGATCCAGTTCAATACGTAGGTTCAGTGGCTTACGGTCACGCGTCCAACCACGGTCACCTTCCCCTAACGTAAAGCGAGCACTTTCAATCATCCCGGTACGGATAAAGGTTTTGCTCTTAGAGAACGCCCTTATCATAAACGGTGAGGTGTAGGCTGAACCACCCGCTGAGAACCCCGCCACTAACGGTAATACCAACGCCATCAGAATCCAGATTTTGGTAATCTGTTCATACGGATGGGCATAGTTACAGCGAGAGGTGATGACAAAGGTTTCACGGTGCAGGTTAACGCTGCTGCTTTCCCAGTGGTCTGGTACTTTGATGTAGGCGTTGTTTGCCAGGGCTAAAGGAATGTTCCCCAATACCGTACCGGCTAATGCACCTTGACCAAAATCTGTTACACGTTGAATTACGGAGTCAATAATCCCAATCCCGGTTTGACCGCCAGCCAAGTCAAATTTAAAATCGTTGGTAGCTTTTACCATGGAGTTAAACTTGTCAGCTAACGGGGACTTGGTCATGGAACTGCTGAAGGTATCGGTTACCGCACCGCCTGCTTCGACACGGAACGTCACCGCATCCAAACCACCGTAGAGGGCTGTTTGAATCAGGTCACCGATATTGCCCAGCCAAGAACGGTTATCGACGTCATCCCGATAATACCCATCCGTACCTGCTGCGGCTTGTTCCGATGCACTCGGTGACGCCGGCTGGGGTTTAATCCCGTTCTCGTTGGGGTTAGCGCCATAGCTTTGATTAGAAATCTTGTTAATCATTGCCTGCAGTGATGTGGTCTGACCATCTTCAGTACCGGTAGTGGTTGCCCCAATGCTGGAGTTGTTCGGGTCTTCTGCGGCTTTGGCATTTAAGTAAGAACTTTCGGTTTCGGTAAACGAGCCTTCGTTCTCACGGTATTGCCCCACCGTGTTCATTTCCCGTTCAACATATTCACTGCTGGGGTTACCGGAAATCACTGTGCCGTTGAACTGGGTTTCTTCAACCAGCTTTTTCAACCGCTCGTGTTTCTCATCGGCTGTTCGGATAGTTTCATTATCAACCTCCGCCAGTTTGTTAATGAGGTAACGGTATTTACGCGTACCACGCATCACCAGACGCATAAGGTCAATGGTGCCGTCATCGTTAATACAGTCTGGGAACAACTTGTCCAAGCCCTGGATAACGTTGCTGTTATCGTAGTCGGGTTTCAGTCCATGAAGCGGGTCAGTCTGTTCCAGGTTGGTTTTCGGCAATACTGGGTTAATGTAACCCAGCTTCACCATGAAGTCGTTGAGCACACCGTTGGCTGCCATGATGTAAGAACCCATCGCAGGCTTAACGGTATAGAACGAGTTCTTCGGGGCTTCAGACAGGAACTGCAAGAACTGCATGGAGATGCTGAAGACCTGCATTGGCCAGAAGGCAATAGAACCAGCTGCCTGACCAATATAGAAAGCAGCACTCGGCATACGGCCTTTGTTGGCCATGATGGCTGCTTCGGGGTCGAACATGTTGGTTAAGAAACTCAACAGCCCAGCAAATTGGGGAACACCTGCTACCAGCGTTAATGTAGTGGCATTGTCATCGTACATCTCTTTGTACATGGTACCCATGCCACCTTCACGGGTCTTTAAGAAACGACCGTAACGTGGGTCCGTTGCAGGACTGAATTGGGGCAGGGGGTTTAAATGTCGGTTGTCACCGATAGCGCTGGAAAATACGTTGAAGTATTTGTCCCAATCGAGTTTTTCCAACAGTTCACTCGGGGGTGCGCCATGGCACATCATTCGAAAAGATTTAGAGATAATGTCTTTATCTCGCGCACTCACCTGGTTCGCCATCTTTATCCTCGGCTAAAAGAAAAGGGGGAGTTTCCTCCCCCGGTTGTTATACCTTGACACTCTCAGGACGAGAAGCCATGTTCTTGTTGAGCTCAGTCAACTGCTGAACCATCTGCTGCATTAACTGAATCTGAGCCTGGTCACCTGATGCCAAGACTTTCGCCAGGGTATCAGAGAGTGCACTCAGGTCCAGAGCAGGTGCAGGCGCTGGAGCAGATTGTGGAGCGGCAGCCGGAGCTGCTGGTGCAGGAGCCATTGGAGGTGTCGCCGGCGTAGGCTGCGGAGCAGCGGCAGTCGGGTTAACGCCCATTGGACCAGTCGGTGCAGGTGAAGCCGCTTCAGCTCCTCCGTCACCCGCTGGAACACCGTACGGTGAAGGCGGTGCATTACGCGGCACTTCACTCGGTGCTTCTGGCATGCCTGGTGTCCGTTCCAGGTTTACCCCTGCTTTACCCAGGAACTTCGCAGCTGACTCTTCAGAGCGTAGGTCAACGTGGATGTGACCACCCGTGGTGTGAGCTGTGGTGACCTGATACTCGTTAAGAATATAGTAGTCGCCTTTACCCATACCCGCTGACGCCATGATTTGTTGCACCGCAGCAATGGCTTGAGAAGCACCTGCTGCCCCGTTAGTACAGGTAAAGTCCAAGGCCAGGCCACGTTTGTGCAACGAGTTACCCGGTTTAGACTGGTGATACGCATCATTCAGCGCTGTGAAACGATTGAAGTTCGGAACCTTAGCCTGAATCAATTCGGCCAGACGTTTTAAGCCCGGATGAATCGGTCCACCTGCTACAGTTTCCTGAGACTTAATCTTGAGTCCACCGAAATCACTGACGCGACTTCCAGTAGCTTCACCCAACGTACCCATGGTGTTGTTGAAACCATCACCGGCGTTGTTGTAGGTCATTCCCGTTGGTGGTGGCGGAGCAACGTTCGTCATGGTTGGGTATGGAGTCCCGCCCATGCTTGGTGCGCCACCTGGACTACCTCCTGCTCCTGGTGCAGCCGGTGTACCGGTAGGCAGAGCTGGCGGTGTATTGCCCTGTGCTGGGTTTGGTGTAGCGCCGGCTTCTGTTGGACCTTCTTCAGGTTTCAACTCACCCCCGGCCAGTTTCGCTAAGTAATCCTTGTACATCGCAAAACGTTTATCCATTCCCGGCAGATCGTTACCACCGTTAAGACCCAATGCAGCGTAACCAAAGTTACCGTTCTGGGTAATGGACTGCAATTGCTTAGAGTTCTTAAAGAAGTTCACCGCAATCTTCGCCATGGTCACAGGGTCGGTTGATGCGAGTTTCGGGTTGTTCTCCAAATCCACACCAATCTCTTGCCCAATCTTCCGGTAGTTTGCACGACCTGTTAACTGAACAAACCCACGACCACGGTACAGCCATCCATCACCCGGTGCGATGTTACCAATCGATGCACCTTTACCGCCACCGTAGACCGTGTTGGCAATTGCCACCGGACCTGCCTGAATTAACTGACGGGCTTGTTCTACCGTTTTGATTTCCCGGAACAATTTAACCATCTGTTCAGGGTTGGTGTATTTCATGTTCTCTGTGGTACGCTGGAAGTTACCCGACTCGTAAGCACACAGCGCCAACATTTCAGCAATGGCACGCGGGTCTTTGAAACCTTGTGCAATCATCTCTTTAATGATGAGCTGTTCGGCAGCTTTACGCGGTACGGTAACTCCGGTATCATCCCCTGGGTTCTGCTGCACCCCGGCCAAGTTCACCGTTGCCGTATTGGAGTTGCCTTCAATCGGATTGTACTGGTAGAAGTCAGCAGTGTTGTACAGAGAATGCCCACCGGCACTGAACCCACCCGATTCGCTATTACTGCCACCGCCTCGAGCCTGGTCGGCACGGTTATTGGCGGGACCGGTAGCCGGGTTGTACTTCGTCTCCTGTCCGCCGGTTTTGTGTACCTCGTTGGTTTCCACCATCCGTTTAGCACTGGTCTTGGCTGCTTCCTTCATCGGGTCTGCTAGCTTCGCCTGGTTAGACAGGTTAGCCATCATCTTGAGGGTATCATCTACCTTCATTGTCCGAGGGGAGCTCAGGGTGTAGTGGAACGGCGACGTTTTGATATCCCAGATGCTGTAAACTTTATCCTCGATTCGCACCGTGGTGTTCACTAACTCCTGAGCAATCTCATACTTCGCGGTAGCCGTTAAGGTCCGCCACACATCCTTCGGTAAACCACGACGGTACTTCTGCAGGGTTCTGACATACGTCATCATTACCGGCAGGAAGCGGTCACGGAACCACAGCGCCCAGTCTTTCGACTTATCCTTATCGATACGGAAGGCATCTTTAAACGCGGCGTAGGCATCACCGGTCTTCCCAACAAAACGCACATCCCCACCCACGAGCTGAATCTGTCCTTCCATGTAGCGTTCTAACTTAAGGACCGCTTGAACACGCCATGGGGTATTGAACTCGTTACCGTATGCGGCTAAACGTAAGGCCGTCAACAGGTCCATGGTGCCTTTTTCTGGCAACAGGTCGGAGATGTTGGCTTCCGCTGCAATGCTTCCCGGTTTGTACGCTTTGTTTAACTCCTCGATTTCCTTGTCGATTTGTTTGATACGGGCTTCAGCCTGTCGTGCCCCAGCGTAATCCGTGCTTCCCCCAAACAGACCAAACATGCTTGGGTTCTTGGCTTTCTCCTCCAGGGCCTTCTTCTCTTCCTCGAGTCCTTTCTTTGTAGCTGCTCCCACAGTGCCCAGCGTTTTGATGGTTCCGCCGTTCTTATTCGGGTTCCCGTATTCCTTGTTCAGGTCTTTCAGGTAATCGCTGACACGCGCCATGGTTTCCTGTTGCGGCAGGATAGCGGTATCTTTATCGATGGATGCCTGAATGCTGTACGGGTTCGGCATTAAACTAATCAACGCATCGTGTGCTTTGTTAGCAATCTGCGAAACCTTCAGCGTTTCATCTTTATCGTACTCTTCCAACGTTTTGAACTTCACGCTGTCAAGGCACGCCATGTACGTTAAGTACACTGGTTTGAAACGACCGTTGAACCAAGTAAAGAAATCACCGATCTCTTTCTTGTCATCCGGGTTCTTCAGGTACGGGGCAAAGAGTTGCTCAATCGGAACTTCCTTGGCAAAGCTTGCACGTCCCCCTGAGATAACCACAAACTCTGAGAGCTTGGCTTCGGTTTCCAGTACCTTAGTAGCAAGGTCACTGTCGACATCAGACAAACCGTACTGGGTCAGACGTAACTTCATCTGCACCGGTTTACGGGTCATCCATTTGTACAGACCATAACCCGCCAACGCCACACCGGCAATCCCCAAGGTAATCGGGTTAAACAGTAACGGCGCTGCTGCTGCAGCTAAGCCACCCATCGAGGCATTGAAGCCCAGGGCCCCTGCTGCGGCTACCGCCATCTGTGCACCACCGTAGACGGTTGCGGCAGTACTGACACCGTTCAACACTTTCTCGGCAGCACCACCCTCTTCGACCAGACCAGAACTTGCTAAGGCATCTGAAGCATAACCAACTGCTGCACCTACCCCCACACTCTTAACGCCACGGAAGAGACGTTTACCCCAACTCATACGTGGACGTGGTCTCGGTCCATTACGACGACGGCGACGGCGTCTTCCACGGCGGTCACGGCGATTGTCTTCACCCTCGTCGTCTCCACCACCCCGCATGTCATTGAAGATGTCGCTTAACGAATCTCCGTCCCCACCCCACTTCCCAGCAATCCATTTCACCAGTGCTCCAATCCCGGTGGCTACTGTCGTAATCCCGCTGGCGATTTTCGGTAAGAGTCCGATACCCACCTGTGCGAACTTAAACAGTGTCCCAAACCCGTTCACGATGGTTTTACCGAAGATCTTCTCAGCAATGAATTTCCCGGAAGTTAGTAATCCACCGCCCAACATGCTCAACAAACCCCAGATGCCTTTCTTCTTCGGTTTGTCTTCTTTGTCGTTTCCGCCATTCATGTTTTCTGCGATAGAGATGATAGAGTCCTTGACTTTCTCTTCTTTCTTCGCACGGGCTTTGGCTTTCTTATCTTCCAGTGAGTTCGCACGCGTTTTATCATCAGCGTCCGCCGGACTGAATCCTTTCGCGGCTTTGGCTGCAATGTTGCTGATGCTGGCTTCATCTAACGGGTAGTTGAAGTGTTTGCACAGTAACGCGTAGATACGGTCAATGGATGTGATGATAGGGGTATAGTCTGCTTTCACCAATTCCTTGGTTTTGTCGTAAGCATTGCGACCACCTTTGGTAAGGCTGTCTTTAGCACGCCCCAGGAAGCTCAGGCCGAGTTTACCAGCCGCACCGGTATATTCGCCTAACTTATTAATAGAGACGCCCATAGACGTTTTCAGGCCGCGCTCGTAATCTTCCTGAGTAATGAGACATTCGCCTTCTCGGTCGTAGACCGGACCGTCGATTTCATTCCACCCTTTTAGCACCACCGCGTTGCCGTCTTTGTCCTTCTTGACGTACTGACCGGTTTTAAACTTCTTGCCGATCAACACCGGTGACTTCTCGCCTTCTTTATACACATCCATCTGGTTAAAGCGAGTCGCAATCTTGTTACCAATTGCAGACGCACGACCAAATGGATCGATAAATTTAAACGCCTTCACTAACGCATTGCGGATTTTGTCCATGCCTTTTAACAGCACAGCCTTATTCTCCGCGGTGAACAGTTTCTTGGCCAGCTTAGTCCCAGCAATGTAAACACCGGTTGCCACGTCTTTTACTGTGCCCACGATTTGGCTCCAGGATTTGATTAAGAATCCTTTTGCGGCATCGTAGTAGTCCCCGTTCTTCAGTTTACGGGCTTCCAGAATCGGATCGGTTGACCCTTCTTCATAGAGGTCCTCGTCATCACTGACGTCCTGTGCCTTAGCGGTTTGACGCAGTTTACTGTAAGCGGTTGCTGCCAGTCCCCCTACGCCAATCAGCGCTGCCATTTTCGGATCATGGAAGGCAAGCCCTGCCAATGACCCCAGCATCCCACCCAGTAACAACGGTTCGTTTCTCATTAAGAGTTCGGTGCCTTTGTTAAACAGGTTGCGAGGACTGATGGCTTTAATGCGGTCGAGAATGCTGCGCTTCTGTTGATCCACTGCCTTGTCTTCGGCTTCGGCTTTTCCTGGGTCACGAGGAACACCTGGTGCTTTCGCCAACAGCTTCTCTAACAGTTCGTTGCGGGAGGTCGCCATGCCGATGAGACTGTCCAGTTTCTCATTGGTTTGACTCATGGGTCCCAGCAAGGGGTTAAAATCAACGTTAAACGCACCCTGCAGCCCTTTCAGCTCAGTCCCGATGTTAGCCAAGGATTTCAGCGTCTCGGGTGAGAAGGCTGTTTGGAGTCCTTTAATCGACTCTTCTAATCCACTGGTGTCTAACTTGGCCTGGATGTTTTGTGTGATGGACGTATCACCACCCAGGAACTGACGGGTCTTGCTTTCAGGATCGGTAGACGGTGCGTCTTCTTCGAACTTGTGGTTTTTGTCTGCAATGATTTTCTGCAAACGTTCCCACCCGATGCTGGTGTCGATTTCCTCTACACCGTTACGGGTTTTAATGATGCCGGCTTCACGCAGGTGGTCGTAGTAACCACTGTTACGTAACAGGTCAATCTGTTCTTTGACGTCCGGGTTAAACTGAGCCAGATAGTTCGCTGAGTCAGCCACATCGTTTGCCAGTTTGCGTCCTTTCTTCGACGGCAGTCGGGTTAACAGCTTAGCGCGGTCCATGTCCGTGCCATTGAAGAACTTATCCATGTGTTCATCAGTGATGCCAAAGTTGGCTTTCATCAACTGACGAATCTCTTCAGCGGCTTTAGGGTCCACACCCTGCTGTTCCAGGTCGAGATAGTTGTACGGCGAGAACCCGAGGTTCTTGTCTGCATCCTGAGCCAACCGCATCGCGAAGATAGAGTTGGATTGCTCGCTCAGGATACCGTCTTTGTCAATGGTTTTCGCCAGGTTGTTGCTGGCGTCTGCCTGGTTAACAAGTTGACGGCGATTGTAGACTTGACCCAATACACCCTTCACGGCTTCACGGTGAGAGATGAAGCGACCCTTGACATAGTCGTAGGTTTGCGGCTTCAGGGAATCGTCACCGGTACGCAGCTTCTCTAAAGACAGGTGAATCTGAGAGAACCACTGCGGAATGATTTCGTTCAGGGTGCGGTCAGAACGTACGGTCCAGGTGTAGGGGTTGATACCGTCTTTTAACGAACGACGAGCCAAGGTGTACTGTGTACCTCGGTTACCGTAAACGTTATCGAGCACGGAGCTCATTCCTTTATTACCTAACTTCTTCGCCTTCTGGGTCGCCCACCACAACGTCTTCGATTCAGGCTTTTCTCCCGGAGCCAGTGAGTTCACGTATTCTTCATACGTCTGGTCTTCGGAATAGTCTTCACCTTGGTAATACTTCGCCAGGGTGTTAACGGTGCCTTCTGCGTTCGTGGCGTTGTAGGACAGGATACTGCCCCAGTCAGCCAACTTCGCATAACGACGACGAATCTCACGGGCCAGCTTCGGGTTCTTGGCCGCAGCCTTGCGAATCAGCTCACGCCCTTTCTTGGAACGCAGCAAGTCCGGAATCTTGTCAATGAGCGCAGACCCAACCATACGACCGGCCATATCGAACATGTCCATGTCCATGCCTTCGGTCATCTCGAGACCCATACGGGCGTCACCAAGAATTCCACCCCACTCATCGACCATGTCCTTACGACGGTCGCGCCCAAAGGTTTCTTTCGCCCAATCCCGAATCCCACCGAACTTCCCACTTACCGTAGAGAATATGGAATCACGCATGGTCTTACGAGCAGCTTGGTTCAATGACGTCTTTTCAAAGTCCGACATCTGAGCATACTTGGAAACGGTCTTCAACTCATTGATCATGCGATGATGAGACGCTTCCATGAACTTGTAGTATTTCGCATTGGTGATGTGCATGCGGGCCAGAAGGTTAATCTTCATGGCGTCATTGCGTGCCTGTACCTTTTGCTGATAGCGCACCAACTGCTGGATGCCTAACTGAATACCACTTAACGCCTGGTTACTGATGCCCAGTGCACTGAGCGTACGACCCCCCACCTGAGACATGGATTTGGTCAGTGCGTCAGTCATCCCCACCATTAACCCATTACGACGTCCTTCTGCGGCCTGGTTGCTTTCCAGCAAACGCTTGACGTCATCATCTGACGCTTCGCCTACAGACGGGTCGTTATTGGAGGTGGCAGAGGAACTCTTTTCCCAGCTGCTGAAATCGCGTTCGCTGAACGATTCAACGGTGTCGGCGATTTTATTAGGAGCGAATTTTCGAAGGCTAGCCACAGAGCGACCTGCAAGATATTGCAAATCTTTCACCGCGTCAGCACTGTCGTTCTTCATCTCCTCCAGGATAGTTCGACGGATAGTGTTAGCCTGATTCACCGTATTAAAGAAGTTGGTGTACGACTTCGGCAATACGGTACGTAACGTTTTTATTTTGGCGTCGGTGTCGCCGTAGGTGTTTTCTTTGATGCCTGACAGGAAACCACTAGCGAAGGAGTGCAATCTCCCTTTCTTGCTCGTGTTTCCGTCGAAGTCCATATCAAAGTCTAAATCACCATCAAAAGGATCGTCACCCCAATCCATATCAAAATCGTCACTCATTTTAATCCTCTTTTGGTAATGATTTATGAAACCCACCAATCTAAAATTACTTGATCCCAAAAGCATTTTGCCGGGAGTAATAAAGCCTATTACCTCTACCGATGCTTTTGAAGGGATGACAAAAAACCTGAACGAAGAGGGTCTTTATTCGACCACTATCTTCGGACGTGTCGGTACGGATGAGCGTGACAGTACTTTGGGACACATCCCTACCGGCCTGTCTATTTTCAACCCCACATACTTCAAAGCCTTGGTACAGCTGAAATCTCTGTACCTCGGAATCATCAAAGGAACGGAATACGCCCTATGGGATAGTCAGGAGAAGGATTTCATAAAATCCAACATCCTCGAAGGCGAAACCGGTTATTCCTTTTTTATGCGCCATTTTGGGGAAATCGTTCCCAAGGAAACCGGGTCGTATAAACGTAAGCAGCGTATCAAAATGTTTGAAACGCAGAAGGCCGTTGCCTTAACGAATAAGGTAATTGTCATTCCCGCCGGCTTACGTGATATCCAGTTCCAGCCCAATGGTCAGGTGCAGGAAGCAGAGCTTAACGAGTTCTACCGTAAGCTGATGTTTAAGACGCGAGCAGTCTCCGGGGTCACTGAACGGGATGAAGATAACCCGTTGTATGACAGTGTGCGTTGGGGATTGCAGAACGCCTTTAACGACATCGACCAATACCTGTTTGAAATGTCAGAAGGTAAAGGTGGGTTGTTCCAGCACAAAATGGGAACCCGTGGTGTGGTTGGGGGAAGTCGTAACGTTATTACGGCACGTGTGGTTTCTCGTCCCCGTTTGTTTGAATACAACGGCGTGCACCCCAACAGCACCGACATGGGTTTGTACCAATCCATCATGAACAACCAGTATGTGTGTATCTACGCCATGCTGAACGGGTACCTGGATCAAATCTTTACCCGAGGGTCAACCACAGCCAAACTCACGAACCAGAAAACCCTGGAGATGGAGTACGTGGACCTGGAAGCGGAAACCATTGATAAGTGGACAAGCTCCGAAGGGTTGATTAAACTGTTCAACGGATTTGCGAATACCCACCTCCGCCACAAACCGATTAAAATCAAAGGCTATTATCTCGGCCTGGTGTATGATGATGGCAAGGAAGTTAAAATCCTGTCAGACATCACGGAACTGCCACCGGACCGCAATAAAAAGTTTGTCACTCCCTTAACGTATATCGAGCTGCTTTATATCAGCTGTCAACGTATCCTGCTGGACCAGTTAAACCAGCAGACCCGTTACCCAATTACTGGCTTGGGTTCTATCTATCCGTCTGAGATTAACCTGTTGACCATTGCAGGGGCGACGTCTCGTCATTTCCTGGACGAATATTGGGAACCGCAGGACATCTGTCATCGTTATCCACACAAGACCGAACACCCCAGCTACTTTGATGCCATGGCGGTGGACCCAAGCCGTGAGGCCGGGTTAGGGTCGGACCACGATGGGGATGCCTTGTCAGCGATTGCCGTCAACGGGGAAGACAGTAAGAAAGAAGCCCGGTCGTTATTAGGCAAACGTGAATACTACATCGGTGGTACAGGGGACTTCCTTTATGACCCTGTTAACGAACCGTTGCTGTTCATGTTTAAAGCCGCGACATCAGGATTGAATAACTAATGAAAACATTACTGTACAGTGAGTTCTTCCGTTCGTTTGTACTGCGTAAGAAAACCGAGTTAGTGCAACCTAACTTTCTGCCGATTAGCGAAATCTTTTTACCGAAGTTTAGTCTGATCCATTACCTGCCTAAACATGCGCAGGAATATGGCCCGGCAGTCACTGAACCGTTCATCAGTAATTTCCCCAAAGATGTCTTTATCGATTTCGTGCTGGACTTTGATCCGGTATTAGGGAAAGGGCACAACGTGGCGTTTGATAAACTCAAAGCCATTAAAGCCTACCGTAGCAGCCACTATACCTACAACTGGACCCGCAACATCAGTTCAGTCTATAACCGTGAAAACGTGTTGGTGGTTGAGAACTACGGCCTGATGGAAAAGAACTGGGCGTATCGTCCGAGTGTCTTTGCTCAATACGAACAGTACTACAACCGCATGCGGGAAGTGCTGGTTAACGTTAATGCACAGAGCAAGCTGGCGAAACGTAAGCAGTTCCTGCGCATTGACCTGCCGTTGGTTATGCCGGAGTTCAAAGGACTTCAGGAAGACTACCGACATCATTTGAAAAGCTTTGAGAACGGGTTGCCTAATCCGACCCGTCAGAGCATTCGTTTAACCAAACGTGAAAACAGTTACTGGGTTCTGGATTGGTACGCGTTCCTGCTGGGCGATTATGAACACTCAATGTTCGGTCAACTCAGTGATGAGGCGTTGGACGACCTTCACTTAATCTTTACCTTTAACAGTAAATGTTTGGTGGTTAACCTTGGTTTGATTAAACAGTGGTTTGATGAAATCAAGAAGGATGCTCAACGGTTAAACGCAACCAAACGTTTCTATCTGGCGCTGATTAACTTGACTCGCGGTGGCGTCTCTGAAAAAGAGATTGTCGAAGAAGAGGAAGAAAATGGAACCGCTACTGCCGACGCCGGCAAAGCCAAAGCGCAAGCTCCTGTGGTTGAAGCAGAGGGAAGCGATGAAACGGGGGGAGATACCGGATCAGAAACCGAGGACGTTTCTGGCACGTCTCAGTCTACCGGCTCTACTGCTCCTGCTGGTGATATTCTTGACGTTTTCGGTAGCAATAAAGGTAGTAACTCAGGAAGTGATGACGCCGCCGGAAATCCGGGAAGCGGAGCTGATGCTGAAAGTGATCCAGACGCCGGAGTTCAAGATGTAGCCGAAGACTGGACCGGGGATGTTGACGACCGTTTGTTAGAGGAAGAAACGTCACAAGACGAAGAAGTCCACTACGACAAGCGTGATGTGTTTGACAACCCGATGCAGGGCATTCAGATGGCACTGGAAGAGCGTGCCCGTGACGGTTCCCTGAGCGTTGCTGAGCAAGAGTTCTTTGTTCGTAAAGGCAGTCGCTATCTGGAAATCGAAATGAACGACGGCAAGAACTTTGCTGAATTCATGGAGATTCAACCGGAAGAACTGAAAACGCTGAAAGCAGACGCCCAGGTGACCGGTGAGTTCGCTACCGTGCTGGACGAAAGCATGCTGCAAAACCGTGCGGCGGTACTGCGTAAAGATTACGTCAACAAAGGTCTGTTGATGAAAGACATTACGCGTTGCGTGCTGGGCATTCAAAACGCTGGGGTGTGCTTAACCGATTTCCGCCACGAACGTATTACTAACGTGGCCGGTAGCTACGATACCTTTACTCTGCAGATGCATCCTGTGGACGGCAGTCAGTCTACCCGCCAGATTCGTATTCCGGCAGTGGACAAAGACGGTATGTTCATGGTAGATGAAGTGAAGTACCATCTTCAACTGCAGCGTATGGAATTGCCGATTCGCAAAATCAACGAACGTCAGGTAGCCTTAACCAGTTACTACGACAGCAAGTTGATGATCAGCCGTAACGATAAAGCCAACGACGATTATGCCCGCTGGTTAATCAAACAGATTCAGGCGCAGGCTACGGATAAGAAGATTGTTATTCGCAATGGTAACGTCTATGACAAAACCATGAAGACGCCGCGCTTGTACAGCATGATGGCCAAGAAGTTCCAGGACATCAGCATCAAAGACCCTGAGATGACCTTTGACTTCAACTTCCACAAACTGGTTGAAGCCCATCCTGAATTTAAAGACTACAACAAGCTCGATAAATTCCTGATTGGGGTAAAAGGCAAAGACCCTATCTGGGTTGACGACTACGGCAACGTGTACGTCGGTCAGAAAGAGCAGGGAACCTTCGAGTCGCTGTTGGGTATCAGTACCCGTAAAGCGCCGCTGGAACACTGTGTGGTTAACATCCGTGGTTACCAGTTCCCGATTGGTGTGGTGCTGTGTTACTACTTCGGTATTGACAAGCTGCTGAAAATCATCAAAGCACAAACCCGTACGGTGCCGATGGGCAACAAGCCTAACTTAACCGAAGACGAGTTCGCCATGGTGTTCAACGATGAGTACCTCATCTTTAACCGCCGTGAACGTCTCACTACGTTAATCTTTGGTGGTATGGTTGGGTTAACCAACCTGAGCAACTTCAGTCGTGTGGACCTGAACAACAAAGGTGTGTGGGTGCCGTTGATGGGAGACCCGAAGGTCAAACCAACGCACTTCAAAGAAATGAAGAACATCTTTGACCTGTTCATCGATCCGATTACCAAAGACGAACTGAAACGCATGGGGTACTCGGTCACGATTCACTACCTGCTGATTGATGCGGTTAAACTGTTGATGACAGATTACACCCGTCATGAAGTTGAGCTGGAAGAACAGCGTGTGGTGGGGTATGAACGTTTCGCTGGTCAGATTTACGGCGAACTGTGTCGTTCTATTCGTCAATACCGTAATAAAGGTGGCGATCGTAAACACACAGTGGACCTCAACCCGGAAGGTGTTATCCTCGGCATCATCACAGACACCTCTGTGAACTCCGTGGAAGAAGTCAGTCCGTTCCACCAATTGAAAGACCAGGAAGAGGTCACGTTTGGTGGTAACCGTGGTCGTAACGAAATCAGTATGGTGAAGCGTACCCGTAGTCAGCTGCACAGCTACAAGGGGATTATCTCGGAATCCAACAAAGACTCCGGGAAAGTCGGCTTTATCAGTTACCTCACCAGTGACCCGTCTATTTCGGATTACCGAGGCAACATTGATTTAAATGCCAAGCCTTCCAATACTGGGTTGTTCTCTGTCATCGGTAACTTGCAGTACGGTGGCACGGTTGACAGTCCACAGCGTACCAGCTTCGCCAGTATTCAGGCCAGTCAGGCAGTCAGTGCTCAGAACTATACACCGAACATTCTGCGTACGGGTTATGATAACGTCATGGCACACCGCACCACCGAGCTGTACAGCAAGATTGCACAGCAAGATGGTAAAGTGACATCGGTCACCAAAGACGCTCTGGTGGTTACGTATAAAGACGGCACCACCGATAACTATCCGTTGGGTCTGGTGATCGGTACGGCCTCCGGTGAATACCACCCACATAAACGCATTACTGACTTAAAAGAAGGGGACACCTTCAAAGCTGGGGAAGCGTTAGGGTGGGACGACCAGTGGTTCATTCGTGATCCATTCTGTCCGGGACAGCTGACGGTAAAAGTGGGACGCATGGTGCGTATCGCATTAGTAGAAGACCAGGGTGTGTATGAAGACTCCTTGGAAATCGCGAATGAGTTTGCACAAGAGTGTGTCACACCGTATATCAAGTGTAAGTCTTTCCTGATTGGCGTTGAGCAAGCGTTAACGATGCGGGCGAAAGTAGGTGACGAAGTTGACTACGACACGATTTTATGCGATGTCGAAGACGCGCACGTTGCCGATATTGTCGATATCCCATCTGACGCTGGCGGGATTATGAAGTTTGGTACACGACAGGTTAAGTCTCATCACCACGGTAAAGTGGTTGCCATTGAAGTGAAGTACAATGGGCAGTATGAAGAGATGAGTCCGTCGGTGCTGGAGTTCGTGACCAAGGCTGATAAAGAACGTGCTCGCTTGGCAAAAATTACCAATAGCGGTATCGTGAACGGAAACATTTCCTCGAACCTGAACGTGAAGAAACAATCTATCATGCCAGGCAAGGTGAAAATCATGGTGTACATTGAAGCCCTCGACCCATCGGTCACCGCTGACAAATACGTTATCGGTAATCAGATGAAAGGCACCGTGGGTAACATCATGCACCGGAAACTGTTTACCCGTGACGGCCGTGAAATCCAGGTGAAGTTCAGTTTCAAATCGCTGTTCAACCGTATGGTACTCAGTCTGCGTAATAAGCTGACTGTGAATGAACTGGTGATCCATGTAACCAAACAAGCCGTGGATATTTACCGAGGACGAGTGTAATGACTTTTCGTGATATTAATGCCGTGAAGAATGTCCAGCTTCGTTTAGAAGAGTGCGGACTCTACCCAAAGGCTATTGACGGGGTGTGGGGTGGTGGTTGTCGTGACGGTGCGATTACACTGTTTGGCGACCACGCGAAAGCGAACGGGATCAAGGACGATCCCGGTTTCATCAAGATGGGAACAATTCCGGGTGACGTGATTAAAGAACTGCAGCTGATTCTGGCCAGCTTTAATCTGTACAGCGGTGCTATCGATGGCCTGTGGGGTCGTGGTACCAGCACCGGTCTGGCGACGGTAGTAGAAGGGTATCGTGCTCGTCGTAACCTGCCGAAGTATAACCGTGCTTGGAGCAAACGCGTTTCTCCTCAGTTCATTCAGATGATTGAAGACTGGGTGAAAGCGCGTGGGCTGCCAGCAGATGCGGTTGACTGGCTGATGGCTTGCATGAACTTTGAAAGCGGCGGTACGTTTGACCCTCGTATTCAAAACATCGGTGGGTCTAACTACTTCGGTCTGATTCAGTTTGGTGAAATGGCAGCTAAAGACCTGGGGTACACGTTGCGTCAGGTCATTGCCATGGACCAGCTCACTCAGCTGAAGCTGGTCTTCGCTTACTTTGACATGTGGGCGAAACGCGGTAAGAAGTACACCCAGCTGGAAGACTTCTACCTCACCATTCTTTATCCGGCAGCGGTTGGTATGAAAGCCGACGAAACGCTGTGGCGTAAAGACCTGGCTAACGGCGCACCGAACAAGAGCTATGTTCAGAACCGTGGCTTCGATAAGAACAAAGACGGACTTATCACTATCGGTGAAATCTGCACCACTATTTATACGTCCTATTTCGATGGGATGCTAACCAAGAACCGAGGAATCCTCTGATGGATAATAAACACGAAACGTTAGTCTCTAACGTTCTGGTGGTTGCGAACGTCACTGAAGTGGTTAAGCGCACCGTGCAGAAAGTGGGACTGGATTATCTTCCCCCGCTGGATGAAGCGATTGTGGAAGAGCAAATCAGCAAAGCGGTTGTTAGCTGCGTGAAGGGAGCTGAATAATGATTACCAAAAACAGCGTTATTCTCGCTGAGCCGATCGTCCTGGGTCTGGACAAACCGCTGGTAGAAAACTCGTCTGACATCGTAAAAGGTCTGATGGAGCTTTCCTACGGCGCGATGCCTTATGGCGATACCTACCGTACGGAAATTGCTGAAGTAACCGCAGACAACGGTCACACCGATGTAGTGGAACATGTGACCACCAAGCTGGCGGAAAGCATTCGCGAAGTGTTCTCGCAGATTTCTACCTACGGCATCGGCTTTGCGCGTGTGCTGGCAGATGAGCTGCGTAATGCACAAAACGACGACCACATCATTGATGCAGCAACCTCGGGTCTGACCATTCGTTTCGTTAACCTCGACAACGACTTCCTGGTCTCTACGCTGTATCCGGCCGGTCCGAAAAACGTGCAGTTCAATTACGACTCTATCGACCTGAGTGTGATTGATCGTCTGCAGTTCAACACTGACATGTGCGGTGAGCTGGCCAAGAGCTACATTGATATCCAGCATCCGGATATCGTTCGCGTCATGAAAGACGACGAGTGTGATAGCGAAGAAGCGTTCTACAGCATCATGGACGTTGAGTGCCTGCGCTCGCTGTTCCATCATCAGAACGGTCGCTTTGACTTCACCACGGTGAAAACCTATCGTCTGGCGCTGCTGTTCAAGATGTACGTTATCCTGAGCAAAATGTACAGCTCTGATGATCCGATCAAATCACTGGTTGGTGGTACGCTCACGGATTACCGTGAATACGTTAGCCTGCTGTGGAACGGTCTGTCTACCTACCTGGCTCGTATGAAAGGTATGGTGGGTGTGCTGCGTGGTCGTGGTATTGCGTTGCATCAGAACAAGCCGGTTCGTTTCAATGCGGTTAAGCGTCACTTCGACCTGACCAACTCGACGTTTGAATTCCAGGAACTGCACGGCGACGTTACGGTGTTCTACACCAAGCCTGCGGCTGATACCCTGGCGGCAAACAATTACTGTCTGCGTGACTGGGTTATTGGTCGTTTGCTGTGTGACCTGAAAGGCGAAGCACACGTTCCGGATGCCGCACTGCTGTCTGGCAACAAACTGACTGGTGTAATGAATGCCTTCATGGACTTCATTCGTAGTGGTCTGCTGGAACGTCGTCGCGAAGTAACCGAGTTCCTCTTCCAACGTGCTGTTAACAACTTCGTTATGGGTAATGAAACCCTGCGTGAGTTTGTAGCGGCTATGGACGAAGAAGGTCTGAACGCCGAGAAGATTGTGCATCGCATGAACAGCGATTTCAAATGTGGTTATAACCTGGCGGTTTATCTCGATAACCATCCGGGGATGTCCACTGAAGACGCGGTTATCTCCAGCGGTGTGGTTCAACGCTTCCTGCGTGCCATTGATTGCTCTCTGGCCGCTAACATCATCGCCGAAACCGAGTATCACTCTGAACACGACGACGCGGTGGAAAAACGTAAACGTCTTCACGCTGCACTGATCAAAGTGCTGGTGAACAAACTCATGGGTTAACATAATGGACGTCACTAAACTTACCTATAATCCTAAACGGATTGAATCGTTGTACACCGTAATGGAAGATCGGTCAGTGGTGGCGAACCGTTCCTTTGAGGTGCACATTCCAAAACGGTTTACAGAAAACGGCATGGCCGAGGTTACCGACGTTGTGACCTCGGTTGTGGTATTGGGCTTGGTTATTCCAGGCGAGTGCTACGGTACGCTGATTGCCTTGATGGCCTGTACCATGATTCCTTCGGGGATGCGTGAGATTGGTATCGATGGCGAGAAGTATTTGATTCTCGAAATTGAGAAAGGGGATACGTTTATTGAGAACCTCTCAGTAACCAAAGACCCGGACATGCCGTATCACTACTTCATGGAGTTCAACGTCTATAGCCGCCTGCCGTGGTATGTGCAGCCCAAGATGTTAACGTCATTGTACGATAATGCCAAAATCGATTTGGGTAAGGCAGTGGGAAGTTCCCCTCAGGTTATGCGGGTGTTTAACGCCATGCAGTTCCGTGACCCGGATAACCTGGACATTCCCTATCGTAACAGTAAAGCGATGTTGGACGGTCGTCCGCCAGTTATAGTGGGTCTGAATAACAGCAGTATGTTGATTGATGGTACATTCTCGAAACTTCTCGGTGGGTATCTGTCGGACAATATCTTGGCCGCCATTATTAACCCGGATAGCCGGACAACGGATTTCGAAAAAGTCATTAAAGGAATACCGGAATGAGCCAAACCGTCTCTTTCGGTAACGTGATTTTAGCACAGAGCGGTAAGAAAGGGATTTTGCGTCCTATCGACGACAGCGGGTACTACATGCTGAACGCCGGTGGATTCAACATCCCTAACCGCTCGGGCATCACTTACCGAGCCAACGATTACATCTACGAATGTATGGGGCCGGACTCTGACCTGAGCCGTCGCGTGAAGCGTGGTGAAGTGTACATGGAGCTCGACCATCCTCCGCAGTACTACCTGGAAAAAATCAACGGTCAAGTTGTGCGTACGCGTATCACTGACGTGTTTGAATGGATTCTGCGTCTGCGTACCATTTGCATGGACCGTGTCTGTGCACACATTCGCAAGATTCACTGGGATATCACGGGTGACCGTGGAGCACCGATTTACAACCGTGTCGAAACGACCCCGTTTGGACCGTTTAAAGAGATGTTCCAACAGAGCCTGGATACTCCGGACATCAATACCTCTATCAGTGTGCGTACTGTAACCAAACCGCAGAAGGTTGGCGACCGTACCCGTGAAGTGGATTATTTCACTGGCTACGACTATGTTCCGGAACCGGGCATGGACCGTGCTAACAAACACATGACCGCAGGACTGGAAAACTATCTCCAGGATGGCGCGTTGGCGTTTGGTGAAGATAACGAACTCACCACTGACTTTGATGCGATGATCTACATGGTTGAAAGCACCATGTCGAACCCAACGGTCATGCAGCGTTTTGAAGGCACTGAATCTCTGAAAGAACTCGGCGACATGCTGGCGGTTCTGAAGAAGGCCGGTGCTGTTAGCCGCAAGATCAGCATGGTTAACCGTAGCTCGCTGTCACTGTTTGCTTAACAACTAACCCGGGGGCAGCCTCGGGTTAGTATTATTTTACGTGTTTGTTTATTTTACTGTCTAAACCACCTACATTTCTTTTAAGGAAGAATCATGACCGAAAGCAAGAAACCGTTTTCACAAGACACCATGAAAGCACTGTCTGTGATTACTCGTTTTAACGACGTTATCGGCAATACCAATGTGCTGCGTAGTCTGTACCGTGAATCACAAAAAGAGTGGGCGAAATCGGTTAACGCAAACAACGGCGAACACCTGATCAAATCCATTCACACGGCCGGCTTTAAAACCGATGCTGTGCAGGCATACGTCAGTGTGCTGGCGAAAATCTTCCTGAGCAGCCAGGGTGCTAACCTGAGCGCCTGGTCTAAGAACAGCCTGGCTGAAGAGCATGCACTGACCGCTGCGGTTATTAGTCGTATGGGCACCAAGCTCTATGACTCCAACGATCAACTGTTCACCGACGTTGCCACTAAGGTGCTGGGCTTTGACCTGTATCTGGTTGAGTACGTGCTGGCGTCTGAAGGCGGCGACAAAGCCGTTGACAAACTGGTGGCGTATGTGACCTCTCAGTTTGACGATCTGGTTGGGGCAGAAAACGCCGAGATTTATTTCGACGAGCTGATTGAGCACCTGAAACACATCGACCTGATTCAGGACCGCGACAACCTGTTTAGCACCGCGCTGCATCTGATTGTAGGTTACGGCGAAACCGACGGTTATGCAGCGTTGCTGAAAGCGGCACAGAACGTGCTGGGTTATGTCATCGGTGATCGTACCGGTGAGCAAGACAAAGTCTTTACCTTCCCGCCGGCGAAACTGTAACTGCTTCGCCTAAAATATTTGAAGCCTGTACTATTAGGGTGACACAGAAGCGGACATCAGTCCGGGGAGATGCGGACGCTACTCCTTTTGTTTGTCTGCTTCTGTTTACTCATTTAACCATAAATACTTTTAAAGGATAGAAGATGTCTCAGAATAAATCTTTCGCTGACAAAATGGCTGCTGGTGTAACTAACCTGGTTGAGAACGCACAGTGGGACAAAGCCACTAAACACGCAACCTTCAGCGCTGACAAAATCGAACTGCCTGAAGGCGTATCGGTTGAGTCCATCAATACCCACATCGATCTGTTCAATACCCTGACCGCGCAAACCGAAGTGGCCACTGCCGAAATCGGCCGCGCACAACGCGCTGATGACGATACCCTGACCACCGTCGACGGCACGCTGCAGTTCGGTAACTTCGTTGTTAACTCTCAGCATCACCTGTCTCAGAAAGCCGGCGACGATGTCATGTACGGTCTGTCCACCACAACCGTCGATTACATCCACTCCGCAGAGCAGACTGACTGGCTGGAAAAACAGCGCAGTGCCAACATTGAGCTGGCAACCTCCCTGTTCAAATAATCCGTCGCGCTCCGGCGCTGGCTCCTATCCCCAATTGGGGATAGGAGTTTCCCTTGTCGTTCTTTTTTGTTTTTAATTTATATTAAATTTCAAATCTACATTACTAATGTGAATCTGTGACCAAAACAATTATACGTTGTAATTTTATCGAGAGGAATCGATGATGAAAGTTATGAAAACTTACCAGGCTATTAAGTTGGTTATCGGCGAGGTTCTCCCGGACAAACTTCTGCTGGCTTGTTTGAACTCCATCATTCATAACGATGAGGCACACAACCTGGACCACATCCAAAAGGTTGTCACGTTAGGCAATGAATTAGCAGACCGTACAGAACTCAGCATGAAACATCGCCAGATGGTACTGGCCGGTTGTTTGATGCATGACCTCGGTTGTCGCTACCATCGCAAGACGCACCATCAAATCAGTTATGGGTTGGCGTTCGAATACTTAGAGAAATTTGGTGACGGTATCTTCACTGAAGAAGAAATCCTTGTGATTGCAGAAAGCTGTTTGCAGCATCGTGCCAGTTGGACTGAAGACCGCAGTGGTCAGATTTGCGACTTGGTGGCGTTAGCAGACCGCGGTATCTGGAATAAGAAGGAGTACGTTACCCGCAGTGTACAGTTCCATCTCCACCGTATTGGGGAACTGGGTATCGACGCTGTGCGTAAGGAAGTGCAAATGCACATTCCTGATAAATTTGGAGAAGACGGCTATGCCTGGAAGAAATATCCACGCATTGGCTTTACGTTGTTTGAAAAGGAAATCGAAGACTTCAAACGGTTTGCTCTATCACCGGCTGAAATCGATAAGATGATTGATGTAGTATTGAACGAATTAAAGCTGTTTCGTTAACACAGTATCGGTCAGGGGGCGGAAGCTCTCTGGCTGACTCAACTAATTAGAAGGATACCCTTATGTTTGATGCACACACTGTTGACACGATTCTGAACGGATCCCTGCTCCTTATCTGGGCGATTGTCTTTGCGTTAGGCTTACAGACTTGGCGGAAGTACAACGAACCCACCTGCACTTTCTTCGTGATGCCGACCAAGTACACCATGAACTGGAAACAGGGTTGGCGTAAAGGTAGCATTTCGATTGTCCGCTGCTATGAATGCCATCAACCCAAATTGACACCGGGCTTCAACAGCTGGAACTTTGTGGTTCCTTTGGACATGCCGTATGAAGAGCTCGCGGAGTTTGTTCGTACCGCACCGGTAGCTGACTATTATGCCAAGAAAGATTTAGACATATTGGAAGCGTTCCGTGACATGGTCTGTGACCCGGTCATGATTACCGAAGGCAACACCTACGGTGATGAAGCGCTCACCCAACTGCTGGATCACGGCGTGGTACTCAAGCACTATGACAATCAGCTGGTTGTACCGTCACACGCATAAAGTCTAACCCTACTCCTTAACGGAGTAGGGTTAGTAACTTACTTATTTTTTTTTTGTTTAAGCAACACGACGACGGAGTTGCAGAATACGACGGTTACGAGTCAGACGGGCTTCCTCAATAACGGTGTCGATAGTCAGCAGTTTCTTCGTCTCAATTGGCAGCATCTGACTGAGTCGACGTATCTGTGCTTCAATACGCAACGCCAGGATGTTGTCATTGGTGTTCATCAGTTCATCAGACAGTTTAGTGATTTGCTCACGAATCTGATTAATCTGCCCTTCCACAACTGGATCGTTAGCTGCACTGTTCTCAGCCTGATGGTTATTAAGCAGGTTACGGGAATCCACTAAGCTAATGCCCATTGGAATGCCGTACAGTGGTTTACTCTGCCCACGCTTAATGAACCAGTAGGTCAGCAACCAGGCAACCACCAAGTCATCGTGACGGTTGTTGTCGTGGTCAATACGCCCACCTTTCACCTTCAGGTTAATGAGTTCATCACACAGCTTGTCGTAGTTCAACCCAAACCCGGTCATCCCGACTGCTTCCTGGATATACCCGTAGAACTCCTCACGCGATTTGGCGTTGGTGTTAAACCCGAAGTGCTGCTTCAACCGCAGATAGAAATCTTTCGTACGGTATTGTGCACCTACTCGTTTCACCTCCTGGAACTCTTTATCGAATTTCTCCGGATACTGATAAATCTGGTTAAAGATTTTCTTAAACGGATCCAATCCTTTTGCCGGGAGCGTAATCAACAAGTTATCAATCATGTGATGCGCATAGTTACGTTCAATGATTAACAGGCTGTTAGGGATACACACTAGAATGTCCACGATAATGGTCGCTACGTCGTCCAGATACGCCAGAGGGTAACGACCTACCCCTATGACCTTGCCGCTGCGTAGAGAGCGTATGATGAGCGTACAGGCATCCTTGTTGATAGCTGACGAGGTATCGCAACCCACCAAGAAGTAATCGTTGTGTTCAGGCTTACAAATTTGCTGGAATTCTTCTTGTGAAATGAAGAAGTCAATAAACAGTCCTGAATCACGATACTCTTTGCTCCAGACCGTGTTGCGTTTTGCGTTGTTAATCGCTTCACGCGTCAAGTCATCAAACAGGCGGTTCTCACCGTCTTCGGTCCACATCAACAACAAGTCAATCTTCGCTTTACTGAGCGAGAGGTTGAGCTTGTCGATGGTCTCTTTGACCCAGCCTTTGTCTTTACCCAGTTGCAGGTAGTTGTACACCATGCTGACTGATGGCGACGTGGTGTCTTTCGGACTGGCTTTAATGAGACGGTAGGCGAGATGACTTTCACTGTAGGAGTCAAAGAACTTCTCACGCCATTCGGTTGCGCCCATGAGTTTGTCAAACATGAACTCACCGGACGGATGCTGAACCGTGTTCGGCGTTGTAATGTAGTTGATGCAGTACGGCAACCCTGCAGCTCGCATGTTCTCCATCTCGGTCAATGCCGATGGCATACAGCCGTTGATGATGGCCTCAATGAAGGAGATGTATGACCCTTCATCGACGGTGGTCGAGCCTACGGTTAAACCACGACCCAAGTTCTCTGCAGCATCCTGTCCCTGTTGGGGAACGCTGATGGTCATGACGTTGGTATCGGCCTCACCAAAGGAGCGGTAGGTCAAATAGGTACCCGCATCTTTATCGCGGTAGGTTGGGTTAACCAAGTACTTTGGAATACAGGTACGGATACGTTTAATCGCATCAATAAACTGGGCCCGGTTATCGGACTTCAGGGTAATGACGTGACTCTTGTACCCGCGACCTACAATATAAGTAAGCCAAAAGTTGATAACCTGTACAGATACAGTATTGTGAGTAGGGATAAACTCATCAGTAATGTAAATCTGTTCCTCATTATCAACCTCGATGCATGACGCCTCGTCCGTGCCATGATAATCGATAGCTGTGAGGTAAAGTGCGTTATCAACATCAGGGAGATGAGGAACAGCACGGCGTTTAAAATAGTTAAGCTCATGAGGTAACGTGACCTTTAAGTATTTCTTATCTACCGCGGCCGTACCCCCTAAACTCCGGAACAGGTATTGTAATGCATAACTGTAAACCGGGTCGGGAATCGGGCAGTAGATATGGTTGTTGTCGACTTTCCCACGGCAGTCCATGACACCCTGAATCAAACTGAGTTTGTTGTCGATACTGTCTTCCAGGTAATCCAACGGAAGCGTTCTCGGTTTCTCATCAAACGGTTTGCCTTCGGCATGGGCAATAACCCAGGTATGTGGTTTCACCCGGGTAAAGGTAAAGAATGCGGGGAGTTGCGTTTGAATTTCAGCAATGACATCTTCAGGTAGTTTAGTGTAATACAGCTTACCGTTAAGACGGGTACCGGTTAACATCACCCCTTGAATGTACGGTGGGATAACGTGGGTTTTACTCGGCTGCTCTTCCGGTGTCGCTAACGGCATGCGAATAGGACGTTTGTGGTAGTGCTTGTCTTTCAGCTTGTCAATTAACATCGCGGTGGTGTAATCCACTTCGAGTCCATCGTTAGCACCACGTTCTTTATCGAATACCGTCCACAGGTGTTCTGCACCGCTGTGGGTTTCACGGCCGTCGCTGAAGGTCATTTTGTAAATACGTTTACGGCCCTGCGGATGTACCCCAATGACCGTTGAGACATTTCCGGTACGATCAATGATTTGGTCACCGGTACGGATGTCCCCGATACGCTTCCAACGTGTCCCGACAGTAGACGCTGTCCCAGTGGGATTCATGACGCGTACTTTACTGTTGTTCGGCTGAAGCTTACCCTGCTGACGAGGCATGATCATGTACGTTGTGATGTGGTTCAGATAATTCCACATAAAGCTGACGTTACCGCGGTTCGCCTTGAACTTCATGTCTGGACGTAACCGGCAAATTTCACGCAAGAAATACCAGAAGTTATTCTTGCACTCGTTCATGATCATCACCTTCTGGTCTTCCGTCAGGTTTTCATCATACGGGTCTACGCCAATCAACAGGGGGTTATTCAACTGCAGGATAAACCCGTAGTTCTTTATCCCCTGCAGACGAAACAGTTCAGCGGTACGCAAGAAGCTTTCGTTGGTGGTTTGCAAATCGGGTTTGGCCCGATAACGGTAAAAATCTTTTAGGAATCTTACAGTCTTGATACTGAACAAACTGTCTTCGTTAAAATGTGCTAACAGATTTTCATCGTCAGTGCGGTCAACATAATTTAACGGACGTTTTTCATCTTTGTTGATGTGGAACTTGGTACTCGAGTCATCCATCAGGTACTTGGGAAGTTCAGGGATACCCAAAAACTGCTGAATACTTTTAGCGACTTGTAAATCGTCCATTGGTGGTCCTTAAGAAAAAGCTAACTGGGTTTCCCCAGTTAGCCTAAGCATTACGATGGTTTAGAAACAAACCCAGTCATCGCCAGCTGTAGTTCATTACCGGTCTGGTCAACGTTGACCCAGCAGATAAAGTACGTGTGGCCTTTGGCCAATTCGATAGCGATGGTGTTGTCTTTGTTCCAGTCGGCCAGCTGATAACGGAACCGTTGACCTTTCGCGTCCATGATATCAAACGCAGTCGGCGTAGGAGCCTTTTCTTCGGTCTTGTCGTTATAGCTTGGGTCGATGGCCCAGTAGAGTGCCGTGAGCCACTCTGCCTGCGTCTTAGCACCGTTGGTGAGGTTGAAGGTAGTCTTCGTCCCGTTGTTCTTCACAACCGCCTCAATGCCCGTGTAAGGCAGTTTCTGGAAGTTGTACTGAACGTCCCAACGTTTGCCTGGTCCATTGACATCTTTGTACAGGGTGATGTTCGTGAACTGACGGAAGATAACACTTTCGTAGCTCGTGGAAACATCGCGCAGGTTCAGGTTGAAAATCAACGCCTGCTCAACACCGTACGAGGTTGGCTTGAACGGTGGGGATTGGTCATTGAACGATACCTTATCGGTAACATCAATCCGCACCTTACGGTCAAGGTCATACAGGTAGTGTTTGAGCATCCAGCGGGACGTGGTGGTATCCCATTCCGGATAGGTGTAGATCTTCGGCGTATAGGATCCTTGTACCGCCGTGGCCTGAATGGTGTACCGACGAGAGATGTGACGCGGAGCACCCGGTGAAGCCAGGTACGGCATTTCATCTTCCGACATTTGGTACGTCAACACCAGTTCGGCTTCCTGACCCGGATACATCGGACGGTAACGGTTGAGGCCCAGCAGGCTGAACTTTGTGCCGTTAACAGATGCTTCTTCCACATCGCCGTCAGAGTAGTGTACCCGTGCACGCCACTCAATGCCCACAATCGGCGTATTGATAGGAATCATCAAACGCTCTGGATCGCTGGTATTGGTAAACCACGGTGACACCAGCTCAATACCGGTAATGGTGCGTATGCCGATACGGTGGTCTTTCATGTACGCCGTCTGCTGAACCATTAAAGGCTGGACCGGCGGAATGAAGTTACCACCCTGGTCATAGAACACCGCCGTACAACGTTTGCCGTCTGTCAGGGCTTCTGCGTTCATCGTTACCGAGAACTGACCGGTGGTCATGATGTTGACATTGGTACGGTCAACGATCTCTGCCAGTTCGCACGGAATTTCTTCGGTCAGTTTATTAGCTGACTTATCATAGACCGCACTGATGACAGTTCCGGTAGGGCCGGTGTCGTTCCCCAGAAAGACGAGAGCGTATGCAGCGCCTGGACGCATAATAGTAGAATCAATGCGGGCAATATTAGGACGAACACTGTAGTCAATAGCCAGGAGAGCTTCACCTGCTAACGGACCTCCACGTTGACCGAAGATCCAATCTTGTTCCGTGGTGGACGTGGTTTCGGCTTGCAGATTCCAGACAGTCAGGTGGGTTTTGTAGCCGGCCTGAATGTCCACATGGTTTACGAAATAGATGCGACCGTTCGGGACATCAAACACCAGTTCGCCTTCATTTGGAACCACATACTTTTCCAAATCACTGGCGGGGTGTTTGTCCGGGTCGAAAATATTTTCGATGTAGTGAAACGATTTGCGCTCGGGGTTATTTGCCGCAGCAATGCTAACCCCAGGCACAGCCCGTGACACTGTTGTCGATGGACTGTTATCAAACATGTCAACTTACCTCAAAGTGACTTTCGATTTTACATGCTGATTTTAAGAACAGGTCATTGGCCTGACGGATAAACAGCAACTCTTTCGCTGTGACCGTCAAGGTCTCGACATTCGCATACGGCATGATAGCAAAGTAACGCTGATCAAACCCTAACGCAGCCGGGTCATACTTCAACCAGGATGTGAAAGGAGCGGCGAGTTCTTGAATCGTTTGGTTACTGAAGATTTTCCCGTCTTCCAGGTCCGGTAACACAATGACCTTGTTCAGCACGCCATTCACCAGCTGGTTCAGGAACGGACTAAACAGCCGGTACTTATCTTGTAAGTTGGCCATGACTTGAGGTTGTGGTTTCGGACAATACTTCGTGAGGTAATCCACGATGCGCTTATCCAGGTCACGCCCTTCGTCATACAGCGGGTGGTTGTTGTACTTCTCGGCAAACTTCACCGGCGTGTACGAGTGTTTCACCATGTAAGGACGGCCGTTTAAGGAATCATCCAGGTTACTGGCAGGCAGCAACTCCGCTGACGGGACATCGCCCTGATGGAACAGACGACCGTAAATCACACAACGGGTAGTGCGGTCTTCACGAATGTTGTAACGCGGAATGTTTCCGATTACCCCACCCTCAACAAACCCCAGCTCGGTTTCCGTTTTCGGCTTTTTCAAGTCGGCATGGAACCCATGAGCACGCACCGTGATTTTCTGCGGTCCCTCAACCAGGAATTCTTTATTGTGAATAAAGAAGTGTCCGTCATCAAAGAACCAATCCACGTTATCAATCAACGGACGGTTATTCAGCCACAGGTCTAACTGCGCCAAGACCACTTTCACCGGCAAACGCCCGTCATCGTAAATCTCAGTCAGGTCAAAACTCAGGCTGTGGTCCATGTGCTGGAGTTCAAATTCATACGCCAGGAACTGATCGCCGAACACAATCATGGCGCGTTGGTTCACTACATCGAGCTTCTTGAACACCACGTAACCGTTCGAGACTTCATAGAGGTCTGTTCCTGTCACGTCTTTCAGTTCACCGAAGAACTCGTTGTTGATGATATTCCAACGCCCTACCAGTACACGGAACTCGACGTTCTCAATGAGTTGGGTGTCGCGGTTAGTGACCACGTAGTTCAGCGTACGACCGCCCTGTCCCATGATGAACTCAACCAGTTTACAGGCTGGGTTAAGGGGAGAGAAAAGCTGGGTGTTGTAGAACTGATTCCATTCCAACAGCACACCGTTCTCATCGTACTCATAAGCCACAAAGTCACCGGAGTAAGTCGGTGGCACCACAATACCGCGTCCGCCTTCCTGATAGGCAACTTTCACCGGAGTATCCGACATGGCGCGCGTCATGGCATTATACCCCAACGCATCTCGGCTCATGGCGGTGGTCAATTTATTAAACTGACTCTTCACCAGTTGCTGTACCGGACCCGACTCCAGCTGTGCGGCTGTCCACTCAGGAATCAGTGCGCGTACCCCAGTCATTGCAGCCAGGATACCGTCATCGTCTAAACGGTAAAGATAACGAACACGCTGTGACTCAAACGGCCAGTCAAACTTCCAGGTGGTATCCCGTACGATTTCCAGAATAATGAAATCTTCGATTTTCGCCAGGTCACCTAACGGAGCCATCTGCATTTTGATTTGGTCATCAGCAATGCTCACGTCGTTGTGGGTTAATTGACGAACCGCGTTTTCATTATTACGGTGGAAGTAGATGCCGTACTTGTCAGGACGAACCACGTAGAAGTCGCTGTCATCGAAATACCGCATAATCCAGCTGTCGCCTTTTGGCGGATGCAGAATCAGCTTGCGCTTCTGGTCGAGGGTGGAATAGAAATCTTTCAGATCGCCGTAACGGTATTGCTTCACTTCTTTCACCGTTGGGTCATGCCAGATTTCCACTTCATCGCCAATCGACAACGTAAGGGCATTCGGTGCAGCCATCACAAAGCGGCCGTTGTGGAATACCCCCGTGTAACCGGGCTTGGCTTTGAGCGCATTGTACCGAGCCTGAAAGACCTGCAACTCCGCAGTGTTCTCATAGGTCATGGTTTCATACGCAAACGGGTTAGCCGTGGTTTCGGTAACCAGACTGAACTTGTCCACGATAACCGTTGGGTTATAAGTACGGAAGGTGTACTTGTCGGTCATGGGAATCGGGAAGATCACTAACTTCTCCAACGCCATCAACACTAACCCGTCATAGGTTGCCAACAGCCACGCTTTAGAACGTGGGAACTGACGACCTACCTGGTTATAAATGTCCAGCTGAATGCCGTGCACCACAGCCACGTCATCCATACGCACCCAACGGTCCAACGGATTGCGGGTACGGAACTTTTCGCGGAAGCTCCAGAAGCCTGGATGCAAACCGCCGATCGTAAAGATATGGTAAAAGCGATTGGCTTTAGGCAGCGAACGCCACTTGCCCATGTAGTTAAAGTTTTTGATGTACCCTAACTCAGTGCTCAAGCGTTCCATGTTAACCTGGAACTGGTGGTCAATTTCCGGGTTACCCCATAAAGCCCGATCAGTATAGTGGACGAGCGGATTGTCGTCGGCTACTGTTCGAGTGGTCATGGCTACTTAACCTTTAGGTCATAGGTGTAGTCCACATTCTTCACGAATGCTTCCAGTACCCCTTTGTTGTACTTCGGATCCAGCTGGACACCCAGCGGGGTTTTCGCGTACAGCTTGTTCTGGATGGTGCCGTACACAATGGCTGTAAACAGACACGGTGCTTCCAGGCTGGCGTTGACCACGTGTTTACCCACTGCGCTGAAGCTGATGCGCGCTGTTAACCCCAGGAAATCTTTGAGATTCAATCCTTTGAGTTTATACAGAGCCGGCGTCTTGTTAATAACGTCGATCAGTTCTTTGATGTTGGCAATGTACGGCAGGTCATCAATCACGCCCTGGATGATATCCATGTCGGTACCGAAGACGGTACGCACCACATTACTGACCACAAACTTATAGTCGTGGTTCGGGTTCTCCATCAGCCCCACGAAGTAGTAGGACAGGAGAATTTTGAGGTGCAGGTTTTCCATCACATCCAGACCGGCACGTAACCCAAACAGGTTACCGAGGGCGCCAGCAAATGAACGCACCGCCAGAATACGTCCGTTCTTTAATGGTGTGAAATTGTTGTGGGCACAATCGTGTTGCAAGAACGCCGCCAGACGAATGATCATCGCTTCCGGTGCATTGGTGAGCACGTTACTTTTATTACGGTAAGGGCGCTCATCGTAAACCGTAATGGTTTCACGACTGTGGGATAAGGTGGTGATAGGGAATGCAAAAACGGGGATACCGTAGTTCTCAGCATGGGTCACTACGAACACCCCGGGCTTGGTTGTACGGGTCAGGGCATTCATCAATTCCAGGGTTTTGATGGTGCCCTCGATTTTATCAATTACTTTAAATGGAGCCCCGGCGGTGGTCTCGTATGGATTGATGATCATGGTAATCCTCAAAATAATATG